CAGAACATAACACTAAAGGTATCAAAGAGAAGTACGAACTTGCTAAGAAAGAATCTAATGTAACTGTACCATCTCTTGCAATTCGTTCTAAAATGATTCCAGACTTCCTGGGTCTTGATAAGAAAGTAACCACTATGGCTCACGTTAAGCAGGTTATGTATCAGGGTATTGTGAATGCCTTGATGGGTGTTAATGAAAACACATCAAGCGAAGAGCGTTATAGCAGTGCACTTTCTCTTCTAGGGTTGCGTGACGCTGATAAATCTAACCTTGGGGTGGGTATCGGTCTAATGGGTAGTTACACTACTAAAGGTTACGAAACATCTATCACGTTGTCAGCCCCTCAATCAACTAGTACAACTACTAAGAAGGTAGACGCTAAGGCAGTTGAAACTGCACAAAAAGCCTACGAAGACGCCCTCAAAGCCTCTCAAGAAGCCAAATCAGCCGTCCAATCAGCCCAAACTGCTTACACTAACGCTGAGACAGCTCTTGCTAATGCTCGTACTCATCTATCTGACTTGCTAGGTAACAAGATTGACCTCCCAGCTCTTGAAAAGGCTCTTGCCGACGCTCAATCTAAACTAGCACAAGACACTACAGCTTTGCAAACTGCTAAGGAATCACTTGCTTTGGCTAAATCAAATGCTACTGACAAGGCTAAGGCTCTCGCTGAAGCTAAGACAGCTCTTGAGACTGCTAAAGCTGAACAATCAACTGCTGACCAATCTCTTGCAACTGCCAAAGGTGAGTTGGAAGTCCTTACTAAAGCTCATGATGTAGCAGTTTTGGCTCGTAAGTCAGCGGGTGAAGACTTTGCTCGCAAACGTGAAGCGTCTAAAGAAGCTAGTGATACTCATACAGTACTTGAACTTGCTCTTACTAAGCGTGATGAAGTTCTTAAGTCTTTGGATAAAGAGCTTACTGACGCTAATGCTAAACTTGGTGTACTTCGTGCTGAGTTGGAGACTGCTAAGGAAGAGTTGGCTCGTCTTGAGGGTATCGCAGAAGCTAAGGCTCGTGGGTATGAAAACTTGAAAGACCTCAAAGACCGTTACGAAACTGAACAGGCAGAAAAACGTCGCTTGGAGGAGCTATCTCGTAAAGCAGACGCAATCCGTAAAGCAGGTGGTCAACCAAAAGAAGTCACTAACGCTGACGGTAAGGTAGTTGATATCGTAGATGCTAAGGCTCAAAACAAACCTGTAAATGTAGCCTACAACACTGCAACCAACAAGGTATCTAACGCAACTGGTAACACTACTGGTACTACACCTGCTAAAGATGAACCTAAGCAAGCAACCGAAAAGGCACTCCCTAACACTGGTGAAGCATCAAGCATGCTTGCACTCCTTGGAAGCCTTGTAGGTCTTAGTGGACTTGGGGTACTTACCAAACGCAAAGGCTAACTCAGTCTTAACTAATACTTAAAAGAAGACTCCACTAGGAGTCTTTTTTGTTGCCATTGTTTGTAACTTGAATATATTTATTTTATTAGAATGGTGGTATTGGTATGTCAGATGTAGAATCTACTTTGGCTAAGTACCTAGCTAATTATTTCTTCTTACTTAAGAAGTCTATTAGGTTAGCTTTACCTTTAGCAGTACAGGTACTTTTTATTTTAGCAAGTCTTTATTTCTCGGTTATCTATCGTGGTCTTGGTTTTGTAAGTGACAATTTTTATCCTTTACTTGGCTTTTATACTTACTTCTCTATGCTATTGTTGGACTATACTTGCCTACGTTTATTTGCAGAGGGGGTACGTTTACCTAAGAAATATATCAACTCTCATGCAAGATTGCTCTACGACTTCGTTAAATCCTTAATTTTAGTCATTCCTTTGGTATTCATTTTGTTTGAGTATAGGGTATTCTTCGGAACTGAGCTTACGCTTATCTTGTTTGGCTTGTATTCTTTTGGTCAGTTACTCATCTACCGTATCGTACATGAGCATTCTATCTATCGAATGTCAGAAAATATGAGGGGTATGTTCATCAAAGGAGGTACTCACGATGGCAGAATTTAGAAAGATAGGAGACTCAATCCACAAGATACTCGACCTAGAAGGTGTAGTTAGCGGTGGTTTAGTCTTAAGGCTTTATGAAGACCTCTTTAACGAAAACACTTCTGACAGCAATTTCCTACAAGCCTTGTATTACTTCTTGGGTAGGGGTAAATCAGTGGGGTATCTTAGCAATGAGTATGACCTCTATATAGACGGAGATATGGTTTACCAGTACTACACTCCCGAGCAAGCCAACCTCTTCAATGCAGTCAAGGTAAACATCTTAGATGGCTATAACAAGGCAACCGTTAAGACTGAACAAAAAGAGCAAGTTCCTTTAAAAGATTATCACGAACTTGAAAGAAGAGTAGAAAACCTCAAACGTAAGAACTATAAACTTTCTAGGGAGGCATCTAAGTACTCTAAGTACAGTGGTTTCTTCGCAACCTTAACAGGGGTATTCTTCTTCACAACTGTTCTTTCTCTCTACATGCCAACGCTTATGGTAGACTCCAAGAAAGAAACGGTAACTCAACAACCTACCTCATCGGGTATCGTAACTTCTTTCTACAGTGATGAATCTCGCTCAGACTTGAAGTCAAATCTAACGAAAGATTATGTAAAGTCAGCAAAATCAACAATCAATAACGAAAACCTACCAGATGATGTAAAAGCCAAAGAGTTACAAGAAATCGATAACTTCTTATCTTACTTCTCCATTAGTGATGAGATTTCTAAAGACTCTGACAAACCTTTCACGCATGCTGAATATACTTCAATTAAGGACTCTATCGACAAAATACCTAACGCAGTTCTTCGTTCTAGATTGCTTACACAGTTCACTTCAGTTGCTTTAGACAGAGACATTTACTCTGAGTTAGTAGCTAAGTTAGATGTTTATCCTATTGAACCTAGTATCTACACTGAGATTGAGTCAAATATAAACCTTATAAGTTCTTACTCTGAGAACTTAAAGAATAAAGCTAAAGAAAAGCTAAAAGATACTAAAGAGTATGTTACTTCCCTTGGCTACAGCCTAGAAGAGTAGCTTGCTCTTTCTTTCCATTTATGGTAAGATGTAGGTATATAGAAATTGGAAGGAGGTAAGTGCTTATGTTAGTGATAGGCATTATCCTATTTATTCTCGCATTGTTGTATTTTGTCTTTTGGACTAGCATTCTCTACTTTGTTTTGCACCTTGCCTTTTGGGTTTTGGTAGCTTGTGGGGTATTCTTGGTTCTCTTTGCCTTATTCTTGCTTATTCGCTTTATTTTAGCCTTTTTCTAGGCTGATAGGGTTCTCGATGCAGGGGTAGTCAAAAGTGGCTCTTATATGGCTTATTTTGGGCTTTCTGTGGGTAGCCTATTTAAAAATGTAATTTATTGGAGGTAGTAGTTTATGAAAGAAAAACGCACTTTATTTATTGAGTGCAAGGATATAGTATTAAATGTTAGTCAAACAATCGATGAGTTGCAAGATTACTTCATTAAAGAAGATAGTTCTCTAACCGCTGAACAAATCAACGAGAAGGTAAAAGAATACCTCGCTGAGTACCCTCACAAAGTTAAGAAGTCACCTAACTTCGATGCCCTTGTGGGTATCTTAAAAGAGCGATTTAACATCGTCCTATTGGACGTGGTTAGTTCCGAAGCCCAGTATTCTTTCTTAGAAGACCTTGCTAAGAGGTACGGAGTCACCTTTAGGGTAATCAATGAAGGTGTTTACGAAAGCGGATGTACAATGACAGTCGGAGATGAGTATTTACTTTGCTCTTCATTATCGTTAGCTTATAGAACCAATGCAAGGAAAATCTTCTACATGCCTACAAAATTCTACTCTAGGTTGAATGGGTATCTCTTCAAGTATGTAACTCCAGTCCGTTCATGGAACGCTTTCCTAAAGAAAGTGGGGTACACGCATGTCTAAGAAGTACAACAAATCCTATAAGCCTAAGAGTCTCAGAACTTTCATAGGCTCAATCATCATTGCAGCTCTCATCTTCTTGGTAGTTGGTGGTAATTTTGGACCTATCCATTACAAAGGTTTTCTTCCCCAGCTTAGGGGTATCGCCAATAAAGGTACTGAACAGGTTTCCAAGAGTAAGCAAGCAGGTAGTGGTCTTTATTCTTCTGACGGTAAAAGTATTCCAGAGTATTCAGGCACTCAACTAATTACCATCAATAACGACCAACCTTACTTTTCCACTGAAGATTTGAACAGTCTCAACACCAAACATTACTACACCTACGGTGGTCAAGATGTATATGGTCGTGCAACCACGGCTATTGCCACCGTAACTAAAGACGATTTAGTCGCATCAGAAACACGTAAAGGTATTGAGTTACCTAATCCTAAGGGTTGGGTAGGTCGTTCGCAGGGTGGAGTTTACGACCGCAGTCACTTGATTGCTTATACCTTGGGTGGTAAGAACGATTTAGACAATCTTGTAACTGGTACAATTTCCTTTAATCAAAAGTTTATGACTCCGGTGGAGGGTGACATACGAGATTACATTAAGTCTAGTGGTCATAGTGTATTGTATCGTGTTACACCTTACTACAGGGGTGATGAGTTGTTACCTATTGGGGTGTTGATGGAAGCCTCTGATGGATCTACCTTTACACGTAATAGGTTTGTCTATAACGTGCAGGATGGTTTCATCATTGACTACAAGACTGACAAGGTTAAGGAGAAGTAGTGGGTATGATTTCTGAGCAAGCAAAATTAACTAATTATGTTTTAGAGTCAGCATACCTTGCCTTAACCAAACTTAATGACTATGGTCACCATCTTACTCTGATTGGTGCATACTCTATCTTTAGACAACTAAAGGCACAGTATGTTGGTTTTGATGAAAATAGTAGGATGACTAAAGACTTAGACTTCGAGTTATATAACTTATCTTTAAATGAAACAGACTACATTCTTTTCCAAAGAGCTTTGAGGTCTGTTCTAGGGAATGGGTGTGGTATTACGTTCTTCCCTTTAAAAGAGAGGTTAAGGTCAGTTACATAAACTTTTCAAGTAGAAATCAGGGGTATAAAAACTGGCAGATTGAAAATAGACTTTAGTTTGGTAAAAGGTGAGAAGTCTTTCGACTGCCAACCACTGTATGTTTCTTTAGCAACCAAGTTATGTTTGTCTGCTAAGTTAGTTGATAGACGTTTGAAAGATAAGGTTGACTTATTTACAATCCTACACTATTTGTACCCTAAGGGTATTAAGAAAGGTGAGTTACTTCGAATAGTAACTAATGTAGCAAAAACTTTAGATGTTGACTCTAGGTGGTTTACAGAAGAGGGTATGTCACTAGCTAGACGCTCAGGTAAAGGGTTTAATGGTTTATCTCAACAAGACTTGTTTAACATAATTTGTTGGACAAGAACACTTCTTTGGGGGTTAAAAAAATAAAGACCTAAGTAACGAAGCAGTATTCTATGGGGGTAACTGGTTATGAAATTCTCTAAATTATACTTATCTGAGGTTTTAAAGGGTTTACCAGAACCTGTAACTGGTGCTAATGCTTTATCACACCACGGTTATGCATCTTATAATCCTTGGTCACATGAAGTACATGTGACTTATCCCTTACCTACAAAGACATTTTGTGTATCTAACTGTTACTTCATGATAGAAGGAAGAGCTTTAAGAGAAGATGAGGTCTCCATAATTGATGGCGTACCAGTCGTATCTCCTTTTTGGGCACTTTACGATTTGTTTTACTCTCAGTCTGATGACACAGCCATCACTGAGGCTTTTGAATTCTTCCAAGAAGAGGGTATCCTGAAAGACTTTATTGCTTTCTGTAAAGAAGAGGGTATGCACCAAGAAGTGTTAGACTACAATCTAAATATGTTCCTTTACGGTCAAAGTGGCTTACCCTTACCTACTATAATGGAGTATGAATGGGGGTATCGAGACTCTTGGCTTTCTACAAAAACATTAAACTGATTTATTAAGTCTGCAAGTACATATTGCAGACTTCTGTAAGTTAGTTTACCTAAATTAAATAAACTAGGAGAAGATATATGGCAACACTAGATGAAATATATAAAAAAGATTTTAACAAGGCTCGTTCTTCTGTACCACCGCAAGGTACTATCTATGATTTGAAGTTACCTACAGGTACATTGCCTAAACAGGACTTCTACAACGTCAAGAGTATCACAGAAGAGTATTACGACAAGTTAAACGAAACAAACGTAATGCTCCTACCAAGGGGTACTGAACTAAAGAGACGACTACTAAACTCCGACGGTCAGTTCCGTGTCAAGAAAGACGGCTCATTCTTCACCATCGACATTAAGCTACCTAAAAATGCAGTAGCAGTAGTTTCCAACCGAAAGATAGGCTTACCCTACAACCACAAAACAGACTCTGAAGGGTATGACTACGTTGACTACATAGATGTTAAGGATGACAAAGGTAACATCACTGGTAAACACTACATTTACATCTTACCTAAGTCTGTCTTGTATAAACTTAACTTTAATGCTTTGGCTATTTCAACTAAGAAGATGAAATCTTTCTCAGGCTTGTCAATTAAGACTTGGGGTTATGGGGTATTAAACCTTTGCATTATTCCTTACAAACCTAACTTAACTTACACCAGTACGCAAATCTTATTTGCAAAAGGTGGTCTAAACTTTGACAAAGAAATTCACTCTGTGCTATCAGAGCTAATCAAGTTGGGTATCGTTTCTAATCCTCAAGACTATGTACTAGACGATGGCGAAAATATAGCAGTAACTGCTTTAGTCCCATCGTACAATGCTATGGAGTATGAAGCAACTTCTGTAACTCCTTTAGCATCACTTACAGACAAAGAATTAGATGAGGTTCTCGGTGTTCAAGAAAATAGCTAAGTTTGTATTAACAGTAATCTCAGCCTTTGTGCTTGGGGTACTAGTTTCGCAAAATACGGTATCAAGAGTAACAGTTTCAGGTCACTCTATGGATTACACCTTAGAAGATGGTCAAAAGTTGTGGGTTAATAGACTACCTTGGGTATCTTATGAGCGAGGCGATGTAGTCATTGCTCGTGAAAACGGTACTCCAATTGTTAAACGAGTTATCGGAGTTGCAGGCGATAGGGTACAGTTTATAGGCGACGACTTGTATGTCAACGATAAGTTGGTTCAAGAGCCTTACGTCACTGATGTCAACTATGATAAGGGTATCCTAAAAGACGTAGTCACCTTAGGAGAAGACGAGTTCATCCTCTTAGGGGATAACCGTGACGTATCTAATGATTCTCGTTATTTCGGTGCAGTAAAAGGTAATTCCATTAAAGGAAAGGTATTTGGTTATGGTAGTAAAGTTCGGTAGGTTAGGGGAGAATGTTGTATTGGCTGACTTCAGTACTGGAATGTCTAAAACATTCCGCAGTTCAGGTCAGTATGTGCAGGACGGTTTTGTGGGTTCTCCTAAATTAGTTCCAGTAAGTGTTATCTCTGTAACGCAGTTTGGTAGTAAGGCTCTTATCTACCATGCAGATAGTGGTCAACAAAAGGTAGTTGATAGCGCAATGTCAGCAGTAATTGCTATGCGAGTGGTACAAGGTTTGATGTACCCTCTAAAATATGAAGGCAAAACACCTAAAGGCACCAAATATAAGCAATTTATCTATTGTTGCTCTGCTAATGTTGACACTTTAGAGGTTTATAATAGTTTGTAACAGTTTCTCTCAGGGACTGTTATTTTTTCTTTTCTTATGCTATAATAGTGTTTATAGATTATCTTGTATTGTGAGGTTAATGAAAATATGTATAAAGATTTGTCAGAGTTCACCAGAAACTATTCTATCTCCCCTAAGAAGTTTTACGACTTGAAGAGACGTTACCTCGGTTTGTATAAAGCTAAGCTACTAGAGGCTTTCGATATGGGGTACACTTTAGAACCAGAGGTATTCTCTGAATCTGATTTCCTCAAAGCCTACGCAGAAGAAGGTATCAATCTTGAGTTCCAAGACGGTATCATTGTCTTAAAGTCTTGGGTATTCTACCTAGAGTGGTTGATGTCAGGTAAGGAAAACGACTTCTACATACTGATGTGTGAACTACTAGAGTACAGAGAAGCCTGCTCATCTATCGATACTGCTTATGACGGTATTAAGATGTATAAAGCCAAGGCATCTAAGTCCTTAACATGGGGTGTTTCCTACACTTCAACTGGTATGGTTGGTACTTCACGTATGGTTCAGTTAAACGAAGTAACTTACCAGTTACTCTTAGAAGGTGGGTATCGCCTAGGCAAGTATGAGTTAACTCACCCTCTTGTGTACGGTTTATCCGAGGAGTGGGACATGCCTGTATCTCAGGTACTCAACACCACCATCTTCCCTTATGTAACTATTAAAGATATCCGTTTCTGTCTAGGAGATATCTTTAACTCTGAAGTTGTCTTTAGCAATCCTCAAATTCAGGAGTTATTCGGTAACTACTTAAACCGTCACTCTAACTCTTTAAGGCTCTATGACTTAGGTCGTAAGGCATTCTTCGAAGAGTTAGATGAAGAGCTCACACCTCTAAGGTATCAAAATATCTCAGTCTTGGGTATTAGCGACTATTATATCTTTGCTTCAGAACTAAAAGACGACAACTACGAAGAGTTAATTCCTATCGGAGCATTCAGTGTGGATTATGATACCTCTGAAGTTTTACCGTTAGTCAACAACCTCTACGGTATCACAGGAGATTTTATTAGTTTAGGTAGTTCTTCTATTTTGGAGGGGGACTATGACTACATTGGCTGTCCTATTATGTTAGTTGGTGCTGACGGTAGTTCCTCTTTGTATTTAGATGTTGAGCAGGTAGTAGGTCTTGGGGTATCATCTCTTATTTCTGACCTTGGATTGAAGCTTACTTTCTCTGAGCAAGGTTCTCATGCAACCCGAGTCGAAACTGATTTAGTAGATTTCTACGTTAATGGTTTTGTATTGCAGGACGAAGGCACTTTCATCCGTACCCTTAAGGGTAACTACTCTCAAGAGCAAAAAGACTTAGCAATTAAGCAAGCTATCAAAGAATTAGGATTGAAGTAGTATGAAAATTAAAATTAGAAAAGACTCTCGTAATGTATGGTCTTTCGTAGAAGAGTGGAACAACAAATACTCCTATAATGGCTACTCCGTAGCCAAGGTATTAGTGGGTATCAAATTAACTCCCGAAGGGTTTATTTCAGTTCCACTACAACTAAAAGGGGGTGAGTTCTCCCCTCTAGAGAGCGTACTTGAACATTACTCTTTAAAGCAGTGGTTGGCATCTAAGAAGCCTATCTACTCCAGTTTAGGTGACGGTCTTATCATTAGATTCTACGTTAAATATGACTACACTACGTTAGTTCCAGACTTTGAGAAAAGTTACTGGGAAGTATATTCCCCAGTCGTAGATAAGGCAACTGACACTTATGTTCCTTTATCTAGGGTATTCACTATCTCAGAGGCTATCAAATCTAGAATTGATTCGCTAATGTTAGAACTCTTTAGCGAACGAGTTAGTCGAGATTCGTTCTTGGAAAGGAGAATCCATGAAAGCAACAAAAACATCCAGCAACTCCAAAATCGTAGCTGACATTTTAGAAAATAGAAATGGGCATACACAGGTAGTCCACAAGCACTTGGCAGTCGGTTCTAACGGTTACTTTGCTACAGTAAACACGCAGTTAGTTAACTTGTGTGGTAGGGTATATCTTAGCTACGTTGACGACTTTGAAAAAAGTAAATCTAGCTTCGAGAGTGCTGAAACCTTTAAATCTTTCCAGTATGACGGTTCTCGTAAGGTAGTCAACGAAGAAGGATTTACGACTCGCCACTCAGCCTTGGCTAGTTTATCTTTCCTAAATCTCGCTGAAGATTATTTACTTAGTTATTCTTCTGTAGATTTAGCAGGTTCCCTCACCTACGGTGAGTTAGGTTATCTCTTAACTTATGCAACTGGTGGTGAGTTTCCTAAGTTGGGTAGTTTCCAGTTAGTAGACCCTCGCATGAAGGTATCTGTCATCAGCGTTGAGTCCACTAGTGGTAAACGTCCAGAGTACAGGTTAGGTCAATACTACAACGGTAAAGACTTCGCATCGTACTTAGAAAATCTTAAAGAAGGTTCTCGTCCTGTACCTCTACCTTTATTCTATGGTTTCATGAAGTACTTCGGTGACAAGAATGTGACTTTACTTGGAGAAGTACCCCGAGGGGTATTCCTAGAATTAACGAGTTCTTTGAAAGAGTTCGCTGAGTAATTTAAAGATATTTGGTAGAAGTTAACTAATACGGAGTGGTAGTAGTCTTAATAAAATTAAATGGGGTTAATAAATGTCTCAATCAGTTAAAGTGTATGAAGGAGCATATCTTTCAACAGACAAGAAAACAGCAATCAGTGGTTTAGAGGAGCTTTACTCTTACCTAATGACTAAGTTCTTGAAAGAATACAACGTAGGTACAAGCCTTACACAACTATACAAAGATGTCACAGCTTTCTTAAAGGAAGAAGCAGGTTCGGATAAAAAGCCAGAATCTTTTGAAAATTACTCTGATTTGCAATATGATTCTGTTTCTAATGCATTCCAATTGAAGTACGCAACGATTGGAGTTAGTTATGGGTATGCCACTGTTAGGTCAGATAAGGTAATTATAGTGTCTGAAAAGAATAGCTACCCTTATGGATCTGATGATAGAACTTATATTCTTAAAATGACTGCAGGGGAGTTCCAAAACGTTAAGAATTTCTTCTTCTCTAAGGTTTTAATTCCAGAGACAGTTAACTTGGGTAGTTACGTTGCTAGAGTTACTTGGATTTCTCAAACACTCCGAAAAGATAGCGGAGACTCCTTAGCTTTTGTTAAGTTTGTATCTCCTAAGAACTTAGAAGCCTACAAGAAGAAAGCAAACGATTTAATTAAAGTAGCTAGGTATCTTCAAAAAGTATTACCAGACGCTATCCAAACTAGCGAACGTGCGTATCTAAACTATTTCCTTTACAGTGGGTATGATGAAGATTTCCTAAAATCTAACTTTGATATCGGAAGTATTCGAAGAGGTGACTACGACCCTAACGATGCAACTAGCAATCGTTACTTACAAATCCTTAAAGGTTTAGGGTATGGTTACACTAGTGACTCTCCACGAATAGGTAATCTTAAAACTAGCGAAGTTCTAGGAAAAGACTTCCAAGGGTATGCTAATTTGTGTAAGCAGGCAGGCATAAAACCGTCTGAAAGAATAGAGTTCCGTACAAAGAAAGTTAACATGTATAAGGGCGAGGCTGTAGAGATTGACGAATATATTTGGTGAGGTAGTTTAAATGGCGATAAGTCTAGTAAAAACTAAAGTTAAAGAGCTTGAAGAGTTATACTCCTACCTCTTAACCAAGTATCTTGAAAGTAAGGGTAAAGGTCAAACACTCTCTTCCTCCTACATTAGGGTATCTAAACTAGAGCAAGGTGGTTTCGAAAAACGTTCTTCTTTGCAGTATGACTCAGATAACGACGCTTTCATTTTAAAGTACGCTTACGTTTGGGAATGGACTGCTAAAGGTAAAACTACACAAGAGCTTGAAACCAAAGAAATTGCAATTCAATCCAAGGCAAACCAAAAACCTTACGATTCCGTTATCTCTGACAAGTTCAGGTTAGCTGATTCTGACTTCCAACAAGCAAAAGATTTCTACTTTAGTAAGGTTTTTGTCCTCAAGGTAGATTCTCCTAGTAGTTATTACGCAATTTCTAACTGGAAGTACCAAAAAGTTCGTTATCCTTGGGAGCCAGGTAAAACAAACTTAGCAGTTTATTTCAACCCAGGTGGTAAAGCTAAACTAGAAGAAGTTAGGCAACAATACAAAGACTTCTGCGACTTTATCTATAAGGCAACTCGAATCTACTGCTTACCTGACGAAGAGTTCGAAGCTTACGTCCTAAGAGGTGACGAAGAACACGAACTATCAGCAAAAGCAAGTGGTGATGGTTACGAAGGTAGTGCAGAAGTTGCTTTCGGCAAACATTACGGTGAATATGTTGCTTGGTGCAAGAAGTTGGGTATTAAGCCAGCTAAAGTTATCTACTACGATTAAGGGGGTATTTTGATGGCTAAAACGATTAGAGGAAGACGTTACCGTTCCCAGTTAGAGAGTATCTTAGCTTACCTCTACAGTCAAGCTAACCTCTTCTACGGTTGGGGTAGCACTGTTGGTGAGTACACTTACTCCTTACTACAGTATGGTAACATCTTAGAAGAGAAGTTCCAAGTTGTGTACTTCCCAGAAGCTAACGTAGTCCAGTTACAGATACCTATTATAGAGAATGGGGTAACTCAAATCAACGCATTTAACTTCGTTAGTGAGGATTATCCTCACTTCTTGTTTAGAGAGCAAGAAGTTATTCGATTAAAAGGTATGGAATTTCCTAATCTAGTATCTAAATTGGACTCTATGACGTTTAGTTTGGATGATGATTATTATAAAGAACTTCCACTAAGGTTCAGATACAACTACATTGTAGTGTTTAACAACAAACAATTCCCAGTAGATTAGCCTACCGGGGTATGAAATTAAAATTTAAGGTGGTATAAATTATATGTTTTCGGTAGAAGATTTTGAGTTAGAAAAAGTTGATTATGATTTGCTCGGAGCTAGAAATGGGGTACGAGCAGTCATTGAAGACGTAGTCACTTCTCTAGCTGACGACGGTGTCGGTTTCACCTTCGGTACTAAGGTTCATCCTAAGCAAGTTAACTTGTTGAAATTGCGTGACTCTGACGGTGAGACAGCTAGTCTAGGCGAATACTTACAAGGTCTTTATCCAGAAAGTGGACCTTACCTCGCATCTGCTAAGTATTTTCTTCGTAATTACCTATGTTACGTTGAAATTCCAACGTATCGTTATGAGAAGGGTACTGGAGAAAAGAAAGCATCTTACGACAAGTTCCTTGCAACCTCTTGCTTAGAAATTGCATCAGCTTGGGCATCGCTAGATATTGAAACTGCAGAAAGTAAGTACGCTAAACACTTGGACGTCTTTGACACCTTAGAAAGCGACGAATCGCAAGTTCCAATCCTAAAACTTGGTCGCAACAAGATGGGTAGGTCAATTACCAAACCTAGAAATCCTTTGGATTTGGACAAAGTGGGTATTCGAGTAGTTCCTGTCTTTGCCCTCAAGGCTTATGTTACTAGGTTCTGTGCAAATGCTAGTGAAGAATTAGCAAGGGTAACCTTTATCAAGGACAACGGTAGTGAACGAGTTATTGATACTACTTTCTCTCAAGAACTCTTATCTAGCCTTTACAAAGACTCATCTTTCGTATCAACTATGCTTACTACTTCCTACGACGGTAAGTTCCTTGGTTCAACGGTTATTGACCGTGGCTACATTAGGGTTCCAGAGGTTGGAGCAAGTATTTACGACGGCTCAGGAGTTAGGGCGATTTCTTACACTCGTATTGGTTCTATTGAATATGGGGTATCGCCTAACATGGAATTTGCAAAGGTTGACCTAGAAGGTGTAGTATTTGCTTTCTCAGGGTATATTAACAAGCTAAAACAAAGTCAAATCGACTCACTTGTCAAAGCCTTGGCACTTGAGGGGTTTGATACGGATACACTTACTGGTAAAGACAAGGGTATGGACTTACAGGTTGATGCATTCGCCTTAGAAACTTGGGCAGACTTGCAAAACCGAGTCCTATCAACGACTTTCCAACGTGGATTGGCGCTCTTCATGAAAACTAATCCTCAATGGTTTGGTGGTTATACTGGTGAGCGTGGTGGTTTAAGTTCTGACATCACCTTTGGTGGGATCGGTGATGGTGTCCTACAAGATTTGGACGATCTAATTTAATAACAGGAGAACAGTTATATGAAAAGCGAAGAATTACTTTCCATTGGTACACCGTTTAACTTACTTATGCCAGAAATTAGTCGGTTGCTTACTTCTAGTATCGGATTGAAGAAAGACTTGACAATCCCGACTATTAACATGTTGGTAAACGCTAAACAAGGTTTCGGTCAGTTCCTACTAGACGAGTTCAAAGCACACGGTGGTGTTGACGAAGGAAAGTATGGTAAAGTTGATTATCAAATCAAACTATGGCAGGGAGCTTTGCTCTCTTCCCTTGTTGTAGGATATCACAAACCAAGTGGTAAGTGGGCACTCTACACTGCTAGTGAAAAGTTTATCTCGGCTATCAACCCTAGTCAAGAGTTTAGTATCGACAAGATATACGACAAGAATGTTGAAGGTATCCTCCACGCATTGAGGGTTGACATTGAGTACAGCGGAAAGGACGAAGTCCAAGCCAAGCTAACACGTTTAACAGTTAAGACAAACATCGTAGCTAACGAATATATCCTAGTTCCAATGGAGTCCTTTGTAGTCCTTACAGAGATTATCAAAAACTCCCTTGCAAAAGGCGACCTACTCTTTACAACTCAAACACTTGGTGGTATTCGCAAAGATAGGTTCGTTACACGTAATGCTTTAGTCTTAGAAAAATACGCTGACAGTAAAGCATTTGCTCAAAAAGTTTCTAATGAAGTTTATTCACAACCTCTCAGCTTGAAGCTTTACTGCCCAGTAGTTGGTGCAACATCTAATACTACTGGTTTAACTGCTCTACATCTACTTAACATTGACAAGTTAGCTAAAATCAAAGATAATGGTAACTTAGTAGAGGTAAGCAGTTTCGGTGGTAACATTCGCATGGTAGTTATCACACTCTTAACTAACTGGTTATATTCTACTTACGGTGAAGAAACGGTAGGTCAGTATAACTCTTACGTTGAAGCATTGGTTGACGTTATCGGTCAAAAGATGTTCTTAGAGTATGTAAACGAAATCAAAACTCCTAAGAACATGCCAGAAGATGCAATCATCTCGTTGGAAGGTGCAACTCGTATTATCCGAGACCTTACTGACGAAGACTTGCAAGCTTTATGGACAACTTACAAAGAAAGGGGTATGGAAACCAATAACCCTCAAGAGTTAGTTAAGTTGGTAAGTGAAAAATACAATCACTTAGGAAATCAAATCTCGAAGGAAGATTTGTACTCTAAGTTGTCAAACGGTTTACTTAAGGTAGTAACAACCAAGAAAGACGGTAGTTTCTCTACTATGTATGTAACCAACGACAGCAATATCCTAGCTAGGGTATATGGAGAGAACTACTTAATCGAGTTCGAATCTTTAGGTGTTCGTATTAGAATGGCTAAAGACTACCTAGAGCAAGGTGAATTAACCTTCGATGAGGTTATGACTTTCCTAGGATTTAACGAATTAGTTGGTAAAGGCGCAATCACGGCAGAAGATAACTTAAAAATCTTTGAAAATTACGTTTCAAATGATTCAGGTTACAAACCTCGTAAGACAAACTCGAATGAGAACTTAGTCCTTGCGAGACGTGTGTTTGGGGTAGTAGGACCGAGCGGTGTCGATGGTTATTACTGTAACATTGATGTCACTAAAATTCATGAGATAGTAGAGGTATATTAGATGAAAGACTACCAGCTTTACTTAGAGAAGATTACAAACGCTCTATCTAGAGCTGGTATTTCTTATCCAGCTCCTAGCTTTAGCGATTATAAGGGTATGTGGTCTTATGTTGAGGGACTTAGTTCTTTCCTTGAGTTGAACGCTCAACTGCAAAAAGCAGGCGCAGGGGTAGTCCTAATGGGCTTAGAAGAGTCCACAACCTTTAAATCTTACTGGAACTCGGAGTTTTACCAAGAGTTCCAAGAGCGAAAACTCCTTGAGTCAAAAATTTCTTCAAATCTTCAGGATTCGGAAACGGAAGAAGATGGTGGAGAAAATAAGGTACTTGAGTCTGCAGAATTTTCACTTGATGCGCATGAAAATTCTTCTAAAACAAACGCTTTAGCATCTAGTCTTGTAGTTGGTAGCGTGGTAGGTTCGGTTATCGGTTCATCTCTTGTTGATGGGGTTGATGCTAGTGAGCCTGAAGTTGAGGGTGCTGAGTCGGAAGAGGTTAGTCCTCTTGAAGGGTATAACTCTTCTAACGTAGTATTCATTGACGATGAAGAAGACGAGGAAGAAGTTCGTTACGACGAAGACGGCTTTGTCATCGAAGACGAGGACGATTTGGGAGATGAGAATGGTAGTGGTAGTTCTGTTAAGGAAGTCACTCCACCTAACCTTGAGGGGTATGACTCTTCTAATGTTGTCTTTGTAGATGACGACGATGACGAGGACGGTGAGTCAGGTAGCGAATTGGACGAAGAACTCCAATACGACGAAGACGGCTTTGTAATCCTAGACGATGATGACGAGGTCAGCGATTCAGATGACGCTAGTGACAGCGAATACACTTACGACGAATTCGGCAATAAGTACGACAAAGATGGTTTCATTGTTATGGACGACGATGAAGAGGACGAAGAATTTGAAGACGATGACGACTCAGGTGATTTAGATAGTAGTTCTGAAGACTCCGACGATGGTTACACCTACGACGAGTTTGGTAACAAGTATGATTCTGACGGTTTCCTTGTAGAAGACGAAGATGAAGAAGAGGTTGATTCCTCAGCAAATAAGGGTATCACCTACGAACCTGACGGTAGTTACTACGACGAGTATGGTAATCACTTTGATTCAGATGGTTTCCTTATCGAGGATGAGGAAGAGGAACCTGAATCAGAAGAACCACAACCTCAAGTCGAAGCTGATGGTTCTTACTATGACGAGTACGGTAACCACTTTGATGCTGACGGGTTCTTAATCGAAGATGATGTCGATTTGGAAGAAGAGTCTCAGCCACAAGTTGAATCTGACGGTTCTTACTACGACGAGTATGGTAATCATTTCGATGCAGACGGTTTCCTCATAGAAGATGAGGACGAAGTTGAAGAAGAGCCTGACGAGTCTGAGGGTAGTGGCAGTTCGTCTAACGTCCAACCAGACGGTTCGTATTATGATGACTTCGGTAATCACTACGATGCAGACGGTTTCCTCATCGAAGATGAAGATGAAAACGAGGACTTAGGTGACTTTGAAGAGCCTGCAAGGGTATCAACTCCTAGTCAACCTAGCAGACCTGTCCGTGAAGAGCGTGAAGAGGTAGTAAGTCCTCCACCAAAACCAAAAATTATTATGCCTAAGGAAGTTCAGACGGCAGATAAAATCATGTCACTCTTCGGTGGTATGGAAAGTAAACTTAGAAAGAAGGTACAAGATGTCAAAAAACCTAAGAACTAAGGAAGACATTTTAAACGTAACAAAAGAGTACCTTACTAAAGTAGAAGCTTTGGGAGTTCCAACGGTGTTCTCCCTTAACGCATCTACTATTAGGGAGGTTCTATCGGAGCGTGATAGCGCTCTAAGGGGTATCTATCCTTGGTTTAATACTCCAAGTATTAGTTATACTGTCCGTTCTTACGAGTCTATGACGGTAGTAACTTTTAGTAGAAAATCTAAACGTCCTGAGTACAAGGACTTTTCAGTACAACATCAGGTTAGGTCACTAGGTGACTTAATCAACTTCCAAACTAGGGTATTCCTACGCTTATTGGAAGAGAGTTTACTCTTACAAAATTTAGATTTCTTTACTTCAATCATCAATGGTAGTCTAAGGGACGCTAATGCCCCTTATACGGTACTCTTCACCCCATCAGTTTTCGGAGATAAGTATGTAGAATTTATTTCTAATGACTTGCTTATCTTGTCGGCAGATACAACTAGTTTACTTAATCTTACTGAGAGGGTATTACTTGGTAGTGCTGAGGGGTTGCAGGAAGAGGAGTTCAACTCTCTAAGTACTTGTCAAACTACGGTAGAGGTGCTTAAAACTAAGTCTCCACTTATCTCTTACTTACTTTCAAGTGGTAGGTTAGGTTTAGCTAAGTTACTTAAACCTGTATTCAATAAAACTATGAAACAACTCAAGACCTATCAATCTAGTTTGGGGTATGGTTATTACTACGACGGAGTAGTGTTTGGGGTAGTTAAACGAACAGAATACAGTACTGATGTTATTTTAGACCCAATTAACTTAACGACTCTAGAAAAAGAGTTACACTTTGACTTACTTAAGGAGGTAGAAGAATGAAACCATGGAAGATAGTTTCCATTATTGCAGTAGTAGTTATACTTGGAATAGGGGTACTTATAGCCTTTGGGGGTATGGGTGTAAAGAAGAAGAACCAACAAGCTAAACAACAGCAAACAACTCAAACGACTCAGAAAAGGGAAGAAGTGAAACAAGAAACTAAACCATCTTCTTCCTCGTCTAGTTCTTCAAAAACAGAAGAAGCTAAACCTAGCGAAACTAAACTATCTGCATCAGAGACTCCTAAAAAGACTGAGTCTGAGACGTATGCTTTAGCTAACGTTGATTTTCCAACTTTCAAAACAACAGGTAGCTCTAGAGCGGTTGTAAGTGGTAAGAAAGTTCACAAACTAGGCACATCTTATGTGTTCAACGTGGTTCTTACTGTTCCAACTGAATCTAACGGGAACATGGAAGTAGATTACCTTACAACGTTTAACAATTACAACTCAGTGAAAATTGGTTCGCTAGTTGCAGTCGAGTATGGTATAACCGCAGATGGTTCCATGACCATTACATCAGCTAAACCGATATAGCATTACGACCAGTGATAGTTCAAATCGGTTCAGGCGGACTGCAGGTTACCTATTGTTAGTGTTACTTCGGTAACGGTGGTGGTCTTTCCACTTCACCTTTTTCTTTTATTGCTTGGGTTAGACCTATTTTGTGGTCGGATACCTCTTTTGTCAAAAAATATTTTTGTAAAAAGTTATAAATTTTTACTAAAGTACTTGCAATTAAGAAAAAGTTGTGGTAAACTACTATCATAGTTGGTTAGGGGTATCTCCCCTAGCTTGATTACCTAGAAAAATTATTTTATTTAACGGAGGAGTCATATTATGGCACTTACAGATACTCATGTGTTGGGCGCTGAAGTAGAAGCAGCACCCGTAGCACCAGTCGCAGAAGCAGCAGTTGCAGCAGTAGAAGTTGTTGAAAACAACGCAGTAAAAGAAGATTTCGATCCAGCAATCCTTGGTTCATTGTCAGACAAATGGCAATTCATGGCATCAGTAGCAGATGATACTAAGCCAGATACAAACAAAATCAAAGATGCTAAAACTGGTGAAGTGAAAGAAATCACTACTGGTAAATTCATCGGTTACATCTTCAAAGCGTTGGAAGACGGTCTTGCTTATCCTCAAATGAAGATTGACTATGATTTCTTCAACAAACCATTTAAAGTTCAAGACGTAGAATGGAAAACTGCTAAAAAAGGCGAAAAAGTTATCCTTACTACAGCTGAAACTCTTGGTTTGATGTCAATCCCAGAAATCAACGGTTTCATCAACGGTGGTGGTATCGCAGTTCAAACTGCTTACAGCAAACCATCTAAAGCAACAGGCGCAGATGCTGACGCAGTTCTTCCAATCAAAGGACACCTTAACCCAGCAGCTGGTACTGAAAGTCTTAAAGTTCTTCCAATCAAAGTTGCCATCACTGGTACTAAAGTTGAAGGAACTGGTACAATCGACGAAAAAACTGGTAAACTTTTGTTCCAAAAAACTAACCGTAAGGTTGAAAAAGGTTTCGAACGTTTCTTGCCAGCCCTTGAAGCTAAACCACGTAAAGTTGCAACTGCAGCAGCAGGAGCAGCAGTGGCTCAAACTTACACTTCACAACGTAACAAAAATGCAGCAGCCTTTGCAGCAGCATTCAACGCACGACGTGCGTAATCAGCTTTACGTTGCATAGTAAGTTAACCGTGCACATTTAAAACAGGTATAGGCTTAGTGCCTGTGCCTGTTTTCTTGTTTAAAAGTTTATAGTATATTCAAAATTTGGTAGGAGTAGTTTTTAATGGCAGAAGGAAAGACATTCGCACGTGAATATAGACCGAATTCATTAGGCACTTATGTGGGTAATGAAAAGGTTGTATCTACGGTGCGAAATACAATTGCTAGGGGTAACCGACCACAGGTTATTCTAGTAGAGGGTATCACAGGAAGTGGTAAAACGACTATCGCTCGTATTCTTATGAAGGAATACGAATGTACAAACCGTCAAGAAGGACATGATGCGTGTGGTCAATGCGAATCATGTAAAGCTTTTGAGGAGTATATCCGTACTGGGGTAACAGATGACCTCCCAGACGTAAACGAAATCAACGTTGCCCAGAACTCAGGTAAAGGCGACATTGTTGATTTGCTTGAAGATAGGATTTATCCTCCACAGTATGGTAGTTACAAGTATTACTACTTCGACGAGGTGCACAAGGCATCAGACGCCTTGCAGAACTACCTCTTGAAGCCTTTGGAAGAACCAGAAGAGCACATTGTTTACATCTTGGCTACAACTGACGTAGATAAGTTATTGCCTACTATTAGAAATAGGGCAAACTTAGTCTTGAAGGTTAAAAAAGCTACAGAGATGGACATCTGTAAACTCTTGGGTACTATCTGTACTAGGGAAGAGATACCATTCGAAGAAGAAGCATTCCGTATGATTTCTGCTAGAGCTGACTACGTTATTCGTGAGTCGCTTAACTACTTACAACAGGTGGTAGACGCCTATGGCTCATGTACTGCTGACATAGTAGCACAGGAGTTCGAGTTGGTAACCGATAGCGTATTATTCGATTTCTATCGTGCGTATATCCAACGAGACTTCATGGGATATATGTCTATCATGCACCAAATTAAAACAACAATGACATTTGAATCGTTCCTACAAATGTTGCGTGCCTTTACAATTAGGGGTATTTACGTTCTAAACGGAATACAACTAGAGGGTATGCACAAAGAAGAAATCCGTAAATTCTCAGATTTGTTTAGCAAGTTTGATGTAGTTCAGTTGTCATTACTGTTATCTCGACTATTAACTCTTGGAGAAGGTAATGTCGAGGCTAATTTACTTAACTTCATGTACCGTCAAACCTTAGAAGACGGTATCGCACAAACTTATTCTGTCGCTGAAGAACTACAGGTCGCTCCAAAAACTTCTCAACTGGGTATCTCCCCTAAAGACGAACAACGTGAACGTAACAAGAACATCGAAATTCGTAGAGAGAAAGCCGAGTTAGAAGGTCAGAAGATGCTCGCCACAGAAACTGAAGGTGTTCAACTCTTGGATATGCTTAGTAGTTTTCCAGTACAGACTGTGAAAGGAACTCTATGAAAAAGGTAAGATTATTTTCATTAGTTGCTCTTTCCGTAGCAGTTATAGGTGTAGGTAGTCAGTTAGCTGAAACTAACCTTACTGCTAGGAATAGTAATGTCGTATATGCTTGGGATGATGACAACAACTCAGGTAATTCTAACAATGGTAACGGTAGCCAGGGGAATCGTGGTAACTCCAATAACGGTGGTAATTCACAAGGAGATAACGGTGGCGACCGTGCCACTTCTAACCAAGATACAACAAACGTAAACACAGTTGACCGTACCGACCCTAATAATATCTCAAATCAACTAAAAGGGTATCGCCCAGTTAAGTCAGAGGACATTCAAAACGCTCGTAAGAACTCAGGTTGGCTCACAGATATTATTGGTATGGCAATCAGTTTGCTGATTATTTTAACTTTTGCCTTTACTGGCTTTATTACAGCAGCCGACTTACTATACCTTTACTTCCCTCCTATTCGTAAGTTCTTGTATTCTGCAGGAACAGACGGAACTGGTGGTATGACTGGTATGGGTGGTATGGGAGGAATGGGTGGAAACAGTGGTGGTTCTACTTCATTCCTTGGATTGCAATGGGTATCTGACGAAGCAGTTGCAGTTTCTTCTATGCTCGGTGGTTCAGCTCAAGCTACAGGTCACGGTGGTGGCGGAATGATGGGCGGAGGCTTTGGTGGAGGCTTCGGTGGAGGCTTCGGTGGAGGCTTCGGTGGAGGCTTTGGCGCTCAACCAAACGATGTACAACAAAAGGGTGGTAAGTCTGTTATCCGAGTTTACCTTGGTAAACGTATTGTAGCATTGACACTCCTTGGTGTTGCATCCGTTCTTCTATTCACTTCAGCGTTTACTGACTTTGGTATTAACGCAGGTGGTATGATTCTTAATATCCTTTCTGTAATTCAAGAGAAGATGTCATCTATCAACTTCGGTGGTTAATGGGGTATTAAGCGATGCGTGAAGTATGGGAAATCATAAAAGAACGTTACTTTAGTTTCGGTAAGTCGGTATCAACCAACTTACTAGAACGAGTAAAAGTTCGTAATGCATTACTCAAACTTTGTGAAGAGCATTTAGAAACAGCTGATGATGTTTTAATTTTCGAGGTAATGGCTAGTTCATTACCTTTTGCAGTAGCAGTTATAAACGACGAGATTATTGAATCTCAATATCAGATTGTACAAATTTCAGAAACATTGTTTGAGGCTAGAATGGTAGTAATTGGAGTATTGTAGTATGAGTTATGTTTTATACTCTTCAGATTTGATATCCTACTCATCATGGTGGACTAACACTCCTAAGACAACAGTTAAATCAATTATCGATACCTACACTGAGCTTATCTATTCGGAAGTTCAGGAAGGTAAGACGGTAAGTTTCCTATCTATGGTAACATTCAACGGAGAAACCTCTTCTCCAGAGCGTTACCCCTTGGGGTACTACTGCCACAAGGTATCGCAGATACTTAAACTTGACACCAAGTTGGTTACTGCAGTACTTGAACGGTATAAGGAACTTATCGAAAGAGAGTTAATATCCCAAAACGTTGTTGTCGTTTATGGACTAGTTAAGTTTACACCAATAAGTAATGGTAGGGTTAGTGTTAAAAGTTCTACTAGAATTGGTAAGAACAACGTAAAAGTGCGTGCGAAGTTGAATCCTTACTGGTTATGTACGGTTCAAAAATTCGTCGGTGTATAAAGAGAGGTTAGCTTATGGAAGGAAAATCCCATAGAGTTGGTGGGGTATTGGTAGCACTCGGTGGTTACTACATGTTAAAACAGCAAGGGTATCTAATCGAGGGTGTTACACCTTTAGTTCAGCTAGCAATTATTTATCCTTTTAGTATAGTCGGAGCATTACTTCCAGACCAAGACCACCACGACGAATCAGCTCCCATGAAAGATGTTATCTCCTTAACGTTCTGTAAGTTGTTACATGCAACTACAAAACTTAGGAAAAAACTCCTAGCTATGGGTGTCAGTCCTAAACATTGGTGGTACAGGTTGCTAGGCATCTTCGATGCAAAGCACAGGTCATGGCAAACACACTCGGATTTATCCTTTGCACTTACCTGTTACTTCTTGTACACGGTAATGGCAAATAGTGGAGGTTTGCTTACTGCTCAAGGAATTATACTAAAACTTATCTCAACTGGTTTAATTCTAGGTCTAATTTCCCACTTAGTCCTAGATATGCTCACACCGAGTGGTATATGGTTCTTGCTCTTTGTAGGAATCAACAAGCTAATCGGCAAAAGGGTACTCCCAGAAAAGATAAGATTTGTCCCTAATCGTAAGTTCTTCTCTACAGGCGGACCTTGGGAGGAGTTATGGCGATGGGGTATGGGTGTTGTAAGTTTCTTAATGTTCTTCTACATTCTTTACGATATGTTACCAATTCAGTTAGAATTTTACGGATTTTAAGATAGAGAGGTCTAACTATTATGAAACTAAACAAATATTTGCTTTCAGCAGCGGTCTTAACTGGTTTCGCTTTCGGTGGTTTGCAGGCAACAACAACTCACGCCATTACTACTGAGCAAGCTGAATCTAACCTTACTACTGGTATCTACAACAAGATGGCAGAAGATAAATACACTCTCGAAGGTGGGGGTAACGTATCAGGTAAGGAACTCTTCAACAAAAAGTCTAACGGTTCAAGTGGTACATCTTACGATGTCAACGAAGACCAATTCAAAGACTTAACTAAAAAAGAACAACAACGTTTCACAACTAAATTGGTTGAAGAAGCGAACGCACAAGTTGGTAACAACGGTGTAACAAGTTCAACGGTTACTGGATTGCTACAAAAACTTCAAACCAAGCCAGGTATGGGTTCTAAACTTCTTACAGAAATTCTTAAGAATACTAAACCTGACTATGTTCGTGCAAACAGCATCTACCAACCATTTAGTGGTATTGTAGGAACTGCCCTTGGTCTTGGTGCAATCCTTATCCTTGCAATCTTGGGTATCGTAATTGTATCAGATATCGCATTCATCACACTTCCACCTTACCGTGGTCTTATGGGTGAAGGCGAAGGCGAGAAGAAAGGTCTATCTAAGTTCCTTGTATCTCACGAAGCAACTTCAGCAGTTCGTGAAGCTGAGGGTAGCGACAGTGGTCAAGGTAGCTACAAATACGCAGTTGGTATTTACCTACGCAGACGTGCGATTGCCCTTATCATCTTGGGTATCTGCTTACTCTACTTGGTACAAGGTCAAATCTATGTGTTCGTAGGGTTCATCATGGACTTAGTACAAGGTTTCCTTGGAGCGTAAGCGCATAGGCTATAAATGGCGAGGCTTGGGAACATTACCCAAGCCTTATTTTATTGAAAGGTGTAGGTATGAATAATTATTATAAAGAAAGTAGATTGTCGTTTTTTGCAGGTGGTGTAAGGACGACAAAAGGTAGTAGAAGTATCTTCAAGTTTATTGCAGGTTCCTTGGTATTGTTATCCTTTCTTCTAGGTGGTTTATTCTCTAACCTTTCTTCGGAAGACAATGAGGTATCGGAACCTGCAATTGTTTATGCAGAAACTTTAAGTGAGATGCAGGAAAAGTTAAGTGAGTTAAATTCTAGGTATAATGAATTAACCGCAACAATAAACGAACAGTCCGCAGAGATTGAAAAGCACTCAGGTGATTTGTGGAAGGGTTGGTTTTCTGCTTATGGTAATGCAAAAGTAGCTAAAGAGAAGGCAGAAAAAGAGAGAGTAAAGGTTTTAAATGAGAAGAATGAGCTCGCAGGGAAAATCTTAAACGACCCATCTCAAAAGAAAATAAATAATATCGATAAGAGTGTTAGTGCAGCGTATAGGTATGGTGGTAAAGAAGCAGGAGATGCAGCAAAAGCTGACGGAGAAAGACAAAAAGCCCTAGTTGAGACAGAAAAGGAATTGAAAGAGGGTAGTGCCAAATCACAAACAGACGAAAATGATAAGAAACGTTCAAAATCTAAGTCCAACTACCAAGGTGGTACTGACCAGAACATTGAAAGCAAGGAAGTTGACAGGAAGTTCGTCAAAGATTCTCGTAGGTCATCAACAGATGCAGTTAAATTCATCTCCGATGACGAAGCAACTACAGCTCTCATGGATAGTATTACTAGAACAGTAAACAGTTCAGTAGGTAACAAATACTTACTCGTTTACTCCAAAGATGGTCTGTTGTCTTTCTCTAGCAGTATCTATCGTGCAATGGAGAAAGACGACCAACGTAAGGTAATGCGTTTCACACTCAAGACAGTTAAAGAGTCTCAACTACCTAGCAAAGTCAAAACTAAGGTAACAACTTTCATCTCTGACCAAGACAGGTTAGTAGCTGATAGTATTCAAGCCTTGAACTCAGATACATCTTCTGAACTCTCGGCTGGGTATGTTTGGTTCTTACCGTTTGCAAGTCCAGCGTCAACTGTGTTAGGTTTCCTAGCCATTGTCATCTTCGTATTCCTAACGGTGTCTATCGTAATCGATACTGCTTACCTAACGGTGGGTATCTTCCGTCAGTTCTTAGAAAGTGGTGAAGGAAAGCCTAAGTTCGTATCAGGTGAAGCCTATGACACTGCTAGAGAAGTTGACAACAGTTTGCAGTCAGGCACTTATAAGGACTATCTTATGGTATATTTTAGGAAGCGTATAGGTATCTTTATTCTTACATCTCTTGTATTAGCGTACCTAATCAGCGGACAAATCTATTCAATCTTCACAACACTCTTAGAGGTGTTCGAAGAAATCTTCAGTATTCGAGGTTAAAGTATGAAAATTAAAAAGTACCTCGCTATTGCTAGTGTGGGCATGGTCTTGCTAGGGGGTATCTCCTTAGCAAGCACGCCTACTCAGGTTTATGCAGAAGAGGGTAGAACTAACAATACCTTTAAGGGTGAAGAAGTAGAAGCAACCGCATCTGCTTACGTTGACGACCCAGGAGCGGTAGCAGTTTTCTCTCAGGTAGCTAACTCTAGTAACGAGTATATAAAAGCCAAGGTATTAAGTGTAGACGTAAGTAAACGAGTTATCTATTTTGACAACAACGTTTATCGTGGCTTGTATGTTAATCAGCGTAAGGACTTTCTCCAACACGCTCTTCGGCAAATTAAGCAATCCAACTTAAAACCTAAAAGTAAAAACAAGTTGTATAACTTCCTAAGTTTGCAGGACGGAGACGCATCTAAAATCCTCCGTAACTTAGAGAAGGACTTAACTGCAGATATTGCAAGTGGTAGGAGTGTCTATCTTCCCTTTAGTGGAACGGTAACAACTATCCTTGGTCTAATAGCGCTGGGGGTATTCATAGGTGTGGGTATCTCTATGGTAATAGACATATCTTACTTAGTCTTGCCTATGGTTCATAAGTCATTTGACGAAAAACCTGACGGTACATTACCTAGGTTAGTATCGTCACAAGCATATTATGTTGTTAGAGAACGTGAAAACAATGGTAAAAGTAACTATCTTTTATCTTACCTTGGCAAACGTTCTATTGCAGTAGCGTTGGTTATGATATCCTTAGGATATTTAAGTAGTGGTTTAATTTTCGAGGCAGTAGGGAATATAGTTCAAGTATTCTCTGATGCCTTTGCAAATTAGTAGTAGTGAGGTTTAATCGATGATTAAAAAATTATTAAAGAGGCTAGCTACGAGCGGGATGGTGTTAATATTACTTAGCACCTCTTTGCTATCTAGTGCTAGTAGCGTAGTTTACGCAAATGAGGGTAATAAAGTATCAACAGAGCGTGCTACGAAGTCTGGAGGTACAGGAGCCAACGACAGGGTTTCAACCTACATCAACTTTGCAGCAGGTAAGAAGTTGGATGCATCTATCCTCAAAAACTTAAATACTACCCAACTACGTTTTATGGGGGTATTCCTAAGTAACTTTTATACTCCTTGGATGACTGACCTTGGTAATGCTAGTGACGAATCTTCTCAGACTGCTCAAAGCCACATGACTAAGGCTTTAACTGAGTATGTATCTTTCGATGAAACTACAGCTAAGACATTCTCTTCTTACCTACAGGGTATCTCCCGAGCGTCAGCTACCGAATTAAAAGTCAAGTTTGGTAAGTCTGATGGAATGAAAGGAGAAGAGTTAGTAGATGCAAAAGGAGCTCTAAAAGAGACTTCTGTTACTTATGCAGATTTACTTCTCCTTGGTAGTGGTGTACTTGCTAGGTCAGGTGTAAAGTTATCTGATCACGCAGCTAAGGAAATAGAAACTTATGCAGGCTCTGAGATTGGTAACGGTGATTATACCTATGCCTACTTTGGTTTTGGAGATGGTACAAACTTCAAGCCAGTAATGAGCTTTGATGTTACTGGTAAAACTAATACAGCAACTAAAGTAGCTTTTCTTAAAGCCTTAGAGATGGTAGACACATCTAAGGGGTATGGTTTCTCAGTTCTCGATTTTAAGGACTCAGAAATTGATGTTAACGCAGAAACATTCAAGAAACTTATCGAAACCAAGAGCGAAGATGAACTTGAGAAATCTTCAATTTACGGTGCTAAGCTTGCAGTTGATGCTTTTGGGGATATTATTTGGTTGGGTGCAAATCACCAATATGTTATCTTGCCAGGAGCGATGAACCCTTACACTTGGCAACAAATTGATGGTAATGGTTCAGATTACGGTGGTGTTGGTAGTGCTTACAACTTAGTAAATGCTCAGTCTATTGCTCATATCAACAATAATTCTCTCGGAGATGTGTCGGCAGGCTCGTCAAAGGGTACTTATAGCTTAAGTCCTACTGATGGAGCTCCTTTCAAAGTAGGGGATAGTAAACCATTTGTTGAGTTACCTAGGGGAGCGTCAAGAAATTCTGAAGGTTTTGGTGTTTATGACCTTAGATTGGTTGTGGGTAGTAGTGTAGTTACTGTAGAGGGTTGGGGAGATAAGCTCACTAACTGGCTACCTAAAAATAACTCGGAACAAGATAAGCTATCAATAGCTATTAAAAAGAATTTCCTAAGTTCTCGGTTTGGGGTATCTGAGTCTGGAACTTTCAGTACTAATGGTATACAAATTACTGCTGATGAACCTCGATTACCTATTATAAACTATGGTAGTGGTTCAGTCTCAGTTATGGGTGGTATAGCCATGTTAGATAAGCAAGGAGCTCATGGTTCTAACTCAGACAGTGGTGATCCATCTAAAGACTCCTTTGGTTCTACACCTGGGGGTGCTTATAAAGCAATCCAAAAGGGTAGCCTTATCAACAGTAGCGGTAACAACTTTGTAGCAGATTTCGGTAAGGTTCAAATAAAGGACACTGCTTGGGGTAACGCTTATAAGAAAACCGAGAAGCAAGGCTACGCAAAACTTGATGCATCAGGAACTGCTAAAGATGTATGGCAATATTTGTATGCAACCTATGCAGTAGCTGGTATTGAGGACGGTAAACTTGCAGGTGGGGATAATATTGGTTATCGTATAAATTATAAACCAGGTGCAGAGAACCTACCAAAAATCACTGGTGAGTCTATCAAAGTTTCGGAACAAGACGCTGAAGATAGTATTACAAAATCAATCCGTGACTGGTTGTACTACTTATTACACCCAACCGACGGTTTCCTTTACTTCGTAACATGGATAACCAACAAGCTAAACGCATTCGTACTTAGTTGGCACAATGATATGGCTGGTACAAGTGGTGTCGGTGTACTTCCAGGAACATCTCGTTACATCGGATTTAGTGGTTACGTTACTACACCTGAGCTTACTGACATGCAGTGGACAGATGCGATGCTTAAATGGTATCAATCCATTATCGTGTACCTAGTAATTGGGTTCTTCGTAATCATGATGTCCTACACTCTACTAGGTGTCCTTACTATTCAAAAAGCCATTCTAGGTTTAGTCCTATTCTCATTGATGGCTTATGTACCTATCGTAGCAACAACTGCAGCCGTAACACTCTCAAACAGGTTCGCTAACTGGGTGTTCGGCAACAAGTTTGCCTACTGGGGTATCGTTCAGCAACAAGCCTACTTCGCAGATTTGGCTGACTCTATTGATTCAAATAACTCCTCTTACCAGAATTACTTAGCTAGTCTTTACAGAGAGAACGCTAAAGAATCTCGTAACCAGGGTGGAGATAATATGGTTCTTCGTTGGCAAGCACCTAAGAAGATGGCTAACTTAGTCCTTTCAAAAGACGAAGAAAAACAATACTCAGATGATTTCCTAAACGTAATCAAAGTAATTACTAACGGTAAAAGTTCAGGTGAGTCATTCTCGGACAACACTTCAGCAACGTATATGTATAGGTCTTACACAGACTTAGCTAACGTGTCGATGTTTATGTACGGTGACTTCGTATCTAACGGTAAGACTCGAGATGGGGTATCTACTTCAGTAACCTCGGCTAATACGAATGCTTGGTCTGACAGCCTAAAAAACAACTGGACTAAGTTCGGAGCTACTTACTTATCGGATAGAAAGAACGGCTACTCAGTAAATGACGGTGGTGGTTCTAACGATGGAACGCAAGCCTACCGTATCAAGTTACCACTTTCGGGTAAGATTTACTCTGATGCAGCAGACGTTGCTAAACAGGGTACTATCAAAGACTTGAAACTTGGTCAGTATGTTGGTTTAGACCAACGATTCTTTAAGTTCTCAATCGCTCAACTTAACACTAACTCAAATTTAATCTCTGAGTTAAGTCGTGACGGTTTTGATGCATCGGTAGGTGGTAAATACACTAATGCAGATGTCAAATCCCTCGCAGCGTACGGTGTTATGTCTGAGAATCCTTTCTATTACTTCTCATGGGGATTATACGACCAAGGATTGGCATCTAACCCTAACAAGAAGGAAGGCTTTAGAGACTTACTTCTCAGCAAATCAGACTCAGGGTACTTCTACAACGCAGAACACAACAACGAGATGCGTGACTATATGGACTTCCGTTCTATGTTCACTTATCTAATTCCACTTCTCAAACAAGGTAATGACTTAGTTCGTGAATGGGATAAGACGTATGGGGTATTCTTCTACGACGGTGTAACCTATGAAGAAGGTCACGAAAAAGACCCAGAGATTGCTAACAATCCCGAAATGGCTCAAAAATACTGGCACAACGTTAACGTAGCTAGGTTATACAATATCTACACACCGTGGGTAGACTTGATGTACGATACTTCTTACTCTAAGCCAGAGCGTATTAGTTTCCAAGGTCAATCCTACACAGTAGAAGACCCAATTAACCCAGCCAGTTATCCATCAGAACGTCCTATGGTATTCTCTAAAGCTGAGATGTACGACTACGGACTATCTGAAGACCAACTCACAACAGTCGAACGTAAGATTATGAAAGTATCTGAAAAGACTATGGCACGTTGGTTCGATTTGCTTAACTACTATACTTTCACTGACGTAGCCTTGAACACATCAGCAGCAATGGAAGCAAACTTCATCTTTAACCAAGAGTTCTCAGATACAAAACTTGTTGGTAAGAGCGTTAACCTCTACCCTCAATCGTTTGAGCTCAAGAACTTCACATACGATGCATTCCTTAGAATGATTGTTGCTAACTCTACAGGTGAAAGCCTTGTAGCAGATGAAGGTGAGAATGGTAGTGTTTACGAACGTGTAATGAAAAACAGTTCGCTAACGACTGGTATCTCCTTACTCGTATTGGATGTCCTAGCAATCTACGCTATCCCATTGATTAAGATTGTCACAATAATCGCTCTATTCGTAAGTGCAATCTTAGTGGTAGTAGTCGCATCTCTGTCTGTTGATGATAGTATTGGTAAATCAACACTCAAGAAGGTCGTCAAAGCAGTTACAGTTCCAGCCTTTGGTTTCTTTGGGGTATCGATTGGAATGTCCTGGATAGTATCTAAGTTTATGGGTGGTGGAAACAAATCCGTAACTGGTATTACTTCATCGACAGTAGTCCTAGGTGACCCTACAATGACTATCCTAGCAATGATGCTCATCAACGTGGTAGTCTTCATTCTCTACTGGAAGGTTCTTCGTTCAGTATGGGGCGCTTTGAAGAAACATGGTGGAACTTTGTTTGCACACCTAGGGGGTATTCTTGGAGGAGCAGTACTTACTGGAGCAGCAATGCTTGGTCTTGGTGGAAAACTTGCACAGAAAGCAACTCAAGGTGTTATCTCTGGTACTAAGTCTATTGCATCAGGTACTGCTAAGGCAGCAAGAGCAGTTGATGGTAGACTAGGTATCACAAACAAGGGTAGCCAACGTGCACAGAAACGTGCCGAAGAGAAAGCTAGACTTCGTCAAGATAGACAAGATTTCCGTGCAGCTAAGGCTAAACAACGTGACCGTATGGCTAACGGTGGTGGTTTCTCTACTTGGTTGAATCGTCACCAAAACATCACAAGAGATATGCAGGATGAAAGACGTAAACGTAATGTTAAACGCAATATGTCTGTCGACTCTGAAGCTAGACATGAGTATCGTGAAGAAACAAGAAAACGTAATGAAGAAAAATAAAGATTAACTAAGTTAGTTTAGTTAGTCAGGGGTAATGGTTATATGTGGGGTTCGATTCCCTGCAGCCCTTTATTAACAATCGGTAGAAGGGTATATAAGTGCATGGAAATATTTTTAGTCTTTATTTGGAATGCAGTCATCTTCATTCTAAATATGGTTCTTAGGCTTGCATTGTATAGTGCAAAGCTGACATTATCACTAATTAAAGTTCCTTTAGGGTTTACAACCTTAACGGCTTTGGGTATGATGCGCAATAAGAATGTAAATGGGGGTATGAAGTTATCTACTTTATCTGCCTACATTGCTCTGAAGTCGCTTATTGCTCTGCTAAATCTTCTTATTATTATTACGGATATTCTATTGTTTATCCTTACATTCTTTGGTTCTATACTTGGATTTGTAGTTACTTTACTTATATTGGTTGTTATCGTGGCAGGAGCTTACATCATTATTCTTAATGACTGCTCCGTTAGTGCTAGTTCTAGTCCAGCTACACATAATGCACCAGCTAAAGATAAAGCAACTGCAGGTTCTAGCGAAACAGCGGGTATGGGGAGCTTAACAGAAGAAGCTAAGAACTGGGCAAAAGATTGGTCAGTTACCTATATTGGTGACTCACTTGGTAAAGGTTCTGAATCCAACTTCACTTCAGCTTTCCCTAATGCAGTATATGATGCTGATCCCTCTCGTGGTCTTATCTCCATAAAAGGTCAATCAACTGGTGAGCCTGCATTAGAAACACTTAAACGGTTAGTCAAAGAAAACAAAGTAAAAGAGAACTTAGTAGTTGCTATCGGAACTAACAACGATATGTCAACAGATGCACTACAAAAGTTCTACGACGAGATACCTAGTAGTGTTAAAACTATTACTTGGGTACTTACAGCATCTGAGGGTGGTGTCGATAACTCTAGTATCAACTCAACCGTAAAGAACTTCGTTAACTCCCATGACAATATGCGTTACCTAGATTGGAAGACTTACGTTGACAAGAACGGTGGTTGGTCTAGTTATCAGGGTGGCGACAACATTCACATGTCTGCTGATGGGTATTCTAAGTATGTAGACTTCCAAACTCAAGGTCTATACGACCTTTACGGTAAGGGTTCTTCGTCAAGTACTCAATCAGCATCTTCTAGTAAGTCTTATCTTAACTCTTTATATCAGCTTGCTAGTGACAGGGTATCTACTGCAATAGACCTACACGTCCAAGCAGAAGAAAAGGATAAAGAAGGCAAAAAGAAAGATAAGAAAGACTCTTCAAAAGACGGAGTCAAAGAAAAAGACGGTAAAGATGACGACCACAAAAAGAAAGGTTGCCACTACTCAACTAAGAAGGTATCTTCTAGTTCTTCTAAGAAAGGTGGTAGTGGAGGTGCACTCGCACCTGACGGTACAGGTACGCATACGCAAAATGTACCACAAGGTTTCGGTCTAGCTTTCAAACCTAAAGATTTACCAGATGAACTTAAAAAGTACGCTATAGACCCTGAATCTTTGGGTATCAAGTATGGTGCACCTGTAAACATCAAGTATGACGAACCAGATGAAAACGGTTGGTGTACGTTCAATGATGGTTATGATGCAGGTCAATGTACAGAGTTGGTAGCATCTCTAAACTACGCTTTGTGGGAGAAGGACGGAAGTCACTTCCACAACGTACAAGGTCACGGTAGGATTGTTGCAGGGATTATCTCAAGAAAAACTGGCGCTCCTGTTACTCATGAACCTCGTACTGGTGCAGTCTTTAGTACCTCTTACTCAAATGAGTTTGGGCACACTGGAGTAGTGAGTCACGTATTCGAGAATGGCGATGTCCTTATCGTTGAGCAAAACATTTCAAAATATTCAGGTGCATCTAATGGTACTCCAAATACTTGGGATTACCGTCTAATCTCTAAAGCATCTTATGGTTCTGAGTTTGATACTGGTTTCGTTTACTTAGGAGATGCAGGTTACAAGATGTCAGCAAATGTAAAAACGTTAGGTAATTAGTATGAATAAAAAACAACAAGGTGGTAAAATAATGTTAATCGGTGGTAGTCTTATTCTAGTTGGTCTAGTTATAGCGATAATTATAGGGGTATTCTTCTTTAAGAAGCCTACCCCTCAACCTCAAGAAGAGGACTCTAAAGTAACTTACGAGTCTAAAGAAACAAAGGACTTGGTTACAACTTACTATTCTAGCGATACAGTTGAAGTAAATAAAGATTACTTTAAGTTAGGGGTATCTGCAACACTCTCTAATGAAGAGTATCGTAACAAAGTTCAACAAGTTTCAACTGTAGTAGCTAACGGTTTTAAAGAAGTAGACCAAGTCGATAAGGACGCAGTATTTGAACTTCTAAATGAAGCCTTATCGCAACTAACAATCGACGAAGGTTTTGGAAGTGCTAGTCCAGCCCTTTCACAATTCACAATTATGTTGAATAACTACTTCGGTGGTAGTCAAGGAAATCCAATGATTTCCCTTAATGTACTACTAACACACATTAAATCGAAAGTAAATACGGTAAACCTGTCTAAAACTTCTACACCAGGCAAAATCGCAATCGAGTTTGTTATAGAAGACTACGACGGCAACCAACTAGGGTATGTAACTGGTTACTTCGGTGACTACACTAAGCGATTCGAGATAACATCGGCTTTCCCTCTAGGGTATGGACAAGACTATCTCAACAAAACAGTTCCTAAGAACTTACCGAAGCGTCAAGGTTTAGAATAGGAGAAACGTATGAATGAAGAAAATCAATTACAGGACGTTATGCAACCAAGTCCTGAAAGCGACACGGTTTCGTTGCCTATAACGTTTGACTATACGGTAGGTCGCTCTGAGTCAGGTAGAACTCGAAAAGTAATAGCTTGGATGGTTAGTATCATCTTCTTCATCATTGGTCTGCTAATCCTGTTTAGGGGTTCGCAGAACTTTTTTGTAAGAATACTAATTGTCGCAGCACTTTATACAGTTGTTACTTACTCGGTACGGTTCTTGCTCTTGCAGGAAGGTAAGTTACGTAAACAGTATTACGAACAGCTTGACAATGACTACAAAATCTCAACGGAAGATATATGGGGTATCTACGAAATAGACGGTGACGAAATTAGGGTTGCCCATTACCGTAACGGTAGGTTGGGTGTCTTCTTCGCCCTAGAGAAAGACGTTATCGTTGGTCTAGATGCTGAATCTGAATTTAAACACTACGAAGCAGTTTCTAACGCTTACAACGAAGTTGCTAAAAATAGAGCACAGATTATACACATTGACTACATGACTCACGTTGGACGTGACCCCCGTATGGCAAAACTTTACGAGCAAGCGTCTAAGAGTCCTAACCCAGACATGAGGGCAGTCCTTAACGGTATTTACTCACACTTAGATGATTCAATGAGGGATGAGATTTCCACATACGATGCTTACGTTATCTTAATCCCATCTACGGAAGTCCAGTACAACCAAATCGCAAGAAAAGTTATTGAGCGCTTTATGGAGGGTAACTACCTTGGGTACACCATGTTATCTGATGAGCAAATCCGTGACCTAACGGTAGAGCTCTTCAACTTACATAGTTTCTCAGTCGTAGATGCAGAACGTAACGCACTTATCTCTTCGACTTACCGAGTAGCCGTTCCTATCTCAATAGAAAAAGATGGGGTAGTTACAAAACTTAACAAGACTGTTAAAGAGAAGCGTGAAGAGGAAATCCAACAACGCAAACTTAAAGAGTTGGTCGAACGTGAGGCTCGTAAACGTAAGGAAGCTGAACGTGAAGCTAGACGAAATCAAAAGAAAAAGGCTAAACAGCCAAAAGCCAAGAAAAACAAAAAGGTAGCAGATAACGTTGATGAACAAATCATCGAGTTGTAGGAGGAAATTAAATGGCAATAGCAGTCCTATCTGATAAGGCAACAGCAATTATCTCAGCGGTAAAGAAAAGTAACGATAGCTTAGATTTGGTAGGTGGAACGGACTTAGTTTCGTTCCTAACCGAAACTAAAGAACGTAATGAGTTCTTCGAGCGTATCTTAATTATCGACACAGCGGTAACAAAAGGTCAGGAGAGCGATGATTTTAGGTTCTTGAAGCAATATATCGAAAAATACTCTCCCAGCATGGAAGTAGTCTTGGGTATTCCTCGTGATAGGGGCTCTCAACTAGCCGACCTCTTCCTAACAGAGTTCTCAGCTCCTATGTACACGGTAGCTTACTTACCTAAGCAAACAAGTATTCAAATCCTTAAAGACTTAGTAACTCTTCCAGTGTTGGAGTTGAAAGCTAAGTATTTCTCCCTTGACAGTGCTGATGTTAAGGCAAACGAAGCCAAGAAGAAAGAAAAGCCTGCTAAGAAAGGTGGTTTCTTCAGTAAGTTGTTTGGTGGTGGTCATGGTAAGCACGATGTAGCTGAAGAGGTCGAAGACGGGGTAGTTGAAGAAACACCAGTTAGTCAAGAGGTTTCGGTCACACCTCCCCCAATGCCTCCAGTTAGTCCTACACCTATCGGTGTAGTAGCTGAGAGTGTGGTAGGCACAGGAGTTGTCGGTGCATCCGTCGGTGCTGAGGGAGTATCTCAAGCAAGTGAAGAGCTACAAAACAACATCAACGCACTCTTCGGTGGTACTACAACTAGTAGTGTTGAAGAAGAGGAAGCCGAAAATGATAGCTTACTATTCGGTAACTTCGGTGAGATGCACATGCAAACTGGTTTCATCGACGAAGAGGGTGAAGATGAACTTGAACTTCCAGTAGGAGATGGCTCAGTTGACACTGGTTGGGGTAGTGTTGATAGCACTCCGCAATCAGACTTCGCTCCAGTGTCGGAAAATATGGGTTCTGCAGATTTTACTCCATTTTCACCATTAGCGGAAACGGCTTTCTCCAGCGAAGAGTTTACAGGTAGTTCATCGAGCGAGATTTTCGATGGAATGAGCAACGAAAATTCTAGCAATTTAATAGGATTTGGGGTTACTCTAGTTGTTGGTGGAACATCATCAAAATTCCTAGCCGAGACAGCCAGTGTCGAGAATGGCTTGGTTATCCTTGACACAAAATCTACGGTTGGAATGACTACTTACATTGACGAGAGAGCGTATCTCGAAAACGAAGACGATGGCTACCTAGAGAATGGTAATACTTACTATATGGGTGTAGATGCTAGTGAACTTAATACGCTTATCTCACGTCACTATGGCGACAAGCTAGTAGTTAATGTATCTATATCTGACCTAGATAGGGTATGTTCTAGCATTAACTCAGACTACACTATCCTAGCAGTATTCGACGAAGAACTTCCAGCCTTTGAAAATCAGTTACTTGAGTTCGAGACTATTCAACCAGTAACTGCTCGAGAAGTGCAAAAAGGTTCTGCCCTTGCTTTAGGGGGTATGTCAAGCAAGAAACAAGAGGTACTCGAGTATGGGGTATTCTCACGAATTAACTGGAAAGGGTTGTTTAAATGATTATAGTAGTTTCTAATAAAGAACTTAATCTTGGTAGCAGTGGTAACATCTTAGTGGTAGAATCTTTATTGGATGCATCTAAGGTCACTGGTAGTATAACAGCAGTTGTTATTTACTCTAGTTCAGAGTCGACAAACGACTTTGCAGCAAGCTTTGCTACCCTAAAGAATAAAAATGTTGGCTCTTTTTGGTACATTTCTAGTCCAGAAAACAAAGACGACTTAATTGAAATGTCCGTCATTGGTAGTGGTGGTTACTACATTGAAGACGAATTCTTCCTTGAGTCTGATGACTTGTTAGAATCACTTATCAATGGTGGTGGTTCCAACCAGCTCATGGAAATTGGAGGGGTTGGGGTATTGAAGGACTTTGTCGACAGATACCTACAAGGAAGCAACACTCAAATCCCTAAAGGGTATCTACAGGCTCTTAAGTCCTCAGTTACTCAAATCTCCGAAGACTACAAACGTAAGTCAGAGCAACTTTTAGTCCTATCTGAAAAGGCAACTAGCGTAATTGAAGATAGTTCCCTCGGCTTACAAGAACAGGAAAAAGAACGTATTCGTCTTGCAGGTATTCTTAAAGAAATTCAAGAAAATATGGAAGACACCAAACCTCAATCTAGAGGTGGTAACGTAACCTTCTTCCCTAGGGTATCTTTCGTTAAGGAAAAGGATATCGTCCGTATCAAGGACATTGGTCGTACCCCATATCTGTTCTCCTTTGTTTATGGGTTCTTAAAATACGTTGACAAGGTATTAAATAAGCGTCCAAAATTGATTGTTATCGAGCCAGTGGGTAGTAACTTCGAGACTCACTACTCTCAGTTTAACTGGGTAACCTCAACCAATCACACTGACAGGGCTAAGTACTTTAACGAGGTATCTTTCACTAACTATCCTACAACTCAGGTACTTACAACCTTTATCGAAGACTCTGCAAAAGACTTCTTCATAGTATTAGACAGAACAACAACTTCCCCAGAACACATCTTAAATACCAGAAAAACTCGTAGTGTACACTATGCAGTTACTGGTAACTCCGTTATCGAAAGTCTTAAACTTAGGTCAAAAAATCCAAGAATGAAATACTTCTCGTCTGCAAAAGGACTTAAAGGTTCTGAATTTACTATTCCATTCTTTGATTATCCAGAACCTGCTTTCGAAAGGGAAAATCTTTACCTTACCAAGTGTGGGGAACAGTATCAAGCGCTAACAAGAAAGGGTTAATATGGGATTTCTAGAACTACCGAAAATAAGAGAAAAGGAAACAAGGCTGAAATTCCATCAAGTATGGACAAGACGTTTCCTTGATAAAGCCTATCGAAATAACTCTCAACAAGGGGTACTTCGAGACCATAATTTCTACACCAACGGCATGGCTAGTTACTCAGGCAAAGACAAAGTAAGTTATTACTACACTTTCGATGGTCTACCAGAAGAGTTGCCAGTAGCCTACGTTGATGAGTTTAGGGCAGTAGCTAAGGCAGGTGTAAAGGTTGACTTCATCTCCTTTATCGACCCTACTCGTATTGAGTGGGATAGTCCAGCCATTCAACAGAAACTTAAAGTTTGGAAACGTAATTCGGCTGACCTAGATGATGTCGATGAGTATAATTTCCGTGAGAATTTACGTTTTTTGGACAGCAATGTTCGTAGAAGGCGCTCACTCGTGTATCTATCTTCTGCTGAAATTCGTAGACATAGGAAAATCTTCCGATTTAGAACCATGATGGTCATCGCTGGCTTAAGGGGTACTGATTTCGATGAAACAGTTAAAAGTTGCGAAGATGTTGCCAAAAACTTAGGTATTACAGCCAACCGTGTTATGGAGCAGTTACCTACTTACCTAAGAGCATTTAGTCCAATGTCAGCTGAAATGACAGGTAAGGTTACAAAACTTATCGGTAATACGGTACTATCGGACGAGATTATCGCTCGTTTCAACACCTATGACCAAGGTCGTATTGGAGAGAAAGGTATCTACTGGGGTACTGACATCTATTCAGGTTTCCCAGTACTAAAAGAAGTTAAAAGAACTACTGAAACTGCCGAGAACTTCCTATTCACGGCTGAAACAGGTGGTGGTAAATCTTACTTCGTTAAGAACATTATTATCCAGTTAGATGCTGACCCTAGGTTCACGGGTACTATCATGGATATCGAGGGGTTTGAGTATATTCCATACGCAGACTTCCTAAGTCGTCATAGTGATGTAGTTGTCTTAAATATGGCTGAAGGTCAAGGTCAATACTATGACCCAGTAGCAATTGCCCAAACATGTAGGGAAGATTTGGACAAAGATATGCTCGCCTTATCTTCAAGCTTTACTCGTTCCTTGCTTAAGGTATTGGTCGGTGACTACAAAGATGATGAAACCAAAACTAAGTGGATATCTTCCATCATCGACGAGTCCGTATCTATCACTTATACTAGAGCAGGGGTATCAGAAGACCCAGCAACTTGGGATAGGTCAGAAAACCTAACCTTGCACGATGTCTATCGTACTTTTATGGATTTGTACGAAAAAGCCATTAAGTACAAATATGATGTCGAAGCAGGAAAGGTAACTCCTAACGCAAAGGACAACTACCGTATCAATGCTCACTATATCGAGGCTCTTGACTCTGCAGCAGCAGCCTTAAGAACCTACTTCGAAAAATTCGAGAACGGTGGTGTAAATGCTAAAGTATTTAGTCACCGTATTACTCTGAAGAGTGTAGTAGACGCCAAGTTGGTTGTCTGCTCGTTTGGTTTAGCAGGTAAGTCTGAGGCAAACATAGACCATACGCAGTTAGCCTTGACTCAGTGTTATGCAGCCATTATCTCACAAGTACGTTCTCTATTCGCCAAGTCTAAAGGTAAGTTTAACTACAAGGTTTGGGAAGAGTTCCAACGTTGGGGTAGGATGGAAGGCTCAGAAGCCGTTCTAAACTCTGCGCTTACTGGGGGACGTAAAAACGGTGACGTCAACATCGTGGTAACCAACAAGGTATCTGAAATGCTCGGTTCTAATGATAAGTTTGGTATCTTTGAAAATACTACTTCGTTTGCCATCGGAGCGATTGGGGATGCAAATGTTCGTAAAGGTTTGTGTCAAGCCTTATCTATCGAAGATATTGCTTTCGAGTTAGACAAATTGGTAATCAAACACAAGCGTGGAGCTAGTGGAGTAAACACTTTTAGTTCCATTTACGACAAAGGTTTCCTAGTCAAGCTAGACAAATCGGTAGTATCGTTAGTAAAAGTATCATTGCCAGACGAACTAGCAGGTTCAGATTTGTTTAGAACTGGTGTATCATTGGTAGAAGAGGGGTAAACAATGGACATTTTATCAAACATTTGGGATTGGGTTACTTCCCATAAGAAATCGACTGGTGCTATCGTAGGGGTATTCCTATTCATCTTATTGATGGTAGCAGCTAATAACCACGCTAAGCAAAAGCAGTTGGCACAACAAAAAGCAGAAACTGAGAAAGTAGCAAAAGAAACTCAGGAAACGGAACCGTCAAAAGATAGGTCTTACGTTGAGGGTACTGATGCCTACCTTATGTCTATGCAACCAGAACTTAGAAAATCATTCGGTACTCCTCCAGAAGGGTTCATTTGGGACTTAAATGGCAAGGGTATCTCACTAGGTGACAAGTCTATGTCAAGTGAGGACGTCTTGTATGCTTACATTCGTTCTCTTTCAACCCTAGATTTAGCAACTGCTCAAAAGTATTCTCGTGATGCTAAGGCAGTTGAAACTTACAACGACTATTTCTCAAAAGCTAATGCAAACTTAGCTGACTACCAAGAGCAATTCTTGCGTAATATGTATAAGTTGGCTCTTACTTCAATGGAAATTACTGGAGTAGAGTCTAGTTCTAAATTCGCCAGCAACAAGTCAGTTTATACTGTAACGGTATCTATGTTAGACTTAACGGCTAAAGACTTTTGGGAAAAAGACAAAGACGACCTCTACAAGAAGATGATGGGGTATGAGTCAAAAGAAAACGACTCAACCAAGTTGGAAATTCTCTTGTATGATTACATCTTGAACTACTACAAAACACCAACTGCAGTTAAACGTACCGTATCTCTAGACGTAACTCTAGAACGTTACCCAGACATTGACTCAGGTTGGTTGGTAAGTATCGACAAAGACATCGACGATGCAGCACGCTATACTAGTGGTACTCTTGTTACTAGGTATATCACTGAACAGTTCCGTCAATGGATGATTGAACAACGTAGTAACTCAGGTAACACTAAAACTAACTAATAGGTGGGGGTTTTATTATGATTATTGGTATGTTATTTGTCTTTGTACCTATGGTTTTCTTAAGTGCCTATGTCACAACCATAGAAAAGTACAATGGCGACACAGAAAGTACAGTAAACGTAATTATTTGGGTTATAATTGGTTTGTATGTACTCTTTAAAGTATTTCTAGGAGGTTTGTAATATGCCATTTTTCGGTGATGAATACGACAAAGATAGCTCATTAGAGGCATATCGTGCAGGTAAAAATCCTCCAGAGTTCGGTGCAGGTCAAGGAGATGACGATTTATTCGCTCCAGTGAGTAGTAATGACTCATTCGTGTCAGGTGGAGGTGGTTTTGATGACTTCATGAACCCCTCTCCAGGAGGAGCTTTTGGTGGTGGAAGTGGCTTCGGAGGTGGTTTCGGAGAACCTAACGGTGGTCAACCACAAAAGAAAAGCGAAGACGAGATTATCCTGGATATTCTCGCAGCAATATGGAAGCAAATTAAGAACTTCTTTGTTTTCCTCAAAGATTTGGCATCTACCTTTAAGGACACTACTCCACATGGTTGGTTGATGGTGTATAACAGATTAGCCATCTTTGGTGCATTTCTTTCAGGTGCTGGTGTAGTAGTCTTACTTTTGGGGTTATTCGTTCCATCAATAGCTAATTCAGGTTTCATTCTTGCTCTTGGTATTATTACTGGGGGTATCGGAGTCTCAGGTATGGTAATCTATAACCAGAAAGCTAAGGACTGGATTAGTGAAACTGGTCAAATGGGTGACACCTACAGCAACCTCCGTCCAGCAGACTCCGAAGGGGGTATGCCTATGGTGGAGCCAGATGAGTTAGTCGAAGAAGAACCTGTCGATGATTTTTCGTCCTATGAGGATAGTAATGATTTCGGTTTCGCAGAAGAAGATTCAGACCTCGGTGGTTGGGACTTCGAAGAAGATGATTCTGATGACGATGGTTTTGTTGATTTATCTTCTCAATTCGAAGATGACGATATTCTCGTAGCAGATGAGCCTGTCGACATAGACGAGGCTATCGCCAGCCTTTCAGATGCAGGGGTACACGCACAAAGTAGAGCTTACTTGTATGAGCAGTTCTACAAAGTTCTCCGTTCAGTAACGCCTAACTACTCGGAGTTGACTGAGTTGGAGGAGTATTCCGATGACTTCCAACACTACTTGACGTTACTATTGAACGCAGCAGCTAGGGAAGGTTTTACAGACCAAGACTTCCAAATCGAACACATCTATGAAAATAGTTTCATGTATAAGATAGTTATTAGTGCATCGCCTAAATTCAAGGCTGATAAGGTAGCTATCTCTATTGAAAACCAAGAAAAATTCAATCAAATGGGTATCGAAGTGAAACCTAACCTATTCGTAACGAGCAAGGTTATTGGTCACAACGTCCACATCGATATCATAAAAGATTCTTCGCCAATGCTAACGGTTAAGGATATGTGGTCTGAGAATAAAGACTTTATCCTCGACCCAGACAACGTAATGCCAGTTGTACTTGGTTCTGATGAGTTAGGTCAATCCATCGTAATGGACTTTGCAAAAATTAACTCTATCGCTCTAAGTGGTAAACCAGGTAAAGGTAAAACATGGTTAGCGCAATCTATTATTGCACAGCTTGCTTTCTTCTCTACACCTAACGAAGTTCAGTTCATCTTTGCCGACCCTAAAGGTCAACAAGGTGACTTCGCTAATATTAACTTCCCTCACGTTATTGAGAAAGTTAAGACTGAAGAAGAAACAATGGAAGTTCTTCGTAGAATCGTTCGTGAAGAGGTTCCTAAACGTGAAGCCTTGCTTGGTCAGTATGGCTTAACCGACATCAAAGATATGCACAAGATGTACCCAGATGTTACAATGCCTTACCTTTACATTCTCGTAGAGGAAATGATGTCGCTAGGTGACCACCTCAAACAAATGGATAAAGAAGCGTACAAAGAGTACAGAGCTATCTTATCCGACATCGTAAACAAGTGTCGTTACTTGGGTATTCGCCTATTCGGTTTAAGTCAGCGTATGACTGACAACGCAATTCCGAAAGACATCAAAGTGGGTATCGACTTGAAGCTTACTGCAGGTGCTGACGCATCTGAGATTGAGCAAGTTATGGAAGTTAAACCAAAAGACTTCCCTTACAATATTGCAGGTAAAGTTGGTAAATATGCAGTTATGTCACCTGAGTATCGTGGTGGTAACGCATCATTTATGGTCGGAGCGGTAATGGGTACTTCAAACCCAGAGAACGCACAAACGTATAGGTTCGTTAAAGCCTTGTGGGAAAAGATTGAACCTAGAAAAGAAGAAAAGTCAGCTAAACAACTTGTAGAATACGAGTTGGGCAAAGCTAGTAGCACTGAGATGGACGACATCTTAAATGCTTCAATTGAACTATGGTAGGAGTACGTTATGGTAGAAGCAATAGTAGTCCCTGTAGATATTGGTCAGTTTAACACTGACCTTTACTCTTCAGTAGTTTGGTCAAAGGTTGGACTCTTAAACTTCAAGCAGTACAAGGAAAAAGTCTTTCAAGAGTTTGAAGAAAGAGAGCTTGAATTTAACAACAGATATCCAAAAGTAACTCCGTTCGCTAACCAACAAATCGAAATGGAGTACACTAAGCAAGTACAATTCTTAGGTGAGGAAGAAGAATTCAACTTAGAGATGTTTAATCTCTTTGAAGATTCTAGTGAATCGGAAGAGGAAACTTTAGTAAGTGGGGTATCGATTCCAGAAAATGTAGCTCAACATTACGAAGGCTTGGAGATGGAGGACATTTCCTCTAAAGACCCTTACGCAAATGTTATCTTCATTGACGATGAAGATGAGGAAGAGGTTAAGACTACTGAGGTTAAGGGTAGTGGGTACGTTAAAGGCGATGACGGTCTCCTTTACGACGAAGACGGTTTCCTTATCGAAGACGACGATTCATCTGAAGAAGATAATAGTGATACTTACTACTCAGGTAGTCCTCAATTCGTAGAGGAAGAAGAACGTTACGACGAAGACGGTTTCCTTATTGAAGATGACGATGACTCTTCGTATGAGACTGAAGAGTTTCTAGGTCACTCAGAAGTTACCTCTGAAAGTCAGTTTACTAATTCGGTAGTTACAGGTGCTAGTTCACCTAGGGTTGAAGTGGCTGAGATTCCTCGTAATGTTCCACAAAATCCTCTACAAAATAAACCTGTTGTATCGCAGGTTGAGTCTAAAGTTGCTAGTGGTAGTTCTTCTATGGAAGATATCCTTGAAATGGGTATCGAATCTCCACAAATTAGAAGACCTAAGGTAACTCCACAACCTAAAGTTCAACAAGTTGCTCCTAAAGTACAACGAGTTGAACCTAAAGAACCTGCGCAACGTGGCATCGTCTATTATAACGGTATGTCATTACGACAGTTCTTAAGAGAAAATCCTCGCTCTAGTATTGAGGTCGCTGAAAAATACTTCAGTAGAAAAGAAATTATGAAAGAAGTTCAGTTAGGAAGGGTTATTAAACGGGGCAAGAAGCTCTTTATATAATTCTTAAGGTATGGTATAATGGAAATTACAAAAATTAAATATTTCCCAGTAGAGCGCACTTCGGATAATCATCCGTTGGCAGCTTGCTCAGTGGTTCTTGATGGGGTATTTATGGTGCATGATGTTAAAATCTATGCAGGCGGAATCGTGGTAATGCCACAGAGAAGCCACAGAGGTCGACATTTCACTAGCACAAATGGTCATAAGTCTAACGACTTGTGTCACCCAGTAGATAAGAAATTCTTCGAAGAGTTGAAATCTACTATCCTAACTGGTTTTGCTCTATTTGAGAGTACTGGTGAGGTATGTTTCATTCCTTAAATTGTAAGGTCACGGTAGGAGGTATAATATTTCGTGGGAAGAAGAAGAGTAGCAAAATACTTCGGTAATCACCTATTAGGTGACTACCTAACAGAGGCTCAAGCAAAGGTTCTCCTAAAGCTAAGAGCAGTAACAGAAAATCAAGGTGGTATTTCAGAACTTAAAAATATGATTTACGACCTAACGCCAGAGCAAATTAAGAACGTAGTTGCTCATAGAACTAGCGAAATCATTCCAGAAGAGGATAGAGCGCTAGGTGAACTCTCAGACCTCCAAACGGTTGGGGTATCGTTCATGTACGTTTCTAAACGTGTAATCCTTGGTGACTCGGTAGGTATGGGTAAGACAGTTCAGGTCGCAGCGCTTGTTAATTACTTAACCCAAGAGTACGCTAAACAGGGGTACTCATTCAACGTTCTGTATCTGACGGAAAAGAACCTAATTAAGCAATCCTCTGAAGAGTTAATTAGGTTTAGTGGTGAATACTTCCACACTTTGCAGGGTGAGAAGCAAAAAATCGCCAAATTCACTGACGAGTTTGATTTAACCAAGGTTAATGTCTGTGGTAGTCATTCGTTAATTAAACACCCAGACTTCCACAAATGGTGTAATAGCTTTGAAGAGCACTACGGTGAAGGCGAATTTCCTTTCGATATGGTAGTTATTGACGAGTCAGGTGCTATCATCACAAGCGAAAGTAATGGGTACTTCACCAGCGGAAAGGTCTTTGTAGACCGAGTTCCTTACGTTATCTGTATGAACGGTGGACCTTTCGAAAACCATTTAGATAAGTTTAGAACCCAAATAGAGTTCATTGACTCTACATTGTTGTTTACCAAAACGGAGTTTAACAAACGTTATCAAATCATGGACTGGTACGGTGGTAGACCTACCTTTAGTGGTAAATACCAAAACGCAGATGACTTCAAAGAAAAGATTGCTCTTCGTTACTTGAAACGTACTCGTGAAGGTCAGGGCGCACAAATGATTGACTGTACTGCCGAGCTTATCGAAGTACAACCGTCCAAAGTTCAAAAGGAGATGCTTAAAAAATCGGCTCTTCCTCAAATGGTCTTGGACTGTCCGTCTAGTCTGCCTTTCTCAGACGTAGAATTCACGGTAGAAAATGTACCTAAAGCTGGCGCATTGTTAGACTTGCTAAAGGGTAAGTTAGCTAACGTAGGTCAGGTACTTATCTACACTACGTTGAAGAAACCTCACGAACCTTTAAAAAAGTTACTTGCTGAGCATGGTATTCACTCAGAGGTTATGAACGGTTCTACACCAACCAATGAACGTAATGAGATTATCGACGCCTTTAAACGAGGTGACTTTAGGGTACTAATCACTAACGTTCAACGTGGTCTTAACTTCGGTAAATGTAACCACTGTGTGTTTTACAACTACGATGGTAATCCTAACAATATGGTTCAGTTCGAAGGACGTATCACACGTGACTTCAACATCGTAAACAAGCACGTCTATATGATTGTAACAAAGGGTATCGAAAAGCAAAAACTGCTTTCTGAGATTGCAAATCGTGCGAATGCTAGTAGTGAGTTTGCAGGTAGGGACTTCTCTATGATTCTTGACTTGCTAAAAGAGCATGCAAACCAATAAACAATCAACTGGGGAAACTCAGTTGTTTTTTTTTTTAGGTGTATTTTTCTTTGCTTTTGGGCAAAGACTGTCTATTTTATTGGAGGTATAGTATGTCTTATGGTTCAAATACAAGAGTTGCACTCTTAAATGAGCAATTTGCTAAACTTTTACTGTTTGCTTTCTAGTCAGGGTTTTCTAATGGTAGTCCTAAACTAGTTAAACTACTTCATGATTACCGTGGCGTAGAAAGTGAAGTTCGTTACAATCCTGTCATCAATAAGCTAGTTGATGCAATGTACTTGTCGGAAGTAAGTACTGCCTACTATGATGGAAAGAAACTAATTTTCGGAACTATTGGTTGGTACAAGGAAGTAAACTTTATCTTTACTCCAGATATAGGTAAAATCGAAATCGTTGACAGTGAAACTGGTGAAATAATTGTAAGCACTAAGTTGCCAGGAGTTTTGGAAGAGTTGTGCTACATGGTAAAAGAATTAGCAGATGAAATCTTAGGTAAATCTAAAGATTTTAAAGCAGAACCGTCTAGAGACGGTCACGACTTGAAGCGTACATATAAGTAATGGGGGTATAGACAATGGATTTACTTAAATTAGAGTTACAAGAAGGTCGACTTCCACAAGACTTCTTATCACAACTTAAAGCAGTTAGCCCAGCTAACGCTCCTAAAATCGAAAACCTAAAGGAGTCATTCGGTAAAGCTATTCGCTCAGTGTTCGAATCACCTGACGACGAGTTATTTGAAGCAGGTATGGAATTACTTGAAAATTACTCAGACTTAGATGAAGAGTTTGACTTAAAAGAGTATATCATGGACCACGACGATGATGAACATGAAGAATTCGCTAGTAACTTCGGTTACTTCAAGGACTTGGTATTCTCTGAGAATGGTGTTCGTGGTCTTACAACTGCTAACTGGTCAGATGGGGTAGCATTTACTTACCGTTTAAGTGAAGGTGTTCTTGAGTTATATGTACCGTCTTATAACAAAGACTTGGGTATCATCAAAATCTCAGCTAACACACAAGCTAAACTAACTGACATTGTCAAGAAAGCAATCGCAATGACCTCAGGTAAGACTTTCTTCACTGACGGTTACGGTGAGTTTATTATTGGTAAATAAGCAGTAAGGAAGTACCCTAACGGGTATTTTCTTTTTGTTTAAGTTATGCTATAATAATCCTATATAGATTGTTAGGGGTATCTAAAATGAAAATCCAATACATTAAAATGGAAAATTCTGTTTCAGAGAATACAGAAAAAGACTTTAAAGACTTGTCAGATGCTCACAATGCACTATCTGACATGATTAAAAAGGATGAATCCTTACGCAAAGCGGAAAAACTTGAAAAATTGTCTGCTAAAAACTTGCTAACGGTAGGGTATGCTAAAGACTTCGGCTTTGACTTTATGTATCAAGTGCAGGGTGGTTACATTCATATACCAGTCAAAGAAAATGATGTTACATTCCTTTATGTTTCACATAGTGGTACGACTTATTACAGAACCTTTGAGGTTGTAGATTACTTACCTAAGTTCTACTTAGAAGAGCTCTTGGGGTACGAGAAGACAGCACCAAAAGGTGTTAACTTCCTTGCAAGAGATGGTTACTTCTACGCAACAGACTTAGTAACGGTAGAAGCTAAGGCTATTTCAGAAAGGAATTCTTAATGCAACTACACTTTAACGACTGCCCCCACAACTGTAATGCTAACGGTCAGCTATTCGATAGAGGATTAAAGATGATGGTTAACTGCCCTTACTGCGAACAAAAACGCAAGGAGTTGGTTAAAGGTGGTGAGGTGGTATCTGACAAAGGAGAAACCACTTCTCTCCACAAAGAGTTAGGGTTCTCTGACGAGTATCTATCGTCTTACTACAACTTTGATGACTTGGTTAGTTCTTATGAGCGTCCATTACTGGTTGAGTCCTCTCTTGGCATTGTAGATTCTGAAATCAATGCTCTTAGGGGTATCCTATTAAGAGGCGACTTGCCCGAGAAGTCTTACTGTTTCGGTCTTGGAAGAAAAGGTTCTGTCGACAGATTGGCTTTCCCTCTCTTGGCTAGTGCCTATGAGAAGGGTGGTCATGTAGGTAGGTTCCTTGCAAGTAGGGTATATTATTCTCTCTACATGCAAGATAAAAACTTACAAGAGTACTATGACTTAGACTTATTGGTAGTCTTGGTTAACTCAGGTAGTTCCTATAAAGAATTGATGTGTGTCCGTGGTCTTATGGAGTCACGTGCAGTTGCAGGTAAATCTACTATCTTCGTTACTAATAACGATATCGACGAAGTCCTCTTGCTTTTGGGTAGTGTAGATGAGCCTAGCTTGTACCTTGCAAGTCCGTACTTCATGGAACGTAAATCCACGGTCGATAGTCATTCTTATGCATCTGACAGCCTAAGGGGTACTACTCAAAACAGGGACTTAGGTATCTCTATGGCTGAGTTGCGAGATATTTAAGTAATTTCATAGGTTTGCAACTCTTAATTTGAGTTGCTCACGGCTCTTGCTTTTTGGCTCAGCGTTTGGTAAACTTGTAGTGTACTAATAATTTTGGGGGTATGTGCTTTTAGCAAATATCTAAGACTGCTAGCAGTTCATACATTGTGCAAAAACACCTAAATGGTGTTTTTCTTTATACCATTTGCTTGTTTTCTTCCTAGATTTTTTATACAATATTTGTAGTTATTTTATATTTATTTATGAAAGGTAATTTTTATGTCAAACAAAAATGTTGAGAACTACGACATCAACTCCCTAGACGGCTTGGAGGGTGCTGAGGCTATCCGAAAACGTCCTGCATCTATGCTAGGTAGTGGTGGTCTTGATGGTGCTAAGCATACATTTATCGAAATTATCGGTAATGCGCTTGACGAAGTATCATCAGGCTACTGTGATAAGATTGTAGTTAAATTTGACCGTAAAGACGGATCTCTAATCGTCCGTGACTTTGGACGTGGTGTTCCAATGACTTGGTCTGAAAAGAAACAAACCTACGGTTGGGACTTGGTATATAACCGTCTATATTCAGGTGGTAAACTTACCGACCCTAAAACTCGCTTGATTGGGTTCACTGACTGGGACAATTTCTCATTCGATAACTATTCTTACCTCGCATCCGTTGGTTTGAATGGGGTAGGTGCAGCGTGTTCTCAGTTCACATCCGAGTTCTTCCGTGTCATTTCCTATCGTGATGGTAAAGAGTACGAAATGTACTTCGAAGGTGGTTATCCAGCTTGGGACAAGATGAAAGTTCGTAACCAGTCTGAGCCTAACGGTACTTACATTCACTGGAAACCAGACCCTAAAGTCTTTACAAATACCGATATTACCTTTGCTTGGATTAAGCAGAACTGTGAAGGTATCTCATACGTATCAGGTGTAGATGTTCATCTATTTGACGGTGACAAAGAGTACGTTTACAAAGCATCTGATATCAAAACTCACCTAGAACAAAAACTAGGTTCTTATGTTGCAAGTACAAAATACTTACACCATGAAGAAGAAACAGACAAAGAAGGTAACGTAACTGGGGTACTCGTCTGTGAAGCCGAAGTTGCAATGGGTTCAAAAGGTGCAGGAGCTCACTTCTATAACAACCAAATTGCAGTCCGTGGTGGTGTCCATGAAGAGCACTCTTGGGGTGCTATTGCTCAATTCTTTATTGAACGTGCAAAAGAACAGGGTGTTAAAATTCTTCCAGGGGACGTAATTGGTAAGTGTTCACTTATCGTAACTACATTAGCCAACGATAAGTCTTACCGTGGTCAAACTAAGGACTCTATCGACAACGCATACATTGGTAAGGCTGTGGGTATGGCTTGCTACACAATCTTGCAGACTTCTTGGGCACGCTCAGAATCATGGGTGTCTCATATCCTTAAAGAAGCTATCGTATCTGCTCAGGTTCGTGAAGCCTCTAAACTTGAAGAGTCAAAAATCCGTGAGATTAGCAAGGCTATCAACAAACCTGTCATGCCATCTAAACTAACTTCTTGTAGCGCCCTACTCGATAAGAAGTATGATGACGTTGAACTTATCATTGTAGAGGGTGACTCTGCAGGACAGAACGTTGTCAGCGCTCGTGACGGACGTACACAAGCAGTACTTCCACTTAAAGGTAAGTCTCTCAATACTGAAAAGAACTCCTTAGAAAAAGCACTCAACAACAAAGAAGTTACATCTATCCTTAACGTTATCGGAGCAGGGCTTACTGTTGAAACAGAAGGGTTCTCAATCTTCGATATCAACAAAGCTAGGGTAGGAAAGATTATCTTTATGACCGATGCCGATGTTGATGGTGCGCATATTCGTACCTTGTTACTTTCATTGTTGAACAGATTCGCAGCACCTCTGCTCGAAGCGGGTATCGTTTACATTTCTATTCCACCTAAATACAAGGTAATTTCTACAGGGAAGTACTACTACAGCGAAGAAGAGTTCCAAGAAGCTAAAGCAAATGGTGAAGTTGTTGGAGCCTTTAAACGCTACAAAGGTCTTGGTGAAGTTGATGCTAAAGACCTTTGGGAAACTTCTCTAAATCCAGCAACTCGTCGCCTATTGCAAATTAAGGTAGACACTTCTGACCCAGAATTCCGTAACGCCATTCATGTAATGTCAGGTTCTGACTCTTCAATCCGTAAACAAATGATTCTTGAAGAGTTGCTAGTGGACTACGATGATCACGACGAAGCTATGGAAGTCCTAGCTGAGTTGTATTCAGTTATGGACGCCAACCAAGAAGAAGAGGTTGACTATGAAGAGATTTACTACTAAGTTTATTTCCAATGCGCCTATCATCTTACTCACGTTAGTATTATTCTTGCTTACCCTATCGCTAGTTGTGGTAGGGGTAGGCAACCATGCTTTATACAATAACACAAAGTTGTTTGAGAGCGTGTCATCTAACTACTTAGTTCCCGAACGTTATTCGTTAAGTGATATGAAAGTCCTACACGATAGTACATACTACACAATTAAAGAGGTGGTCTATGTCTTTCGAGGTGTGGGTACTCACTTTGATACTACTAACGGAATCCTTACACAAGGCTACTTCTTGGGTATGTACGGCAACGTTCTACTTGCATGGGGTGTGTCCTTGCTTTACTTCCTTATCGAATTTGTTAAAGAGGTTCGTCTTGTAGGTTTCAAGAAGCTAACTCTTAAACGTTCTTCTCGTGTGGGTTATGCTAAGTTAGTAGGTTTTGTTTTATTCTTACTTCTTACTATTCAGCTCCTATTCCCTCTCTTGTAGAGGGTAGGGTTTTTAGGCTATTAAGTAAGCAAAATTAGGGGTTAGTTCAAAAAATCGTTCAAAATTTAAGTATTCAAGATTGGGTAATTAAGTGAGCAAAATTTTGGCTCTATAATCTGCAAAATTTTGCTTAGAAATACTGTCTAATTCTCGTTAAAATAGATTGCTTATTAGTTGGTCTAGTGGTAAAATAGTATTAGAATTATTATTTGGAGGAAATATGTCAGAATTCATTTATCGTGGAGAGTCTGAGGCGATTCGTTTATGTGCCGAGGGTTTCCAAGAGTATTCCAAAGAATTGGCTGTCAATCGCTCGTTCTCTAACATTCACGATGGATTTAAGCCTGTTCAACGTAGGGGTATCTTTGCTTTATATGATAACAAAGTTACTAAGCCTACAAAATCTAATAAGGTAGTCGGTTATGTTATGGCTATCCACCCCCACAGTGATGACGCCATCTACGACGCCTTGGTTCGTATGACCGCATCTAACGGTTCAGTTAAGCCACCAGCTTTTGATTCAGATGGTAACACTGGTGACTCTACAAAAGACAGTGGTCATGCAGCACCACGTTATACTTCGATGTGGTTATCTAAACTTGCATTGGACTTGTTCTTGGACGACATGGAAGGTGTTGAGTGGAAAGATACGGAGACTGACGAAGGTCAAGAACCAGTTGCTCTCCCAACCAAGTTCCCGATGGCGCTTACAGCCAATACTCAGGGTATGGGTGTTGGTATTGCAAACCGTATTCCATCGTTTAACTTCCTTGATGTAGTCAACCTAACACGTGAATACATCAAAGATGGTCTTAAATTCAACAACCAAATTATATACCCAGACTTCCCGAATGGGGGTATCGTTGTAGCTAATAACGTTGAAATGGCTAAGCTTATGGCTACAGGACGTGCAAGCATTAAATCTCGTGCACGTATTGAAATTCAAAAACGTGATATCGTAGTTACTGAATTACCTTACGATAAAACAGACGTTAAGGTAGTTAACAGTATCAAAGATTTAGTACGTTCTAACAAAGAAAAGCTAACTAAGACTGGTAAACCAAATCCAAATTATGGTAAGTTCCCTTGGGTTACTTCAGAAGACCACGTCATCTTGGAAACAGGTCACGATACTTTCGGTATTCGTATTCGTTGTCGTAAGGCAGCAGACGTAACAGAAGTCCTAAACACACTGTTCCGTAAGGGTATTCTGCAAAACAAATTCACTTCTAGTCTAATCTTTACTAACGGTAAGGGTATTATGATTAAAGGTGTTTACGGTGTAATCGAAGAGTGGCACCGTTTCCGTAGGAAAGTCCTAACTAGGAAGTTCACTACTTTGATTGACTCTTTCAAAAACGAAATGGTCACATTAGAGTACTTCTTGAAGCTAGTTAATGACGCTGATAATCGTGATAAGTATCTTAAATTACTTACCAAGGGTGAAAAAGGTTCAGCATCTGAGTTCTTGGTAGAACTCTTCCCAGACATTCCTCAAGATACTGCAACTTGGATTTCTAATCGACGTGCTATCTCGTTCAGGGACGGTGGTAAAGAGGCTCGTCGCTATGATACTTTGCGTGCTACGGTAGACGAGTACCAAAACAACTTAGCTGATTTGGATACTTACATCTATAATGAGCTTACTCGTATCGCTAACACTTATGGTAAAGACTATCCACGTCTAACTGAAATTACTTTCAAAGACTATGTATTCACTAAACGTGAAGAAGTAGTTGAAGAAGATACTGGTTTCGCAGGTTTCATTATCTACAAAGATGGTCGAATTGTTAAATCTCGAACTATAGAGGGGTATGACCTAGAGTCTCCAGAAATCATTACAATTATTAAAGCGCAGGCAAATTCAACCTTGATTGGTTTTGACTACGTTGGAAACTTGCTCCGTGTTTATGGTAATGACTTACCATACGGTAGCACTGACTTATTATCTTACTTCGGTGTGCAAGGTTTGGTAGGTAACTATCGACTTATGTACATGACTCTTATGGACGGTAGCACTAAGCGTCTGCTTTACCGTGACGGACGTATGTCTGTATTGGATACATCTGAGTTCATCGGTAAGAAGAACCGTAAACGCTTGATTCGTAATGGTGTTCCAGAGGATATCGGAGATACTTTACTAGAGGTCTTTAACGAAGAGGACTTGAATGAGTACTTGTACGTTGCTGACGAGAACGGCAAACTTGCCTTGGGTATCGTTGACTGGGAAGGTTTAACCGTTAAGTCACGTCTTGGTCGCACACGTGCCTTTGTCGGACCAAAGGATATGGACATTTCTCAATGGGGTACTTGCAACCTTGAACAGGCTCACAACTACTTCCCAGACCTAGACGCCTTTATGGGCAAACTTAAACGCGTTAAACTTGCCGATACTGGATTTGATGGTAGTGAGTTCACTGTAGGTCGCTACTACACTAAGTAGACTGGTAAGTTTACCTAAGTTATGCTAAACTGTTTATAGTCGGCAGACTGAGTGTGGTACTCAGTCTGCCTAGTTATTGGAGGAGTCTTAATGGCAGAAATTTTAAATAACGACTTACTTATTGAATTACTAACGAAAGGGGGTACTAACGATAGTACGGTATCTGCGCCTTTTCTTAGGAAAGGTCAAGTTACATTCACAGGAAAAGAAAGTCTTGTAACCCGTATTGCTGATTGCTTTAAGTTGGAAGAGAACTTCGTAATTATTCAGGGAGAGGACGAAGAGCCTGTCCTAGAACGTAGGGGTTCTACCTTAGTTGAGCATGGTACTTCGTTCCTAACATTGCATATTGATGCGAGTGGTAATCTTTTCACTTACTATCTTGGCAGGGGTAGTCTTGATGTACATTTCCTTGAAAATAAGGGTGCTGAAACCTTACTTGAATTGGTTAAGTTGTACTTCTCAATCCCTGTTAGGGAGTCTGAGGTAGCAGACCTCAGAAAAGTCCTCTTGGTCGAAGGGTATCGTAACTTCGCTCCAAAAGGTAGTGAGGTGGAATTACAGTTAGAAAGTTATTTGGAAGAGCACGGTATTTACGCTCTAGTTTAGGAGGTATTGTTTGTCAGAAGAAACAGTTCTAACCCCAGAACAACGACTCAAAGGTTTTGGCGATATTCTTTTGGCAGGAGCCTTGGGTAGTAGTGAAACGGCTATAAAGAACCGACAATTCCTGTTCGGTCATGCTAGGATGGAGTTGTTTAGGGACGAGAATTATGTAATCTATTCTCTCCTATACAAATTTAAAGATAGAAATATCACAATTGACGAAGAGTTTGTTAAACTCTCACTCATGCGTCAACAATCCCTTATTGAAGAAGCATCTGACCTCCGTAAGATTGATATCAACGCTTACGGAGATGTAGATGACTCTCCTATATTGGGGTATATCGGTGGGGTAATGAAGTACTTCTCTATTCTTATGAAAGAGGAAAAAGTTGCCCCAGACAAGTTTCAACTTGTATTTGAGAAGTATCTAATCGAATACAAGGCTATTGAAACCAAAAAGATTTACGCTGATAGTTTACAAATTATCGGTGACGGCTTGAAGATTGGTAGAAAATTCCTACAAGGATTTGAAGCTAGTCGAGACTACGTTAAAAATGGTCTTGCACGTATAGAAGGTGTGGTAGACCAAAATAAGGGTGTTGGGTTCATTAACATGACAGAGGTAATCCTCAACCCTAAACAAGAAGCTAAGTCTATCAAAATCTCAGACTTTGGTGGCTTAGAGGAGCTCAACAAACACTATGGGGGTATCTACACTGGTAACCTTTATACGGTAATGGCTCCATCTAAGTCAGGTAAATCTAAGTTTTGTGCACGATTGGCTCACACAGCTATGGTCAACTACGGTATCAATGTTTCAGTTTGGGCATTTGAGGGTGGTTACGAAGCATGGACTGCTCAGATGCGTTCTATTCACTTTGACCACACCTACAATACTGGTGTATCAGCTACGGAAGTTAAGGTTGGTGTAACGCAAGGTGCTATCCTACATGACCGTTTCCCAGAAGGTAGTCCTTACAAAGAATTGGAAGGGACTTCCAAACTTGACCTAGCCACAAACACATCTTATGGTAGTACACACTTTATCGACCGTCCTTTCAAGGTCGAAACTTTCCTAGATGAAATTGATGCGTCTATTAAAGCTAACGACTCTAAAATGCTCATCATCGACTACTTGCAGTTGATTGACTCTGAGAAGTCTATGAGTGAACGTGAGCGTATTGCAGCAGCTTATCCTCGTTTGCTTGATTACTGTAAAAAGAACAACATTGCAGTTGTTTCTCCAGCCCAGTATAAGCAGGACGTGGTAGACGAGTTGCAACGCAAGAAAGAAGGAGAGTCTAGGGACATGCGTACAGCGGGTGGTGGTTCGTATGAGATTATTAAATCATCTGACGTTATCTTTGCGTTGTGGGCAAGTACAGAGGACTTGCAAAACAACAAGATGACTATCATGCCTATGCCAACTCGTTTCTACGATGCTATCCCAGAGTTTGACATCTACGTTGACTTAGGATACTGTCAATTCATTTCGCTGAATTAGTAAGCTATAATTCTAGCAGCAGTAGTAGGCTAAGAATCCTACTACTGCTTTTTTAATTTCTTATACCTTTTATTATTTGAAAGGTAGGACTATGCCTAAATGGAAAGAAAGACAAACGGATGCGTGACATTTGTATTGGCAGTTATCATATTGGGTGTTAGCATGTATATTTCCTACCTAGCATTGCATAGAGTAGGAGTATTATAATTATGAACGGTAGAAAGATTGTGTATAGTGCAGTAGGTGGATTCGTGGTAGTAGTGGGTATCGGAGCGTGGGTTCTGTCCTCAGCCTTAGTGGGTAGTAAGCTTAAACCTAGTGATACCAAGCCTAGGACGGAGCAAATAGCAGAAAAGAAAGCATCCAAGGGTTACGAAACTCTTGATTTACTGGCTAAAAGTGATACCTTAAAGTCCTATGAAGAGCGCCTAGATAGTTATAAAAAATCGATTAAAGCTTTTCATAAATTTTATAAATTATCTGAGCCTAGCTTAGACTCTTTGAGTGTTTATAGTGCTACTTCGTACTTTGTGGTAGTTTCTGCAAATAACGGTGACGTAAGGTACTTAATGAACCCTAATGGTAGTATTGTGGGGTACTTTAACAAAGATTTCGTAGATAGTACAGCTGATTCTTTTCAGGGATTTAAGCTAGTAAAAGACGGTACAACTGACTTGGTTGGGGTATTCTCAGATAATTTTGCACAAAAGGTACAATATCAAGAAATACCTAAAGATACTAAATCTGAGAAATTTAAGTTAGGTGACTTCCCAGTCAATAAGCAGTTCGTATCAGATTTAACTGCCTACAAACCTGTCGAAGATGTGACATTTGAACTAGAAGATTCTCGTTATCCTGTACATTACAGAGTCTATCAGGCAGGTGATAAAGACTTGCTTTTAGTAAATAATGATGGTATGATAGTAGGTGCTTTACCTAGTGACTCTTGGAAGGCTGAGGTTTTTCGTAGAGCAGGTACAGGTACGCTAGTAGAAACTAAAGGGGTAGGTTTATGGGTGTATTAAATCGCTTTAAAAAATATATCTTAACTGGCTTGCTCCTATTAGCAACGGCAGTTCCTAGTATTACAGCCTATGCAGGTTACTCTTCATGGGAACAAGTTCCTGTGGATAAAAAGGAAAACGCTAAGGCTTTCTTCCTCTCTCTTAGAGAGGAAGGGGTATCATCCGAAGTTGCAGCAGCCATGACAGCCCGAGCTAACTCTGAGTCAGGTTTTGACCCATTTATGCTTGAAGGTGGTCAATCGGGTTGGGATAAAAGGTTACAGGCACCAGAAAGCGATGATGCTCCAGCTTATGGGTTTTTACAGATGCAAGATAGACGTCCAAGTGGTAGGCTTGGGAAGATGTTAGCCTTTGTAGAGAACTTCGAAGGTGGTAAAGGTACTTCTGATCCAAAGGTTTCTGCAAAAGCTCAGGCTAAGGCAGCATTAGAAGAGTTTAAGAGTCATGACATTTTTTCATCATATCCTGTAAAGGCTGAAGGTGGTACTGCAGTAGTTACTACGACTGGTGTTAGTTACCCCATAGACTTAAAAGAATATGGTTATAAGGAGCCTATAGATTCCTTTGAGAAGTTTAAATCTTTGAAAGATGCAAAGTTAGCTACTTTAGTATGGACTATGTCAGCAGTGAGACCTGCAGGTTGGGCATACGTAAATAGCTATAAAAACGACTTTGCTATGATTGACCCAATCCTAAAAGAGTTTGGAGGTCTTTCAGTAGACGGTTCTCCTAAATCTGACAAGGTAGACGCAGACTTGGGTAGTGACGGATTGCCTAAGGAATGGGAACTCGTGGGTATGTCTAAGAGAAGGTATCTCTATGAATCCCAAAACAAAATTGAGTTACCTAATGGTGACAGTGGTTTGTCTGTAAAACAGCGTCAACACTTAGCATCTATAAAAGAAGACGTTACTTCTGTAGACGGTTTCAACTTAATTGTCTTTCTCCGTACATTAGTTGCCTTTGTGGGTATTCTATTCTTTGCATGGGCGATATTCTTGATTGTCGCTTATCTCTTTGATAGAAGTAATATCTTCTTCGAGATTAGTTTGGTATCAATCCTAACAATGGGTAGCGTTACAGTAATGGCTTTAGACGAAAGTGATGCTCGCAGAGCCAACACTTCTTTGATTGCTCGCAGAGCAATCCTATCTCTAGTAATAGGCTATGTCCTAGTAGCTGGAGTTATGTATTCGGCTCTTGATTGGTTACTTCAACTAATCCAGTCTTGGATATCTAAAGTTTAAGTTTAAAACTTAAGACTCCCTATTTTTAGTGTTATTTATTTTATCTTTTGAGAGGATTCTGACTATGACAGCAATGACTGAAGAACAAAAACAAAAAATCTTATTAGAGCGTTTCTTGGCTCGTATGGATCGTGAGCCTTTAGACGTTCAACACGCAGTAGTCCGTTACGCAGAAAACATTATGAACGGATGTAACTGGGCATTTATTTCAAACAAAGCCGTTTCTTATGCAAAAGAAACTGAGTCTTTCAAAAACTCTGGTGTAGTAACGGTATATCCAGTGAAGAATGGGGTACTAATTACCACTCCAATGGAAACTATCCTTACTATCTTGACTCGTGTAAGTCCAGAGCTTTACGATGTTAAGGCAAAACAAGCAGCCCTTGATTTCCGTAAGAAATCTCAAGAAGGTTTCGTTAACTTCCTACGTTCAGGTGTTAAAGAAGCACGCATTGCCATCTATAACTTGAATGATAGTCCTAACATCACAATCAACGGTAAAGTTCACAAGGCTTTCAACGTTGACCTTGCAACTGCAGCGATGTATCTTCGTGATGCAGGCTACGCTTTCGTAGTCGACGGTAAAGTACTTCCAGCTGAGAATGTACTTGTGAAAGACCGTTTCGCACTTGCTCATACTAAGTTTGAGCTTGCGCCTAGTGGTAATGGATTGATGATTGACATCAAGAAAGTTCGCTAATAACTTAACTACCCTTTAGGGGTAGTTTTTCTTAGGAAGGGTATATAATGGGAAGAAAAAAAAACTCAGTAGCTTTAGAGGAGTTAGTAAAGTCTAATTTCCTTGGTTCACTTAAGGAAGAGTATATACATCATCTAACTGCTCATAATATTCATGGTACTGTTGAATCTACTGTCATCTTAAATGTATTTAAAGATGGTTCTGTCAAGTACGAAGAAAAGGACAAAAAGCGTCACAGGGTACTAGAACTTACAGACCCTAACGATGTTTCTAAGTACAAGGGTGTTAATCCTGCAACATTACGAATGTATCGTATCTTATTTTCGGCTTGCAGTAGAGCAGAAAGCGAGCTTGCTCCTAAAGGTTTAGCCGAGAAGGGGTACAAAGTAACTATAAACGTTTCTAAAGACGTTTGGAAGAATTATCACATGTCCATAAGGTTACGTTATGATGGCGAGAAATTAGATAGGAGTTAGTTAATGGGTGCAGAAGAATTAAGAAAGAAACTAAACTTGAAGCCTAAAGGTTCACAACAAAGTAATATCTCAAAAGAAGTACATGAGCTTGTGAACCCAGACACTTTAAAGGTCTTTTAAGATCTAAGCTATACAAAGTAATTGACCAAAATAGTCTTGAGTATTTATTCCAAAAAGTAAGTGATACGGTTCAGTATTCAACCGTTACATTAGTAGTTTTTGCTGATGGTGGTGTGGTATATTCAGAAAACGGTGTTGACGGTTTCAAGGATATGTATCTCAAAATCCTAGTGATACTTCAGAGTATGATGGGGTAGTATCTACTCAAACCATGGGTATGTACAAAACATTTCTACAGTGTTGTCTAGAAGCAGAGCGTGTTCTTGCCCCTAAAGGTTTCGTTCCTAAAGAGTATTCTATCGGCTTGCTAGTTACAAAACTTTGTGGAACAATATAGATTACTCAATTCAATATAGAAAAGGAATAAGGGGTATTCATGGAAGAAGTATCACAAGAATTTAAAAGCCTATTAGGGCAACAAATTGGTAAGACCTTACGCTTAACGGCAATCCAACCTGTATCTGCATTGGGTAATGGTTATCTTGATGTGGGTATCTTACCTAACGGTGTAATAACTATAACTTACAGAAACTCCGAAGGGGTAAGCAAATACAGTTTTGTTAATTATGAAACCTTGAAGAAAGGTTCTAAGAATATAGACTTCCTAGAAGAGTTTGTATTATCTGTCCTACAGGCTTGTGAGTTTGTAGAATCTAACTTGAATAGCAAAAGCGGAATTAAGGTTCCTAGTTGCTACAATATCCAGTTCAAGATTTTACATGACGATAGAACTAAGTGGAATATCAACTAGAAAGGGGTATCAATGAGAGAATATCAACAATTTACTCAAGCCTTAGAGATATCTGTAAAGCACAACATAAAGTTATCTCACATTAGTAACTTAGCTAATAAAGGCTACAATAAGGTAGAGTTCCGACAGAGTGGTAGTGGTGTAATGACTTTTAGGTTCTTTGGTCGCCAACCTTTTACGGCTGTCTTTAAGTCTAGAGAAAATTTCTTTAATGAATCTAAATCCTTAGGCAGTCAAGAACCTCTAGCGTATGCAATCCTTAATTCTTGTATTGATTCGGAGAATGCCACAATAGACTTAGGTATTCCACAAACCTACAAAGTAATCTTAGAAGTAAGTGGCGAAAGTTCTTATCGTTGTACAATCAACGTTCCTAAAGCTACTAGAGAGAAGACTACTCTAAGTGCTAATCCTAACGGTAATTACGATAAGTTTAAATCTGCGCTGGATGGGTATTTGTCCGAGAAGGTTCGAAGAGCCCACATAAATTCTGTAATGGAAGATGGTTTTAGTTCTGTAAGGTTACAGATATTCTCTGACGGTAAAATAGGAATTACTTTTGGTGGTGAGCATAGCTACATCAGTAAGTTCAGTTCGCTAGAAGACTTTTACAAACGCTCTGACTCCTTAGAAAATCGTGAAGGTTTCTGTTATGCTCTGGTAGACTCTTGTGTAAGTGCTGAGAAATCGGCAACAGGCAATATACCTAAGGCTTACAAGGTTGTATGTAGTATTGCTGATAACGGTGATTTTAAGTATAAGGTGGAATAGCAAATGAGTAAATACGCACAATTTGAAGTAACTTTAAAAGAGTACTTATATGATAAACTTCACAAATCTCACATCGAAGACCTAATAAATGAGGGTGCAAACACTGCTATCTTTTCTGTAAGTTTAAGTGGTAGTTTTAAATTCACTTTCTCAGGTGGTCACAACACATGGGGTAAGACCTATAAGAACTTAGATAGTTTCTATAATACCTCAGAAATGCTAGAAGAACTTGAAGGTTTGGGGTATGCCTTTGTTAGTGCGTGTCTAAGTGCTGAGAAATTAGTTAAAGACAATAAACCTAAAGCATACGATGTAAAACTTACAGTTAAAGATAGCGAAGTTTTCGATATCGACGTAGTTCTACCTTAGTCCAAAGGGGTATCCTACAAACCAAACAAATAACTTATATAAGCCCCTTGTTTTTCAAGGGGCTTTTTGGTACAATAGTTTAAAAGATTATTAGGTGGTAGTTTACTATGTATAAGGATTTAGAAAAACTGATTAGCGCTAAAAACAAACGGTACGAACATATTAATTTCTTAGTTTCCATGGCTAAGAACGAAGACCAATTACAAAAGGCTCGTAGCTACAAGAATAGATTCATTCACGAGTACGCTCAATCCCTCTATGATATTGTATGGGACAAGAAAGAAGTACTAACTGCCCAAGACTGCATTGCCTTTGACCTTGTACCTTACGCAGTATGGCGCAATTTCAGTGAGCGTTATGGTATGATTATTAATGTTATTAAGGCTCTAAAGTAGGCTAGGGGGTATCGAAATGTTTAAGTTATCTAACGGCAAAGAGTTTTCTAGACTCGTCATTAACTGTTTTGATACAACCTTGGGGTATATCACCAAATCAGAAAAAGGTGAGTATTCTTTTAAGTTAGTTTCATGTGAGTCTATGTTACATAGGTTGATGCTTGCGGGTCTTAGTGAGTCCTCTTCAAGTAAAGAGATTGATTACTGGATGCAAGAACATTTAACGGTATCTCAAAACAGAGCTAACCGTTCTAGTTTCTACCCAGAAGGGTATCGGACTTTGGAAGACGAGATTTATACGGTAAACTCGTTTGTTGATTGCCTTGCAAGGAGTTGGCATTATGACTCGCAGAAAACTGGTGTTATAAGCAACTCTAGTTATCTTGGCGCACAACTTAAATGGGTAGGTAAGGCTGATGCTTGGCTTAAGAAAGACTATGTAGGTGGTGAAGCCATTACTGAGACTTTGGTTTCTCTGTTTCTTACCTCTTGCTTAAATGTCCAAGAATTAGAAGCAAGGTATGTGGGTTATTGTGTATTTTGCCCTCAAGACGATACTTGTTTATCTCGCAGTTTCTTAAAAGAGGGTGAATCCTTTATTCCTTTGTATGATGCTATTAGAGCTCTTAAGCCTAAAGAGCAAGAATTTATGGATTTTGAGGGTAAGTTACAGTACATCGATAGTGTTTATGAAGGAGTACTTGGTTACTCTTGTAAACGTTGGTTACTTAGGGTACTAACTCTAGACGTCATGTTTAGAAACACCGACCGTCACCTTTCAAATCTAGGTTTCGTTGCAGATAGACAAGGTAACTTACGAATTGCCCCTATTTTCGACAATGGCTTGGCGCTTGGGGTATCTGAGGGCGCTTACTATGACTTAGCAAATACTATCACGGGTATTGGTTTTAGAATTAAACCTTACGGACTTACGGTGGGGTATCTTGAAAAGTACATCAACCCTAGTTACTTTGCCTTTAGCGTAGTTAAGTTGGTTAAATACTTAAAAATGGAGAACTTCCCTAAAAGCGAGTTACAAAATAAACTATTACTAGCTTTTTTCAACATCTTGGTTCGTTACTATCCTAAAGATACATTTGGGGCAGACACTAAGCAAGAGTTAGAAAAACACTTCGGACCTTTTACTACTAAGAGGTTCATCTACAGGTAGCAGAATGGACAAAAAACGTTTCCTAAATTACAAACGAGATGGAGAAAAGGTTCTCTCCATCCAAACTCTCTATAAAAACCTAGTATCCCCACAGGCTCCAAAGTTCTCAAGGTATGACTTTGAACGCAGTAATACAGTAGTCTGTCCTTTCCATGATGATAATAACCCCTCTTTTGGTGTATTGAGGGGTAAAGATGGAGTAGACAGATATCACTGCTTTGGTTGTGGGGTAGTAGGTAATTATATAGACTTCTACAGGGGTATGGAGAAAATCTTCAACGGACGTACCCTTTCGGAAGAGCAAGCAATTACTGAAATAGCACAACGCTATAACATTCCTGTTGAAGAACTAACAGTCGATACAGAAAAGGTAGAACTTACTAGAGAGCAACAACTCGAACGGTTCAAGGATATGTATACTGTAGCCGATTACGAACGTGATTTGCGTAAGGGGTTACTCCTTGGTAAACCTTTACCGTTTTACAATCTTAATTTACTAAAATTAATAAGTGAGGACATCATAAATGAGCAAGAAACTACCTAAATATAAAAAAGATGCTCTAATGTATTTGTTAAAGTGGGCAAATGACCAAATTAACAATCTGAACGATTTTAAACTAGGGTATACTAAATTGGTATATAGTGAAGAACATGCTAGCATCACTTTCTATCCTTACAACACTAACATACCTGAAATGGAAGTTGGCTTAGACTACAACGTTAAGGGTAGGGTACAGTTAATACGTGGTGGAACTGGTAAAGTTATGGGAACTCATAATATTAGTGACGAAGATGTAGCTAAATTAACTTCTAGCATTTCCCAAGTAAACCAAAAAGTACCTTTCAATTACAAGGGTGAGTATGGTAATGAACGTTCTATCGGTTTTCATTACTCAACTTACAACGGAGTCCTCTCTGTAAGGGGTAGCTACAACAACCAGTATATGTATCCAGGTAGCTAATCATGGCAAAGAAGAAAACAAAACAACGCAGTAAAGCCAAAAAGATTAAACGCAGAAAGAGCTCAGCCAAATGGTTGGTACTTTCTGCGTTATTCCTTGGTGGTTTAGGGTATGCAGGTTATCAGTGGTATGACTCACATGAAGTTGAGTTTGTAGTAAAGAATAGGTCAGTCTTAGCTGAATCCCTTAACAACAACTCTCAGAACTTTATCGACACTATCTCTCCTAGCGCAGTTAATCTTGCATCTGCTTATGACTTATTCCCTAGTGTAATGGTTGCTCAAGCCATTCTCGAATCCCATAGTGGTCAGAGTGGTCTTGCTCATGACCACTTCAACCTTTTTGGTATTAAGGGTGCATACAAGGGTGGTTCGGTATCATTAAAGACTTGGGAAGATGACGGCAAGGGTACTGCATACACTATCTACGACACTTTTAGAGTTTACTCTTCTTGGTATGAAAGTCTTGAAGATTATGCTAACGTATTACAACAACCTCACTTCAGTGGTGTTCATCGTTCGGTAGCTGGTAACGTCTATGATGCAACCTCTGCCCTAGTTGGGGTGTATGCTACGGACACAGCCTACGCAGAAAAGCTACGCTATATCATTCAGACTTATGGTCTTGAATCCCTTGACGGTGGTGGTACTACCTTGACGGGCAACGAAGACGGCACTGTTTGGAATAAGTATCGTAAACAAAATACTACTCGGGCTATCTTAAACGAAGATATTGCTTGGGCAAAGAGAACTGGTACTGAGTAGGTCTGTCAGATAGCTTTTAGTAGGTATAGTTTTTACTATTTGGGTAGGATTCTGCCCTTTAGTTGTTAGAAAGGGGATATTTCCTTATGAAAAGAGCTAGTTTTAGCACGCAGCATACACTCAACGCTCCTTTACACGTCTTTAGTAGCCTAGAGGGTATTGTAAAAGACGTTCATTCCTCGATTGAGGGTGTATTCCCTTATCTGAGCAAGCATGACTTCCTAAACGCAGATTACTTTATTTCTCGTGGAATCTTGGAAATCTATGTTAATAATGGAGAAAATTACGTTGTATTGACCTTTAGCTTTAGACGAGGTGCTTACCGTTTACTTCATGTAGTAGTCAACAGTTCTGAGGACGCTAGAACGCAAATCAACCAGTTCCAATCTTTAAATAAAGACTTGTCTAACACTTCTTTCATGAGTGTTCCAGTCAAGCTAGATAAGTTGATTGCCAACGTAATTAGGGATGGTTCTCCTGTCAATAGTATTTCATTCTCCTTAAAGGAGCAAATCTTCAACTTATTGACGCCATTTGACGGTGAGTTGTTGTATAACGGTAGGCTTGAGAAGAACCACGTTAAACGTAAGGTAGATGTCAACGTATCTAAGTTACCAAAATACCGTTTGGGGTATCTGCAGTCAGTCAGCGGTCTGTTCTATAAGTTACTTAAAGACCACCTCACAGATGTTAGTCGCCTAGAGTTCATTAACGCTTTCTATGAGGTTGAGCCAGGTGCTATCTCTATTGAGTTGTCGCAAGGTAGAATCATCAAGTTAGCAGTTGGTAGTCTTGGTGCACGTATTATGGAAACTAATATTTTCGGTCTTGAAGGTAAGGAAGTAAGGTTACCAGCATCATCTACCACTGAACGTATTAACGAGTTACTACAAAAAGCCGTAGATGGTGTAGTAAAAGCATCTAATGATAGAGTTCTCACCTTTACTTATTCTGTACCTTATGGGTATTTACAGGTAAGAACCTATCGTGGCAAAATTTACACTTTGAAATCGGAGGTAAACAAGTAATATGCGTAAAGAATCACCTATAAAGGTATCTAGATTACCTAAATATAAACAAGAACTTATGAAAGAGATTGTTAAACAATCTCAACAAATGCTTAAGGGTATCTTCCCTCACCTAACAGAGCGTGACTATGAGATTGCAGCCTACACTTACAGTCACCCAGGTAGCCTACAAATTTACTTCAATGAAAAGTTGGTAGTAGATTTGGTAGTGTCAGGTGACTTTCCTCGTATTGATGCTATTAACAATGTTATCTACCCAACTAATAAACCTAATATCACTTACGACAATGTATCTTACATTACTTCTAAATTCTTTGAGTTAAAGAAGAACACTTATAAAGGTGACGGTCTCTTCGCAACCCAGATTGGTTTCAACCCTACATGGGGTTTTCTTAGGGTAGTAGCGAGCGATGGGACTCGTTATATGCAAAAGTAGGGGGTATCTAATGAAAATTACTAAACGTAGTAAGTTAACTGAACATCATGTAAAGGTTATGAAAGATGTCTCCAATTTAGTTGGTTCTGCAGTGTTATCCGCATTTCCTCACATGCCTAAAGACTTGTTTAGTTATGCACGGTACGAGTTTCACTTTAGAGGTGCTTCCCGTACAATAAATGTTCACTTCGATTACCGAACACGATGTTCTTCAATCTCTATCAGATTACCTCAAAGTCTGAAAGGCGATTCTTTCATAACTGCTGATAATCAGGAAAGCTACATGAAATTAGATAGTGCTACGCTTGTAAGAGATGTAAATAGGTTATCTAATGGTTTTTGGTCTAGTACCTTAAACTCCAGCGCTCCTTTTGTTGGATTGCGATTTGATGCTGATGCAACGTATTTAACAATCTATCACCAAAAAGAGTCTGAAACTCCAGAAGGTGCAAAGGAATACTTCAATTTCGAGGAGGTACTAAGCTGATGAGCAGAGAAAGGGTTAGTCAACTAACGGAAGAACAAAAGAAGAACATAGATATTGTAACTAAAGTAGTTAACGAAGCAATCTGCCTCTTTTATCCAGATTTCCCCAGGGACTTGTTAAACACAGTTAAAATCGAACTTGGTTATCGAGGTTTAATTCCTCAAGTAGCTGTTAAATTTGGTGGTCATTCAGAATACAAGGGTATAATGATTTCCCCCTCAAGCATAACTGACCGCCAGTCTTGGGTATCAGGTCGTAAGGGTGGTAAGTTCATCGATATTGACTCTCGAAGTCTTATTCTTTCGGCTAAAGAGTTACGGAAGAGTCCTTGGAAAGACGAAATCGACCCAGCAGTAGAGGTATATGCTATCTATCTTCAATTAACTCCTTTGGAATTACATTTGTATCACAATAAAAGAAGATATGCAGCTGGTGAAAAAGGGGGTAGCGCCTATTTTGTGGGGGTATGTAAATAATGTGGTCTAAAGCAGACGAATTGCTAGAACAATCTGAGCGCAAAGCTAGGTTAGAAAAGCAACAACAGTGGAGAAAAGAATTCTTCGATTCTCTCCAACTTAATGTTAATAGCACACGTGCTATTGTTAGACACGTAAGTCGCTTGTTAAAGGTCTTAGACGAAGCGATACATGAAAAAGATGTAGAAATCAAAGACGTTGCGTCTTTCTACATCACACCAGACTTCGGCAATGTCACGGTATATGATTATTGCTTGCCAGACTCTAACGTAGTTATCTCTTATCCAGACTACACAAAAAGTTCTGTTAAGTGGCTATCTACAGTAGGTTTCCTTACTTTAGAGGATGATGAGGTTAGAAACGTAATCGCAAGTCTTAAGGTTTATATCCAATCTGCTAAACTTCCTATCGGTAAAGGTTATACCTACCGTTTCGAAGGAGGGTATGTTTGGATTCACAACAACGGACCTCTAGGTGATGTACTAGCTAAGATTTCTCTAAGAACAGGAAGAGTTGAATAAATGGACTTAGATTTAGATTCATTTCTAACAGGATTGGTAGAAGATGACGAATTCGCAGATGTAGTCAACGGTGACACACTCTATAAAGACGTCAAAAAAGTAGAAGATAACGGCACCCGTTCCTATGAGTCTATTACTTATAGGGATTTGTTGCCGAAAGAGGGGTATCACTTAGGTCTTGACTTAAGTAAGAACTCCACTGGTATAACGGTAATCAGCAACGGTGACTTTGAGTCTCACAACTTCACTTTGAGGGAAGTTCCTAAAGAAGAACGCTTTAGGGAACTAATATATCGCAGACAGTTGTATGATTACCTAAAAGAATCCTACGAAGGTTATCACTTCAAAACCATTGTAGTCGAGGACGTCCACGCAGGTGTTGACCCTCAAGTAACTCGTATGCTTTACTCCCTAAATACGGTAATCGACGAGTTAGTGTACGACGGCTTTATTGGTTGTGACAACTTTATTAGGGCAAATAATAAATCTTGGAAGTCTTGGTTATGGTCTATAGAACCTCAGGTTGGTAAAGGTTTAGACGATAAAGGTCGCATCGAAGCCTTACTACGCTACCTTGGGGTATCTGACCAAGGAAAAGGTTACCAAGATAGGCTCGACTCCTTGGGAATGCTTATAGGGTATTTCTTTAAGAACGAAGTGCAAAAAGAAGACCTCAACCTTTTAACTAAAGTAAGGTGGTCTGAAGTATATTATGGGGTAGTAGATACGCTTGACGAGATTAAACATCTTCCAAGTCCTTACAATCAGTTACCTGTGGTAGAAGTTAATTCAGGTACAAAAGAACTAACGAAAGACTACATCAAGTACCTCGTAGCAAGCAACAAGAATAGTATAGTCGCTATTAACTCTGCTAAATCCCTTACCCTAGCATGTATGCTCTTGGGTATTCCATCTCGCTCGCATGGTACTTTGGTTGTAATGAAAAGGTAATTGTATCTTATGAAAAGTGAAGTTACATACGAAATGCGAACTTGCGCTGAGCTAATGGATAAGGCTATGCGAAAGATAGTTAAGGTTAGGGGTTTTTCTTCTCAACATAACCTTATCTACGGACGATATCCTGACATCTTTAACGGTAAGCCTATAGCATCTATCTTCGGCAGAAGATATGATACCAGCGATTACTTCTCTACCTTTAGTTTTGAGAACAACAAACTTTGGACAAGGTTGAGTATGTTCGACATGGAGAAGTACCCTAAAGGAGCTTACATAGACTTTAACCGTAAAGAGCCTGTCATCTATATTCAATCACAGTACAATAGAAATAACTACCAACCAATTCCAATAGATGAGAAACAGTTTCTTTATCTTGCAGAGCGTGTAAAAGACGTTGTTCGTATTCAAGAATTGTACGGATGCAAGGGGTTTATGTTCCGAATGAACTATAAGAGGGTGGTCATGTTTGTTGCATTTGACGCAAATAACAATCCTTATCACGTTAGGACTTAGGTTTGGGGGTAGATGTATGTTAGACGCTAACGGAAACAAAATCCGTCTTACTAGAACCCTTGTAGTAGATGCTTTAAAGGCAGCTTTAAACGGTCAAGTATCTGAGTTCCAGTACTTCGAAGACCAAAAACCTGTCACTAAGCACTGTTGTCAGGGGTATGCAGGTGTTTGTCACTTGAATGCACAGCAGTGGACATTTGCCGATGAAGATGGTAATATTATAGTACCTTACTTTTGGTGTCCTCGTTGCCACAAATTGTTGGTTTACAGTGACTTCATGTAAGGGTAGTAATTAGAAAAATTCGGAAGAAGGTAGACAGCATGTCAACAGAAAAAACACAAATGAACATCAAAAAAGAAATCCACGAACGTGGTGGCGCTCTTTTAAAAGAGTTTGCAAGTATTCTAAACCTTAAGGGTATGGCAGGTGTAGTTCCTTATCCAGTAACTAAAGACAACCTCTTCATCGAGGTTCACGGTGACATCTTAACTGTTACTGGTCGCAACGATAACGTAGCTTACTTGAATGTATTCCTTAGTGGAGATAGCTTTGAGTGTCGTTCTCGTAACAAATCAGTTAAACCTTTGTCTGCTACACGTTCTAAGAACGTTAAAGATATTGTTACTGGCTTGAACGGTGTGATGGACTTCTTCGGTGCTAAGGTAAACCGTTTCACGGTAGAAGGGTACGGGAAAGGCATCGCATACGTTGCAGATTTGTCTAATAGCGTATTACTCGACCCTAGCAACCCAGCTAGTGCAACTCGACGTGTATCTTTGGTAACACGAGGTTAATTATGCGTGAAGTAAAAGTTACTTGCCCAGAATGCAACTTCCCTAACTACTTAAACCAGTTTGATGATTTATTCTGCGATAAGTGTGGTAGGGACTTGGAAGAAGAGTTCAAGAAAGCGAAATAACATGAACCTACGTTTTAATACAGCTCAACTAGACCAACTAGCCAATTTTTACTACCTGAGTGGGTATGTAGTTGGTCGAGTAAATGAAATTGTACCTAGCAATTTTAGTCCAGATGATCCACACCAAGGAAAGTTGGTGCGGGGTTTGTCTATTAACAGAGTATATCGATACGGTCAGTTCTCCAAGGTTATGTTTTTAACATCAGGGGTAGTTTATCTTAAGGTGCAAGACAAGGACGGTATAAAGACCTTTAAAGGTGCTTACCCTCCTACGCTTGACTACGTTAAGAAAGCTATTGAAGAGTTAATTCTCTTACAAAAAGAAATCTAAAGTTACTGAAAAGAGGTAAAACACGTGAGCACGGTAGTAGAAATTGGAAGTCTTTTATCCCAAGTAGACTTATATGGGGTATCTGAACTCCAAGAAGATAAAATCGAAGCCCTAGAGCGTTACATTCAAGAGTGTAACGAAGCAATGAACGGTGACGGAGAACCTTTAGTCGAAGATGCAATCTACGACAAGTTGGTTCAGTTGCTTACTAACGTTCGTTCTGATAGTCCAGTACTACAAGAGTTATGGTCTGCAGACGATGAAGTAGTTGGTTCTTATAATAAACTGCTTGATGAGAATCCTATGGTGTCTATCCTAACAGTTAAGTCTTGGGAAGATGACGCTATAAGCCAGTTCGTTCAACGTATGCCAGAAAGTGCCAACTACTTAGCTAGTTACAAAATCAACGGTCATGGTATTAGGGTAGTCTTTGAAGATGGTCACCTTGTAGAAGCCACAACACGTGGTCGTTCTACCAATGGTCGAAACATTACAGACCACGTTAAGTTAATCTTAGGTGATTATCGTGAAGAGCTTGCTGATTATGGGTTAGTTGAAATTAGAGGTGAGTTAGCCTTGAAACTCAGCAATTTAGAAAAAGCTAGAGAGTTTACTCCAGGTCTTAAATCAGCTTTCTCAGCGGTATCTTCCTTAATTAAACCTAGCGCCACTGCAGAGGAAGTTCAGTTACTTGACTTCCTAACGTATGGGGTATATATCGAAGACTTCGACTTCGACAGTAAAGAGGAGGTGTTTGAGCGTCTCGAGGAGTGGGGATTTGAAACCACTCAGTTTCTCTCTTTAGAAGATGTACCTCAATCTGAGTTACTAGACAACATGAAAGAGGTTGTAAGTACTCTTGAGGCAGGCTATGAAGAGTTCGGTTACTTCTGTGATGGGGTAGTCTTTGAAGTCTCAGACGGTTACATTCGTTCTAATTTAGAGAGTGAAGGTAAGTACCATAACTACAACCTAGCCTTGAAGGTAGATTCTTGGTCACAAGATATCTACACAGGGTATGTAAAAGAAATCACATGGAAACGTGGAAAGTTCAAATTGAACCCAGTAGCAGTGGTAGTTGAGGACTTAGACGCTGATGAGGGTGTCCTAACGGTACAAGGAAATCGTGTCAAGAACGTACCACTCTACAATCCAAAGAACATCTTAATCTTAAGTGCTTACGTTGGTACACCTCTAAGCTTTAAGTACGGTGGCGAAGCTGGAGTAGTTCCTTGTTTCCCAGACGGACGATTGCTTTCAGAAGATTATGTAGTAGAAGAGCTATTAGGTAGGAGTTAAAAACAATGGCAAGTAAGAAAGAATTCAAACACGCACAACGAAAAGCAAGTAAACTCAAAACTGAGTACGTTGGCGAAATTAAGTTACCAGTTAGCTTTAAAGAGCGCTTTAAGTACCTAACGGACAAACCAACTAAGGATTTGTCAGTAAACGAAGTAGTAGTTTCAAACCTCATTCGTGGTCTTGAAGTAGAGAAAGGGTATTACGAAGCTGAAACAGTTCTCGGTGACAATTCTCGTTTGCTAGACTTTGAAGGTCAGCGCCTAGCATTTGTAGCTGATTTGGTAGGTTTTGAAGAAGATGTTAACCAAACAATCGCTAAGTTCCTTAACCTTACCTTAGTCGGTGCTGAGGTTGGGAACGTCATTACACCTGTTGAGCAGTCTATCTCGAATATGGTAGCTGAGAAGTATGAAGTTAACTTCGGAGCGTTTGACTTTGGCTCTACATCAGGCAAAATCCTTAAGGGTATGACATTCCTCTTCACTGGTAAGGTGCAAGTAGTTGCAGGAAATCCTATCATCATAGATATTAAAGTCCTTGAATTTGGTTTACGCTTGTTTAAGTCTGACGGCTCAGTTGATACTCTAGCTATTCTACCTGAAGAGGTAGACACTTACAACTACGAGTTATTGGTAGTCCGTCAAGGCGATGTTATCGTAAATCCTTACGTTAACTTGGCTCTCCAGCCTTTCGTTCAGGCTTATCTCGAAAGCAAAGACCAGAAAGACTTGCTTGCAGGTGCTGATTATATTATCCGTACCTATGACTTGCCTTACAGCGGTGTTGGAACTGCTATTGGGGGTATCGCTCGCTTGGTCGAAGAGTAAGTTTGGGTGGTAGCATTACTTGTATAGTTTACAAATATTTAGCAACCTTTTCTTTATTGATTAGGTTGTTTTCTATATAGAAAGGTTTAAACTTATGCAAGATACTGCACACAATGATTTTGAATTAGACGATTTTGAAGAAGAGACTTTCTCAACTGGCTCAGAGCTTGGGGGTAATCGCTTTGAAGATGACGAAGACGAGTTCGTAAGAGCGTCTGACTTTGAAGAAGAGGAGTTTGGCGATGATTTAGAGGAAGATAGTTTCGAAGAAGAAGGTACTCACCCAGACCTAAGAGCCGAAATGCAACAGGCTATCGACAGTGGTTCTAGTATTGCCAGTGAATACCAATCAACTTTCACTGAAGCTGAACGTATCTCTACAGTATTGAATCTTCGCTCTGATTCCTTTACTATCACTCACGGCACGGTAAGTATGAAAGAGTTATCTCCTACACTCCCCCTTAAAGAAAGTCGAAAACAAACCTTTAAAGGTCTTACTCAATCGGTTAAGGAGTTGGGTATTTTAACTCCTATCCACGTTATGCTGACAGAAGGGTATAAGCAATACTTAAAAGACGTTGAAGAAGGCTACGAAACGGAAGAATGGACAAAAGAAGAGTTCGGTGATAAGTACATTCTTATCGACGGATTCCGTAGAGTATGGGCAGGTCTTACAAACAAAATGGAGTACGCTCCAGCGGTTATTTGGGATTTCAAGGACATGGACTTGGCTATGGAGTTGCTTACACCTTTAAGTCTATTGCTAAATAAAACTCAACGCAGAGATTGGTCAGAGGTGTGGGGTTTGTATCAGATTTTAGAAACCACTGCCCTCATGACACCAGCTACTTTGGAGTATCTCCTACAACTCGAGCCTGGAGACGCCATGAAATTGAAAGATGTTATGCTTTCTGGGTATGATGACGTAATCAACGGCTTACTCCACGAAGGTAAATCTCTTCAACAATCTTACAATGCTCTCCAAAAACTTCGTAAAGAAGAAAACCAACTGGAACTTGACGACCAACGTTCACTTTCAGACATTGAAGGTGCTGATGGGGTAGTCGGTGACGTGACTTCAGGTAACGGTCAGTTGTCTTACGAAGAGGTTAAAAAGTTGCTTGAATTTGATGAATCTGATATCGACAATATGACTGACGAAGAGTTCATCGACCTTGCAGGTGGTAAAGACGATGGGGTAGTCATCGATAGACGTGCAGGCGAAGATATTCCTAAAGAACTCAAACAGGCAGCTCTTGCCAGAGATAACTACTCATGTCAAATTAGTGGAACTGGTCTTGACAGTGGTCTTAAGATGACAATGGCTATGTCAGTCTTGCAAGTTCACCACATCATTCCTCTCTACCTCGGTGGTAAGAATACGTTAGACAACCTTGTTACCTTGCGTATGGACTTGCATACGTGGGTTCACGTAATCGAGCGTCTAGGTGGTAAGATTGGAATGTCGCCAGAAGAGTTCAAACAATTAGACAAAGTTGACAAACGTGACCTGTATGGTGCTTTGCAGTATGGTAAGATTATCGTAGATGAAGCTAAACGTCAAGGTAAGTCAACAACTGACCGAGCTCTTCAACAAGCATCATACGAAGCATCTAGGTTCAAGATGCCAGGAACAGACCTAAAAGAAAATATGGAAGCTATCTCAGCTGGTTCTTGATGGGTATTGCAACCTGAATCTAATTGTGCTAAAATAGTAGAAAATAGAAAATAGGTATTTAGAATGGTTCTAGTAAAAGATTTAGAGTTTAGCGAATTAGGTAGCAGTCTTGACTCACGGTTCTTCGAGGTAGTTCCTCAGTACTGTGAGTCTTGTGACTCTCCTTTAGATTTGAACATGGCTCTAACGGAGTTGAAGTGTACCAACCCTATGTGTACAGGTAAGTTGGTAATGAGGGTACGCAAATTATGTGAAGCCTTGGGTATCAAACACTTCGGAGAAGCCTCAATCGAAAAATGGGTAGATGAAAACGGCATCGTAAGTCCGTTACAACTCTACAACATGGAAGACGGAATGCTCCTAAATGGTATTTCCGAAAACCTTGCAGATAAGGTTCTTCCTCAAATCTCGGCAGTCAAATCAATGAAGTTGTGGGAGTTCGTAGCTAATGCGCAACTACCTTACATTCAGATGTCGGCTAAAAAACTTCTTGAAGGGTATTCCAGCCTAGAGGATTTCTTCAACGACATGACTGATGGTGGTGTTGAGTTCATTCAAGAGCGTTTGGGTATCGGTGAACAGTATGACGACTTTGGTAATACCATAGTTTCCACTATGGCTAGCAAAGTTTACACTAGTCTGTTGCAATCTCAAGACGAGTTACTGGAAGCAGTTAACTACATCACCTTGGTAGACGAGTCCAACGTTAGGGAATTTCTTATCGTAGCTAGTGACGAGGTAGGTAATGGGTTCTCAACTAAACGTGAGTTCTACAACTACATCAAACAACGTTATGCAGGAATGGCTACATTTACGATTGGTTCTTCTGTAACAATGAAAACTAACATCGTAATTTGGAAAGGTTTCGACGGAACACCTGCTCGCCAAACTTCAAAGGTTAAACGTACTCTCGAGTTACACGCTAAAGGTGTTCCCATTCAGGGTTACACAGCTGAAGAGTTTATTGAAGCTTTCGATAAGCACTTCCACGTAACGGCACCTCGCTAATAGGGGTATCTCAGTAGCGAAGATTTAGGGTTCTTCAAATTTACCTCTATTTTTGTAAAGATGCAAAATGTGGTGTAAAGGTGGAACCTTAAATCAGCGAAATTTTGGCTAGAAACTCGTTAAAATTTTTACATAACTTCTGCTAATTTTATTAGGTTGGTAGTTGGTAGACTTCCTCTATCTAGGCTTTCGTTTTAAGCTATTAGTTAGAGGATTTCTTGTAACTTGTGGTTGCAGTGGTAGTTTAGGGAGGTAGTACCTATGGTTGTAAAGAATTTGGAAACTTACTTACGGAAGCGTATGGGTTCTAGGATGACGCTTAGTGGGAAGGATTCTCAGTTTGAGGGTATCCTACCTAACGGAGAATCTTATTCCTCTTCAATGAACAACTTAGATGAAGTAAAGTTCCTAGCTAGGGTTATCAACTACTATTTAGGTGACCTTGGTTTAGAGCGCATTATTGATGGTGAGTATAACCTTTACTATTTAGCCAGTCTTGGAGACGCTTATGTTTTGGTAGAAGTAGTGAAGCGTTTAGGTAGAACTAACAAAGAAAAATACGCTCCTTACTTAGCCAATAAGAAGATGAAAACAGCTTTAGTCCAGTTAGGTTTCCTTGAGTTATATGAGGCTCCAGAACATCATACAGGTACTCTATTTGAAGTAATTTTTGCCTGTGCCGTTCTGCAGGGTAATGAAGTCGTAGTAACGGCTCTACTGGATTCGCTATTAGGTGGTGGCTTTGCTTTTTCGACGCCCTCTCTACCGACTTTTGGGAAGTAGTTTAGAGAGTGTCTTGAATAACTGAAAGAAAGAAAGTATTAGTAGGTGTCATTCTACTGTACTTTTTTCTGTAATTCTGCTAAAATGGTCTTATAGTTAGGAGAAAAAGAATATGATTAAATTATCTGTATCTGAGAAAGGGTATGCCCTCTTTAGAGATGGTAACGTAGTGGTTTCTCAGGGGTATTCATACACAAACAAACGTGATGCAATCTTGCGTAACTTACAGCGTGGTATTTTAAGGAGCGCTGACTATATCCAACACGAAGACTTGCTCGTAATTGAGGTTGGTGACAATTATACTTACCGTTGGTTGTGTTCAGAGTTGCCTAACAAGAATCACATGTCTGCATATTCTGCAACTCACTTGGTATTAGATAAATTGATTTGTCGCTATCGCTTTTCTTTAAGCAAGCGTCCGTCTGTTAATGGTTTAAGTTTAGAGCGAACTCAGGTTGCTCTAGGAAGTTTTGATTTGGAGGTAGAAGGTAATGAAGAAAACAACCCAAGCAATTAAGTATGCTTTAGAGGAGTTACATTTAACTCCCGACAAGCTATTCCAGCTTATTGAGTCGGCTCAAGGGTATTCAGGTGACAACTATGAGCTTTGGTTGGCTAATAAGATTATCGAAGTAGCTGACAGCGAGGGTATTCCTTTCACGGAGTTACTTGTTAAAAAACTTAAGTTGCTTTCTTCACTACGTTCTGACGACGATGGTGGTGTTTCACAGGTCGTAGCAGACTTCATTCAAAAGGTAGTTTCAGATGCAGGGGAGACAGTTGACTTCTCAGGTCTTGGCTTAGACTTCTTAAATGACAATTCCGACTTTGATTGGTTCAACGGTTTGAGCCTAGTGGACGGTACTCTTGAAGAGTTGAACAGTAGCAATACTGCATACGTTGGTTTCTTGGATAGTGCAGGTGCAGGTAAAAACGAAGTATCGCTTGCAGGTAAATCAATGGGTATTCCTATCACCTCTAAGGGTGGTGCAATGTTGCTACGATTCCTACTTATGGACGACCAAGTAGAGCCTACTGGAAATACTTATGTATTCATCAGTGACTCAGCGTTCTACAAAGAGAACTCTCAAATTACTAAAGAGTTCTTCCAACGCTTTAGTTTGGTAGATGCAGCGTACTTAAACAAATCAGAAGCAGTTCAAGGTTCGTTTGCTAGTGGCTTAGACTTGATTACAGTTTGGAAAACCTACTCCGAGGAAGGGTATGACTACTATGAAACAGAAGGTAAATACTCTAAATCAGAACTGGTCATTATGGAATCCAATGACGTAATCCTTGGTCGCAGTCTTATCAAACCTAATGTATTCCCTAATAAGTATTTCTACGCAGACAGCGAAATCCTTATGTCTGACTTGTTGAAAGAGTACTTGATTGACTCTGAAGAAGATGAACAAGTTGCAGTAATTAACTTAGATTTGGAAGTAGAAAGTGCATTTGACCTACCTAAATCAGATTTAGGTGCTTACTTGTCTATCAACGGTACACAAAGGGTATGTGACTATCCTATCGCTTGCTCAACTGACTACATTCCTATCAACCGTAGCAACATAGAAGAAGTCATTACCTACTACGCTTGCTCACAGGCTATGGAAGGTACTTGGGGTTACGGTAAAGGTTTAGGCATGGTACTCAACGGCTTGGAAGGGTATGAGTCTCTTGTGGCTAACTGCCTACCGATTTTCTTCTTTGGTTGGAACTCTATCTTCCATAGTATTGACGGTCAGCCAAGTAACTTCTTACCTAACGGTGAGTTGGCTCAAGAATTGTATGAGAAGTACAACTCCTTTATGTCATTTGAATCTAAAGTTCTTTGGACATTGGGTACTGACTACTCTAAAGCCATGATTGAAAAAACACCTGAGCTTGAAGGCTCTACATTCTACCAAATCCGTAGTAAACTTAAGGACGTCAGCTTTGAGCGAGTTTACAAAGAAAAACTAGAATTGGCTCTCAGGTTCGTTAACGTACAAGGTAAGGGGTATCTATGCTAGAAGCATTGACCGACAAAGAGATTAACGTCCACACTATGATGCAAGATAGTGGTAAGCTAGACCTCTTTGTTTACAACACGCTTAAAAAAGCAACTAACGGTAACAAGGACACAATCATTTATGTGAATAAGAAGTCTGACGTCGAAGAGATGTCAGACCTCGCACTTGTTATGCCTATGCAGGCTGACCAATGGCTTTTCGTCATCAACTATGACAAGGTTAAGCGTCACCGCAGAAAGATTGTAGAACTAATCAAGCAAAAGAATCCTAGTTCTAAGTATCTTATATCTTTCGAGAAGTACGTTGATTTCAAACGTTTTAACGATGATTTAGGTTCAATGGTTAATCCTATGTACTTAAAGAACCTAAACCTTAGAGATGCACGTTTCCTCTTTAGGAAATATAAGTTCGATAAAGACTTATTCCAATTTATTTTCTACTCCTACAGAAGTGAAGTAGAAAAGATGATGACTTTGCTCTCATTCCTAGATATGGGACAAACTGTTAGGTCAAGGAAAGACGTAACCGACCTAGTTGGGGTATCTACTGGTTCAGTCCAGCATTTTATCTTCCAGCTACTAGGTAAAAAGCCTTTAAGTCTTAAATCTCAAAGTATAATCGTTAAAAACAGGACTGTAACTATCTCGGAACTAGCAAAGGTTTACGGTGTCCGACAGCTTAAGGGTATCATCACCAACTCCGTAAAGGACATTCTAGACATTAAGTCTTTAAACTTAACAGGGGTACTTTACAAGTCTATTGACAAGATACCTGAAGGGTACGATTCTACGAGGCTCTTGAAATATAAGCCTTTTTATGCTAAAATATTAGATGTTCCTTATATTCGCATCCTTGATTTGTATCTCTTGTTATACAATGAGCGGTCTTGGAATAGCGAGTTGGATATGTATCGGTTCATTTACACACATTACAGAAATTTAGGTATAGAGGAGGACTAAGCATTGACGGTATTAGCAAATGCAACTTACAACCAAGCAATTGGCTATAAGAGTTACGGAAGGGCATTTAAGTTAGTCCCAACTTACAAGAAAGATGGGAGTGAGGGAAAACCTCTTAAGAAGTATGTTTTCTTGAACGTTGTTGTGGACTCTCAGGATGTTCCAGAAGGTTTATTCGGTATTGATCCTAGTAAATCCATGGTTAAGACTATCACATTTACTGACGGTCTTGCGGAGGGGGTAGCTATCCCAGAGGCTTGGCACGGTAGGGTATTCTTAAAGGACTCAACGCAGTCTGTTAGAGGTGCTATCAATCTAGTGAAATGTGAAGGTACACCTAACTTAAAAGAACTTTCAGACACTGCTAAAAACAACCCATCTTATCGTTTCTACGGTGGATGTTTGCTTGCAGTAGATGGAGTTCCTGTAGGTATGTTCAACGAAGGTCAAGCCAAGGAGTTCGGCATTCTCGGTAAGGAAGAACCTAACATTCTTTTCAAAGACGGTAGGTATGATATGTTTGATGTTATGGACTTGTCTGAAGTAGAAGAATGGGGTACTGACCTTGTCAAGGAAGAAGCACTTAAAAAGAAAAAGGTTGTTTCTATTAAGACTCCTAAGGTCGCTCGACCTAAGAAACCTAAAAAGGAAAAAGTTCCTAAAGAGGCTAAACCTAAAGTAGTGAAACCTAAGCAACCTAAGGTCAACAAAAAGAAAGAGGTTTTCTCTTCCATCTTCTCCCAAAAGGTAGATTTTTAATGGTAAAACTAAGTTATTACAACAATCTCGGTGTTTCTGATTTTTCTCGTATTGGTTTGGTATGGAACTTGTTTGCTAACTTCGGTAAGCAAGAGCCTATAGAGATTGTAATGCAATCAAGAGCAGGTGCAGTTGACCGTTATGACTTTACTGACAAACTTATCGCAAAAGCAGCAGCTGGTGGTATAGACTTGAGTCAAGATGAATTTAACATTCAAGGGTATGACTACGCTAATCGTCAGTATCGTAAACTCTCAGACTTTAAGAAACTTGAAAAAGAGGTTTACCTTGTTAACGAAATTGACAAACACGGTAATGAAGAAGCAGGCGACGGTTACGGAGAGTACTCAGAAAATCGTTTCATAGAAGAGCCTGAAGAACACCAGTTAGTTGAAGATAGTATTGACTATACTTTAGCGTGGGGACGATTTCCAGAAATGTCTCGAAAACTAGAAATCCTAGGGTATTCTCTCGTCAACCTGTTGCTCTCATCTATTGAGGGTAGGGAGAAAGCTAAAGAAAACCTCTCCCTCATCTGCGCAGAGAACGAAGACGTCCGCGAGTGGGTAGAATCACTATTCCTACCAGATAAGTTATCGGACATCGAGAAAAGGCTAAAAGAATTTAGGAGGTTAGGTGCTTTTGTCTAAGCTAAGTTATTTTGACAATGTAAATGCTTCAATGTCACCAGCCCTCCTTGCAGCTATCCACGAAACTATCAAAGAAAATGAGGGTTATGCTACAGTAATTTGGAGAAGTAGAAAAGACGACGCACTTGACGCAACACTTCACCAAGCAATTCGCCACTACTCACGTGAAAAGGGTGAATTACGAAACTACATTATCTCTACAATGAAAACCATTCTTAAGAATGTTCTTCGTAATGAGTCTAGTATGGAAGATGAAACTCTTCACTTCCATGTAGACTCTAAGTCGGTAGAAGAAGAGGAAGACCTCTCTGACGTAGATATTATGTTAAACGCTGATTCAGATGACATTGAAACTTGTGTAAATGAGTTTCTTCCTCACATTATGGAAGATTATGAGTTCTTCAGTACTCAAAAATCTTCTAAACGACGTGGTGATTATTATGAAATCCTTACTTCCTACTCACCTCAAACGGTGGTAGGTGCTATGAAGTACATTCAAGAGAAGTACATTCCTAAACTAGAGGACTTCATGAACTCTAGAGACGTATGGAACAGACAGATTCCCACGCTAAGTTATAGTGAGATTGCTGAAAAGTACCGTTCGTCTGAATTAGAATATGTGGGTATCAAGGATAACTCGGTACTCGTAAGGGGTTCAAGTGCTAAACGTATGGTAAGTGTTCCTTTAGATACGATTGCAAATGCTCTTATCTCGGAACTATATGGTAGTGGTTCTAGGCTCAAGACTAAGTTCCTTGGGGTAACCTACTATAAAGCACCAAATGGAGAGGTTGTTAACTCTAAAGATATGTTATTTACTGCTATTAAAGATGCAGTATTTTACTTTTTTTGCAAAAAATGTAAATCTGAGTTTGTATTCGAAAAAGACGGAGTAGCTTACTTCCTGTCTGCAAGTACTGAATTCCAGTACTCAGTATTTTCCCAGTTATTTACATTTAGCGTTCGGTTGGTGAATAGAAAGGAGATTTAATGCTCAAAGGGTATTATATTTCTCAAGACGGTATTAGAATGAACCTACAGGGTTACGACTTTGACTCGTATATCTCGTTCTTAGGTACTTGTCCTACCAGTAGGGACTATATCCACGTAGACAAGGGTATCTTAACTGAAGATGGTCGTATGTACTCACGGTGGGAAGAGTTATACATTCAGGTTAACTCAGGTGACATCAAAATTGATGACAACAAAATTAGTGGCGAACAGGTAGAATACAACGTAGAGTTTTTCTCTCGCATGGGCTCAATCATTCGTGGTATGAAGTCTATCTGTATTCCTCAGCGTGAAGAAGATTTCTATAATCTTAGCACCAACGCTGAGTTTGGTTCTAAGGGTATTTACAATTATGAATACTTCGGTCAAAAGATTTCTTTAATAGAAAATCAGATTGAGCGTTTAGAGTATCGTAATGGTGAAGAGGTTCTGTTCTTAGAGGATGTTTACTCTGAACCAGTTCCAATGTCCAAGAATACACGTACTCAAAGAAAGTTCGCTCTTGTGCTAGACGAGTTTAAGAGAATCGACGACTTGCAAGTAACGGGTATGGAAGACTTCCTAAGTCAAAACAACGTTTCTTCTGACGATGTATATTCCCTAGCCGAGATTATCGAACGTAACCCAGATAAATCTTACGTTTGGCTTAAAGATAGGAAATACTACATCGTCAATGACTTAGAAGTATTTAAACCTATCGCTAAGCGTATCTACAAGCATCCTTTGGAAGTCGGATTCGATACGGAGACCAATGGTCTTGACATTACATTCAAATCTATCACTGGTCAGGGTAGCCAGCTAGTAGGTTTCATCTTCACTATTAAACCGACTAAAAAAGAACAAGAAAAGATTGCAAGGTTAGGCTTAGAAGAGGATATCCTTTATGCCGATGCTTGGTATATTCCTATCGCTCATAAGAATATAGACAACATTGTAGAAGAAGGCGACGTTGGTGCGTTCATGGAAACGTATTTGAAACCCATCCTTGAACAAAAGATGATTGTCTGCCACAATGGTTCGTTCGACTCGAAGGTAATGTTTATCTACGGTATTAAGTTGAACCTCATGCACGACACAATGATTCTTCTCCGTCTTTCATACGGTGCAGAAAACACTTCAATGCGTCTAGGTTTGAAACCTAACTCTAAACGTTTCTTGGGTAGAGATAGCTTTGAGTTGAGTGATTTCGTAGAAGGTAAGTGGGGAAGTGGCAACGTAACCTTTGCAGACTTGCCTTACGAATCTGTCATGTACTATGCCTGCCCAGATACGGACAACATGATGGAACTCCTAGAGATTGCCAAACGTGAAAACTGGTGGGATAGGTGGGGTATGAGGAGAGTCTATGAACTAGAAGTACAGTTCTCTAGGGTAGTAGCCTATCAAGAGTTCTACGGTCACCACGTAGCAGTTCACAAGATTGCTAAACTTCGTAGACAGTTAGAAGAGGATGTAGCTAAGTACTCTGCTTTAATCTTTGATATTGCAGGATACACACTTAACTTACGTTCTGCCCCTCAGTTGAAGAAACTTCTCTTTGAAGATTTGGGTATGCCTATCGTAGAATACACTGATTCAGGTGCACCAAGTACTTCCAAAGACGCTCTCAAGAAGTTCAAGAGTATGACCAACGAAGACGGTTCTCCTAAGTATCCTATCGCAGACTATATCCTCAAGTATCGTGATGCATCTAAGTTGATGTCTGACTTCATCAAGAATATCGACACCATTTCAACACCTGACGGTTTTATGTTCTCCAGCGTTAAGCAGTTCTTGGAAACAGGACGTGTTTCGGTATCTAACCCTAACTATCAGTCGTATAATGATACGGTCAAGAAGTATATCTCACCTCGAAAAGGGTACTACATGATGGACTCGGATTATTCTTCAGTGGAAATCCGTATCATGATGTCTATGGCACAAGAGCAAGCCATGATTGATTACCTCTTCGACCCAGACTCAGACTACCATACACTTAAAGCGTCACAGATGTTTTCAATTCCTTACGAGTTGGTATCTAAGACACAGCGTGGAGCAGCCAAGGGGGTTAACTTCGGTATCGTTTACGGTATGGGAGATGCATCACTTGGTGAGAACGTTACTGGTGTCCGTAGTGCAGAATCCACAAGTTATGGTGCAAAACTGCGTAAGCTCTACTTCAAGGGTATGGACGTAACCGAATCCTTTATCGCTCAAAACCTTGAAAAAGCAGTAGCTAACAGATATGCTGAGACCTACTTTGGTAGACGACGTTATTTCCCACCAAATATGCGTATTGGTTCAGTTAAGCGTCAAGGGGGTAACCACCCAATCCAAGGTACTGCAGCAGATTTGTATAAACAAGCTATGGTAAACCTTTACGCTAACATTATAGAGCGTGATTGGTGGGGTAAATTCCTACTTCCATGTTTCGTCCATGACGAAATCGTTATGGAGGCTCATAACTCCATTAACCCAGCAGTAGCAATGAAACTCGTCCGTGAGTCACTCATGCTCGACCTTGAGGGTTGGTGTCCGTTGTATATTGGTTTTGGTTTCGGTAGTCATTGGTATAATGCTAAGAAAACCGAGGTTCCAGTCCAACTTCAACAAGAAATCATTGACGAGTACGGTGAAAAAGGATTTCCGTTTTGGGGTGGGAATATCCATGAATTGTATGAGTGGGAAGTCCGTCAAATCTATGACTATAAGGTAAGACGTATTCGTGAGTACCTAGAAGACTCGGAAAATCATGATAAGGTCATTAGTCCTGTTATCTCTGCTTTCCTCTTTGAGGTCATGCCTTATGTTAAGAGCCTTGGTAAGTTGAGGGGGGTAGTAGAGAAGTTACTGAAAGTTGAGAATACTGAAGAGTACATCGAAAACAATATCGAAGAGATAATCACTAACTTCTTCAAACTAGATAAGTGTGGTGTCCATCTCGACAAGTTCCTAGAACCTCATTCGGTATTTATGGACGAAATAGAAATGAAATGGAATGATTACCTTAAATCTAAGGAGAATGGTGGTCTAACTTCACTAGATAGGTACATAACTTTTGAAGAAGCTAAACAATTTGTAGAGATTGCCCTATTGGCAGTCAACAATATTGAAAACTACGAATTCCTAACTGGTCTAGTTACAACTGAAGTTGAGGTAGGGGGTATCGCTAAATCCCTTGAAGCCCTTGGTCAAGCCTTTGGTTTAGAGGAACTTGTAGCTACAGCTAACTTGCAAGAGCCAGGCGCAGTTGAAGCACAAGAAGTAGAATCTGAACCAGAGTACACTCCAGACCTTGAAGAAGAGGACAAAGAAGTAGTCATGGCTGAGTATATCAAAGGATTTGGTTACTACCGTGATTATGAGGAACGTGTTCTCTACATCTCAGGTGCTAACGATGATTTGTTAAGTTACATTCTTAATTTCATCCTCCAAAATGGTGGGTTATCTAAACGTAGTGGTGATGCTTACCGAGTAGCAAAAGAATCTTATACTGCAGGAGATATTGATTACATGGCAGTTAGGTTCATTCTTAAAGATGGTACTACTCACCCTACTGTGTTGTACTTGCCATCTAAACAGGCTAGTCGTGTATGTTCAATGACGGTTCAAGCTAAAAGTCAAATGGGTGTGTAGTGGGTTAAACCCCACTGCACTTCCTTTAATTGGTAGAAAGGTAGTATAGATGGTAGTTGATTTAGAAATGGGAGACTTCTTCGCTGATGACTCTGAAGAGTTAGTGGGTATTGAGGAACTTGAAACTTCTTCGGAAGATGGGTTGAACGAGTTAGGGGACTTAGAAGACTTAAACGAGTTAGAGGACTTAGAAGAGCCTGTCGAAGACGAAGAGGTAGTTGTCACTCCCGTAGATGAGGGTATCAACGAAGAAGAGTTCGAAGATACACCAAAAGAAGTAGTCAACACTGTCGAGAGGTACTCTTCAACTGAACTAGCCTATCCGTGTTTCGTACTAGATGGTAGTGAGGTCTTTCCTAAGCATATTATTAGTGGTCTTACCAAAATGATAGAATCTTCCATAACAGTCGAAGATACTATTAAGATTTACGTTTCCATTGACGGTAATCTATCATCTATCGGTGGTGTAAGTTCTTTGCAGGTAAAAGCAATTATCGACTTGCTTGGTAGAGAGAAAATCACTGCTTACTACGAGAAAGGGTATGTTCTCACTGGTGACTTAATCTACACTTTAAGTAGCTAATAATTTTTATCTACTTACTTGCTTTTCTAATGTAAGTATGGTAAACTTATATTAAAGAAATTTTTACACGAAAGTGAAGGAAAACATAGATGTCAAAATACAAGTTACTAAATAAAGAAGAAATTCTCCAACAAGCTGACAAAGAGCTTGTTAAGGGTATCTCCATTCTAAGTTCTTATTCGGTACAAACTGCTAAGAACGGTAAAGAGTATTATAACGGTACTCTAAAGGCTCAAGGAAATCTTGAGTTTAAGGTTTGGGGTGGTACTCTGTTTGACCAACTTAAGGCAGAAGACTATACTGGTATTCCAGTTTATGTTGAAGCTGAGGTCAATGTTTGGAACGACACTAAGTCACTTATCTTGAAAAAGGTTTATGCAGTCGATATTGTTGACTTGGGTATCGACATCAAACCACTTGACCCAACCAAGTATGATATCGCAGCCAATGAAAAAGAGTTCTACTCTCTCCTGAAAGAAGAGCTTAGTCCTAATGGCTTTGAACTCTTTAAAAAGATTTACAATCACATTCGTAAGGAGTTTCGTAGCGAATATGCAGCGGTTAAAATCCACGATGCTTACCGTGGTGGTCTGCTTGCCCATACTCTTAAGATGTTGAAAATCTTACGCTTTATTTGGGAAACATATCCTAACATTCGTGAAAACATGAACAAAGACTTGGTATTCATTGGTCTTGCCGTTCATGATATGGGTAAAATCCTTGAGTATAATAACGGTACTAGAACTGAAATTGCCTTTGCAACGCACAACTTCTTAGGTCAAGAAATCTTGTTTGAGTTTAAGAAGGACATTGTAGAAGGCTTTGAGGCTCCTGTAAAGGGTAGTGATGAAGCTATTGTGGTAGAATCTTTTGGTACTGACTTCTATTACAGGTTGCAAGCCATTATCCAACAACACCACGGTGAGTTCGGAGAGCCTTGCCACACTATTGAAGCTTACCTAGTCCACTTGGTAGATATGTTTGAATCTAGGGTAGAAATCTTTGAAGAAAGCCTACCATTTACTGGTAATCTAAGCATCGACTTCGGTAAGTATCGTCTAGAGTAGGGGGTATCTTATAATGGTAGAAGTAGTAGCAACGAGTGAAGGTGTTATTCCTTTAAATAGTGAGTACTGGGGGTATTCTACACCACCTGAAATTACTCCAGAAGCAAGAGCCCTTGCCAGAAAACACGGCTATAGTGTGAAGGAGTACGGCAATGACATTCTCTTAAAACGAGATGGTTATGAAATTAAAATCTCAAATGTAGTTGAGTGCTTTAAGTTAGTTCGTGTTCCTTATATGTGGTGGGAACCTTGTTATCCAGGGTACAGTATTCGAAAAGAAAGAGTTTCAACTCCCTCATGGGTAGCTGATTTTGGTCAGCTATTAAGGGGTAAAACAGATGGTAGGAAAAAGCTAGATTCTTTAGCATAGCAGGTACTTAATGTACTTGCTATTTTTTCGTAATTGTGCTAAAATAGTATTAAATTCTAAAAGAAGGTAGTTTTATGTTAGTAGCAGATATTGTTAAAACGGTTAATTTAAAAGAATCCCTCGACGGCTTACTCTTGCACGGGGTAGTTAGGTCAGTAATCAAAACACCTCAAGAGTATGAAGGAGTAGTCCTTTCTGGTGGAGAGTTCGCAGTCCTTGATGTGTATGCAGTAACTTGTAAACAAGAAAACCACTTTGGTCACACTAATCCTACAATGCTAACCCCTCAAGGTTCAGTTATCTTTATCTTAGAAGATAGAAGTCTAGTAGGAAAGCTAGTAACTGTAAAAGGAAATGCTTTCAAGGGGTATCTAAAACTCAGAAAACAAAAGAATGAGTCAAAGACTGTCGGTTTTAACTGTATTGAGTTTCGTAAGTCAACTGGTACTAACTGGGTAGCAGTTCCAAACAATGTTACTAGATTTACTGGTACTGAAGACAAAGAAATCAATGGGTATCTTAAAGAGTCTGAATCTTTTGGTTTCCAGTACTTGGACTTCACTAAGAAATATTTATCTTTCTGTGGTGCATATTCTTATGAAGCTAAAGATATTGTTGAACTTGGTCAAACCAATGACAGCCACTTTTCTACATCTTTTGTTCATACTTGGAGAACTAATTTAAATGAACTTAAGAATAAGGTCTATTCGGCTCAATATGATAAAGTTTTCGATTTCTCTGCTAGTGAACACGAGTGTCTGTTTACGAACTACACTAACACCTTGGTAAATAAGGTACTTGCCTACAACGAAGACGCTGACTTGCAGTACAGACTTATTCCTCATACTAACTCTCGTTTTGCAGAGGTAGTTCCACGTGGTTCAGTCCGTGATTATTTATCCTTGCTAAAGGTATTATTCAAAACCAATTTCCCTAAAGTGGGTACTAACACAAACTTCACTTACGGCGAGTTAGAGCGTATCATGGGGTACTGCCCTCACTATTTGTATTTAAAAGGTGAACTTCCTTTTGATTTAGCAGAAAAGATTTTCTACATTAACGGTGATACTGATAGTAAAAGTGTAGCAGTGTTTTACAGAAACATCTCTCTTATCATTGAAGGTGCTAGACAAACCTATAAGCGTAATGGTACGACTCACCTTTTGTCTAGTTTGGCATCTGACTTGACTTGTAAGGTTCCTCAAAAACTAAGAGAAAATATTAAAACTACTGGTACTCCACTCTCCAAAGAAGAGAATGGTTTCGTAAGGTACTTCTTAGAAAGTTTACCTAAGTACGAAGTCAATAGTGCATCTATGTACTACACTGTTGAAAGTTCTGAACGTAACTTAGGAAGAGCTAAAGACTTAGGCTTAATTGTTGACTTGGGTAGGAGTTATGTGCTAACTGAGTTTGCTAATATGGAGTTATCTGTCCTAGATAGGTTTGCTCAGTTGCAGGAGTCACGTATCGACTATAGTGATTCTGCCTTAGACGGTGTCTTAAGTACGCTTAAAGACGAACGTGAGGTAGTATTCAATGGTAATGAGCGTCAGGCTTTCCTTACCCTAAATAGCAATATTGGTCTTATTATGGCGAATGGGGTATCCAATAAAGACGCTCTCGAAGAAGTATTCCACTTTATGTCCTCTACTGAGAACTCTACTATCTCTAATACAGTCCTAGTAGTTAAGGACTATGACGCCCCATCTTGGGTTCATTCTCGTGAAGTGCCAGTAGTTGAGTTATCAGAACTTAATGAAAACAGCCTTAGCGAAAATACGATGGTTCTAGTCCATGACGCCAATACATGGTCTTTAGAAGATTTCTACAAATTAGTACAATATGACTTCAAGGCTTTGTACTTGTTTGGTAACCCTTATACTTCCACTAATTATTTTAGAACTTTAGCTTTAGCCTTGCCACGTGCTTATACATTCTCTCATACTAATCTAGATATTCCTTTAAATATCACAAACAATGGCTATCTAATTAGTCTTAAAGGTAGTAAAAAAGTTACTTTTAAATATTCCCCTAAACTTTCCACTATTGATGTTTTGGTAAGAATGTTAAAAACTGCCTTTGAAAGTGGGTACTCTTTTGAAAATATGTACGTTATTTCTGACCTAGAAAAGTATTTTAGTGCTTATAAAGTATCTAAAAAGCTAGTAGAGTTACTAGGTTATGACGAACCTTTGCAGGTTGGTAGTCCAGTATATCTTGACGAGAAAAGCCTAGCTTGGGTAACGGGCTTAAGGAAGAACGAAGAAGACATTTCTATCCGACTTGAAGGTAGTTCTGAATCCATCATTGTTAAATCTTCTAGGTTACTCCCAGCTTTGTGTGTTACTTCAGACGTTGCAGTTCGTAGTCCAAAGGACATAGCTTACGCTATTGCCCAACGTGGGTATGGTGACTACTATGGTAAGGATGTATATAATTCTCTAGACTCTGTAACCAAGGGTATCGCCTTTATCGGAGATGAGGATTATGTTCAATCTTGTCATGGGGTTGGTACTCCAAAAAGCACAATATTACAAAAGAGGTTGAAAAAGTGAAACTTAATCCGTTAGACCGTATGAAGAACTCTTTCAAACGTAGAATACTAAGTCGCAAACTTTATGACGAAGATATGGTACAAACGCTCAGCGAGTCTGAGCGTATTGCCTTAAGGTCGAAATACTTACGTCAGCTTGGGTTCTTCAGTACGCTTTTATTGGTTAGTCTTTTGACTTTGCTTGGAATCTATCTTCTTGGTAGTCCTAAAGAGGATTTTACTAGCAACTTAACTACCTATAGAAAAGAACAAGATTTCCTTGCCGTGGAGCTAAACAAAATTTACGGTGTAGGGAATTGGCAGTATGGTGTTTACCAAACCGAAATTGACGCCTTTAGGGTAGAAGTTAAGTTATCAGATGGCTCTCAAGTAGAACATTATTATAGAGTCAGCGGTGGGAATATTTATCGGCTTGACTTGGAGTGAGGTGTAGCCTATGTTTATAACGGTAGCTAGGTTAAAGAATGGTGAATGTGTTGCCTTATCTAACGCAGTCTCAACTTCTTTCTTTAAAAATAGTAAAGAAAGTGTTAAGAAAATAATAAACCAGTTCCCTTATGATTGGGAGAATAGGCTGTCTTTGTTAGGGGTAGTGCCTAATTGGAATTCTCAAAATACTATAAATACTTTAAACAACCATCTAAAATCATCTGATTGCCATACTATTATCATAACCTCTAGGTTTACTGGTCAAAAATTTTGTGTAGGTGAGTCTAAGGTTGTTGGTTTTGAGTTACAAGATGATTTCAGTTGGGGTCGTCAGAGGGGTATCTTATGATAGATTATTACACAGATGGAGTGTCGATTTGTTTTCACGATGGAAGAGTCATTCCTTTAGACCCATCATCAGAAATCGTACTACATTGGGTATCTAAAGATTACCTGTGGGGATATATCGGTGGTAACGGTCGTGTTAGGTACGGTAACTCTAAAGTTATTCCTAAAGGAGACCCAGAGTACGTTGCAGCTTATGCTAATCAGGAATGCAGTTATTACGGTCATCCTTTACCAAAGACAATCGAAGCTAAACCTCGTGGTAGTCAAAGGTATGAGTTATATGACGCAGGTATAGTATCAGGATTCAAAGTACATAAAGTTCCTAATAATCCTAGTTGTTTATTGGCAACTTTAGGTGATGGTAGAAGAGCAACAATAGATAGCAACCAAACAATCGTTTTCTATAACTGCAAGCCCGAAGCAGTTTCTTCTAGAATGGCTAGATATAAACAAACTGGTGCATCTTGGGACAACCCAGTAGTTTCAACTGTTCTAACCAACAACCTATTGGGTATCTCAGACAAAATAAGTAGTTTACTCATGTCTGGTCAAGTTCAAGCAGTTCAGCTTAGGTTTGTAGGTAATAGTTCTCAATTTATTTATCCACGTGGGTACATCGTATCTGTAGAGTTGGTATAAGGAAACCTAAAACACATTTTGAAAGGTAGTAAAGAAGTATGTCAGTAGTAGTAATTACACGCAATCAAAAAGATGGTTCGTGTATGTCTTGTAAACAAGTTAAAAAGTTCCTTGAACGAGAGGGTATTCCTTTTGAGGAACTTATGTACGACGGAGACAACCCTCAACACGAAGAATTGATCGGTCAAATCGGTGTCCGTACTGTACCGATTATCTTACCAGAAGGGGTATCGCACCCCGAGAACTTTTTTGTAGGGTTCGACATTAACAAACTTGGGGAGTTAAAACCCTAACAAAATTTAAAGGAGTCTAGAATGGGACGTTCAAAATATGTAGGGTTGCATTACTCAAAGAAATTACTTGCTCTAACTGAAGAACCTACAGAACAGAAAGCAGTTCAAACGATCCAAAACCTTGTACCTAATCTCAAGGAGTTGGGGTTCTACCTTAGCAGTAAGAGGTATGATGGTGTTACCTTTAAGCCTAAAGAAGAAAATATCTTCTACTTAAGGGTCGAAGATAACATACCTCAAGCAGCAGGTAACCTTAGATTTAGTATTATTTCTGATAGTAGTGGGTTGCTATCTGCCCCAGGTCTTGGTTTCATGTATTATCTTGAACCAACAACCTTTAAGGTAAAGGCAAACTTCAACAGAAGTTCTTTCAACAGAGATTATCTTGACGGTGAATCTTTATCAGACGAGTTCTTCAAAGGTCTAGCAGTACTTGCAGGTAACCTTTATAGGTCTCATGGTTTGTGTTTAACTTTCTCTCTAATCGATTCTAGTCGAAGAGAAATAGGTTTAGGGGTAAAACCTTACGAATGGGTGGAAAACAACGTATCTATTCCAGAAATTAAGCGTACGATTGCACCAGCTCATGTATTTTCTCCATCTCCATCGTTAGTGTCTGTATCTAAAGCTTTAAGAGATATACCGCTCTACTACGGAAACGAGGGTATCAGTCTAATTTATTTCTATGGAGACAAACAAAACTGTGAACTCATTATTTCAAAAGGTTTATCAGATTACTTAGATGAGTACATGCGTTTACCTTTCATCTCTAAAGGTAAGTTTGTAAGGACAAATGGGGTATCTAAGGGGTTAACTTCTATTTTCGATATACCTGAGGCTCAGGAGTTTCTAGCTAAAGGCGATTATCTCTTTATTCATTTAGTTGGCTTACACATGAGTATTAAAACTATATCTGCAGCAGATATGCAACGTATGAACAAGAAAACTTCTCACTTAAGTGCATCTTACAGATAGTCATAAGTTAAAGTTCAACAGGTAGCAGTAAATGATTGATTTAAAAGAATTTGAGCTATACGCTCAAGACTTTGCTAGGGTGTGGAAGCACTTCCAATCTTTAGAGGACGGCTCCACATACGAAGAGCTTTGCTCTCTAAGGTTCTATACAGACTCTAGCATGGTAGCAGTTTTAAAAGAAGTTGGTTTTATAAAACTTCCTGATGAAGTAGACCTTGAACCTCTTAGGCAACTTCCTAGTTATTCTGAGCTTGGCTTAGAAACAAAGACAGGTCGTTGCTTACTTGAGGGTAGGTTCGTCTTTCCAGTAAAAGATATGCTCGGTAATATCTTAGCCTTAATTGGTTGGTATCCCGACGAGAAGAAGTACATCACAACTCCAAGTAAGTATTTCTCTCGCAAACATATCTTCTTCGGCTTAGAGCAGTTAATTAAAAACCTACACTCTGATGTAGCCTTTGTATGTGAGGGTATCTTCGATTCTCTCTCCTTACGTTCTCTTGGTTATCCAGCTTATGCAACCATGGGTGTTGAGTTATCAAAATCCAAACAGTTGCTTTATCCTCTCCTTGGTAGAAAGGTAGTAGGGGTATCTGACCGTGACAGAGCTGGTTCTAATGTCCGTGACCGTGACAAGTGGAACTGCACTAAGTACTTTACATGGGTAGGTGAATACGAAGTCGAAGACGAAGCAATCGAAAACATTCGTATCAAGGACATCGATGATTTAGTAAAACTTTACGATGTTGAGTCCTTGAGGGAAGTCATTGACGAAGAGTTGGCAACGTCACAAGGCAAGATTATTAAGTTGGAGGTTTAGGGTATGGTCATTAACAATTCTTTCTTAGAGAAGCACCTAGTAGACTTGGTACACTCAAGGGTATCCTTGGAAGGAGCTTTAGCTACTAGGGTTCAGGTTAGTGACATTATCCTCGGAAAGAGTGTTAACCTAGACCCAAAGACTATAAGAATAATCCAAAATATTTCCTTAGCTTTCAGGCGCATTTCTCCTAACAAGATTGGTAGTTATAATTCGCCTAACACTCTTCAGAGTTTGCACCTTATCCTATCCGATTCGGTAGAGGACTTCTCCGAGGAAATATCTTACCGTGGTAAGTTCAGAGACTTTCAAGTTTCTATCGGTGGTACTTCTTATCAGCCACCTACTTGTAGTCCAGATGTTTCCTATCGACGGTCAGCAAGTTTACTCTCCGCAGTAGATGGTAGTGTTGACTCAATCTTAATTGCTTACTGTTACTTAATGAAGTATCAGTTCTTCGCTAACACTAATAAGCGTACTGCTTACGCATGGGTAAACTTAGCGCTTTGCCAGTGCAACACTGGTTACTTACTCTACTTACCTACTCGGAAAGAGGGTATAGAAAAGTTCAAAGATTATCTCTTAGCTTTCTACGAGAGCGACAGGGAATTAGACAGCTTTGTAACTTATTTGAAAAGATATTACTTAACGAAGGCTTAAGGGTATGTTTATGGAATACTAAATGAAGAGGAATTTCAAAAATGCAACAAGAATTGAAAATTAAAGAACAATTTGTGGTAGATGGAAAAACATTTACGTCTAAAGAAGAGGCTCAACAATATCTAGAAGAACTTCAGAATCTTCAAAAAGAATACTCTAAAGATAAATATAAAGATACTGTTTACTACGAGAATTGGACAACATCTGGTCAGGAAGCAGAAAGTAAGACTTGTCATGCAAGATGGAGAACATATAATGCAGCTTTAAATGCTATGGCAGACTACTCTAATTCATGGAGAATGAGGGGGACAGGCTGGATTAACAAGGTAACTATTCATACAAATATGGATGGTAGTGTTGAAATTACAAAAGTTAAGGTTTATGAAAATAAATAGGTATAAATTACGAAAATTAGAAAGGAGTTAGCTAATGAACTCAACGCAAAGGGTAATCAACTTACTTAAATCGAATCAAAACCTAGTAGCTAATTACTTTCACTACTGTAGAACGAGTGGGGTACTTCCCTCATGTTCAGGTTTTGAGCGCTACACTCGTATGAGGTTAGAAGAAACTTACAGAAACTTTTCACAAAAGGAAGTAACAGACTTCTTAAGAAGTTGGTACTCGAATATTAGGTAGTTACTTATGACAATTAAAAACCAATCTGACAGGGTTAGAAAATATTTTGACGAAACTAAAAAGCACTTCGCAAATTTTAAAGGTTATCTCGAATCACAGATTTACGAAATGGACTACTCTAACAAGTATGGCAACATTCAAACCGTTTGGTTATCGGTAGAAGAGACACGTTACGGTAGTCGAACAGTTATCGACCTTATCTTCAGTAAAGAACCAACCCTCACTTTAACACGTGAAGTAAAGGGTACTGATGTTGAGTGGTCTGTAAGAGAGGGTAGTTTCTTAGGTCTAGCTAATACCGTTCCCCACGACGAGTTCTTAGAAGACCTAACAACTAAGTTGCTTATCTCAATGATTAAAGACCAACCAAACCAAAGTAAGTTGGAATTACACCACTCTAGCAGCAAGATTACTCGTTAGTAAACTAAACAAACTAAACAAACAAGGAGTCTTAACATGACACAACAAAAACAAAGAGTTTTACAGATTAGCAAAAAACAACTCGCACCTTTAGTAAAAGCCTTGCAGAAGTTATCACTCTTCTTTGAACAATGCTCAGACGACTTCGCCATTGAGTACTGTGTTATCGAAGACCACCCTAAGGTGGGTACGCTCTTCCGTCTTACGGCAGGAGATGAAGATGGTAACGAAGTAGAATTACAAATTTGGAACCTCTCAGCGACAAACATCAAGTATGGTGTTGGCAAACCCTCTAAATACACTGACGACTGGGTAGACTTCGGTATCAGAGGCGACCAAAACATTATCTTCCCTATCTACATGGAAGTAGTCAAACAAATGATTGCCTTACCGTTCCCTATTAACAAGTTAGAGTGGGACGTCCTAGCGTCTTGTAGGGGTGGCTTAAATGACTTTGGTATTAGCAAAGCTAGAGGAAAAGACGAGTACAATGTTAAATTTACTGTTAAAGCTCCAGAGGAAGGGTGATTTCAAGTGTTTAATGCAAACAACTTAGTCCTCCACGATGCAGACGTATTACAAGAAGTTCGTGAATTTCCTATCGAGTTTTGGTTAGGGGTACTTGCAGTAGTGCTTGTCACTTACTTCTTCCACTCGTTTGCAGTATGGAGGCTGATGAATAGGGTAGGAGTTAAGGGTTTCTTCCTAGCGTTCTTACCGTTTATGAGGTTCTTCGCTTACAACCGTTTAGGTAAGGAGGTTGGTGGTTGGGGACCAAAGGTTAAGTTACTTTACAGGTTACTATCATTGGTCTATATAGTGGGTATTCTCTTAATGCTCATGTCACCAACTTTCACACCTATGGTAGTCGGTATTGGCTTAGTAGTAGTTTGTAATTTCACAAGCCTTTACCCTTTGGTTGGGGTATCTAAAGGAATTTGTGGTAAGCCTCGAGTTCTATGGTTCATACCTTTTATCGGTTCTCTTGCAATGCTAATCACTATCTTTAAGTCACGTCACGGTATGGTTTATGTAAAATCTAAAAACTTCGACGGCTTATTCAAGAAAGTTGATGACATGGAGATTGTACTATGACATCTAATGAACACGGAATTGAACTAGCAACATCTCCTAAAGGCTACAAGCTAATCTTAGTCGACGGTAGGTTAATGATGTTGCTCTCTAACGGAAGACAGTTAGAACTCCACCTAGAGAACTTCATGAACTTCAACTGGAAGGCTAACGCTTACGGTAAGTATGCAACTGAGTTGAACATACTTTACTACAGCTTAAAAGGTAAGTCACTAAGAGACGCCATGAACCCTCTTATGGGGTATCTAAACGAGCGTCCTTTAGAATACTTGATGGGTATTCGCTTTGCAGTAGTTAAGAATGGCGAACTTCATCAATTCTTATCTGACTGGAAGTAGTAATTATCAGACCAACGTCCTGTTGGTCTTTTGAATTGCCTTGCAAAAATCACTTAATTTTAGTAAAATATTACTAAGTTATTTTTATTACTTTGAAAAAGGAAAATATAAACAAATGAGAAAAGATTTAATTTACTTTAGCGTACCCGATGAGTACGCATTAGAAAAGCTGAAAGAGTATTTTAGCAGTCGGTTCTTGCCAAGTGTATTGAAGAGTAAGCTATCTTCAATCGAAACTTCGATATTTCCAGCTTTCATTAAGCTAGACGGTAGTGAGTTAGAGCTTACTAGCAAGGCAAAGGCTGACAAACACCCTAACAATATTATCGTAGTCCGTCACCTAACACGTAAGGTTGTATCTGAAACTGTCGAAAAGGTAGTCAAAGAGTACATTGACCTCTACCCTAAATTCCGTCGCTCTGATTGGAATTCTAGCAAAGTAGGTTTCAGGGTACGCTCAGAACAAGACCTCGACCACCTATATGGGTCTATGTTGGGTCTAACCAATTTGGAATCAGCTCGTTCTGTGCTTGCAGTTAATGGTTCTGTGGTCATCTTCACGAAAGAGGGTAGTATCTCGGTCTGCTTAGAAGATGAAGAAGGCTTACACCTAGTTAAAGGTTGTGCGCAGACTTTGTTAAGTAACTTAGAGTCTGAAAAAATCCTAGACTACACAAAAGACTACAAATTTACATCACCTATCGAATTGTATTAAGGAGGTGCTTATGTTAAAACCAGTTGAATGGAAGTTTCGTCCAACAACGGTTCTTAGCAATATTAAGGACAGCAAAAAGTATAAAATTGAACAAGAGCTTGACTACAATGGTAAACCTATGATGGTTATCAGTGCAGTCAAAGAGGGTATCACACCCGAAGGAAAGGTAGCAGTATATGCTAAGGTTCGTTACTTCGACGAACAGTCTGGTACAGTTAAAGTCGGATATGCGATGGAGGTAGAAGAATGATTTCGCAACTAAAAGGTAAAAAGCAGGTAGTTTTCTGTGATATCGATAACTCTTTCTATGATATAGAGAGTGCTATGTATTCACGGTTTCCAGACTACCCTATCAACTCTGAGTCTTACGACTTAGAGGACAAGTTTCTCTTAGAGTTCTACAACCCAAACCTCTACCAACCTGAGTTCGTAAACAAGGAAGTTCTTACTTTCCTACGCACCAAGGTCGATGAAGGGTATCAGTTGGTGTTCTATTCCAACTCTGTTAGCGCTGAGATTTATCTCAGAAAGCTAGAGTTGGTACAAGGTTTCTTTGGCTCTGTTCCTTTAATTCCTGTAGTACAGGATGCAGACATCTTAGACTTACCTTTCATTTTTGAAAATGACGGTGAAGATTTAGAGGACGTTATCTACATTGACGACAAACCTCTACGCATTGACTATGCTTTAGCTGAAGGGTTTAAGGTAGTAGGTGTGCAGCACCCTTACAATAAAGAACAGTTAGTAGGTAAACGTACTCTAACCCCTAACTACTTGTTACCAAAGGTAGATTCAAACGGCTTGATTGGGGAGGTGTAAGATGACTAACAGTATGCAAGTATTTATGGAACTAGACACCTTGGTCGCTGAGGGGTATGCAGATGAACTAACTCCTGTAGAAGAACACGGTGGTCACCTAGTCAAACGTGATGATAAGTATTCAGCATTCGGAGCTATGGGTGGTAAAGCCCGTTCTTGTCAGTATTTGTGTGAAAAGGCTTTAAAGGACGGTCTTACTGGTCTTGTAACTGCAGGTTCTAAAAAGAGTCCTCAAATCCAAATCGTATCATTTATTGCTAAGCACTATGGAGTTCCTTTCCACGCTCACTGTCCACAAGGTGAACTTGGTCAAGAGTTGGAAGTAGCTAAGGATAACGGAGCTGAAATCTTCCAACACCGTGCAGGTTACAACAACGTAATCATTAAACGTGCAAAAGATGATGCTGAAGCTATGGGGTTCGCTGAAATTCCTTTTGGTATGGAGTGTTGGGAAGCAGTCTATCAGACAGCTCTGCAGGTTAAGTCATTGGTAGAACCTTACAAAGAAGGTAAGTTCTCTCGCATCATCATGCCAGTAGGTTCAGGCATGAGTCTGTGTGGTGTTATGTGGGGGATGCTTTACTGGGGTATCGATGTTCCTTTAATTGGAGTTCAGGTAGGTGGTCAATACGAAAAACGGTTGAAAACTTACGCTCCAGAAGAGGGTGTCGATTTCACAGTAGTTAAATCTTCTTACGATTACCACAAATACTACGAAAACAATAACATCGGTGACCTTAAGCTTGACCCTATCTATGAAGCCAAATGCATGGACTTCATAGAGAAGGGGGATTTGCTTTGGGTAGTTGGTATTCGTGATGGTATCATTACGGAGTAGGGGGTGTCGCAATGAAGAAGGAAAGCAGATTAGGTTACTATCTAGTAGGTTCAATTGCAATACTCTTTGTGGTCGCAGTAATAGGGGGTATCGTTGAGATGTATAACTCTAACGGCTCAGTCACAGATGCCCTCACCTCTGACTATTATCGTATGGAACGCTCACGAATCGTCAAAGAAAGTAAAACTTACATTGTCACTAAGTTAAACTATGAAAAAGACAAGGCACTGACTATTGACTTTGACACTTATTACGTTACAATGAAAGATGACGACGGAAAAGTCCAAACCATTACGGTAGATAGTAAAACATACTACTCACTTAATGTTGGTGATTCGGTAAACTACAAAGGTCAGCCTGTTAGTTCTAGTGAAGAGTAGGTGGAAGATATGAAAAAGAATAATGAAAGAGAACCAGATAAGCTAGGTAATATTCTTACAGTATTTAGTGCAATGTTCCTACTGTATGTTGCATTAAAGCCGATTATAAGCTTCATTTTCGGTGGAGGATTTTTATCATTATCTGTGTTTGCAGTAACTGGTATCGGTATTATTTACCTTTCAGGGTTTTTACTGGCAAAGGGGTATATAAATAACCGTAAGTTGCAGGGTGTTTGTATCTTAGTAGCCTTAGCTAGTATTGGATTTATACTCTTTTACTCTAACGGTATTAAGAAAGAAGTCGAAACTAGCACCGTGTCTAAGGTTTTAGATGCAAAAGTAATTACAGAAGCTAATTTCTCTTCTAATTATAGATTAGTTCTTATATCCGATGGCGACGTCACAACTATAGAGGACGCCAAAAATATTAGAGACTTTAAAATAGGCGACATGGTAACGGGTATCGACAACGTTAAAGAAACAATTCACTTCACTGATATCTTCGGTAAAGAAATGACTGGTGTTAGTGAGTACACTTTATTGAGAGGTAAAGAATAAGGTTTTAGGTAGAAGAGATGAAAAATTTAGATAAAGATACACTAAAAGAGTTGGCATTAGGGATTTTCGAGATGATACTGCTTGTATTTGTAATCTATTTCGTAGCTAGGGATTATCCGAACTCCATTCCTTTGGTTGATTTACTGCCAATATTTATCTCAGCTTTGCTTGGCGCAGCTTTCATGGGTATTTATAATCGCTCAGAAATAGACTCTGATGAGGACTTCAAGAAAGCTAAGTCTAGGTTCAGTAAAGCAGTAAGCCTCGTTATATTGGGGTATTTCTTCCTTGCATTAGCTTTGTTTGTTTCTAAGAAGGGAGTGGAGGTTACTCCATTGGAAGTTAGACAGGTAGATGCAACAATAGTAAATATCTATAAAGATACTGTACTCCTAAGCAATAACGGTTCTTTCGAAGGAGTTAAAGACGTAACAAACGTAAGTGGCTTGAATATCGGGGATAAAGTAATAACTATATCTCACGAAGACAAAGTTACTCACTTTAAGTCTTGGACTGGTTATACTACAGACATAAAAGAAAAAACAACAACTCTAAAAGTCAACTAGACTTGGTAGGGTAGTGAAAGGTAAAGAATGAGACTATCAAAATCAGACAGGCGATTTCTTGCATGGGAGGGGTTCTTATCGTTAGTTCTCCTCTTTCTTTCTATTGCAGGTATCGTCTTATGTAAGTTCGCCTTGGGTAGCGAGCTATTAACTTACGGTTCTTTGATCTTAACGGGGTACTTCCTCGGCAGTAGCGTAGTTTACCTTAGAATTGCACACCTTAAGTAGCGTAAAAATCGGTTTTTGCAAATTTTCCTTATTTTTGTACATATCGAAAATGTGGGTTAAATGCCTTAGCCTAATTGAGCGAAATTTTCGCTTAATGGTGCTTGAAATTTTTTGAAGACTTTGCTACAATTATATATGGTTAGTAGTTGGTAGACTACTGAAATAAACTGTAATTTTAATCGCCTATCTAAAAGGCAAGGAGGTACTATGGGAGTTAAAACTCGTAACAAACTAAAAGGGCATATCGTAAGGTTTCTGAAGGCGACAGAAGTAAGTAATTTGCTAGTATTCTTAGCTATTGTACTGATTTCTAGTGTTGCATTTATTGTAAAGAGCAACAATTCTGCACTAATCGGTGCGCTAAATATTGTATTCTCTTACCAACTTATCTTTACTTTGGGTACAGCTCTCTTGCGTATTATCCTAGAGTATGTATGGGAGCGACGTTTCTTTGGTTTCCCTCTCAATAACTAGGGGGTATCTTATGGTAAGGTTAAGAAGATGGCTTTCAGAAGAACACAAATTCATCTTCTCCTTTATTCGGAACTTACAGATTTTGTTGGTGTTCGGTTCCATTATGGCAACACTTGTCCTCTTAGAGGCTAGGGTATTAGGTCATGTAGGAGATGACATCTTTCCAATGTTGAAGTTTGCTTTCTTGGTAGTGTTTTCCTTGGAGTTAATACTTACTATTGCCTATCAGGTTTGCTCTTACTTTTGGAAGCAGGAAGTCTTTGGTATGTACATTGGTAAGTACTACACAGTAGAAGAAAAGAAAGAGGTAGAAGAAGATGGAAAATCTTAACACATCTAAATATACCGAGGGTATAAAAGAAGAGCTCAAACGAAGGGCATTGGTAATGGAACGTATTCTCTTACTGATTTCACCTATCGCAGTGTTATGTTTGCTGAATGGAGTGTTATTACTTAGAGCTTTTGTAGAGTGGGTATTCCTAAAGCAGGACTTCTATTCAAATCCTAATCTTGTATGGGTAGGGTACACCAAGTACGTTATCTTGGCTTTAACCTTGGTGGTCTTTGTTTACTCAGCCTATGAGTCTAGAAAGGAACATTTGTATGGTAAACTCTAAAGATAGGTCAAACAGTAGTCCTATACCTAAGTCTGACAAATCAGATAGTGGTTCTTCTGAGGACTTTGACTTCTATGGTTTTACTAAGCCTTTTGTTTACTATTTTACAGTGTCAGTACTTATGTCCGTAAGCTTGGTTGTTTCCTCTTACGGTATTGATTTATATAACTACTCCTTGCAGGCTCAGAATTGGATTGTGGTTGGTCGAGTGGTGGTGTTAGTTTGTTTATTGGTTCAGGCTCTATTACTAACAATGTGCTTAGGTTAAGGGGTATCTTAGAAAGAAGGATTTAATTGTCGAGAAAGAATAAAAAGGTCAAACATACAGCGGACTATTATATGAGAAGAAAGAAATTCTTTTCATCATGCTCTGATGCTTTTAGTGTCATGTCTGTTACTGCCTTAATTATGTTACTTACTGGAACATTTGAAACCATGTTTCCTTTTGGTGTAACTGGTTTATATAGTATCTTCATTATCGATACCTTGTGTATCATTATGAAGTGGACTTACTACAAGAAGGCAGTTAATGCAAGAAAAGAGTCAAAACGTGAGTTAAATGATCCTAGTGAGGGGTAGTAGAAATGAAAGTTTACAACATCAACTTGGGTATCGGCTTTGCATCTAGTGGAGTTGAGTATGCTCAGGCTTATCGTTACCAACTCTTAAAGGAGCTTGGTATTGAACAAAAATACATTTTCTTAGATATTGTATCTAGTTCTAGTACCTACAGTCTAGCAGAAAATATCGGCATTAGTGCAAAAGATGTTTTGTGGTTCTATGACGTCCTTACAGGCAACTATATGCGAGATAGTATGGTTAGCTTACGTTGGTTGAAGAACAACTCCAAGGGGTATCAAATTGATGACTCAGATAAGTCTAAGGTGTATTTAAACCTTGATGAAGGCACTTACATCGTAGCCTACGAAGACAAACTCAACCCATCTTTCTACAACAGATTGGAGTATGTGGTAGACTACTGCCTAGTTAAAAAAGAGTACTATGTAGGCTTTAAAGTCCATTCTGTTGAGTATTATACTCCAGTGAACGGCAAGGCTTACGTTTATAAGCGTGACTTCTTTAAGAAAAACGGAGAAGTAGCCTTAACTGAGTTTGTTAAAACTCTAGATGACTCATCTTTCTTCTACCAAGGTAAGCATTACTCGTCTAAAGAAGCTTTGTTTGGGGTATTCTTAGACAAATTGGGTATCAAGAAGAAAGACTGGATTCTCCTAGATAGGTCAACTGGCACGGCTAAAGCAGTATTCTCTAGAAAGAATGACATCGGCTTTAGGCTTGGAGTAGTAGTCCACGCTGAACACTATGTGGCAGAGGGTATCACCGATAACGGTATCCTTTTCAACAACTACTATGAATATCAGTTCAAGAACCGTAACCTTGTAGATGCATTTATCTGCTCAACACAAAAACAAGCGGATTTACTTTCTAAACAGCTTAAAGGTTTTAGTAAGGTCTTTGTCGCACCAGCAGGTTACTTAGAAGAACTTCGTGGTGGGGGTATGGAGGATAAGCGCCCGAAAGGTAAGTTCGTAACAGTTTCTCGCTTATCTGATGAGAAAAATCTAGACCTACTAATCAGAGCCTTTGCAGTAGCTAACCAAGGTAATGTTCTGTCAGATGGTAGTGAGTTAACTCTTGACATCTACGGTGAAGGTGTCGAGCGTGAGAACCTAGAACGCTTAATAAAGAAATATGATGCTGAGTCTTTCATCACTCTAAAAGGTCACCACAAAATGGACGACCTTTACCAAGAGTATTCAACCTATGTATCTGCATCCTTTGCTGAGGGGTTCGGTCTTTCATTGATGGAAGCAGTAGGTTCAGGTCTGTTCATTGTAGGTTATAATGTCGATTATGGTAACACTAATTTCGTAGTCGAAGGTCAAACTGGTATTCTCTGTCCTGTTGATGTAGATAATCGTGACTCGGACGAAAACATCTCGTACTTGGTAGAGGGTATTCGCAAAGCAGTCAACGAGTTAGACAATTATGAGTTTGTCTATGACGTAGCTAAACAGTACCTAAAACCTCAGGTAGCCAAGGCTTGGAAGGAGTTACTTAAATGATTTTACTTGTAACAGAATACGATAATGTCGCTTGGGACTTGCACTATTCCTTGATCCGTAAAGGATTTAAGGGTAGTGTCCTATCGTTAGAAGATAACTTAACTCAGCCAGACGATGTTGAATCTATTTGGTCTGCTTTGTATAAGGGGTATGACCTCTCTGATAAAAAACCACTCCACATCAATGATTTTCCTCTTCCTTTGGACTGGGAAGTCGAACGTGAGGACGGCAGGTTCTTCATAAAGACAATCGATGGTATAGTCGGTGAGGTCTTTATGGAAGAACCTACTATTCATCGTATTGTATCTGAAGTCCATTGGTTTGACTCTAAGGGTTTCACTTACCGTAAAGATTACTACAATCGCTATGGTTTTCTTTATAAAAGTTCTACTTTTGTGACTGGTGTTGGACTAGTTGGTAGTCAGTTTTATTCTCCTAGTGGAGAAATGCTTGCCACTTGGAACCATCAAACAGACTCTGTAGTAGTTGGTCGACAAATTTTTCCTACAATGTCGAAGTTTTATCTCTACTGTCTAGAAGAATTGGGGTACTCCGAAGAGGGTATTACATTCAACAACTTGGGTACTCCTTTACAGATGCTTATTGAAAAAGCTAAGTCTGTAGGCGACTCTATGCCACCTAACCAGTTAATCTTTATTGAGAAAGTAGACGAACTTCCAGGAAACATCGACTATATCTTACAGCACAAAGAATTGAATACTGAATGTTATCTCGGTGGCTTCGAAGGTGCACGTGAGTTAGCTAAGGAAAGCGAAGGGGTAAACTTCTTCGAGTTCTATGCTCCTTTGTATATCTCTGATAAAACGGACTACTGCAAAGATGTACTCATCACAACCGAAACTGATGACTTGTGGTCTATCGAAAGGTTAGTCGATTCTTGTCCTAACAATACGTTCCACATTGCAGCACCGACTCTTATGTCTAGTCGATTAGGTGATTTGGGTGATAGAAGTAACGTTAAACTCTACCCACAAGCAACTCAAGTCAAGGTTGAGCAGTTGTTGAAGATGTCAGGTATTTTCCTAGACATTGCAAACTCACCTACGGTCTATGATGCTAATAGGTTAGCGCTAAGATACAAGTGCCTACGCTTAGGAGTTAGGGGTATCTCCAGCGGTGATTACATCTCCGAAATCAACATGGCTTACCCAAATGATTTTGAGTGGCTAAAAGATTTCATTGATTACTGTTCTCAGCATGCTGACTCCCTTGACCAGTGGGTTGCTAAAGAAAACTTCGCTCTTGGCTACAGTTATGACTAGTCAGGAGCCTTGCTTTCTTGCTCTAAATAGTGTAAACTATACTTATAGTATTTTAAAAGAATATGAGGTATAAATACATGTGTAATCATTGTCATTCCCATGAAGCAGTAGAGAAGTTTAAGACAGATTCTCGTAAGGCTTTCTTATCTTCTCTTTCTGAAACATCCTCTCAAATCTCTGAGATAGAGGTAGGTATCCTTGCTAAAGACGTAAAAGACTCAGTAGGAGTCATTACTTTTGGCTCTATCCCAGATATCTTGGGTATGTTAAATATGGTGTATATGTCCGTCTTAAAGGCTTCTCTTGAAAAAGCAAAGTCTGAAAACGATATTCAAATGGCTTTTATGTTGTTTAACCAAATAGTTAACATAACGGATGAAATTAAAGATTTCATGACTGAGTTAGATAAAACTACAGACGAAATCAAAGCATCTATAAACGAAGGGTAGGTTGACTATGGAAAAGTACAAAAAGTAAAACAAGATTTGCTAGACCTAGCAAACAATCTAGACTCCACTGAGGGTGTAATTATCTCAAAGGGTATGAACACTGGAGATAGGAATGATTTTGACATGGTTTACCACGAAGTTAATCCTCTTCTTGCCATTCCAGCACTGTTAGCTACCCTAACAGACATATACGAGTCAACTTTATCAGATATGGAGTTAGGTCTTGCAAAAGGTGAATTCTCCCCAGAAGAGTTGAAAGAGACAGACGCAACTATTGATGGTATGTTCTCCAAGCTTAGTTCGCTAATTAAAGACTTGCATGAAAAATCTTCAGAACGTCGCCAAACTATCCAAGAAAAGGGAATCAGAAGTAAAGAAGTAGAAAAGGAAGAAAAACTAAAATGACACAAAATGAACTTAAAGATGGCTTGCTCGTAGATGGACGTGTAGTCCTACGCAAAGAAGTAGGTGAATTCATGAAAGGTAAAGCTTTCAACACACCTAAAGAAAAGATTGCATTCTTTGCAGCCGTACACGCAGCAGAACGTGCTGAGGTCAACCCTCTGCAACTTACTGACACAGACTACCGTGATATTTTGTATGCAGTAAACATTGGCAAATATGTAGTTGATACTGGTAACTATTACATTAACATTGGTAACCCAGTAAAACGTGAAGAGTTTCTTTCACTCTCAGGTATTCAAACTAGCGATGAGGGAGTTCAAGTGTTTGATTGGGACTTCGAAGGTTTCTCAAATGCTAAACTCTTCACTCAAGAAGAAATCGAAACTATCGTCCCAGAACCATATCGTAACTCCATGTACCTTATTATGGAGAACATTGCTAAAGAGCGTTATGGTAAAACCTTATAGGAGGTACTCATGGTTTTAGTTTTAGGGTTTATGGTGCTACTCGTTCCTATAATGAGGTTAAAGGACTTCGCACTCAAAGAGGGTATTAGTTTTAAATGGTTATGGTTAAAGATTAAGTCTTTCAATCTCAACTCAATAACTTCAATCTCTTTAGGGCAGGTATTGTCTTATCTAAAGGGAATGATTACTGTACCAGACTCACATCTTGGTTTCCAAAAGTTTCAGGTAGAAGATAACCAAGAGACTTCCGAACTCTATACTATCATAGAATATCTATTGGGCATAGTTTGGGAAATTTAATAGTACATAGTAGTGTTTAAAGCAAGCCATTGTGCTTGCTTTTTCTATATCTTCTTGGTACAATAGTAGTAGAAATTGGTTGTGGTATATTTTATACCAAAGATTTAGACCATTATTGAAGGATATCTAATATGAATGAAGGTTATATTTTGGTAGTTTGTTTAAATTGCAGATTTAAGGGGTTAGTTCCTATGTTTACAGGTGAAAGTAAGGATGATTTGAATTGCCCTAGCTGTAATTCAGATAATATTGAAGTTTATTAAACTTACTGTTTAGTTAGGAGAAAGAAGAATGACTGTTAAAGAATTGAAAAAACTTATTAAGTTAGACTATAGAAGTTCGATTGTATATAAACGTAATGACATAAAAGTTGAATCAAAAGATGAAGACATTATTGTTAGTATTTCAGCTAATGCAGGTTGGGGTGGTTTTGTGCAATATACTATAGAATTGGAGTAGTGGGGAAGTTATGACAGAAGTAAAAACATTGACTATGGAGTCGGTAATACAGCCTAATACACAGTTCTATGTTCATAACGGGCATTATACCCAGTACTTTGTTGAGGACATTTTAACTGGCGAGCTTGTTATGGTTATATATCCAGATGATGGACCTGTAGTCAGAAAGGTAGAAGAAGGTATAACTTATGCACAGTTAAATCCTAAGCATAATGGAACTGTACGCTTTATGGATGAAGGTCTTAGTCCTTTCTACAACTCCGAATTTGTTACCACATCTACTGGTATCTTCCGCATCTTACTGAAAGAAGGGGTATCTTACCTATCCAGAAATATGGACAAGTTGAAGAAGGACTTTTTCTTCCATCTAGAGAGCTTGGCTACTGGTGACTCAGAGGTGTTTAACTTTAACAGTATTCACCAAAAACGTACAAAAGAGTTCTATATCGATTTGTATAACTTACACACTACTGGTTCTTCAGAAGTTAAGGCTTTCATTAAAGGTCTTATCTATAACGAAGAGTTTGCTAAAGCTTTATCTCACGGAGAGACTATTAAGGCTACAAAGGACTTGAGTGTTCTTAAGGGTATCTTCAACTCAACAAAATATGGTTACTTTGCAACACCAGGTGGTTACAACTACGATGGTTCTGATTACCAGTTCTTTACTCAGCTTAGTGAAGATGGTTCTCTCGTAACTATCAAGAAGTTCTTTTCCCCATCAGATGATGAAGAGCCTCGTAGGTTAGTCGCTAAGCAAGAATTAACTGTGGTAGACTTCCAAAGTGAATTAGCAGACATTACTGAACGTAATTTAGGTAAGTCTTTCCAAGAAATACTTACGCTATTTGCAGAAGGCTCAGGTTTCTTCTTTGCAACTGAAAGTGTAGGGGAGAAGATGCCAACAAATTATATTGAAGACTTATAAAAGGAGTACAATAGTATGAAAAAACTATTAAAACAGTTCGCCACGTCTAAGTGGTTCGATTGGTTCGGTGTTGCATTGGTAGTGGGTATCGCTATCTCAGCAGGGTATCTAGGAACACGCCTAGATAAGTTCGTTAATTGGGGTTCTTGGACTGCCTTAGTGCCTTTTGGCTTAATCTCAGTAATCAACGTGGGTATCTCCATGCTATCCACTAGATTTACTGGTAAACTAAGTAAACTAGGCAACTACTTGGGTATCATCAATGCAGTTCTCTCAGGTTTGATTGACTATATCCTTGGTAATAAGGCAGCCATCATCACCTACCCTGTTACGTTCTTGATTTACCTTGGCGCTATTTACTGGTGGAATCGCTCTGAGGACGGTAAAGCAAACAATTCTACCAAATACAATATGTACTTGGTACTTCCAACCTTAGTTATTGTTTCCTTAACTTTCTCTTGGGTAGCTAACTATGTAGGGTATGGTGGAAACATGAACACCTTAGCCTACATCACTACCATAGCCTTTGCCTTATCATTGGTAGCTAACGCATTGAACTTACTTAAGTTCACAACTCAGTGGTCGTTTTGGTTATTCTACAACTTTGTACAGTTATCCAAAGCCTTTGTGCAAGGTAACTTTGCCAACGTTGGAAAGTATATCTTCTACATCTTAAATAGTGTAGGAGCACTGTTCATTTGGAAAGATTCTGAAGAGTAGTGTACTGAAGGCAAGTTTAATAGGCTTGCCTTTTTCTTATAATTATAGTAAAATAGTTCTAAAATTTATTGGTGTACTATTATAGTACAAAAGGAGGTATATGAAAATGGCAGAAAACAAAGAAACTGAAGCAATAATCAAGGGTATGACTGGCAGAGATTTCTATACAGACACTCGCAAGTTGGAGCTTTTGCATCGTTTAGTAGTTTCAGGCGATATTAAACCTCCTAAGTTAGTGTATTCTCACCTAGGTAAGAACCATATAGAGTACGCATTTACTTCTGTGGATAGTATTCCTTTTGTATCTTCTATTGTAGAAGTAGCAGAATCCTTGGGTTTAACTCACGGCATGAATTTTGTAGATACTGTGTCTGTAAAAATGAATCACTATTTTTACGTTGCTAATGACCTTGAAGGTAACTTCAGTATGGTAGCTAAGTATAGTGAAGATACATTCATCTCTTCTGAGACTATTAGAAGTATAATTGCAGATGGCTACAACATCGAGTTTGATGGTATTCTTGTAGTAATCACCTTAGCTGAAAGTAAGGGTATCAAAGAAAACTTAGAGTCTTTCAAGGCTCTAGCTGACAAGTTTCCTAACGGTTTCCACAAGTAAGAAAGGTATTTAAAGGTTCAATTATGAAAAATCGTCTAAGGTTAATGTCTATCTTGACGTTAAGTTTACTGGCTCTTTCCACTACAGTTCCTAGTGTAGTGGAAGCACGTGGTGGTCACGGAGGTGGTCATGGTGGACATGGAGGTTCTCGTGGAGGGGGTAGCCGAGGAGGTGGCTCTCGTTCAGGTGGTGGCTTTAAGGGTGGTGGTTCTAAATCAGGTGGTTCAAGGAGCGGAGGTGGTTCTAAATCAGGTGGTTCTAAATCCGATGGGGGTACTTCCAAAACTGGAGGCTCTAACAGTAGTAAATCGACTGGTAGTGGTTCAGGTTCATCAGGCTCTACATCAACACCTAAACCCAATACTCCCTCAAAAGCAGACCCTAAACCTCACAGAGGAAAGAGCGTAGAAACTAAAACAGGTTCTACTGCAGACTCTAAACTTAACAGTGACAAGCCAAAGTCTAGCAGTTCTTCGTCTTATAGGGGTACTTACTTCTATCCACGTAGTGGTTTCCGTAGTGGAGGTACTAGCCAAGAGGAAGAAGAAAAGCGCAAACAATACTACAATACCAATAACTACTATTATGGTGGTTCACGCTTTGGTAGTAACTCCTTTGTAGAAAATCTACTTTGGTACAACTTGCTATTTAATGGTTCAAACCACAACACCTACAATAGCTATAACTCTTATCCAACTCCTTTATCAACACCTACTTGGTCTGCACCTAGTACGGTAAGTCAACCTCAACAAAAAGCTGAAGACCAAGTCACCCAAAGTAAAGGGTACTTAGACTGGCAAAAGATTGGCAAGATTATCATGGGTATCGCAGTAGTAGGCGCTCTAATTACTGGTGCTTTATGGGTATTGCACAAGGTTATGGGTAACTAAGAAAGGAACAATACAATGAAGAAAACGTTAATTGCTATCGGAAGTGTGGCACTTGTTGCCTTAATCATCGCATTTTCTTTTATGAGTTCGTATAACGGTCTTGTAAGTAAAGAAGAACTTGTTAAGAGTGCAAACTCAAAGATTGAAGTTGCACTCCAACGTAGAGCTGATTTAATACCTAATGTAGTTGAATCTACTAAAGGGTATATGAAGCACGAAAAAGAAATCTTCTCTAACATTGCAGACGCTCGTTCAAAAATTGGTTCTAGCGATAAATCTACAAAAGAAGAAGGTCAATCAGAACTAAGTTCAGCTATTTCTCGTCTATTGGTAGTAAAAGAAAGCTATCCCGAGTTGAAAGCTGACACTCAAGTATCTGCACTTATTGCTGAGTTAGAGGGTACTGAAAATAGAATTGGTGTTGCTCGTACTGATTACAATACTATCGCTACGGAGTACAACCAAGATATTCGTAAGTTTCCTAAAAATATCTTAGCTAATATGTTTGGTTTCAAACAAGTGGACTTAATCAAGGCTGACGAAGGTGCAAAAACTGCTCCTAAAGTAAACCTTTCTGAATAGTCCTGTGGGGTATCTCTTATGAAAAAGTTAATTTTACTTTTAATTGCTCCTTTGCTATTCTTCATGTCCGTTGTGTCTGCTGATGTAAATATACCAGAGCGTCCATCAAACGGTATTTACGACCCCAATGGGTATCTAAACTCGGTAGTCGCAGACACTCTAGCCGACATGAATAGTAGTAGTGAAACTCAGGTGGGTATCTACATTGTTGATACTCTCGAAGGAGAACACATCGAATCGGTAGCTAACAAGGTTGCTCGTAGTTGGAAGATTGGTAAATCCGACACTAACAGTGGTATTCTAATCGCTATTGCTATAAACAACCGTAAATTCAGAATAGAAACTTCAAATGAAGCATCTACTTGGTTGACAGATTCTCGAGCTAGGGAGTTACTTGATGAAGCTAAATCTTACATGAAAGACGGAAATTACTCCGAAGGAGTGTCCTCTATCTTGACTGGTATCTCCAACCTAGAATCTAAGAAAGTTGACATCGTAAAAGAGAATGAAGAGCGCCAAGCTAAGTTAGATAAAGCAAAGGAAGACATGGCTCGCAACACTGAGCGTTTCTTCTATCTTCTGCCCTCATTCCTTGGTCTAGTGGGTATTGGAGCTCTAATTGACAGGTTTTCACGTCTTAGACGTTCTAAGTTCGACTACGAAGGTAACAATAAGTTATATCCAGACTCTTATGGCTTTGTTTACAATAAGTCTTGGGCAGACGGAAGAACAACAGAATATTTCCACCAAAAGGTAGTTAAACGGTCATACTACGACTATCAAGGGTATGATAAACTATATCCCGATTCTTATGGGTTCGTACCTAACGAAACATGGACACCTTTCTTAGTCGATGCTTACTACAAAGAGCAAGACGAGAAAGAAAAAGACAAACTAAAACGTTCTCAATACGACTACCAAGGTAAAGATAAACTTTATCCAAGTAGTAGTGACTTTAGAGAAAATGACTCTTGGACAGACGCACTTACGGCAGCCTACCTTGCAGAGCATTTCCACTCGTCTAGTCATTCATCTTCGTATGACTCAGGTAGTTCAAGTTCTAGTTCATCTTGGTCATCTAGTGACTGGGGTGGTGGAGGCTTTGATGGTGGAGGAGCGTCAGGTGGATGGTAAAGAAAGGAAATCTATGTTTAAATTAGGTGAAGATTGGAAGAAAGACTTATCACTCCTTGTGTACTCTGCAGTATTGTGGGGTGTAGTCTTGCACTTCCTCTTTAAGTACGGAGTTGCTGACAAGTCATGGCTTGTGTCTATCGTATTCTCTGTACTGGTATTCATTTCATTGGTGATGGCTCTAGGTTCTGTGGTTAGGGGTATCCAGGCGAATAACGTAAACATCTTGACTCTGCTAGGTCAGCTTAGTTCATTCTCGTTACTCATCTTCCTCATGGCAGTATATGTGGGTGGGGTGGAAACAACTGAAACTCGTCAGGTAGTAGAGACTAGGGAATTTAACGGTTCTGTGGGTTCTAGAAACTACGAAAGAGGTTTACATAGCGTAAACTTCAATATCGAAGGTGAGGAAGGTGTCCTCACTCTAGATAATGTAGAAATGAAAGTAACCCTCACAGAGGGTACTCCTGTGCACCATATCAATACAGTTGCTATTGAAGAAACTCGTAAAGACTGGTTCAACCACACTAAGTCTTACGTTCGTAACATTAACCTCGTAGTCGATTAGTTTCAATTAGTTTTAATAGCTTTTATTTGGACTATCACTGTAGAAGGTACTTAAAAGAGGTTTAAGGACTCGCCAGTAGGCTTGTCATTTTTCTGTAAATGTTATAAAATGGAAGTAGAAAATTTCGTCTTGGTATTTTCTACGGATTGTACCTCGACAGGAGGTACTATCATGACACAGCTTACAACTATTGAGGTTAAGGCTTTTCGTCTTAACACTGCAATTCAGCGTTTTAATCAACTTTCCTTACAGAACCTAAGCTTGGTAAGTATTCATCGGAAATTCGGCTACTTCACCTTTGTATGCGAACTGGTCGACAGAGAAAACTGGAAAGGAGGGTTCAACCCTAAAGACAGACCAAACTTATCTGAAATGAGTTACAATGGGGTATGTCTCAGAGTTGTTTCCTTACTTATTCAGGCTTATGGTCAAAATATGTTCAGGGGCAGTTCTTGCTTGAAATATAATCTACATAAAGAGTATATTTCAATCCCAAGTTCTAAGTTCCTAAAAGATGAACCTATCTGTAAGGAAATCTTCCGTATCCTACGGTATCTCAGAAAAGAGAACCTTAAGCTAGACGCTGACGATTTACGGTTGTATGCTAGAAAACTTGGCTACGCAGTAGAGTTTGGTCTCCCTAGAGAATACAACTTTGGTGGTCGAGTTTACCTCTGCAAGCGTATTGATTTTGTTAAGAATGAGGATTAATCTATATGTATAACGACTTAAGTAAGTTAAAACTAAACTTGATGCTTGTAAGAAAAGCAAGCATCCGTGTTGCTTTCTTTCTGTTCCTAGTTTACCTAGTTGTAACGTTCATGCCTTGGCAGGGGTGGATTTCCGAGGAACTATCTAATGTTAGCTTATTTGGTTCTGCACTCTTGCTTTTCTTGTGTGTAACAATGGCTTTCTTGGAAGAAGAAGTTCAGAAAATCTTGAACAAGTCACCGTTTGGTGGTGGTCTGGTAGGTCAATTCTACAAGCCAGAAAATGCAATGGAAGCCTATAATGCAGGTGCCAAAGGTAAGGACGACTTGTTCTCCCCTATGGAAGAGGGTAGCGAATTGAATACCGAAGGTCAAGAGGGTGGGTTTAATTTCCCAGACCAAGAAGATGACTTCAATGAGGAAGGATTCCTTATTGGGGGTGTTGTTAAGTTCTCTGATTTTAAGGAAGATTACTTAACTGAAGCTTTAAAGAAACTTCCAGACCGTACAATAAGCGACTTCATCAAACGTAACACTGCAATCAAGGAAGAGACTCAAAAGAAATTCGACCTAGTACGAAATGAGTTTCTATCTCATGTGTTCGGTTTACCTTTAAATGAGGATAACGAAGTCGAAGAGTTGCCAGAAGGTGAGGATAGTGACTTATACGACATCAATTCTCACCTATCAGGTAGTTACCAGTCTGCAGCTCTCCTAAGAATACCAGGCGATTCTAGGTTCTCATATCAGAACCGTTTAGTTGAGTTGTTTGGGTCTTACTACGAGATTACTTTCGTATCTGAGTTCGATGGTGACCCAACAAGAGGTACAGTCGTTAAGTACCGTCTTAAATAGCAAAAAGCAGACTCCTTGGTCTGCTTTTTGTGTACTCAGGGGTATTTACTCTTAGCCTTAATTGTGCTAAAATAGTTCTATATTAGAAAAAGAGGTATAGATTTATGTTTAAGGGCTTGCTATCTAGGGTATCTAACGATAGTCAAATGGAGGACTACTATGCTTGCCAAGATGTTGCACGTAGTTACCTTGACTTTGGAGTTCCTAGAAAACTTGCAGTGCAGTGGATATGCGCTAAATTGAATGTTAGTGAGGAAATCTCAGAACGTGCTTGTGACCACGTTTACTGTCACTCTAAAGATTAAGTAGGGTTCTTCCTAGGTCTTAATCTCTTTACTATTGTTAGTCTTTTTAGCTTTTATTTTGGCTAAAGGCGCAAAAATTTATATGATTTGCAGTATATCTGCTTCGAAAGGTAAAATATGAAAAACGTAAAATATCTCTCAGCGTCTGCTTTGGCAGTACTTGCTCTTGGTTTTGCAACTCAGGTTGCTCATGCAGAAATTCAAACTGACACAATCAACGAGAAGTGGGGTAAACCTACTTTGGTGTATGGTTCTAGCCTAACTAATCAGCAAGTAGACGACACTAATACTGCATTCGGTATTAAAGATATTGCTAACGTTAGCCGTCAGCTTACAACTGTAGAGGACTACAACAAATTCATGGGTACTCAAGGTGAAAATCCTACCCTTATCTCATCTGCATTAGTACAAAAAGCAGACAAAGGTAACGGAGTTAAGGTAACAATCAAAACTCCAAACAACATCACAAAAGTAACTGCATTGCAGTATCAAAATGCAGCCATTACAGCAGGTGCTAGTGACGTAAACATTGAAATTGCTAGTCCAGTATCTGTTACTGGTGAATCTGCCCTAGTTGGGGTATCTAAGGCACTTGAAGCCAACGGTCAGCAAGTTGACCAAAAACGTGCAGAAGTTGCCAACCAAGAACTTTCTACAACTGCAACAATCGCAGAACAAAACAAAGATAACGAAAAATTCGACCCAGCAGCCCTAGACTTAGCGTTGTCACAAATCAAAACTGACCTTGCAAAGTACAAAGAGTCTAAAGGAAAAACTGCTGACAACAAAGAAGTAGAGAAGATTGTAAATAATGCCTTGAAAGACAAAGGTCTTAATAAAATTATCTCTCCAGAGCAAGTACAACAAATCATTTCATTTGCCAACGCTTACCAAAACACTTCAGCTATCGACTCTAAAGAGGTAAAAGAACAGTTGGAGAACTACGCAAAAACTGCGTATGATTCGCTTTCTGACCAATACAAGAAGTTTGTTTCTAGCGACGAGGCTAAGGGTATGTGGGAAGGAATCAAATCGTTCTTCGGTAACTTGTTTAGCTACCTTGGAGGTCTGTTCTCAGGCGATAAGTAATTCTAGGGTATTTTAGCTTAGATTGACTAATAATTTTATTTCATAGGACTGGACAAGTTTACTTAAATACGGTAAACTTGTTTTAGTATATAGTAGGTTTACTTTGGAGGTATTACTCATGATTATTTTGGTAAAAGACGACCCTAAACTGCAAGAAGATGTTCTTACAGCCGAGGTTGGTCAACATATTTATCAGCAAGACGGTCGAGATTACTATTTTGTTTGTAGTCTTTCTGACTATGTTGTTCTTCGGACGTCGCATTCTCAGTTCTCTAAGCAAATGACCTCTCTTCCAGAGGAAATTGTTGAAACTTTCAAGGAGCTTGCTTTCTTGTACTCTGACGGTCTCAAAATTTCAGAAGAGTTGGAAAATCTCTTTGGTGGTTCTTACACTTACTATAACTATTCTTCCCATGAGTTCTTCTTCACGCAGAACTGTATCGACTACTCTGCTGAAGCAGTGTTTGAGCCTTGGACTGTAGTTCTTAGTATGTCTAAGTACTGCGACGAGGTAGAGGGTGCTATCTATATGGACGAGCAAGGTGTAGTACATGACTTGTCTGTGGAAGATGTTGCTGAGTTGGGGTATTTGTTTAAGGCTCAGCTCTTAGCTAACAACAATGAGCGACGTGCTAAAGACATGGAATTGAAGGATTTGAGGACTGCCAAAGACAATTTGGATATACTTTAAATCTTGGTAGGGGGTATCATAAAACATGAAATCGGATAATTTGTCTGACGGAGAAGTTAAGAGGGTAAATCCTCTACCTTTCGATAATATGCACGAACTTTTCAAAACATCACAACTTAGTAAAGGGGTATAACTATGATGGATTTCTCTAAAGAAGTTACAAAACACATGGACAAAGGTATGAGTCAACAAGAAGCTTATGCGCAGCTTTTTGTAGATGCTTGGAGACGTAAACATCCAAAAAAGTTGAAGTAAAGGTATCGCCTAATGCAAAGGTTACAGGAGTTGAAGGAGGATAAAACTACATGAGTAACAGAAATTATGAATATCCAAAACAAAAGAAGGGTTTCACTCTTCGTTCTCAACCAACTAAGCAATTCGGAATGGCAAGCAGTGTTCAAACTGTTTATTACGGCAAGGTTTCTCCACGTTTAAACGGTTTTCCAACTATTGAGATGTCTGAGTCTCCTATCGTTATAAAATCTAAAGGGGAGCTTGAACAAGCTATTAACTTTTTACAGTCTAGTGGTTTTCTACCTCTCTATTGCTACCTAGTAGTGAATGAGGTGCAATACGTTCGCTCATACTACCCTTATGAAGACAAACATGGAAACATGAAGCAATCTTTGGCTGACTGTATCACACGTACTATTAGTGAACATTCTCTTGAAAAAGGTACTCCAACTTTTAACATTCGTGATTGGAAGGTCGGTAGATGATAAAATATAAGGAACTAAGATTTTACCAGAGCAGCAAAGTAGATGTAGGTGTCTTGCTTAAGTCGGTCTTTGATTTAGCAATTAACGGTGTTTCAAACACCAAAGTAAGTTCAATTTCGGTAAAACTTGAAGGTAATCTAGTTAAAGTTGCTCATACTGATGAGTATGGTCATGTATTAGAGTTTGGGTTAGTTAGGTTATCCACTCCTAAGGGAATAACTCACCTTAAATTAAATTACCTACATTCTTACTATTTCGGAAATCCTACTGATGTACTAAGTGTGCGTTTAGAGGAACTCTACGCTCTAGGTAGTAAGATAAGTTTTAAGTTGGCTAATAATGTATGCTACAAAATTTATGCAGAGTCTCCAGTTCTTCTGAACTATGTGTTATCTTCTGTCGAAGATTTCTTCAAATCTTCCCTCGGTGGGGTATCTGCTTTCGGAAGGGCTAAACAAGACTATGCAATTATGTATGATGTACAAAGTAAGGGTGCATGGTCTGTGTTGTAATATTTAATAATTTTTAGGAGGGACAACAAATGGTAGAAGAAGTTACAATGGTAGAAGTTAAAGAGTTCTTAACTCGTATGCGTAAAGACGGTATTATGGGTTTATGTCCTAAGTATTTCTTAGCTGAAGGTGGTTTTGTTAGTGATAGCAGATACCTAACAGTTATTCGTGATAAGGTAAGATTGGTTCTTAACGGTACAGTAATCGAAGGTAATTCGGTTGTTGCTCGCAAACTCTATCGTATGCTCAACCACAAGAATTACTCCCTCGTACCTTACTCAGTAGCTAGAGGGGCAGTCTAATGCGTGAATACTTCAAATTCAAGTACCTGTTCGCTCTAGCAGTTGTGGTTGCCTTACTTGGTTTGCTAGGAGTATGGGGTATCCAAGAAGGACGAACTAGTGGTCTGAGTGAACTTTCCATTTCTCAAACCTACACGGCTGAGCAGTTCATCAATCGTAAATCCCTAGACATTCACGTTTACGTTCTCTATAAGCCTAGTTGTCCTGTCTGTAAGGAGTTCGGTAATCCTATCTCTGACGTACTTAGGGGTAGGGATTCTAGCACTTACTCAGTAGTAAATGTTGAAAGTGGTGTTCCATCTTACTTAGTAGACTACTTCGGTAGCGAAACTTTTGAAGGCATTCACGTTCCTTACATCATTATCGCTCAAGGTAACTCTATTCTGTACGCTCAGCGTGTCGAGAGCTACGAAATTTTAGAGGACTTCAAAAGTACCCTTGAAAACATCAATATCTAAAATAGGTAATCAAACTGCCTATTTTTTCTTACTTAAACGCACTTGATTTTCACCGTAAACTCTGTTAAAATTAGTGTGTATTTAGAAATATTGGTACTTGGTTTAGTGGTTGCTAGAGTTACTAGGTTTTTCTCTAGTCTAGGCTTGCAACGTGGGTATCTGAATATAGAAGAGGTAATTATAATGGAACATATTGAAATCAGCACTAAAACGCAAAAAGAAGCTATTGAGGTTCTTGAATCTCAGGAGCTCTCAGCAAAGGTAGCAACTTCAGAACTTCTTTCAATGGAAAATTCTTTTTCTGCTTTTTCATGGTATTGTGAGGATTGTGGAGAGAATAACGAATCCGACCTACGTTCAGGTTGTGAAATCGAATGCGAACACTGTGGCTCTTATTGCCCCGATGTTGATGACGACACTTATAAGCTCGCTGAATTGGTTTATTCTGAGCTTGTTAAGCGTGGTGAATACTAGAATTTAGTAGAAATGAGGTATCTATCTATGACGGTAGTAACTAAACGTGGTAAATATGCAAAATATCGATATGAGGCTTTCTCAGCTTTAGCGTCTATGACTTTTGAACTTCTCTGTAAGAATGGTGCTTGGAAGGAGATTACTAAGAACCGTGTGAACGCAGGTTTGCTAACCTTTGAATGTAAAGGTAACGGACCTCAACTAGCTAACGTTAACGTTTACTTTAAAGGTAGTATGGTTGCTAGGTTCAGTCTCTCACATTTTCAAAAACCTACGTTTATTATCTATGAAGACTATAATGCTCACAACTACAGTGGTATTTACTTGGATAATGAGCAAGCAGACCTTATTTACAAACAACTTCGTGAAATGTCTAAAGTAACTGACAAGGAAGGAGGTTACATCTTCAACCAGTACCTCAAGGCAACACAATGGGGTATCCGTTATTGTTACCTCCTAAAGAACTCTGCACAATTCGAGTTCCTTTGGGGTAATCCAGAGCGTTAGAAAGGTAGTTTTTATGAGAATGTTTGTTTTAAGTTCTACATTTAGTGGAAGACTTATCTCTAATTTGTCTTACGACCGTAAGGAAAAGCAATATCGTGTCCAACTTACGGACAACTTAAATGAAGCTAGGGTATGGAAAACTAAAGCAAATGCAGAAGCACAGGCTCAACGCTTATTTGAGTGGAATAGGCGTGTTCCTTTTGAAGTTAAGGAAGTTAGATAGGTTTAATAATGAAACTAAAAGTTAGAAAACACTTTCAAAAGGACAAATTGTACGAAAAACTTACTAATCCTGTTACTCACAGTAAGTACAAGGCTTACTTGCACTTACTAAATGTAATAAAAGATATTCCAAGAAGTTGTGGTTTTACTTTACCTTACAACGTTGAAGGGTACAAGATTAAGGCAAGCCAAGATTCCCAAGGCAATCTTCTCTTAGATGTTTTCTACAGACGTCAGAATTTCCTTAAGTTACGTTTAGAGTATGGGTTTGTAAAGAGTGTGGATTTCCCTTTAGTCCGAATTCCAGTAGTAAATACATGGCTTGAAGGGTATTATAACTCCCCTATAATGGAGTGTATTGAAGTCCTACAAAAGTACGATGGGGTATCTGAACCTCATATCTCTTGGGACTTTACTGGTAGTTACAAACAACTAAAGAGTAAGTACATCTGTTCAGATGGTGTTACTCGGTATGAGAAGCTATAAAGGTGTTAGTAAATGTCAAAGAATTATCTAAGAGCATATCCAAACTACAAACAACAAGCCCTCAACAAAATCACAAACGTACTTATGGGTATCCTAAGAGAAACTGACTTCTTTAGAAGATTTCCTCAAACGTTTGGGTATCTCGACAAATTCTTTCTAAGTTATGATAAGTTATACTTCGAAAAAGATTTCCAACTTGCTAACGGGGGTGTGGTTGAGGGTTTCCAAGTATTGTTTTGGGGGAGACGTTGTTTTCAACTTAGGGGTAAAGATATAATTTACTCTACTTCACTATCTTACCAAAGACGGCAACTAACTGAAGAAGAATACAACACAATTTATAAAAACCTAGAAGTACTGCACAAATTTGCAGGAAGTAGTTACGAAACAATTCAGATGAAGATTGGACCTATCCAACGTTATTCTATTGACTACAATATAATGAAATTTGAAGGTATTTGGGGCAGCACTTACGGAGAGAAAAGGAGTCTAGCACGATGAGTAACTTACACATTGTTAAACCTTACTACAAATACAAACAAGAAGCCTACAACAACCTAAACCAGTTAGGTAAATCTTTGTTAGAGGAGTTTGGTTTCTATAAACAGTTTCCAGAATACGCTAACGATGATTTAGTAATTTACAACGAATCTTCTAGTCATGGTGGTACAGTTAGTTTCTGTTTTAACCGAAATGGTTGGGAAAATCGCCTGTGGGTATTTACTCTAGAACCTAACTTCCGCATTCATAAGGTGTCTTTCCTAGAAGGCAGAAAAGAACTAACTTTGGAAGAATCTCAGATTATTTCCAAGAATGTAATAGCGTGTTTTAAAACAGGCTCTAACTCTACGGTAGTTAAGAAGCTAGGTTCTGCAATCACTTCTTGGCGCATAAGTAAAGATGGGTGTCACTTCAGTAACATAAACGGTGCGACTTACGTTAACAAAGATAGGGGGTATTAGATGACTAGAAATACATCAGAAAGAAAGAAAATAGTAAAACCTTACTATAAGTACAAACAAAAGGCTTTCACAGACCTTGTCAGGGCAGTTGAGGTAATTGCAACTAGGGTATGGGGTAACGGTAAACCCTTAAATTTTTCTCCTAGCGACTTCGTTTTTGAGATTAACTACACCTTAGGTAGTTTCAAAAGAATAAGTATCTATCGTGGGGGTAGTTCTCTTGGTGAGATAGTGTATGAGAACGACGTTTTCTACAACTATTATGGTAGAATAAAAGACTCAGCTAAAGGAATCGAGAAGAAAAGAGTTGCTCTAACTTTAGAAGAGTTCAAATCCCTTAGAGTACCAGCTCTTGAACTAGGTAAGCTAACAGAAGACGAGCCTGCTGATTTCTTAATTTCTTATGTCGTAAAGGCTTCAGAAAATGAGATTGCACGCTACAATCCTTTCCCAGGAGGTGGGGGAGGTAATAGCCATGTATATTGGATTAAGGAGTAGTTACCAATGACAAAAGCAACAATCAAACCTTACTACAAATATAAGCGAGATGCTTACAAGAAAATACAAGATGTGGCAAGACTTTTCCTAAGGGAGAATGATTTCTTCATTAGGACTGGTTTACCACAAGACATTACGATTACTTTTAGGGGAGACTTAAGAAAATCCTTTGAACCTTATATAGAATTCTACATTAGGGGCGATAAGGTCTTAACTGTCTTTGGTAATAAAGTAATTGGTCTGCGTGGCTACGATACTAGGGAGTTCTTAACATCTAAAGAGTATAGAACTATTTATGAGAACTTAGTAATACTCTTTAAGCATTCTCCTAGTCAGAATGTAGCAACATTTATTGGAAAGCCTATCTCGGAATGGGAGATTACTGACGAGTACTGTTTCTTCCTTGAAGAAGGTGGGCATCAGTATATAAATAAAGATTGAGGTGAATAAATGCAACAAATAGCGTTATTAGAGGTTGAGGAAATTCCAATAGAGTATGTTGGTCTATTCTTGTTAATTGTTTTGTGTATTATTCTTGCAATATTAATAGATGGTAACAGAAATTAGGAGGTTTTATATGCTAGATTTACAACTATTAAACAAAGTAAATGAGGTTGAGAAACAAACAGGTCAGTCACTACCTAGTTTATTATCTAAAGTTCCTTTAGGAAATGTACTAACGGCTTTTAAGGAGTTACAAGTTGCTGACTTAGTTGAGATGGTAAGTAGTGTATCGATAACAAAACTTACACATGGATTAACTATTATCACTCCAGACGAGATTTCTCAAATTTCTGTTGAGAAGTTAAAGATCGTATTAAGGTATGGTAATATGGTTACTGTTGAACAACTACAAGCTACGTTCGGTAGCAGAAGTATCATAATAGCTATAAACAAGTTAAGTGAGGTTGAGTTAAAGTCTTTACTCGAAGAAGATAACTTCGAAGTTATGTCCTCTGTAATAAATGATTTAGCATTTGCCAAATAGAAACTTAGGGGTAAATTATGAAAACACCAGAAAATATAAAGATTAAAAGACGATTAGTAGGTTTAAGGAGAGTACCTACATTAATCGAGATTAATAACTACAAATACCCAGTACCTATGTATTATGTCTTTAGGTTAGACCCTGTCACAAGAGACACTAAATTATTATCCCTAACTGTAACAGATTCTTGGGGGAATCGTGTAAAGTTTGACACATATTCTACTTTAGGTTTAAACACTGGGTCTATGAAAGAAACTAGCTTGGTTGTTCTAATACAAGATCTTGTATCAACCAATAAGTCAAAGGTTACTTACCCTAAAGGTACTTTATCTTCAAAACACAAAATTACGCTAGAGTATGTAAGAGCGGGTAATAATGCAATAACCTATAAATTGCTTGCCGACGATGAATTTTACGCTTTCGTAAACTTAGAGTATATGGGTATCGACCAACTAGGGTACAAGGCTCTTGGTATAGATAACAGTTTTGCAGATGGTACTCTAAAAGCTTTGGGTATTATCTATACGTTATTACTTAAGACTTATAATGGAGATAAAGAATTAGTCGGATTGTGCGAACAACTAGGTAAATACTTTACTCCTACTCTTTATTCTAAGTTGAGGTCTGAGAAACTTCAGTGGTGATACTTTTCATGAAAACAAGAATTATTTTAACAGTAGGGTGTGTTGGCAAAACATACCTAGATAATAATTACTCAAACGTTTATGACTTCGATAAACATACATTAGACTACAAGTATGATAGAACAGGCTTTGAACATTTATCCAATGAAGAGTTTAAAGGACTTCCAAACCGTAAAATCAACGAAGGTTGGTTTGAACGGTATATGAAAGATTGGTGCAAGGTTATCGACTCTAATCAGTACGATGTGGTTACAGGTTGGATGCAAGAAGACTGCCTAAACTACTTGGTATCAAGGGGGTATCAAGTAGAAGTTGTAGTTGTAGATGTTGGTGAGTATGAGTCGGTATATCAAGAACGTAGTAAACGTAGGGGTAATAATAGTAATTATTGGACAAACCTTAGAGGTTACTATGATGAAACTCTTAAACTTTATAAGAATAGAACAGATATTAAGGTTACTGTTTTTGACAAACCTTACTATTTAAGTGAGTATCTTGTATTTTCAGGTATTATTTTAAAACAGTTGAATCGAGACGGTGACACGTATGTTCATAAAGTCGTAGAAAAGGTCGAATCTGTCTTTAGTGCTGAACATTCGCATCTGTCTCAGGATTTTGTAAATTTTTACTCTCATTTAGTTTTAACTGCATTATCTGCTAACATAGAGTTCACAAAAGAGATGGTTCATGATGCTTGGTCTGTTGTTATTTATTATAAAAACTGGAAAAGAGTTCATACTTCAATGAAGCCTTTTGATTATTTAACTAAAGAAGTTCAAGAACTAGATCAACCATACGTTGATAAATTGAATGAAGTGCTAAACTATTTCAAAGGTCTGAGAAGTCTAGTTGAGGTGCCTAATGTCAGCAAATAGGTTAGTTAAACTTTCTACTTACAAAAACGATTTCGGTTTTAACGTACCTTATCTTTTAGAGATAGGGTATCCTCAAGAAACTAATTATACGGCAATTTGTTACCCTATAGGGAGTTCGATATTCGGAGGAAATTTCGCTTTAGATATTGAATATAGACTGGTTGATGGTAGTTCAGTCAATCCTTATGCTAAGTATGATCTAAATTCAGGTTCTAGGTCAAATATCTCTCTTATAAAAGAGGTTTTAAAAATGATATTTGATAAAAGAACAAAAAGAAGATATAAGGTTGGAACTTTATCTCTTAATTTAGGGTTTGTTTTTGAATTAAACTCTGTAACAGATTCAAGTAGTAGTGTCACTATTTCAGCTAGTAATGGTTCTAAGGTGTTTGTAAACTTAAGATTATACTCTTTAGTGGAAGTAAATAAGTGGAGTAACTCTAATCCTACAAAGAATTTTTACTTGAATTTGTTATCTGATAACTTTTCAACTAAAGACGATTTATTTAGATGTGCAAGTCAACTCTACAGGGTTAAAACATCTTTACTAGCAAAAAATAAAAATTAGACGGGGTGTATATGTCAACAAATAAACCTTGGACTCGTAAAAAGCTATCTCAGATGCTTTATCACGCATTTATAGGTACATTAGCGGATAATACAATCGAGGTAGGGTGGGTATTATGTTTCAGTCTGCTAGCAGATAAAGGTCTTGTAGAAAGAATAACTATTCTATTTGGTGTAAACGATGCTTTCTGGGTTGTTCTTTCCTCTACATACTATACTGCTCGTACTTCAATGACTGCAACTCTACCTAAACTAATAGAAAAACAAGGGTTGAGTATAGAGTCTAAAGTAGTTAAAAATCATATATACCTGTTCTACCTTATGTTACTACCCTCAGCTATTGGTAGTTTTATGTTTCTGCCTAAACTCTTGTTAATCCTAGGGGTATCGCCAGCAGATTTGCCTTTCTACACACCTTACTTCCAGCTATCGATCCTTTCAATTTTAATTGCAGCACCTTGGTCAATATTTATTCCCTCATATCTAAGAACTAGGGGTAGAAGTAAAGAAGCTACAATTTTAGACCACGCTAATGCTTGGTCTATGCTGATAGGTATTTTCTTTACAACTCATGTCTTACAGTTAGGTGTAAATGCAGCTTTAGTTGTAAACATGATAACTAATGCTATTCCACTTTATTGGTTCTTGTGGAAACAGCCAATACCTAATTTCTTTTCTAAAGGGTTTGAATTTTCTTGGAAAGAAATCAGAACATACTGGAAAATCGTAAAATGGGAATTAGTTAGACGTCTTGCGCCTAGGGTATCAGCCATCATTGGTGTCGGACTAACTATAACAGTTAATCCGATTTATGCAGCTATAAAATATTGGATTTCAAACCTAATGATGTTACCTGAAGGTTGGGTAGATTCTATGGCAGGATTGCTAAATAGTCACGTATCTAGAAATGTTGGTTTAGATGAGGCAATTCCTTATAAAGACAACAAATTTGTATTTTGGAAATCTGTTATTGGGGCATTAGCATCGATTGTATTGCTATATCTTATCGCATATTTCGGTCTAACTTGGTTACCAAGTTCTATCTATCAAGGAATTATATCTCCAATATTGTGGGTATTCTTGCCCATCGAGGTTATTACTAAGTTAAGATATTATATGTGGCTCTCAATTAGCCGTTCGTATCGGCATGATTTAAATGGTGTTGCTCAGCTTATTTACGCAATCCCCACTGCAATATTGACACCTGTATTACTGTGGTTGTTCCTACATTACCTACAACTTAGTTTCGAATCAATCTTCGCAGTTGGTGCAATTGTTAGTTCAATTCAGTGGTTTGGTGCCGAGTTATACTTCCACTATAAATTAAAGGAGCGGTGATATGGGTAAGGTAACAAAATATCCAAAATACAAACAAGAAGCCTACTCTCGCCTTGATAAACTGTTTAAGGGTATCCTAAAAGAGAGTGGTTTTTATACGCAACACCCAGAACTTGAGTCTGAGGGGTTGGTATTCTGTCATGACCCTAATGAAAACATTGAAGGTGAGCTTACTGTTTCTATTAGGGGTACGAACTTGATTAAGGTGCATGGTAAGGAATTAATCTACAACATACCTAGGGGTGTTCATCTAGTCTTAACAGATAAGGAGCGTCAACTAGTGGTTAAAAGTATGACTACACTCTTTAATGCAGGTACTTATATGACTGTAATTAACTATATAGGCGATGTGCATAGTTGGTACATCTCTTCAGAAATCTGTAGGTTCTGTGGAGTTTATGGTGAAACTTACATCAATAGTAAGTCTTATAGTCCTCAGCTTATTGCACAATTTTCTAAGAAACATAACAACTAGGTATTTGTCCTAGTTGTATTTTATCCTTTAAAGGTGCTTGTATCTAAACTAAAAGTTTGGTAAACTATACTTATAGGTTACTTCCTTAGAGTTGGTAGCCTATGGACTATATAACTCTTGGGGTAGGGAATGCCCCTTGAAGCACCCTTGGTCTAATGGAGATGACAGTGGACTTCTAATCCTCTAATACTGGTTCGATTCCAGTAGGGTGCGTTAAGCCGATTTATGGGTACTCAGTCTAATCAACTGTGGTGCACGAGACAGAGCTTACACTATTAAGTACAGCGGGCTTGGTTGAGGGTGATTCCTCATTAGGGTTTAGGATGTTGTGGCTGATAGTGATTCAGTACCTTTAGCTTAATTGGTAAAGCCCTCGGCTCATAACCGAGTCACCGCAGGTTCGAGTCCTGCAAGGTACATATTTAAAAGGAGTGTATTATGGATAATTATTTAAAGGACAATGGTAGTTATATCCAGAGAATGAACAAGACAGTCGATTCTAAGTTTGGGGTAGTTAAACCATTCTTAGGTAAAGGTGTTAAAATATTGGATTTTGGCTCAGGTATCTCTCCTAAGTTCATATCAGATGTAGTTTCAACTGGAGCGGAGTATTATGCATACGACATTTCTACGACTGTCCAGACTGAGTTGTCTAGAATGGGAGTATCGGTCTTAACTAAGAGTGACTTGTTAAACTCAACCATTAAGTTTGACGTTATCTACCTATCTAGTGTTTTCCACGAGATTATGAGTTACCTTAACCGTCAAGAGCGCACAGAAACTATAGAAATGCTTGTGTATTCTCTAAAAACAGGTGGCTCTCTAGTTATCCGTGACTGGGCAAATCCTGATGAGTCTGAATCCTTTACTCTACAGCCTGTATCAATTCAGGCTCAAGAAGAGATAGATACTTGGGTTCACGAACTCCAAAGAAATTCAATTATTGGTGACGTCGAGGTAAAAGCAGATGGCTCCATCGTAACTACTGTAAAAGACGCCTATGAGCTTATCTTTCATACAGTTTGGGGTTTAGGTTCTCTAAGTCGTGAGTCAAAAGAACAGTATAGTATCACTGAAGCACTGCATAAGTGGATTCTTTCTCCTTGGAAGGACTGCTTAGAGTTACAGGATAGCTACACATCTAAAGATAAAAGTTACTTGGTATATCTACAGAAATACTTCAAATTGGATTCAGTTCCGTTTGACACGAAGTGTGTATGTATATTTAGAAAGAAGTAGAAGGTTTCTTATGAGTCAGTATGTACGTTTCTCGCTTACAGGGGTATTATACTTCCCTTATTCTAGCAAAGATTCTTTGTCAAAAGATGCCAGCAAATTTAAGGCAATGTTAAGTAACGCTTTATTCTCTTCTCCATGCGTATTCTTGCCTAGTGAGTTCTCAGTTTCTTTGAAGAAAGCTAATGACCTTGGTTTCGTTCTTCGTACTGATGATGAGGATCGTTCTACCTTATCTTACCATTTATCAATTATGGCTCACGCAGATGCTTACAGTTATGATGAGGTTGACAGTCTAGTACACAAAACTCTTAAGGAGGCTCTTACTAAATCCCTTGCAGGTCTTGTAATCTTCTCGTCTATCTCTGAAGAGAAGGACTCACGTAGAGCAAGGTTTAGGTTGGGTAGTCAGTACCACTTCAACAAACGAACTGGTTTAGTTTATAGTCCAGTAAGAGACTTTGACAATAACTTTTAACGGGGTACCCAATGAGAAAAGCAGATTTACCACAAGGCTATTTCAGCAACCAGATGTTAATGAATGGGCTAGTTTTCCGTTCTCTTTCCTTAGAGAGGTTAGTTGCTTACAGGGGTGAGTCTAGTCACTCAGGAACTAATATGGCAAACTATGGTAGGGGTATCTACTCAACCACTAATCGTTCTTACGCTAGTAAGTTTGGTAAGGTACGACAAGTTGAGGTAGAAGAGTTACCTTTTAAACCATTACGTTTCAAATCTGCTCTGTGGTTCGATGAGTTCGGTCACGAACTACAAAGAAAGTACGGAGCTGACTGGTTTGCATCTAATGGTTATGTTGAGGGTATCATCAGAAAGATGGGTTTTGATGGTGTAACTATCGGAACTGGTAAAGATATGATTATTGTAAAATATACAGACGTTAAGTAAAGGAGTATTCAATGCACAACTTTCACGTAAGTTTGTTAGCTAATGTTAGTTTTCCAAAACTAATTGATTGTAGTTTTCTAGCCAGTACCTTTAAAACTGGGTTAGTTGTGGAAGGTGGGTATTCAGACGAACATATTTCAGTTTCATTGAATCCTATCCTCGGTGCTAATGCTAAAAATCAACAAGGTTACAGGAAAAATGAGTTTTTATACTCTCTTGTGGTTACTGGCTCAGCTACGGCTAATACTTCCTTACAACTAGGTAAATTTTTGTATCAAACGCTTAACGAATTTACAGAAAAATACGCTCGTTCTTACTTCCTTTATAGCATGTATGTCGAAAGAGCTGACAAGAAAGATTTCTGTGTTCAATCCAATCACGAAAGGGTATTCCATGTCTAATTATACTAAATATGACGGTTCTGTCATAGAGGTAGACTCTAAAACAGAGCAAGTTTACTTACTATGGGTTAAAATCATTCAAGAGTTCGCTCGTTTCCGTAACTCAGGTCGCTTTCCTTTTTGGTCTTATGGGGAGTATCTTCGTAGAACTGACTTTCCTAGTACCAATGTAGGGTTTAAACGGTTCTTGAAGTACACTATGCCACGTCAGTATGAACTTTACTGTGCTGAGAAGTTTAAGGCTACGGTAATGAGTCAGCTAATCGAAGAGGTTTGTCGCAACAATTGAGGGGTTAAAATGACAGAAAAATATGTAAAAAACGAAGAACTACTTCATCCAGAACGTTACATGCAAAACAAAATTGAGTCTTGGGACTTCACTATGCAATCGCTTTTTCCTCACACTATCGCAACGGTAGTTGAGTATGTAATCCGTTACAAACATAAGGGTGGTTTACAGGACTTAGAGAAGGCTCTTAATTGGGCAAAGAAAGCTAGTCAGTCTTATGAGTACATTAGGTTGTGTCGCCCCTTGGTGGGTAGTCAAGATAACTACTTTGAAATCGCTCCACTTGTAACTGAATCTAACTTCCCAGACTTATCTTGGACGCAGATATTAGTTCTTCGTCAGGCTCAAATATTGACAGCTGACTTGGGTAGTCAAGACAAATTCGATAAGAGTATTACTCGCATCCTTGAGTTACTTGAGGTCTTGGTAGATTTGGAGAAACAGTGTCTGGAAGCAGAAGGGGGTATCGGCAATGATTTCATGGAAAAGTAAGTTAAAAGTTTTTCGTTACTACCTAAGCGTAGAGTTTCTGTTCCTAGTTATAGCTGTCTCATTGCTAGTAGGTTCTAGTAGGATTCCTAGTTCTTCTAAGTTCGAACTTGTTGACCCTAGATTCATCTTCGTGTTTTCGGATACGCTAATTACTATAATCTTAGGTTTCATGGCTATTCAATTCTTAATCATCGTGTTCTCGTATAGGGGTAGTAACAAGACGTTGTCGGATTTTACAGAATGCTTTGAAAGTGCTTTTCGAGCTATCTTTCCTAGCCTTTACAGGGAAGCGTTGTCGTTGGAAGAATAGCAGGGAGTATCTAAAATGGCAAAATCATTATCGAGCTTTAAAGAAACAATTCAAGTAAATACTCGTCTTAACGTAACTAACTATGGTAAAGGTCAAGATTATATTGGAACTGTTTACTCTGTAAATAAGACTTACTTCACCGTAGCAAGAGAGGTTTCCAAAAAGTTCTATGATGAGTGGAGTTCTATTCTTAATAAAGGTAGTTTTGTAGTAATTGATGACAAACAACTAGTATCTTCGCCTAAATACTTTGCTCTTTCTCGTATCTACTGGCAACCAGCTAGGCATTCACGGGTTGTAAGCGACTATATTATTGAGTTCCTTAGTTATCCAAACAAGTTAAGTAACGGTAAGGTAATTGCAGAACCTTTTAATGGTGTTCCTGTTGGTCAAACTTGGTTGTCTATCACTAAGTTAAGTAGTGTAGGTTATACGAAATATTGGTAAGAATTTGTTTAAGGAGTATTTTAAGATGATTTCATGGAAAAGTAAGTTAAAAGTTTTCTACCCTAGCCTAATTGTAGTATTTATACTAGCAATCTTTATGGGGTATCTATCTACATTGCAACAGCCTTGGGTTTTGCAGTCTATTGAAGAACATTTATCTGAAAGTTTAGCGTTAGTAATTAGTATTGAGTTGGCTATCATCTTATTTTCTTTTAATTATAAAGAAAAGTCAGGGGTACTTCAGCAAGCAACATTTACTATGGAACAAATCTTTCGGTTAGTATTTCCAAATTATTATCGTCGTGCAGTTGCTTTAGATGGAAAGAGTGTAGCCGATGCAATTTAGTACAATCACCACAATTGTAGCCTATGCGCTTATGTTTAGGCTCACGCTCGGTTCTATTCTACTTACCATTACTAAACTCATGTTTAAGGGTGAACGAATCGGTTCTTCAGTAGCTTTCGACAGGTACTTAGCTAGAAAGTCTGCTTATAAGATGGTAATGACTTTGGCTTATGTTATCGTCATTAACGTAATCAGGTCGCTCGAATATCCTGTTCAGCAATCTCTATTGCTAGTGGGTATGCTCGTTCTTATCGAGTTCTCGGTGTTCCTTTACTATGAGTTACCTAGTTATGGGTATTCAGAACTTAAGAATGGTTTAGGTCATTATCGTTGGTTCGTAGTTTAGGGGGTATCTCATGTCTAACATTAAAATCAGGTTTACGGTTCTAAAGTCAAAACTAATAACAAGTTCGGTAATGCTTGTCTTTCTCGTTACTCTATCCTATTTCTCTAGGTCATTGTACGATTCCATGAAGTTAAGTGTTCCGTATGAAGTTGTTTTCTTAGCACTTCTAGTCTTAATCGCAGTCATTTTAATGTCTGTACTGCTAAGTTTATTGTACATAGCTATCTCGGGACCATTCAGAAGTGTAGGAGAGACTTGTGATTCTCTAGAATTACTAGAATACTATTTAGATAGACTCTTTCGTTTCACTAACCCAAAAGAGTATGCTAAAGCAGTTGAACTTGGTATGCGTTAGAGGTGGTCAGGTATGGTTAAAATCTTTTCATTAGGTCTTTATGTAGGTTTCCTTGTATTTCTCTATATTGCAGAGTCTAAAGGCATCTTCAAAGATGGTAGCAGATTTAAACCATTAAAGCACTATGCAGACCATGTAAAGGTAGTCACTTACATCTACATTGTCTTTTGGTTAGTGGTATATCTGCTCTCTATCTCGGAGTTCAGTGGGTATCTCCGCATCAATGACTCTACATACATCTTACTTGCAGGGGTTTGGTCTTTGAACATCATGGCTATTGGCAATCTATCTGAGAAGTAGTAAAATAGTTCTATAGTTATTTAGACAGATTGGAAGTTAGTTAAATTTATGGCTAAAACATCTTATTACGCTATTAAGAATACAAAGCAAGTAGTTACCACTTGGGACGAATGCAAAGGTATCGTTAATGGAATGCCTAAAGCACAGTTTAAGAAGTTCTCAACTATGGAAGAGGCTCAAGCATTCATCGACTGTAAGGTTAGTGGTGTGAAGGAACCAAAAGTAATCCCTTACCAAAACGAGCAAGGCATCGGTGGTACAATTCGCTTGATTGAAGATGCCGACCCTTTCTCCTTAAACTTACATGGTACAGTTTTTGTGGTAGATGGCTCATTTAACGCAAAGACTGGTGTCTATGGTGGAGGTGTTGCAGTATATGACTCTTCTAAGAACCTACTAGAAACTAGACGAGTTAGTGGTAGTAAACCAGAGTTCGCTCAATCTCGTAACGTAGCAGGTGAGGTTATGGCTTATGCAACTGCTATCTCTATGGCAGTTGAGCATAGGTTATCTTCTCTTACAGTAGTCTGCGACTACGAGGGTATTGTCCGATGGTCAGCTCCTAAGTCCGTGGTAGTTAGAGGCAAGGCTTGTTGGGGTACAGGGGGTGACACTCCTATATCAGATTACATAAACCGTGTCCTAAGTTATGCTAAATCTCATGGAATTACTCACATACATCTTATATGGGTTCGTAGCCATACTGGTGTGAAGGTTAATGATTTGGTAGACCAACTAGCAAAAGAGGCAGTTGGCTTATAGAAGTAGAAAAGAGAAGCTTAGGTTTCTTTTTTTTTATTACCTAATGTTATCAGAGAACGAAGTATATACTTTTGCATTTAATAAACTTAATGTATACTGATAGAGAACCTAAAGTGTAAAATCTTACGCTATTATAACTTGCTTTAAAGGTTGAGGTATGGTAAAATAGTTCTTGTAGTAGTTATTTATAGACTTCTACTGAATCACGTTTACCGTTTTGTGGTTCATTTTTTCTCCATTGGGGTGGCTAGTCCATGCGCGAGGACTATAAGGGGGTATCGCAACGCGCCACCTCTTTATGCAGAGTTTTAGGGTGTTTCTCTGCATAAGTAAGCATAAATATTTAATTGGTTAGAGTACTACCATTGGAGGTAGATTACTTATTTGAGAGAGTAGGTAAGTTTGGGTTCGAGCCCCTATGCTCTAGTATTCTTAGAAAGGTTGGGGTATCATGAAGGCTAAATCCTTTAAAGAATTTAAGAAATTAGTTAAAGTTGGTACTTTCTTGAAGATAACTAACTATGGACTCAATGAAGAGAAAGTCATGCGTGTCCTAAACACTAATAGGACTAGTATTACATTAGAACACCCTATATCCAAAGAAAAGTATGACTGGTATCTAAGCAAGGGTAGTGACAAAGTACATATTCGTCAAATTCCTATTGGCTTATTTCATTATATCGAGTCAAAACTATACTGGCAACCAGACTACAACGTAAAGTTAGAAAATGGTGTCTGTTCTTTCCTATCCTATGCTAGAGAGGACTCTCCTTTTAACATCTATCTCGAGGGTATGCCTTTAAACCTACCATTTTCTGAAATACCAGCTGGTCAGCCTTGGCTTGAGTTGGAGGTTATGGATTAGGTTTTATAGTTAGTGGGGAGATTATTACCCTTAAGGGTATCTAACTCGGCAAAATTTCCTTACTTGCAAATTTTCGCTCAAATTTTAATTATCTATTTAGCCTAACTAATTAGGCTAAAATTTTTGCCCTAATCTGTCGCTAATTTTTACCTAATGTGTAGAATAATTTCTGCTAAACTAGGAGCCTTGGTACTTGGTTTAGTTATGGTTATTAGGGGGTGTTTATTTCTTGGTTACAGAATGGAGTTCTTATGACTTACAAAGAAGTATTATTAGCTTTTAGTAAAGAACTAGAAGAAAGAACAAAGTCAGACGAAGGGTTGCACTTTTACTATAAACAAGTAGAGAAGACCTTAAACTTTGAACCTAATGTTGATGAAAGGTTTTTATCTTTCTACTCTAGGGTACTCCAAGACGAATTAGAGTACCTTAAAGGTGGTAGTGACTTAGAAACTGCCATCAATATTTTGTATAGCATTAACGAAAAGGTGTGTAATCTTTGCCTTAGAGGGTAAGGGGTATTGACTTTAGGTTCTAATTGTGCTAAAATAGTCTTATCTTAAAACTTAAAAGGAAAACTTATGTACACATTAGAAATCAAGTTAGATTCTAGGGGGTATGAGACTGCCTTAGAAAAACGTTTTTGGCTCTTGTATAAACTTAAACGTGCAACAATCCAATGGTTCAATACTCAGGAACACCGGAGAGTGACTTCTGAAGAGTATTCTGAGTTAGCTAAACTTTTCAAAGAGTATCTTGAAATCAAAGACACTCTTAGCGAAAAGGAACGTAAGTTGCGTGATAAAGAGTTTATGAAGTTGTGGTCTGAACTTAATAAGTCATTCAAGTTAGACTCAGGTAAGTTTGTAAAATACACTGATTTAGGTCAGGCTAGTAACATGTTCCAACGCTATGCATCTCAAGGGTATGTAAACTGGTCTAGCTTTGAGGGTGTTGCTACCGACGTGAAGGCAGGCTACTTAAAACGTAGACGTCAGTCTGAGTCTGCTAACTACATGAAGATACCTCCTTATCGTACATTTAACGGTTTCATCGTTCGTAAGCGTAATGCTAATGTATCGCAAGAGGGTATCTACCTAGGAGGACACCGTGGTGCTGAAAAAGAAAAAGGCTTTTTCCTACCATTTGACTTCTCTGCCAACAAAGGTAAGGACATTGCCCTCGCATACGCTCTAGCCGAACAAAAGATGTCCTATTGGGGTATCTATCGTAAGTTCGATAAACATGGTAATGCTCTCTATTTTGCTCAAATCATTTTCGAGGGAAATCCTTACAATGCTAACCGTATTACAGGTAAAGGAAAAGTAACTCTTAGTGTTGACGTAGACAAACTAGCATTAGTTGCTGAAAACGGAGACCAGCGTCTTGAATTCGACCTAGGTAAGTACTCTGTTGTAGCAGATGAACTATCTCGCCTAGACCGTAAGATTGAAAACTCTCGTAGATTGAACAATCCTCAGAACTTCAATCCTGACGGTACTATCAAGAGTGGTACTCGCTTGAAATGGAACAACTCTAAAAACTACTACAAGTTGTTATCTAGAAAACGCTACATTTGGCACAAAGTTACTCAGACTCGTAAGAACTTCTATGGTTTCATTGCCAATGCCTTGCTCTCTATGGGTAATGAATTTGAAATCCACAAACAGGACTTTAAATCACTTCAAGAGCGTATAAAGTATAACAAAGAAACTATGTCTTGGAACCAATCACATCGCTCACGTGGTGCTGAGATTATGTTTAACGCTCCTAATGAGTTTATCACTATCCTAAATACCAAACTTGCCTACAATGGGGTATCTCCAGTCATTGTGGTTAAAAATAATTTACATTGCACTAGGTAGGGTTCTTCATGACTATTGCAACCTTACCTAAGTTGTTGTAAACTTGTATTATATTTGTTAGGGGGATTCACGCTCCTGTGGTTCGTACTTTTTGGGTAGGACTACGAATAACCTTGTATTAGGGCGAAACTACGGTAAGAGTCCAATAGTATAGGGTTTATTGTATAGATAGATTTACTTGTGGTGAAATCGAAAAACGGAACTTCTGTTTGTACTGGTAGTGAAGCGGATGCTCACTTAGAGAAAGTTAACGAATTGTTTTATTACAGGTCTGTTTGTACTGGTAGTGAAGCTCGCGTGCGCTAAGTTCTCATCAAAATGCATTTTGTTACAGGTCTGTTTGTACTGGTAGTGAAATAGATAAGAAACACTACAGTGTATGTCTATACTGATTGTGAAATAATCAGCAATATAAGTAACTGATTTACTTAGTTTTAGTGAAATAGTTTGTAGGTTACGGTTAAGTCGTAGTAGTGTAATATAAGAAAAGATATGAGGAACCTAACTCAATTCTAAACTGGTAGTGAAACGAACTGGAAGAATAACTATCTTAGGTTTAGACTTCCAACTTATCTAATTTAGAACTCCGAACTCTATTAAGGTGAAATAAGATTAGGTTGAAAATATATTTATTTCAGTGCTAACTTGCTTAAAGTTGGTAGTGATGTAAACATAATTTAGGTGTGTTCACGCACCTGTGTGGTTTATTCTACACGAACTCTCTTGGGGGTATGAGAAATCTACGGAAAGACTCTAAGCTTGCAGGGTATTTATAGTTAGACAAATTCACTTAAAGTTTTGTGAAACTACAGTATATAAATACTGAATAGTGAAACAAGTGGTACTTGCGAATATCACGGTTGTGAAATAAACTGTAACTACGAATTACATTATCGTGAAACAAAACAGCACCTGTGGTTGGTAGCAGACATTTAACACTTAGGTAGGAGTAAGTGTTGTGTGTCTGGTGCTAATCGCTAAAGGTTATCACTAAGAAAACTTTGAGGTGCAAATACATGTACGAAAATGAAAATTACAAAGAGTTCACGAAGGAACTTCCCGAAATTCCCAAAGGTGCAAAGAGGGGTATCTATATCTTCTTAATTCTCTTGTCACTGGCACTAGTCAGGGTATTAGCTATCAAGCGTATCCCAGCAAATACAGTTGGTGTTAAGGTAAGTGCCTTTGGTGGAGTACAGGACACAACCCTCCAGACAGGCTATCACTTCCAAATTCCATTCGTTGACAAAGTCTATATGCTCCCAACGTCGGTGCAGACTAAAACAATGGAAAAGATTACTACACAGACTAAGGACGGTCAATGGTTAAATACCAATATTGACGTTAAGTATCGTGTTAACAAGGAGAAAGCTATGACAGTTTTCTCTAACTACACTACCTTAGAAACTGTAAACGACAGTGTTGTATCTCCAGCAGTTCAACGTGCGATTGAGTCCGTCACAGGTAACTACGATATCTATGATGTCCTTGGTAACAAGCGTACTGAAGTCTATGAAATGATTGATAAGGCTCTTAAAGAAAAGTTCGAATCGTATGATTTGGAATTCGTTTCCTTTACAATCACTGACCAAGACGCAGGTGACGAAATCGAGGCAGCTATCAAGAACGAATCTGTCAAACAGAAGGAAATCGATACTGCCAAGCAAGAAAAAGCCAAGGCAGAAGTAGAGGCTGAAACTAAGAAAGTCCAAGCCCAAGCTGAAGCAAACAACGCAGTCATCAAGGCTGAAGGTGAAGCCAAGGCTAACAAGATTAAGTCCGATTCTATCACTGACAACCTCATTCGTATGAAAGAGGCTGAAGCCAGGGAGAAACACGGTTGGGTAACTGTCAATGGTGCAGGTGGAGTTATTACAAACTCTGGTCAGTAAGCTTGCTTGTAGGTATCAGAAACTCTATTATAGGTATGTTTTTACCTTTTGGTGTTAGCACTGTGAAAGGTGCTTGCATCGTATGCACACTTCGGTAAGCGTGTGCAGAAACGACGTTTAAAGAAACGTACTTGATTTTTTCCTTTCGGTATAAGTGTTTTCGCAGGCACTTATGCTTTAGGTGGTGTATTGCAATTAACCACCGAGTCTTGCGTTTTAAACACGTTTTCGCCAGACTATTTCCTTTTGAGTTGGTGTGGGCACTGTCGGATGTGCTTACATCTTAGCCTAAGTGTCATGACTTAGGCAAATGAAGTTTGGTTACAGATTTCATTATACCTCAGTTTTCGGTGTAAGGGTTGTAAAAGGCACTTACATCATTGCTAGGTTTCGATTCTTCCTAGCAAGAACTAAGATTCTCGTTTCATGTCTTAGTTTAAAGTATTCATAATATTCCTTAAGGTGGCTTAATTGTAAAAGATTGGGTCATCATATACCTAAAATTGTAGACTTTTAGGTAGAACTTTGTAAACTTATGTTCCTTTGGTATCTACAATGTCGAAGTTGTAGGTATCTTATGCCTAGTATGAACTCAGTTAGGCAGAAGTATCGTTTCATGGTATTTTGGTGATTTAGCTTTCGCAGGCTAGGTCATCTTGGACTTTGGGGTATATGATATCTTAAATTACTAGGTAGAGGTCGCCAAACTGCCTCAAAGTCGACATCGTCATTTGTAGAGTGACAATAAAGAACTACCGTAACAACGAACGGTGCACAGTTCAAGTTGTTGAGGGGTATCTGCACCTCGGATAAACGCAGGTTTTGAATCGATAACTCAGTTGGTAGAGTAGTAGACTTTTAATCTATTGGTCGCAGGTTCGAACCCTGCTCGGTTCATGCCAAACGGGTTTTATATGTTTTTCATGTGTATATCCTTTAGGCTTAACAACTGTGAAAGGTTGTTAAGTCATTAAATCCTTTTGTCTATGAAGTACAGTTTCTAGGCAATAAAACTCGCGAACAATATCCATCTGACTGTACTGGGTTGAGGTTCGAAAACTTGTTGGTTGTAAGGTTCTCTAACATAGGGTACCAGAGGTGTTAAGGGTATCATTTTAATGTTAAGATACTTAACTAGTAGGTATTGGTTAGCTTACAAAGGGGTATCTTTATTCCACCATAGCTCAGTTGGTAGAGCGCATGACTGTTAATCATGATGTCACAGGTTCGAACCCTGTTGGTGGAGTTTCTTTATTCCACTATAACTCAGTAGGTAGAGTGCCTTACATCGGTAGACACTGGAGTTAGTCGCCAGTTATAAAAACAAGGACATTCGTTACTATCGAATTAAATAAACAGATGCGTAAGGAAGTTGCAGGTTCGAACCCTGTTGGTGGAATTCTACCTAAAGGTAGGAAGACAAGTAGTCTGGTTACGGAGTGACTGGGGTAAGTGATTTATAGAGCGCTCTATGGGTCTGCTATTTGTTTAATTCTGATTACCACCTATAGCATGGTGCTTATGTTTGGGTCATGACTTACATAGACAAGCCAGTAAATCAGTGGAGTTCTTCCTAGAAGGACTGTTCGAATCCTTGGGGTGGTATAGTGGGGGTATGGGGCTTATGGTACTAATTAAACCAGCAAAAACTTATGACTTTAATACGCATAATTTATCCGTAGAGGAAATAGAAGTTTATTTTGCCAGAGCGTTGCCTAATGAAACTCATAACGTTTCCTTAGCAGTGTATGGGCAAATAGTTGCTAAGAAGACTTTCCTTAGTAAGTTAGGTCTTAAACCAAAACCTCAGAAGTACCGTATTTACCTTGACTTTAACGTTCTTTTTGATAACAAGCAGGTTTCTGACCAATCATTTGAAGGGTTTGGACTAGGTCATATTCTTAACGAGGTTGAAGAATGTTGGATTCACAACGATGACTTGGTACAACTGCTATCAGCGGGTATTAAAGACCCTAAATCTTTTGCATTCGTTACAGAAAGTTTTAACAGTCTTAAACCTAACCTTTACCTAGACGTTAAGCGTCTGTATCGGAAGTTTGGTAGGTAGCGTGCATGGGTATTTACTTTTACCCTAATATACGGTAAACTGGTATTATATTTGTTAGGGGTAGCCAGACACAGGACTTGGCGAGTGTGTCCTCCGTCCGTACAACGGAGTTCAAGGTGCGCAACTTGGATACGGTGGTTCGATTCCACTATACCCCATTATACGGAAGATTACCCAAGTCTGGCTATAAGGGGACGGTCTTGAAAACCGTTAGGTCGGTAAAACGGCACGTGGGTTCGAATCCCACATCTTCCTTTTTATATTTTAAACTCAAAGTAGGCTATAATAAAGGTAAAAGATAAAAATGACTATTATTATTTCAGCGTTTCCTTGTCTTGGAAAGACTACTCTCACAAATCAAAATAAGGATATTTATTTTGATGCAGAGATTTATGAAAGTAGGGCAACTAAAGGTATGTCTGAAAGTCAACAGAAAGAATTTTTTAAGGCAAGTGCTTTAAAAATCAAGTTGATTTACGATACAGGGTACTATACTGCTATTTTTATAACTGATGATGAGAGATTGTTAAGGGAGTTGCGTTTATTCGGTTTAAATGTTGTTCATGTCTTACCTAATCCAAATAATGAAGAGCATTTACATGAGTACATATCAAGAGTGATTGCTCGTTCAGGGTTAGACTGGTATTCAAATGTTCTTTCTGAGGATATAGATAATTTAAAAGATAAACTTTACACAGTACAGTCAAATAATGAACAAGTATATTTTGTAGAGCCACACAAATATATCGAACATCTTGTTCCTGAGTTAGTAAAAGAAGAAAAGTATTTTTCAGAAAACAGTACAGCTCATTATAGGTAGAGTCAAGGACTTTTTGAGATGTTGTTAGAAGAAGATAATAGCGAATATCCTGTTCCTGAGTTGGCAAATTTGTCCTAAGCACGACACAAAACTACTGAGAAAGAAATCCGTTATCCCGAACCAATACGGGAAAAGTGAGGTAGGTTGTTTTATTCTACCTCCACCCCAAAAGGGTTTTATGTTGTAATAAATTAAATAGGGGGTATAGCCAAGTGGTAAGGCAATAAGAGACCGTAGACCAAGGGTTCGAATCCCTTTACGACGACTAGCTCGTTGTATAGCCAAGGGGTAAGGCAGCGACTGCTTATGACCGAGGGTTCAATTCCCTCTATCCTCATTACCTTTTATATTATCGGAAAGTAGCTCAGCTTGGTTAGAGTGCGTGCTTTGGGAGCACGAAGTCGCAGGTTCGAATTCTGTCTTTCCGATGCCGAAAAGATTGTAGTGAAATAGTTCATTGCAACTCGGCTTACTGCCTTAAGAGGGGTAGTAAGCCTTTCTTAACAGATGCAAACTTTAGAGTCAGTAGCGTTAGCAGTCAAAGTTTTCGTGAAGTTATGTCCTAAACCTCTGTTAAGTAAACCACTCTATCATGACTTGAGAGGTCTCATGGTAGGGTTTCACTTTCTAAGTAAGGGGTATCAATTTTAAAAAGGTTGGTACTTCATAGCCTAGTAGGTTTTCCATAACTTTCCCTACTAGGTGAAATCCACTTTCTACAGGTACTAATCTTCTCAGATTAGTGCTTGATTGCCTGTTAAGTTTTTAAGACTATTTTTCTTAACAGGTTTTATTCCTATCTAGGGGTATTAACTCTCGCAGGTTAATACCTCATTGCCTATAACCCAGCTTTAAGTGGGGTAAAATAGGTGGACTTAAAACTTTCTTTTTCTAATTTACTCTAGGGGTGTCGATTGTAATGGTCGGCACTTCATACTATAAGAAAGTATATTTCGATGCTCTCACTCTAAAAGGTGCTTGCATCTTCGCCCTCTAGTCTGAGGGCAGTTTGTTCATTGATTCTCGTTATAGGGTAGGGGTAGCTAAAGGTACTGCGAGGTGGTTGCGAGCCCCTTTTGTGTCGGTTCGAGTCCGATTGCTCCTATATTAAGGAGGTATAGGTTATGGATAACTCTAAGTATTTTATTAGTGATATATTTAAGAAATCTTTAAAAGAGGTACTAGTCCACTTTAATCTAGAACCTCTCTTATTTACGATAGCTGACTCTTCAGGTCAGATGTTCTTGGCTCAGGCTATAGAGAAAGAAGAGTTCTTCAACTACTGGGTTTTAGTGGGGGTGTCCAAGGAAGATGTCCAATCCTTAAAGGAAGAAAGAACTTCCCCTAAAGAACTGTTCTTGGGTGGTAGAACAGTATTATATGTTTCCGAAGATAGCGAATATATCGAAGGACAAACACTTTCAAAAGAACAGTTACTTGACTTATCGGAGTACTTTCCGTCTTATGTGCCTTTAAAGGAAAAGGGTTAGGAGTTAAGTTATGTATAAACGTATCCCCAATCCTATGGGTACGACTTATGTTATCTCAGATAAAGAGATTAAACGTCTAGTAGCTAAATTTAGTTCTAATCACTTAACTTCTAATGAAAAGTTATCTCTAACTGGAAATACTTCCAGGTATGGTTTCGAGGTAGTATTTACAACCTTGAATTCATCAATCTTATTCTTCATCAACGCAGACTTAAGTTTCGATACCTACACTTCTCGTATTAAAAGAAACCACCAAGAAATGCAAATTTTGTCAGCCCTTTGGTCTAAGTGGAAGATATTTACTAATGGGTACTACAAGGAAGAGGTTCATACCGATTTAACGGGTATCTAAGAAAGATAAAGGAGATTAAGTTATGGTACAACAGTATATCCCACAACCTAACTGGAGTAGTAATTCAGTTCGTCTTAGTTTTAATGACTTAAAAGCAACTGTAAATAGGTTTAATAGTAATCCCTCAACAAAAGCAAATGGAGTATCTGTTATCTTAACAGGCGAGGCAGAAAGCTATGCATATCACGCAGTATTAAAATATCGTGGGCAGAAGGTACGTTTCCTTATCTACCCAAGTATGGGTTGGGGTTTAGGAAACACTATTCTCGCATCAACAGAAAAAGAATATGCGTATTGGACTGCTTGGAATTTATGGTTTAGGTTTACTGGATTTAGGAGATAGTGAGGTAGGGTATGTTATCAAGCCAAGAAATCGAAAAAGGAATTAGACAATGGTCACGTAAAATAGGTATCGGTTCTTATTGGAAGCCTGTACATGGTGGTGATTCTCATGAATTAGTAGTATATAGGGTATATTACGACAGACTAATGGGTGCTTTCGTAGTTGATTACGGTATTGTCAACACGTTCATTCCTAATGGTAAACCTTTAGAAGAAACCATGCCAGTCTATAAGTTTACTGACGGTAGGTTTAAGAAGGTTAGGAACTAGCCAATGGGTATGCTATCTGAAAACGACCAAGAGGTAATCAACTTCCTAAAAGCGCAACGACTTTTCATACCTGACCGCATCCGTTATGCAGAGTTGACTGACATGATAACTAAGTTTGAGTCAGGTGAGTATTCTTCTAGTATGTCTGAAGAACAGTTACCTCATAAAGTTTGGTTAAATGTGCAAATGGCTTTAGGTGGGTATTTCGAAAGAAAGGATTGAGGTAGTAACATGTCAGAAATTTCAATAGAACAACGTCTAGCCTATTGGCAAAATAAGATTGGTACAGGTTCAAGGTGGTTATTACAGACTTTCAATACTGCTTACCTCACGGTCAGTAGGGTATATTTCGATAAGAGTTCAAAAGCAATAGTAGTAGAGTATTCTATGGAGGAAACTTCCAATCTTATTCACACCTCAGAAGTAGGATATTTCCTTAACTTTATTGCTCATAGTAGGGTTCAATAGTAGGAGGGGGTCAAGATGGAGAGACAAACAATACAACAACAATTGGACTACTGGCGAGGTTTGTTACCTGTCGGCTCAGTATGGTTTGCTCCACAACTTACTTGTAGGTTTGTAACCATTAAGGGTATCTCCTACGACAGAGTTACAGGTTACCTTATGGTACATTATATTAGAGAAGACGCACCCGACGCAGTCTTTCAAGAAAAAGTAGGTGCTTTCTACAACTACATTGTGGAGTATCAAGTTCAGTAACTTAGAAGGGTAGTAGTTAAATGAAAATAATCAAACGTAACGGAACATCAGTCGACTTCGACGCAAGCAAAATTTACAATGCAATGGCTAAAGCAGCAAGTTCAGTGTATGTTGTACCCGACGACTTAAAGGAAAACTTAAGTCGCATCGCTCACAGTATTGAAGCCCAGTTACATGAAAACGGTACAGAAGTGGTCACCATCTCAATGGTTCAAGCCTTGGTAGAGGAGAGGCTCCTTTCAGCGGGGTATCTACACATTGCAGAGCACTACATTTCCTACCGTCTGCAACGAGATGTAGACCGTACCGACTACAAAGGTAAGGTCGTAGTTCACTTACGGTTAGAGCAGGTATGTTGATATGGCACAGTTTACTTTACTTGATTTAAACAACCACATAAATTACCTTATAGAAAAAGGTTCTCTAAAAGAACTACTCGAATTCTTGGGTATGCATTACTATGATGGTAGTCGAAAACATGGAAACGAATCAAGAGATGTGTACGAGTTCATTGAAACTGGTACTTTGGCTATAGAAGTGCTACTCGAAGAATCTAAAGTTCGATTTTGGAGTAACCTATCTGAGTGGTATAATCTACCTAAGAAAGATTCTTTTTGGTATCTTTTCTTTGGTCAATACCTTAAGTTAGCTAAAAGGTTGATGGAACTGCTTAATGAAAAGTATTCAAGCTTAGGTTCTTTAGCCTATGAGTTAAAGCTAGACGGTAAGTTTAGGGGTTTCTCTCTAGGGTATGGGGTATTCGAAGGCAGAGAAACTGAAGATTATTTCCTTGAGTTACTAGACTGATAGAAAAACATTAGAAAGTGGGTAATTAAGTATGGGAAATTTTACATTAAATGACTTCTACAATAGGGTTGACTACCTCACGGATAAGGGTACTTTAGCTGAGATGTTAGATTTCTTAGAAGTCCAGTGTGTAAAGGGTAGTGAAAAAGATATTTATACTTTAGTTAATACTGATTTAATGGTGTTTGAAGTACTACATGACGAAGCTAAAGTTAGGTTCGAAGTTTTTTCTCCTAAAGGAGTTGAGGGGGAAGTAGTAGAAGATTTCTTTATAACCTTATTTGATCAACACAAAGAGTTACTATCAAGATTGGTTGATTTACTTAAAGAGAGGTATTCACATCTTGGTTCTTTAACCTTTGAGGAGCAACATAGGCATGATTGTTTCGCTTTCGAGGTTAAGGGGTGTGCAGGTAGGTGTTATGTTGACCATAAATAATGATCTCTGGGGTATTAGGTGCAGATAACTACTTTAATGAACTTACATTAAAGAATATGTTACCTAGGTGAAGAGTGTACCTTATCAGAGTTGCTAGAATTCTTGAGTATCAATTATGTCGGAAGAATTAGGGAGAATAACATGCAAAGACAACACGTAACAATGAATGGGTATAACAATAACGGAACTATAATGTTGTATCTAGTAGACTTAGAACGCAAGATACGTTCATTCAACAATAAGGCAAGAGAAGTTGGTCTAGACTTGCGTATCCGTTTGACAGGGGATTATGAAGATTACGCATACTATGCATACTTAATCTTGCCTAATAAAAACAAGATTCCTTTCGAAATCCGTCCAAATTACGATTGGGGTATGTACGAAAAAATAGACTTCCCCAAAGAAGACATAGACTGGTACTACAAGGCTTGGAAGTTGTGGAAACCTTATGAATAGGTCAATTTCATTTTACAAGTAGTTTGCTCTGCAGACTACTTGTTTTCTTTACTAGATTGTGCTAAAATAGTTATATAGTTAGAAGAAAGGAATTTTAATATGACTAGAGAATTTGTAATGAGATATGCAAACCCACAAAAAGGCGATATCTATCTCTACCTTAATGACTTAGAAAAGAGAGTTAGAGAGTTTAACAACTATGCTCGAAGCAAGGGTTTTGACTTTAGGGTTCGTCTAACAGGTGAGTCAGAACCACATGCATATTATGCTCAGTTGGTGTTACCTAGTCGAGAAACTGCATTCTTTACAATTTGTCCTCACCTTGTGTGGAGTACTAATAAGAATGAAGACTTACCTCAAGCAGATGTAGAAGAGTTCAACAAAGCAGCTTTACTTTGGAATGAGTGTTTTGCTGAATCGAGATGGCTTGACGACAAAAGAAAGTAGGTAAATACTATGATAGCTTTTAGTAAGTTTGTAGAACTTCACGAAGAGATGAGTTCCTGTCTATCTGAGATAGAACAACACATCAAATCAGTATTAGGGTATGATTCTAACTCCAAAGAAGGTGTTCTTGTAGACTTTGGGGTATATAACTCCAAAGTGTTTACTATAATCTTTAAAGACCTTAGTTCAGGCTGTAACTTAAAAGCATTAGTAGGTGAGAAAGATTACCCTACTATGATGCAAATCACTTCAAAAGACGAGTTACTCTCGTTTCTTAAGGATAGGCAGTTTTATATTTAGTAATCATAGCAAAGTTTTTATGGAAAGTTGTTGCAACTTTCCTAAGACTATGCTAAAATAGGTGTATAGTTTAGTTAGGGGTACTCCTTACTAGGCTAATATTATTAAGGGGTCGAAATTTGGATTCGACAGGCATTCAAGGTTAATAACCTCACTCCGAGTGGCGACGTAATCGCCGAACCTAAACATAACTGCAAAACAATTTGCTCCAGTTGAAATGGCAGCCTAAGCCTCGGCTTAGTTGTCTATCAACACAAACAAAACTGTCATACTGACGAGCGACTATCTGTAGGTGACTATGCAGTTAGTAGCTATAAATACAGTCAATCGCTAGAAGGGGTATCTCAGACCTCTAGTTAAATTAGAGATATAGCTTTAGGGTTTGTGCATTTACCTAAAGTCGAATGCCATAAAAGGCTAAATGTAGCAGAGTGCTATAGGGTTGTTAGGTGCGATTGTTTGGACGTGGGTTCGACTCCCACCGGCTCCATTTGGTCATCCTACCACATTAATGACCAAAAGAAAATATTTTTCATTTCATGTCTTTGGAGAATTACTCTCCATATCCATAAGAAAGGGTAACTTTGGTTGCCCTTTATTTTAAGAGGCATAAAGAATTATAAGGTAGTAGTATGATAGTAGAAAAACTTAAACAAACACAATTCCCAGTCGAAGAGACGTACAACCCAAACAAGAGTTGGCTAACTCAGTACGATGCTCGTGACTGGTTCATGAAGTACAGTAAAATATTTGACTTGCTTGAAAAGTATCATTTCAGTGTAATAGATGTTAAAGGTGAGTTCTACCTATACTCTGCTAAGAGAGGCATCAAACTAACTTTTGATAATTATTACCTAAACATGACTAAGCAAATCATGGAAGAAGAGAGAGGCATTCACAAACTTGGTATAGCTTATTTCTCTAGTGGAGTTGTAGTTGACAATGGACTAACTGGTGGGTATAAGGGTAGCATAACCATTCCTATTATCTTGGAGGGTACTCTCACTCAAGAAGACTTCTTCCCATTCATCGAGAATGCTATAAAAGAACTAGACGATAACAAATTTTATTTTAGATAGACTTTGTCTTAGTTCTTAATTGTACTTGTCTTATCTCCTAAGGTGTGTTAAACTAGAAGTATCTTAGTTAGGGGTATTATTTACTCCTAGAAGGAGTATGGAAAATGAAAGAAATTGTTACATTAGGTCTTACAGAAGGTCGCCACGACCTACCTCCAGTCGACGGTTTTATCTTCCCTATGGAAGTAGACCCAACGGATTTGGAGTATATCAACTCTACAGTAAGAGAGAAGCTCATGGAGTTTGTGGGTATCAAGTTAGTACCACGTGTAGGCATGAACCAAAATTCCTATGACGATGTTCCTTGCTTTGAGGGTGAGAAGGTACTTCACCTGTATGTAACAGGCTTAACAGTCCTTACAGCGTCCGTCATCAGCTTTTGTGCCTTGAACGGTATTAGCTTAACCTTACTTCACTACGACCGTGAAAAGGGTGAGTATTACAAACAACGTCTATTCGGTGGGTTTGGTAATTACTAATCTACCCCTCGTCAGCAATCAGCGAGGTTAAATAACTGACCGTTTGCCTTGAATGTATCAAGAAGCACTTGCTTTCAGTGGTTCGGCTAAATTCACAAAATCGAATCCTTGTTGGTAAGTGACTGCAACAATGTCGAGCAGTATAATCTAACCTATGGATAGTAGGTATGGGAAGTACAACCTAGGCATCATCGGTGTAGCCAAGGGGTAAGGCTTCGTTGAGGGTAACCGATACGAGAGCGCAGGTTCGAATCCTGTCACCGAAATAAGTAATTTTTAATTCTTAATTAGAGTTGCTTTACATTACCATGTATGGTAAACTAGGTATATCTTGGTTGAGGGTACTTATTATGTATGAGTTAAAGTTGGACGACTTATTAGCTGAACTAGAGTCTAGGGGTATCGACACCTCTAAGATAGTTATTAAAGAAGGAAAAGAGACCGAATAGTGTAGTAGTAATAACCAAACTATAACTACCTATTCGTTTACACGGGAAGTGGGGATCGCCCAAACAAAAGAACACGGTCGCTCGATGTAGCCAAATCCGTCTGCGGAAAAGCAGAGACTTGTCCTCCTTATGCACCGTTGGTCAAGTGGTTAAGACACTGCCTTTTCACGGCAGTATCAGGGGTTCGACTCCCCTACGGTGTATTGCCTTATGGCAAAAGGGCGACAGCCAGCCCTCTGAACGGAGTACTACGTTTAGAAGTTGCATTATTGCTACCACCTGAGGTACAAAGGAGAGGCGCAGTAGTGGATTTACGGTGATTTTTGTGTGTTAGAAAGCCTTGGGCAGAGGTCTAGTTTTACCAGAATTAAAAACGCACGTGGCTTTGACTTGGGGTTACTGTTTTGCAAGACAGTATGGGGTTCGATTCCCTACAAGGTCATTTCATTCATCTTACAGAAAGGAGAAGTAGTATGCAAAGAATTAGAAAACCTTTACCAGTAAGTCTTAGACGTATCATTATTGAGCGTGACAGAGTTCAACGTAGAAAACGTAAAAGCAGGGTATTAGATTTTCACTTTTCAGCTTGCAATAGGGCGGTTAGAGTACACAATCTATGGACTGGTGAGTGTCTTGGTAATGCCTATTTCAATGGCAAAGAGTTCTACTTCTCACAACAGATGATGAAGTATATTAACCGAGTTGGTCACGAAAACTACTTCGAAGTACAGAACGTTCTTTCAGGGTTCTTGAATGACTGTTTATTCGTAGGTGGTTTTAGATAATATTGGGCGTTATTTTTTGCAGACTATATCTTAACTGAGCGTTTAGTGGTAACGACTACCAAACACCTGTTAGCATGTTTGTCTGCTTGGGGTATCTAATGCCCCATTTTATTAAGCGAATATAGTTTAATGGTAGAACGACGGTCTCCAAAATCGTCAGTGTGGGTTCGATTCCTGCTATTCGTGTTTACTTAGTTTACATGGCTATTGTTTTCATCTTTCAGTTATGGTAAATTAGTAGTATCTTAGCTTTAGGAGAGGTAGCTCAGTTGGTAGAGCATCGGTTTGAAGCACCGAGCGTGGTAGGTTCGATTCCTATCCTCTCCATTCCGAGGTGGAATTCCTTTGTAAATCAATCTCCTTATATTTACATTTTCAAAGCTGATTAATCATACACCACCTTGGGAGTGCAAATCTCCCCACAAGTGTTATGGAGGATATTATGAAGACTTTTAAAGTTGGTAACAAGATGTTAAAAGACCTTGAATCACGTTTGCATAGAGATGTTATTGCTGACTTATCTCCTAGCAAAGACGGATTCAAGTTGCAAGCTTTCGTGTCAGGGTATGCCAGTAAAGGTTGGGTTGCAGGACGTCCTGTGTTTGAGCCTTTTAAGGCTTTACTTAGCTACGAGATAACTGCTGTAAGAACTCGTCAAGGGTATGTAATTCACAGTTGGTCTTATAAAGGTACTACAGGTGTAGATGTTAAGGATACCTTAAGAAATTCAACCTATCGTAGTACAGAACTTGGACGCTTGTTTGGTACAAGTGATGTTCTAGGTGATTATGTATTCAAGGAAATCGAAACTGCTATCAAGGTATATCTTAACACTTACTTCTAGGGGTATCTCATGACTCAGGAATTAGAATTGAACTCCAACAACTTGCATATCTTTAATTCTGATATAACATTTTGTCAACTAAACTCTTTTGGTGGCAACTGTAATGTTTATACAGTTCTTCTAAATGTTAGTGGTGTTGTTTCTCCAGACGGTATTCGTCAAATACCTTTCACGGTATTGGTTCGATACAATGTTGGGTACTCTAGCAACTCTGACGGTCAATTAGTTCAGAATTGGGAATGCCTTGGTCTGGAAAGTGTCGGAAAACTCGAAGAAGGTGGGGTATTCAGGGTTAATAAAACTGCTGAAGAATTTCTCTTAGGTAATCACTACTTCGCAGACATAGCTATCAAAATTTTGAAAGTTCCTCTCTACCAACAAATTTCTTCCCTTTTCGGTAATTAGCTTAAATAATGCACTCATGGCGGAATTGGTAGACGCTCAGGACTTAAAATCCTGTGTCCTTTAGGGACGTCCGAGTTCGACCCTCGGTGGGTGTATATGGTGGGTATCGGTACCAACTCACCAGAACAGGAGTTCCCTTGGTAACTCTTCTTTCAAAATTTATCATGCAGAAGGCTATCTGTCCTCTAAGTCGGAGGTTCCTGAGGGTAATGAGGGTGGCTGAAAAAGGCAAGTTTGCACGGATAAGGCTAGTGTTAGCACCAATATGCTAGAGGTGACTCCTCCAAGTGCTTTATCTGTGAAAGTGATTTTGCAAATCACGTAGTGGAACATCCTAGCCACTAGTACCTACATAGCCTTAACTCGTCCTAAGGTGAATCGGAAACCGTCCGACGACGTACCTCTCTGTCGAGGTGATACTGGTTCGAATCCAGTTGTAGGTATTGCCAGAAGGCAAATTCCCTTAAACTCCCATTTAAGGTTTAAATCCAATTTCTTCATTTCACGGCTACGAGGGGTATTCCTTACTCCATGTTAGGTAGGTCACTTCCTGAGTGGCTTACATTGTCGGTTAGAGTCCGTCCGTAGTCTTAGGCAAAACCTATCTGTAAGGGCATTGACAAGCCTAGGTAGGTGCGTAACCTTAAAATCCGTGAAGCCGTCCGTGTCTGATTAAGGTACTGATTGTGATGACGATAGTAAGTCAGCAGGTGGAAGCACTTGTACGGTGGTTACTGCAGCCTCATATACATGAATGACTGATGTAGAGTTCGGTTGGAGCGACAAGTATTTAGCTTGAGATAGCTAAATCACCTCGGTATGATTAGGGTGAGACCTAGGAACCGTAGGGGTATTCTCAAAGGAAGCTTTTGCAGTGACGCCCATGTAAGTGGGATATAACAACAGAACTCGTATGAGTAGCCTAATTCTGCAACCCTCTTTAGGGTATGTGTTAGCCATATTTTAGGATGGAAACATGAATACAAGATATATTTACTCTTGTTAGGTGAAAGTTGATGGTCGCCGTGTCAGTCCATGCCTTTGAAAACAGTTCTATGTAGTAGGGAGTCGAGAACCTATGAGAGTTAGAACTTGCACGAAACATTCTATTGTCTGCAGTGTATGTGTGGTAGGGCTAAAAACCCTTGCCTATTTTATAAGTTCCTTATTTACGAAGCTTACATTTTCTTTTTGAATTTTTCATTGGTAAAACAATTTTTCTCTAAACTTTTGTGAATCTATATAAAGCGTTGTAACCCTGTATTTTTATTCGTTAGCTTGCGTAACGCAGTTCGTGACTGGTAAGGAGCATATCTTCTAGGGGGTATCGTGATGACAAAAGAATTTCTTGATAGAACTTTAAAGTATCTTTTTTGTCAGAGTTGGTACTTGGAAGACGAGCGTGAAGCCGAATCATTGGAGGCTTTCGAGTGGCTCATGAACGAAGAGAACCAGAAACTCTATCTTTCAGGTAGTGATGAAGGTTTGCCTAAGTTAGTTAAATTAGCTAAGTATTGCTTGATGAGGAGTGGGGTAGTTATTATATTTTTCCAAACTTTATCGTACTAAATAAAAAGGAATAACTGGCTACGACTTTCGCATCTAGCCTACCTCAATAGGTTAACCTCCTTGGAGGTTTTGCTCTTCGATGGGTAATGGGGTATTCTCAAGGCTGAGAAGTCTAGAGATTTTGCTTATCTGCCTAAGCAATAGACGTAATTACACATATTACACAACTTACACATTTTACACATTTTTATACAGAAAGATAAAAGGTCAAACAACTATGGCATTTGGTAAAATCAAACCTAAGAAAATGACAAAAGAGGCTCTAGCAGACCTCTCAGCACAAGCACAAGAACAAAAATTCTTTACAGCAACTCCTAAATCAGAAGACCCAGTAAACTACCCAGTGTTTACTTTAGGCTTCGACCAGTATCTAGTTTACGTTCCTAATCACACAGTAATGAACGAAGATGGTATTCCAGAACTCCGTCAAGACAAACCATTCATTCACTCAATCGAAGTTAACAAACGTTTCCACAAAATCCGTTGTACAGACGGTATCGAAAGCGCAGAACTTGGTCTTGATGGCACATGTCCTATCTGTGATGGTCGCTCTGTTGTAGACGAATACGCTCGTATCGAAGCTGACCGTCTATTGGTGTCACAAGGTTTTGAAGCAGGTGATACTTCTGACGATGCTCGTAAACTTACTAAGGGTATCTACGAAGGACGTGCTATCAAACGTAAATCACGTAACCTTACATTCCCTATCGTAGTGTTCGAACGCAGCCTTACTAAGAATGCTCAAGGACGTGACGTTTACAAATTGAATCTCAATGAAGATGGAGAGCCAATCTACAAAATCATGTGGTATAGCATCTCTGAAGCCTTGTATTCAGGTAGCGACAGCCGTAAAGGTCTTTGGAAAGGCGAGTTAGACAAACGTGCTGACGAGTTTGACCAAGACTACCCAACTCCAGCAGGTTTGTGGTTCACAATCGAAGGTCGTTACGTTGATGACCCTCAAAAATGGTCTGCACGTGATGCAGCAACTCAGTTTACTGTATCTATGTTGCCTAACGGACCTAAGAACCTTGAAAAAGAATACGCTCAAGAGTTGGCATTGCGTTTAGACCAAGAAACAGAATCTTGGACACCTGAAAAGGCTATCGAAGTGGTTATCGCCAACCACTTCTTGCCAGTAGAAGATGTTCGTGAATCTACGGAAGAAATTCTTCAACCTTTGCGTGACAAGATTGCTCTTCACCAAGCAAACCTTGGTGCAGGAACAACAGCTCCAGCAATTGAAGCAAAAGTTCCTAACGCAGGTCAGAAGGCTCTCGCAGCCCTAGACGATGACGAAATCGACGACCTAGAAGATTAAAAATAATTTTAGCAGCTGAAGGTAGTGTAGGGCAGAATACTCTACCTTTTTTGCTCCCATTATGTTAAAATGGTAGTAAAGAAATTATTGGGGGTATTAAATGGCAACACAGCGTATTTATTATGGGAGCGGTGTTTGGGTTCCAGAAAATGCTAAAGTAAAAGAATTGCTTACTGTTAAGGGTATCGCTTGTGAGGGTAGGTCTAGTGATTGGCTAGTTCTTGCAGGCTCTGTATCATGTTATAGAAGTAAGTTAGTAGACTCTTTGGGGTATCTTAGTGAATTTTATTCTCATGTATTCTTCGTTTTTAGCAATATGGACTTCAGCTTGAATGGAGCTGACTACTTGAAATATATTTCCTCTGTAAAGGAAGACTTAAATGAGTATTCTAATGTTCATATATTGGATAATAGGGTGGTCGAAGTAGACGGCTTTAAGGTCGCAGGTTCTTCGGCTTGGTATTACTTAGCTGATAACTACTTTAAGGCTTATTGGGACACCTTTTCTTTGGACAAAACTAACGTACATTCTAGTTGGTCTGAATCTAATGCTCACTCTGACCGAGATGCTGATTTCCTATCTAATCTAAGATACAAAGGTATCGACTTACTCATTACCTATTTCCCACCTTGTGAGTATGTGGAATTTAATGAGAAGGATAACACGGCTTGCGCTAACCTCAGAGGGGTATTCATCCCAGAAGAAATTCCTTGGATTGCAGGCATTGATTTTTTCTACGAAAAGGGTATGTCACCTGTCCGTCCTTACACAGTATTCGAAGCTAATATGCTTAGTGGTGCTTATGATTTACCTTATTTAGAACTTAACAAAACAGAAAGGAAGTCCTAGTCTATGGCAAAAACTTTCTCAAAGATTTCTAGTATCGAACTAGAGAACTTTATGTCAATCAGCAAGGCTACTTTATCCTTTGATGAGACTGGCATCATCAACCTTAAAGGGTATAACGATAGTGGTAAATCTGCTATAACTCGAGCCCTTGGGGTATTATTCTTTAACCAGTACAAGCAGGCTCAAAAGAACTTCATCAAACACGGTGAAAGTTTCTTCCGTATCATCGTAAACTTCGATGACGGCATCTCAATTCTTCGTGACAAGTACGTTCATGGACCATCCTTATACGAGATGTATGAAAATGGTAAACTTATCTTCTCAACCAAGGTAGGTAATACGCTTACACAAGTCAAAGAAGTACCTCTTGAAATCCGTGAATACTTAGCTATGACGGAAACCTCTAGTGGTAACTACTTGAACAGTCAGTCCATCTACGACAAGCAGTTCTTAATTCAGACTTCAGGTTCTGAAAACGTAGAACTATTAAACGGGGTATTAAAGCTAAAAGAAACTAGCTTGGCAACGACTGACCTCAAAAACGACATCAATTCCTTGCACTCTTCGATTAACTCTATCGTAGCTGAAATTGAGTCTATTAAACTTTCGCTAGAGCGTTATGAGTTTGTAGATAATGGATTCATTTCCTTACTCGCCCAGCTCGATGCTAAATATGATGAAGCTGAACTTTTGTACTCTAGTTACAAAGAGTTAGCTGATTTACTCTTAGAGCGTGCAGGTTTATCTGTAAATACACCTGTCCTAGAACTTATTGACACTAGCGCCTATGAGAAGTTGCTACAAATCTCTAATCTGCTTAAAAAAGTAGGTCAGTTGAGCGTAGCACCAGAGCTTCAACTAATTAACGTTAAATCGTACCTAGAGTTACGAAAAATTGCCGAGTTGCAAAATAACCGTAAAAATTACAGTACTCTTAACGTGGAACTTCAGCCTATTGATTTTCAACGCTTAATTGAGCTAGAAAATCTACTAAAGGTCTATGAAAAATTTAGGCAAATTTATATGATTACTACTGAGTTGACCGATGAGGCAAACCAACTAAAAACTGAAATGAGCCAGTTAGAGCAGTATGCTATCGACCATGGAATCTCGGTTTCTCGTTGTGGTAACTGTGGTTCGTTAGTTCAAGGTACTGCAGGTCATGTTGATGCGTAGGTGATTGTATGAATAAATTTGATGCTTATGTAAGGCAGAATAGGTTGGACTTGGTTAGAAGAACAACTGTGGTGGAAGGCTATGTGTTTTCTCGCCTAGATACGAAAGCTATCCTAGAACAGGGTAGTATAAGGCACTTAGATTGCAAAAATGTTTGCGAGGTAAGAAACATTAACCGTGCTTGGAACTGGGTATGTTCGTCCAAGGTGTATGGAGTGGGTATCTTAGAAGAACTACACTCTATTGTATCTGAGGATGTAATTAGTGTTCCTTGGCTAGAGGGTACTTTTAGGACAGAACAGAGTCCTATAACTATCTCTTGCTCTACTTATGTTCCACCTCTAACTACACGATTAGAGGCTTTAAAGGAATTTGAATCTAGGCTATCTTATGTTATCGGTATTTTAAGAAGCAATAAAAGTAAAGACGATAAAATAACTGCATGTGTACAGTTCTACATATTTCTTATGAAGCGCCAGTATTTTATTGATGCAAATAAGCGTACTGCTTACTTGTTTACGAACTCTTTACTAAGAGACTTCGGTCTTGATGTTGTATTGCTATTACCTAAGCTTTCATCTTACGATACCTTTAACTTAAAGCTTAAACATTATTACGAAGGAGACGATAAGAATGGAAGATTGCTTGTGTCCTACATCAAGAGGTACTATCTCGTTAAACTCTAACGGGGTATCGGTACACTTCAAAGATTTAGACTTATCTTCAAAGGTAGCTATTCTTGGTTGCTTGCCTTTGGACTTGGTAGAGAAACTCGCAAGAGGTCAAAAACCTGTATCTCTTGAAGATGAGGAGTACCTAAATTACTACAAGAAGTATAGTTTCTTGAAGTCATGCTTAGTTAATGAAATACCTAAAGAGTATAAAGAAAAAGCATATTTGCGTTTTTCTAAATTATTCTATAGTAAAGAGGAGTGTAATCTACTGTCTTTATTTAAGGATTACCTTGATTTAGGTGATTTCTTGGTGAATGACTTATACAACCAAGCAAATATGGGTGTAAAGTATATTTAGAGGTGAAATAAATGAAATTCAACATACTTAAATGGTCAATCCGTTTATGGGATTTAGTCGTTTTCCTATTCCTAGCAGGGTATTTCTTCCTTGATGGGTTTAGGTCACTATTCGATAGTGCGCCTTACTTAGTTAAGGCTCTTGTCTGGACTGGGGTAGTCTTGTTTTTCTACTATTCCATTATCGCTTGGTACAAGTTAATTAAGCGCTCCCTTGTAAACGTGATTAACTCTAAGGAGTTTAAAGAAGCAAAAACTAGGAAAGAGTTAGAAGTTGAGAAAGGTCATCACTGTGACTTTACTACTCACGGCTCTAACCAATCGGTAGAAGAAGGAAACGTTGAGGAGGAAGAAAACTAATGGCTATTTTCAGTCCAGAACAATATTATCGCATTGACGGTAAGGGTGGTTTAGTAGTCTTTGGGGATACGCACTTCTCAGCTATCTTCAAGGGTAACCACATCAACTACCAAGAAGAGTGTTTAGACGCCATGGCTCGTATGATTCAAATCGTCCAAGAGCGTAAACCTAATGCAGTTGTCCTACTTGGCGACCTTATTGGGGTATCTGAACGCTCCATTCGTGATAAACGTTTCCTAATGGAGGTTACTGTTTGGTTGCAAAAGCTAAACAGTCTAACTAACGGTAATGTTTATATCGTCCGAGGTAACCATGACATCGGTGACTTCCCAGACTTTGAATACTTCAAGGGGGTAGGTCTTATCAAGACTCCTACAGAACTAGACCACTATGTTGACGGAGTGCACTTAGTTCGTTACCACTTTGTGGGGTATGGGGAAGAGCAACGTCCTCTCCGTTTCGAAGGTAAGGACGAAGGTGTTTTCCAAGTCGTGTTCGGTCACAATGACTATAAAATTTCGGGTGTAACTAACTGGTACGTTACTAAGGGTGGAGTAGAGATTTCCCAACTTGGTAACTTCCATGGTGTTGACTGGATTATCAGTGGGCATATCCACCACCCTAGTCCTAAGGTAGAGTCAACAACAATTGTTGACAAGGAAGTTAAGTTATACTATCCAGGAGCCGTAAGTAGGGTATCTGCATCTGAGACCTACAATGACTGCCGTTACTTTTACTTGTTCTACAACGATGATGAAGGTGGTATCGACTACAGTGCTGAGTTATTCGGTCTAAAACCTGCTAAAGAGGTCTTTGAAGAAGTAGTTGAAACTCTATCTGAAGAGGAACAACAATCCGAAGAAGAAAAAGCCAAAGCTAACAAGCGCTTGGCTGACATCTTGGACGAAGCTATGCAATACCGTCTGCATAATGGTAACCTCATTGAGCAAATCGACCGTATTCCAGGTGCATCTGACGAGGCAAAAGTAGTGGCTAAGGGCTATTTACTTAAGGCTGTGGAAATGGTATAATATTGGTAAGTTAGAAATTTTGGAGGAACTACATGAATAAAGTTCGTGGCTTTGAGGTCGTTAGTGAGAGTATCCTCGCTAACCCTCAACCAGCAAGTATTGAAAATTCCCTTGAGGGTATCGAAATCCTAATGCCTAAGCGTAGCACAGTCCACGCAGCTGGCTATGATTTCTTTGTCCAGCGTGACATTACCCTACCAGCAGGCGAGATTGTCCTTATTCCTACTGGTCTAAAGGTTTACATGCAAGGCAACGAGGTCTTAAACATTTATGACCGTTCATCTAACCCTGTGAAGAAGGGTATCGTCCTTATCAACTCTGTTGGTATCATTGACTCTGATTACTACGGTAATGACTACAACGAAGGTATGATTTGTGGCTTGTTTAAAAACATTACGGACGAGCCAGTAATTCTCAAACGTGGTGATGCTTTTATGCAGGGTGTATTCCAAACCTACTTGCTTGCAGACGGTGACACAACATCTACTGTAAGAACTGGTGGTTTTGGTTCGACGGGTAATTAAGAAAGGAAAAGTAAAACATGGATTTACTAGAACGTATTCAGAACGCTAATAAGCGTAGTGAACTAAACAACAGAAAATCAGCTGAAGCGCAGGCTCAACTTAAGTTGCTAACAACTCAGATTTCCGAATTGGTAGCCAGCTATGAGCAAAAGTTTGGAATTAGTTTTCCGAATATTGAAGACGAAGCTAAATTTACAAAATTTGTAAATGACTTGCTTACTTCAACCGAAGCAGACTTAGAAAAACAAGTTACAGTTGCTGAAAAAGTCAACCAACTTATCCTTGAAGGTGATATCCTCGGTGCGCAAGAACTATTGGGGTATGAACCAGCCGAAGAGCAAGTGGAGGAGCTTGACGAAGCTGAGGTAGTTGAAAGTGCAGAGGGGGTATCGGAAGACTCTACTGAAGTCGAACTGGAAGACATTGCTCCAAAACGTGCCATTGCTGATGAACCTATCGTAAAACCTAAAGCGCCTGTCCGTAATGTTATGGTAGAAGATATGGACGAAGATTGGGATGAAGAGCCAATTGCTCCAACTAAACGACGTACTATCGTGGAAGATAACGAAGAGCCAGTAGTTAAGCCAGCAGCAAGACGTACTATTGTAGCTGACGAAGACGAAGACGCTCCAGTAGTTAAGCCAACTCAACGACGTGTGGTAGTGAGTGATGACCTAGACGACTTGGAAGAAGAAACTCCAGTGGTTAAGCCAACAAGACGTACTGTTGTAACTTCTAACTTCGACATGGAAGACGAAGACACAGGGGTATCTCTTAAAGAAATGAACGCAGTCGCAGGTGTTTCTCCTAGACGTAAATCTCCAATCGTAATGGACGACTTAGAAGAAGAGGAAGTTGTGGTAAAACCTCGCAGACGTCCAGTTATTTTAGAAGATGACGATGACAGTGACGATGTAGCGCCAGCTCGTCCAGTTCGCAGTGGTGGTAGTTTTAAATTTGATTAAGAGGTACTAAATGGCACACTTTTTTGTAGAATATGATATGTTGGTTGGGTTGCTTTCTCACGCAACCTCTGTAACTTCTGATTCAGCGTTGAAAGACTCTGACAAGACCGTAGTATTCATGGTACATGATGACGGTGAAAGTATTGTAGCAGCTAAAAACTCTGACTTGATGGTTCGTGTAGCCTTTACTCCAGAAAAGGTAGAAAAAGCAGGAAACATTCAAATCAACTCTTCAGAGCTGAACAAAATCCTTGGAACGTACACTTCTCTAAGTCGTACTAAGGTTGACTTTGTTGAGTTCCGTGAAAATGAAAATCGAGTGCAAGTAATTGTACACGAATCTGACCTAGACGAAGAGCAAGACCTTTTCGGTGGAGTAACATCTTATAGTCTTGACAACATCAAGATTAAAGAGCGTTTGCTTGAAGACCTTAAACTTAAGTTCGAAGAAGAGCAAGCTGAGTCTGTAAGTACTATTGAACTGGATATGGTTCTCTCTACTCTTATTCCTGTAATGGACTCTAAGAAAGGTGTAAATAACAACCTTATTCACTTCGCTGATGATGTTATCTTCGTAATGGACACTCGTTGTCAAATCTTCTACCAAAACATCTTACCAGAAGTACTGCACAACTCTTCATTCCGTTACACCTCTGTATCTTACATGAATAAAATGTCTGAAACAAGTAACCACTTGTCAATGGTATTGCAAGGTAACAAGTTTGCAATTCGTTCTGAGGATGGCTCAATCGAAGCTTTTATCAATCACTTGCCTGTACGCTTTAACTACAAGCCTACGCTTGAGAGTATTACAAAAGCTAACGGAGTTATCCTTGACCGCAAATTCTTGAAAGACTTGATTCGTCGCCTTAGCACAATGGGTACTGACGCTACATTCTCTATCCAAGAGGATGGAGTCCACATTCGTACCAACGATTTCTCTAGGGTAATGCCTATTAACAATGCCAAAGGCGACGTTATGGGTACTGAATTCAAAATGAAGACTTCGTTGCTCTCTTACATGATTGTCGGTGACGACTCTGTAATGAGCCCTAACCTTTTCCTTTACTTGGATAAGGCTACACGTGGGGTAGGTTACCAGTTGTCTATCTCGGACGATAGTGGTGCGTTCATCTCTAACACACGTACTAGCTAGGGGTATCTTCCCTAGTTAGTATTTCTCTAAGAAAGGAGGCATAGCATGCCTAAACTACTTTTTCCTGAACACGGTCGCTATACTCGTAAGAATGTCAAAGGGTATTACAATTCTAAGGAGGGTTGGGTGCACCTTATTTATCCAGACAAACTTGATAACCCCTTTTTGGGTGGTGGGTTAATAGAGGATTCTATTGAAAGATTTCATCAAGATACGGGGTTGTATGTATCTTGGACTCCAGTAGGTTCTAGGTATGGACTTTCAGATAATAGCGAAGATTTAATCGGTGTTGTGGAGGTGCTTGTTTGATTTCAGCAAGAAATAAGAAGCAACCTAGTTATGAGGATTATCTCTCTTTTAAGACTCTATCTTCTATGTACTTATCTATAAGGAGCATGTCTAGTGCTAATGACAGAGTGGTTTTTACAACTTTACATTTGATATGTGAGATTTGTCTTAAAAAGATTTCCATATATTATGGTGAGAAGATATCGCTTACTAACCACTGGTTGGGTGGTATGCTTTATAAGTTGTCTGAGAAGGATGTAGCAGTAAAGTCAGTTGTAGATGATTTAACAAAAAGAAAATTAATTTCTTACTTTCAAAGATATCCTTACGATGAATTAAGGTTTAAAGAAAATATTGTAATTCCACCAATTCCTTACAATGTAATGTTTCAGGTAACAGAGTCTTTGCTTGCTAGGGTTGGTTTCATAGAGGGGGTTGGTTTCTAATGGGAGTATATTCTTCTAGTATTGTTTCACTAAAGCGTGACTTGAAAGAGCGTTCTCGCTTAACAGAGCTCCTCTCTATTAAACGTAATACGGTAGAAGAAAAGTCAAAAGAGTACGACACCTTAGTTGAAGCATCTAAACTTATCTCTGCAGTAGCTGACAAGCAGGCTATGGAAACGCTAGACTATATTACTGCAGTTATCAACAAAACGCTTGGTGAGTTGTTTAAGTCGGATACAAGACGTATATATCTCAAAAAGCAAATGCACGCAGGTCGGTATGCTCATCTTAAGGTTTTACTTACTGATGCTGACGGTATCGAGTATGATATGCTATTGCAGTCAGGTACAGGTTTACGACAAGTTATCTCATTCCTGTTCTGTTTGTGCCTAATCCAAATCTCAGGAGGACGTAAAATCTTCATCCAAGACGAATTGCTTGGGGGTACGCACGGAGCAGCGAAAGAGGTCTTGAAACAGATTATCAAAATCTTCGCTAAAGAGTTCCAATTCGTTATGGTCGAGTATGGATTTGACGACATCGGGAAAATCTATAACGTTGAAAAGACTGGTAAGACTTCTGAAGTCATCGACCTCGACGGTCAAGATTATGTGCCTAATGCCATCTACATGTTCTCTGATGCCGAAGGCAACTTAGGTCTATCCGAAGTTGAATAGTTTATTAGTTTACACAAGTTCTTTTTTAGAGCTTGTGTATTTTTGTTTTTAAATGGCTATCTCTCTTTTCCATTGACGTTTATTTTCGTATTGGAAAGGAGTAGTATCAAGGTAGAAAACTTTAAGTATAGAAAAGAAAGGAAGGTAATTCCATGGGATATGTTTATGATAGTGTAGTTGCCGTTTTAGGTGGCAAACCTCTTATAACTCCTACCAAAGAAGGTAGTCTAGTCCAGAATTGGTCACCTAACATGTTTAGACGTGTTGCTATCCTTACTGATGGCGCTTTAGTAGAATACCACGGTTTCGACCACCGTGTTAAAGCTATTCCATTTGACATGGTTAAGGTTTCAGAGGATATGGCGCAGGGTAGTAAATATAAAAACCCTTTGCGTCCTCTTTTTGAGAACAAGGCTCTCTCTTGTTTGGAGGAGGTGTTCATTTCCGAAGCATTGGTAACCGACCAAATGGTAAGGACTTACTTATCAACCCTTGTAGCGACTCACCGTCTTAGAGCTATTAGTTTAGTTCCTGCAAACGTGAATATCAAGTTCTTAGAAGGTGCAATCAAGCAGTTTAACTCTAGTAGTCAAGCCCTAGATTGTATCATTGGAAAGCAAATCAGTGGTAGCAAGGTCAAAGAAACTGGGGTATCGGACTTCCATAAAAGGCACTATCTCCGTCCTACCTTGTATAAGTTAGATGTTGAAGGTGGTAACCTGTCTAAATACTTCGCTAAGGTTGAGGAGATTGTCGAAGGGAAAAAGGCGAAAAAACGCACTCAAGACCGCTTATCTGAACTAATCAGTAACGACAAAAACAACCTCACTTTTTGGACTCCAATCCTTAAACTCTTAACACTTGCTCGTAAAGAAGATGTTGAAAAGAAATCTTCTTTAGTTTATTTCACTAAAGAGCTTACATCTTGCGCCATGTCCTCAGGTGGTCGGTATTCAGAAGAGTTAAAAGAGTACTACTCTAAGCAAAATAATGCAGGAGATGTGTTGTTTGTAGTCTACCGCCAACTAGGGTACTTTAAGGAAGGCGCACCTTTCCAAATTAAGGACTCGACTCAAGGTTTCCTACCTAACGTGGATATGGTATCTAAGCGCATGCAAGAGCCTATCAAAGCGCTATTCCGTGCCAAAGAGTATGATTCTCTGTCACTAATAAAAGTAAGCAAAGAAGCATCAGAAAAAGAAATCCTACTTCAAGTAGTTAAGTCCTTGATTGCAGAGCTTGAAGGTAAGGTCTTTGTGCCTGTAAATACTGAGGTTAAGGACGAGAAGGTTGAAGAAGAATCTAGTATCTCTTCTGAGTTAAGGGAAAGTATTCTTGGGGTATTGCCAGAGGAGTTAGTAGTAAGTCTGTTCAACTTATGGCACGACTTACAAGACGAGTACAAACAAACTGCTAGTTTGAGTCTAAGTCCTAAAGGTACTGGTTTCCCTTATCGATTCTCTGAATCTAAGTTACAAAAACTAGGCTTACCAAGGCACGCTGAAACGCTTGCCTTGTTGGGGTATTGTGGGGGAGATGACGACTTGGGGTTGTTAAGTCAACTTTCTTTCAGTCAAGAGTTATCCAGCTTATGCCGTCAAGCTACCAAGTCTAGCTTATCAGAGTTGATGGCTCGCTCTTGGGAAAGCCTATCTGACATTGATAAGTGCGAATACATTATTAGGAGGTTAGGTTAATGTCCTATATCAAAGAGGCTCTACAGGAGATTGGTCAACTTCCATCTCCTAACGTAGTCCAAAATTTAGTAATTGGCAGAGACTTTGTATATGCAAGGTTCCACATGCTAGTACAAGGAAAAGAATCTTTACTCTTACCGTTCGATGCTGACAAGGTAGATGAAAGTCCAATGTACATCCTCAAAGACAGGGTATATGGAACTCTCGAGGACTTAGTCCTAGACGAATCCTACACTGACGACCCTATCCTCCAAGAGTATGCACAAAAGGCTTTCAATGGTCAAATCCGTTTGAAGTCAGTAGTGCCTTGTGACAATGCCATTGAAGTTGCTATGGCTTTAGATGAGGGTGCTACTGGAGAACAGTTAGGGTTCGGCTCTATGTTTGAGAACGGTAAACCTTACTATTCTAGGTATTCTCTACAACCAGAACACTACTACTGGGACGTACAGGCTAAGTCTTACTTCCAAGAGTTAGAATCACGCTTGGGTGGGGTATCTGAGACTGAAGAAGATTTAGGTGAAGAGGACGTGGCAGTTGAACTTCCTACCAATGATTCAGACGACCTAGGTGAAGAGAATGTGGCTCAAGAGGTAGTCGAAGAAGAAGTTTCATCTTCTCGTAAACGTACTCCAGAAGACATGAACGCTATCCGAGCTTACAAAACCATGTATGCCTCAGCTATTGATACTATCCTTAGTAACTACGCTCTTATGTTCACTGCAGCATATCAACTTAAACGTCCTTATGGTATTGCTACTATCGAGAATGGTAAACCTAACATTGTAACTATCAAGGGTACTAGCCGAGAATACACATCTATGGACGGTATTCTTATGCACGGACCTTTGATTAGGCAAACAATCAACGCATCAGGTCTTAAGATTTGTGAAACTCGTAATGCTTGGGATATTGCAGAGTTAGTTCTTACTGGTAGAACTTCTGACGGTAAGGAAACAGCAAGTGCTAGTGACCGCCTTTACTTTCCTAACAAAATGCTTGAGTTCGCTTACGGTTTGGAGACTCCTAAAGAAACCGAAGGTGGACGTACCAACTACCCTCGCCACTCTGACGCTGAGTCTTGGGATAAATACTCTAAGGTAGTTAAGAAATCCTTAGAACAGGTCTTTGAGGTTCTTGTTATCTCGGTTGTAAGGAACAAAAAGGCTGAGGGTATCGACGACATCGCATCACCAGAAATCAGAAATACTATCGACACCTCTATAGAACGTATCAAACAAGCGTTCTTAACCTGTGTCATGGTAGCTGAGGTTGTGCAAATTGGGGGTATCTTGGGGTTACTAAAACTTAAGATTTTAGACCCATACGGCTTAGACATTTCCCAGAATATTGCAACCAGCGTAGCATACGAAGCCTACTCTATGCAAGACTCTACAAAAGCCGTATCTCGTAACGTGGTAACTGACCCTAGTTCACCTTACTACTCTGTGCATACTTTTGAGGGTGACTCTAAGATGGTTAACGCCATGCCGTTGTTCGCCTTTAAAGCAGCAACTTCCCTTAAACAAGCAGGTCGTCCTATCACTTATGCTCAAATGATTTTGGGTATCGATACAAATGACAACATCTTGCAAAATGGTAGTGGTAAGGTAAACATGACTCCTAAAATCACCCACTACACTATCGCTCGTTCTAGGGCAGGTAAAGGGGTTGAGGGGTTATCAAAACTAGCTAACGCTATTAAATCAGGTAAACCAGTATTTTACTTGGATAACAAGCCCGACATGGCTAGTATGGTTATGGAACTTTGTAGAGAAGCCTTTGCAGTCAACGGTGGTGACTATGCACCCCCTAGTGAAGAGCAAGGTCTTAACATTCAAGGTTTCTTCACCCCAGAACAGTATATGTCTTGGGGTAAACCAGAGCTTATTCCTAGTTTCCTACATGCTAGGGGTAGTGGTATCTTCGACAGTGGTCACCCTAGTAAGTTAGCTGATATTTACTATCTAAGGGCTGTTCTCCTTATTATGTCTATTATTGATGCACGTGTTCGTATCCCATCAGTAGCTGAAATGGACTTATTCAAGGACGTTAATGGTGAAGATAGTGGTCTTGTAGCTTTCTTTGATGAGTTTAACAACGTTAACTCAGGTATTCGTTCCATGCTTGACTCTGCATACAAAAAAGATTTCGCTAGTATGAACTACTATCTGAATGAAAAGAAAATCGCTCAGGCTCGCTTAACTGAGGAAGATGAAAAGAAAATTCCTAAACAAACACAAACCAAACCTAGTCCTGCAGCCTATTGGGTAACTACACTTATCGATAAGTTGATTGTTTCTGCTGATAGGGTATCTAAAGGAAAGAACGCAGGTTATGGTAACGGTGAAAATGCTAAGACTGATATCTATATCATCGGTCAAGAGTTGCCAGACATCGTTGATTCATCTACTAACTTAAACCAATACTATCCAGAACGTATGGCTACAGTTAACAAGGCTAAGCGTGATACTCTTAAATCAGACTATTACCCTCTTGCCCCTCTTGTCGCACCTTTTGGACAAGATATCTTAGTGGGGTATAGTGATGATAACTACTTAAACCAACACCGTGGTTTTGCAAAAGATAAACTTAATGCTCAGAACCGTATGTTCGCCTATGTAAACGAGTTTAACATGACTTCTCGTCAGAAAATCCTTACTGGTGATGAAACGTTCGCTCAAACAGTTCCTGTCTATTATAAACCATTCCTTATTTTACCAGATCATGATTACAACAAATATTACGTTAAGAACTCTATGGCTTTCCTTAACAGTGCAGGTCTTAACATTGAAGAGGTAATCGAACAAAACGCAGAGGTTGATGAAAACGGTAATCCTATCTATGGTGAACCTTATGAAATTAACCTTATGGGTAAAGGTGTTGCGAAGATTGACTCAGGTGTTCAACTTAACTCTGCAGTAGGTTTGAAAGGGTATCTCAACTTTATTGGTGTTAGTGATGAGGAAATCTACGCTAACTTAAAACGTTCAGGCGATATTGCTAATGAGTTTATGCGTTTGATTGGATACAATGGTACTTGGAGAGAGTTTATTATGGACTTACGCCCAGAGTACATCTTCTCTATCGACGATATCAACGAATCTATTACAACAGGGGTACCACTAGCAAACGTAACAACGAATAGTAGTGCTGAGTTCTACTACGTTTATAAAGAGTTGTTTACTACATCCTCTGCTTACGACCCAGAAGCAACTTCTGACGAAGGAGAGTCTGCAAGGAATGGTCTTATCTTCGACTTAGCTGAGGAGTCACCAGAACTTGACGGGTTATTTAAACCTACTGGCTCTGCTTATGCAAACGAACAAAACGTTGCTCCAGAGGATTCAGACGAAATCTTTAAGCAAGACGGCTTGTTAAAAGATATTGATTTATCGAAAGAACAAGACACTTATGATAACGCTAAAGCAGTTGAGTTCTCGAACATGGAACGCTTAAGGGACTTAACTCTTGACCAGATACTAAACTTACCAGATTCTGAGAAAGCTCTTATCTACAAGCAGTTAGCTGATTCCTTGACTACAGAACCTGTCCTTGAAAAGCCAAATGACCTAGAATTCGGCTATGGCAAACTAGGGGTAGTGCATGATGAAAGTGGTCGTGCCTATAAGGTAGACACTTCACAAGTTGATTTAACTGGTAGCGACTATGATGAAATCGTCCTAGACCAACACATGACTGCTATGGGTGGTAATACTCCAGAAATCTCTTACTCAGCATTAGTTAAAACGGTAACTGAAAAAGCAGTAGAAACAGCTAAAAGTACTGGTGGCTTTAGGTCAATTAGTGTAGTAGGTGGTTCATTAATAGTTAACGACACAATGATTGGCTTACGCATCGCTGAAGAGTTGCTAAAAGGTTTACCCTCAACTGTAGCAGACGACATCAGAAGCGGTCGCCTAGCAGGTTACTTCAACTGGAAGTTACTTCCAAGGTCTGGTGTTATCACTCTTAAGGTAGATTCAACTAAGTTCGTATTCTCTTCAATCTCCGAGGGGATGGGGTATGGCGCTAACTTCAATGTGCAAGAACTCTTCGAAGATGTACGTTCTCTGCAAAAATTTGTGGTTGGTTCAAAATCATACGACCGTATGGATATCAGAGAGTTTGGTTATGGAACTCAAGATGAGTTTTATCGTCCTAGACGTTCTGAACAGGCTTACAGATTGTCTCAAGCTTGGTTACATCAACGTAAGATTAACACTTTGCAACGTTCGGTAGACACTTGGAAGCGCAAAGACTTGGGTACTTTCCGTAAGACTTTGTATTCAGGCGCTAACCTTATGGGAGCAGGCCTCTCTGCAGGTACGCAAGCTACTGGTTGGGCAGGTCGTAAGCTCTTCAGGGGTATCGGAAAAGTAGCTCGAGATTTCAAAGACTTAATTGAAGAGTCAAACAAAATCTCAAAAATGTAGTACAAACTATTTTACTTATTTTTGCAGAAAAGTTAAAATAGTATTATAAAAATTAGTTATTACGAATTTAGAAAGGTGGTTGGTAGTTTATGTCTAGTCCTTACCGTATTTTGGGTATTCGTCCTACAACCAGTTACGATGATGCTAAACGCATCTATCGTAAGAAAATGAAGGAACTCCACCCAGACCGTGGTGGTAACCCCGAGGATATGCGTCAAGCAAAAGAGGCTTGGGACTATCTTAACGCCAATAAGGATACCATGCTAGGTCAATCTAGTGATGGTATCTCCCACCAATCTTTGTTTGTTATAACTGATTAAAAATTATTTATTTAAAAGGAGCCCAACATGGCAGTAGCTTTCACAAAATCCGCAGAATTCATCAAAAACGACGAAAATCTTAAAAAACCTTGGGAAAAAACTAAGTTTCTAGTCCAAGGTGGGTATTACTTCCACGGTGCAGTAATCGAGTACTTGCATCCAGAAACAAATAACAAAACTGGTGTCGCATTCGTTAAAGATGGCGAAGCATACATCGTTCAAGACCAATCAACTGGTGACTTCCTTACTGGTAAACGTGTAATGTCTTTGCTTAAAAAACTTCGTGACGACAACAAAGAAGAAGTTGAAAATGGTGAAGACCCATCTGAATCATTCGATGCTTACGACGGTGCACTTGCAATCTTCGTAGGTAAGCAACCAACTGAATTGTTTGGTAACCCATACTTCGACAAGTTCTTTACAGCTGAAGACCGTAAGGATATCCAAGAGCGTTTGGAAGAGCTTGCAGTCTTTGACGAACAAGAGTTTATCTAATAATCACGAATCAAATAACAACCCTCACTAGTAAGTGGGGGTTTTCTTGTACCCTCTTATCTTATTATATAAGTCTGTTCTTTATGGGTATTGATTTATCTAGCTACATTGTCGAAAAATCCTAGGAGTACATTGTCGAAAAATCCTGTTTTTGCAAATTTTCGTGATTTTTGTAAGGATTGTAAACTGTGCTAAATAGGGTATGCCTAAATAAGCTGAATTTTGGCTGGATTGTGCTTTAAATTTTTGCATGATTTTGGTATAATATGTATAGGTTTGTAGTTGGTCTAGTTATCAAAACTAGCCTAAGTTTGAACCTAGTAAATGAAAGGACGGTGCATATTTATGCGTTCATTGGAAGAGATTGTACGTTTTAGACAAGCAAAACGTGCTAAGTATGAGCAAAAGAATGGTGAAGGTTCGTTTAACCGCAAAAGCATTGCCCACTTAGAGGGTAAAACAGTTAACGCTAGTGGTGTCTATGTTGGGGTAAGTGGGAACATGTTTACTCTTAGGGACGTATCTGTTGGGGGTATCGCTATTGACCACGTTAACATCTTTCTAGATATGGGTACTAAGGAGAATAAGAATATCATGCCCTTGTTAAAACAACGTATCTCCTTTACTGCCCAAGTGTACAAATATAGTTCTCAAGCACGTATCACCTATGGTCTAAGGAACGTTAAGAACATCTTGCCTACGGTAGTTTATCGTAAGAGAAACAACATTATCGACACTCAAAGTAAGGTTAGGGGGTATCATTCCTTTGAATTCTCTGAAAAGGAGATGCCTTATAAACTATTTCAAAGTGACGGTTTTGCTCCAATTAAGGTTTCAAAGACTGTTAAAAGTCCTCGACGTGATATCATCCAATCTGCTCTTAGCTTGCAACTTCGTATTGGTGTCGGTCTTTTAACGAATGTTGAGAAAGAGTTGATTTCGCAAACTGGTATAGATAATCCTTTAGAACTCCTTGCTATGCTTAGGCATCTATCTACTAAGAGTAACGGTGTTAAATACTTAGAGTTATATAAGGTTGCCCATAACGTGGTAAACGACAAAGAATTAGTCGACATCTATAAAAGGGTACTATTTCAAACCGAGAACTTCCTCTTACGTTGGCATGACGGTAGATATCGTATCTTACCTTATGTAAAAGGTTTGGAGACTTACTACGGCATTCCTGTAACTTTCCAAGCCGAGGACGGTTCTGTCTTGGTTCTTATACCTCAATGTCCTAGTGAAAAGTTCCATGCTTGGAACCATGGCTCGCTCATGTACCTGAGAGATAGTCTTTCTCTACCTAATGGTACTAGGGTTACATTTTACAATCCTATAACCAATCGTATTATTAACACTTTTGCCAAAAAGTAAGAGTCGGTGAAATAGTGGTCTGAAAGGTGTGATATTATGTATAGACGCTCTAATTATAGTAAAAACACTAGGTCGGTAGACAAACAACCTAACATTGAAAACGTTAAGTACTTCACTATAACGGAACAACCTCTCTCCTTGGTAGGGGTATCTGTTAAGAATATAGTAAGCGACGCTGAATATATCAAAATGCGTAGGGCATGCAACAAAAGAGCAGGTTCTAACTGTGAGATCTGTGGCAAACTCTTTAAAAGGGGTACTGACTTTAAAAAGAATATCTTTATTAGCGAAACATATAACTACGACTTAGACTCCAAGGTAGCAACCTTTAATGATTTGCTTGGCTTATGTTGGGACTGTTTTGTTGGCTTAAACCCTTACATTATGGACAAAAAGATTGAAGAACAGCAAATGAATAGTAAGCAAGCTAGTTCTATTATATCTAAACGAAACAACCTTATGCAACTTGGTGGGTATTCTTATACTAAGCTGAATCGAAACGCAATCTTTGCTTTCGAATATAAAGGGTATAAATACATTAACGACTTCTTCCCTCAAATACTGGACAAGGCTATAAGTAGAGGTGTTCGTATTCTAAGGAGTCCTATGATACCCCAACGTATGCAATCGGAACTATATTATCATAAATAATTTTCTGAATGGATCTTGTGTTCTGAACGCATGTACGCTAAAATAGTCTTATCAAAATTAGTTATCCGTCTAGTTTTGATAACTGTATTTCTTTTGGTAGTTCGTGGGAAAACTGCCTTAAGACTCTCTATTGTTTAGTTTCTTCTGCTAGGTTTTTACTTAGCAGATATGGTTCTTTAGTATAGTGGATAGTACGACTCTCTCCTAAAGAGTAGACACAGGTTCGATTCCCGTAAGAACCATAGTAAGTAGCGGAAAATACTTACTAACAGGCGCTAAGCCTAGCTTCCATTAGGGGTGTTTTTAGGGAAACACCTTTCGGTTACTATCCGTAACTGGAACCTCCTTTCTTCTCCAAGGCAATCGCCTTGGGGATTTTTGTTTAGGTGGGGGTGTAATGCTTGTTGGTGGGGTATAGCCTAGTGGGGGTAGCTTAGTAATTAGGGTAAATAGTTAGGTAACTATGGTAGTTAGGTCTGTAATTATAGTGAATCTAGCTTACCTTGGTAATGGGTATCTATTGTTAGAATTATGCTTAATTTAGTTTGTAACTATGCTAACTCTTACTAGAATTATACTGAATTTAGTCTGTAACTGTAGTAGGTAGGTTTGTAATTGTGCTAACTCTTATTAGAATTATGTTGAATTTATTCTGTAAATAGTATAACTCGCCTAGGTAATTAGGGTAACTTGGTCTGTAAATATAGTGAATTTGCTTTAGTAATCGTAGTGAATCGCTTTATAACTATAGTAATTTGTCTTGTAATTACTATAACTTTCTTTGTAACTATAGTAACTTGTCTTGTAATTACTATAACTTTCTTTGTAACTATAGTAACTTGTCTTGTTGCTTGGGGTATCTTAGCTTTAATCTGCCTTGGTCTTGCTTGTAATCGGTTTTGCTATCTTTGTAATCGTCTTGGTTGCTTGTTGGTCTGGGCTTTGCTCTTAGTGTAAATGGATTTGCTTTGTCTGTAAACGGCTTTCTTGCTCACTCTATCGTTGGTCTTTGTAGTCTAATTACTGGTTAGGGGTATCTAAACCTCTTTAGTTTCTTTATTCTCTGCTAGTAGTCTTATTATCTGTAATCTAGCTATCTTCTCGCTTAATTCTTATGTATTTATAGTAAATTATTATATCTCTTTGTAGTAAGTTACTATAACTTTATTTTACATCTATGTGGACTTTTACTCTGTTTTGTGGTAAACTTGTTTTATAATTTTGTGTGGCACCCTTTGGGGCAAAATTTGGCTCGTTTTGGAGTACCCTGTGTCATTTTTCTCGTTTTGCCTTGCTATTGGTGGGTTTTTGCGAAAAAAGATATATGGGTGGGGGTGGATATGGCTCTTGCTCCTAGTGGGGCATGCCCTTTTAAGTAGTGGTATCTCGGTATGGTAGTATATAATGGCATAACCTTATATTATTAGGTTGTTGCCTATATGGTAAATGAAAGGAGTTTTATGGCAAACTTATTTAAAACTTTGGATATAAAACGTAAAGAATATGTTGAAAAAGGCGATATCTCGGCTTTAGGTGTCCTCTCTCGCCTAGAGGGGTATATCGAGGGCGGACATTATAGTAAATACAAATTCGCTAACAAATATTATTCTTATCGTAACCTTAGTGCTAAGGACGTTGGTGAACTGCTTGGTGTTAGTGCCGAGTCGGTTAAGCGACGTAGAAATGAACTATCTACTGCTTGTTGGAATCTAATCGGCTTGGACTTCTTCGCTAAGCTAGATAGTGGGGACTATACTACTTGTAACTCTATCTTAGACTTCCTTGTGGTAGATAACGTAGGCGCTACGCTATTACCTTGTGGGGTATCTAGCCTAATCGAATCCGTGGCTACGGCTAAGGAACTAAAAGATAGTAAGGAGTTATCGGAACTATCTTCTTATGTGGACGAGGTTAACTTCTTAGTAAGTATTAGTTCTCCTTATATAAAAGCTAGGGTGTCTAACCTAGATATTAGTAAGCTTTTGTATGCAATCGGTGTTCTGCAAGGTACTTTAGGTACTCCGACGGAACACGCTAACCTTGTTAATTACATTTTAGAGAGGTCTGGTGACGCTTTATGACAATACTGTTGTCCGACGTATTTAAACGTCCTTATTTTGAAACACGTAGCGAATATCTTATGTCCATTGCCCTAGCTATGGAGGGTGCAAGACGTGGTGTCTTGGTTGATTTTACTGGTATGAAAACTCGTTGTCCTTTATCTTCAACCGTGTACGCAGGGTATAAGAACTACCTAATTGAAAACAATCTCGTCCTTGGTGCTACTGTAATGGAGGACGACTTCTACCCATATACTCCTGAAGACCTATCGTTCCTAGACCATCCAAACCTATTCGAGGATAACACAGAATACCTCTACTGGAATACAGAATACGCTAAGGACGTCCTTGGTAGTGATTATTATCGTAAGACTACTGCCTTAGAATTGGAGTATTTGTATATCCAACTCGTAGCTAAACACTGGATGGACTACCTCTTGGGTATCGAATCTCGTTGTTTATATATTGGTCTTGATAAGTACCAATCTCAAAATGCTGGCACTTATTTAGATATCGAATCTTTGCGCCATTCCTTTAAAGGTTTTGATAAGATTGTAAGTCTTACTTTGGACGACGGTTGCCGAATCGACATCAAGTTATCCCTTTTCCAATATGATGCTCGTTATCTTGGCTTTAACCGTGAATATACTTTGGAGGAGAAACTCTCTCAAATGGTTCAATACGGTTTCGAGGAGGGTATGGTCTTAATCCTCTTTGAACGTAAGGGTATTAACACATCTAATTCCCTTGGTAACATTGACTCAGCCAAGCTTGTCCGTGTGGACGAGATAGTGGAGGGTAAGCTTTATCTCTCTATGCTAAGGGCTACTCGTACCTATGAGGAGACAGCTAAGGACTTTGAAATGATTCCCGAGAATAACCGTCATCTCTACTTAGACTTGCTTGATTATTCGGACTCTATTTATGATAGTACGGTTGTTGAACTCCGTGAATGTGGGGTAGGCAATCACTTCTTTAGGGAACGATATCTTATTGACTCTATCTCCACTGTGGACAAGGTTAAAAAACTGGTCTTTAACGGTAAGGATATAGTTGAATTGGAACTCTCAGAGGCTGAAGCTATCTACTACACTCTTATGCAAAACAATGCAAACATAGATGCCCAGAAATACCGAGATTACTACTTTGGTGGTTCTAAAGGTTACTATGACCAAGTAGATAACAGTCTTTACACCAGCCCAGCAAACTTTGTAAGCCAAGACGTTTTGGATAGTATATAAGTTTTGAAATCCGAAAACTATGGTCTTATATAAGTAGTATAACTTTAGAACTCCGAATCTTGGTATTAGATTTCCGAATTTATATTTAGATTTCGGAGTCTAGTAGTTATAATGTACGAATATATTGCAATTGAACTCTAAAAGTAGTAAAATAGAATTCTGAATAGTATTAGTTAGAATTCCGAAAGGTGGTAGATTATTTGGGTTTATTTGATGATTTGGAGTCCTTTACTTCAAACTTGGAGCAGGCTCCTACAAAAACAGTAACTAAAGCGCCAACGTATGTTAAGAAAAAGGACTCTGCTAGTGAGAGGTTCCTAGAAACTATCTCAACTATGGGGTATGACCTTACGGAACTAGAGGGTGTTCTCCGAACATGGGGCAACCAACTGGTTCTTTCATGTGCAGGTAGTGGTAAGACTACCTCAACTATCTTCAAACTGATTTACGGTATTAAAACTGGTAAACTTACCAAAAAGGTGGAGATTAACGGTAATACTGTACAAACAGTGGCTAGGGTTTGGGTATCAACTTTCTTGAATAGTGGTGCTAGAGAGCTTAAATATGAACTCTCAAAGTGGAACAAAAAGCTAGGCTATATGGACGTATCGGACTCGATTACGTTCTCAACGCTCCATGCCGAGTTTAAATCCGTCTTAAATGCTATGGGTATAGCAACCAACTTTATCGACGAAAAAGATAACACTAAAATCCTTAAAAACATTACCAATCGTTTTGGTGTCCGTAAGAACGGCAAACCTTTAACATCTGACGATTTGCGTGACCTAGAGGGTGCATTGACGTACTCTCGTAACCGTTTGGACGCTAAGCGGTACTCTAATTTCACTTATAAGGAGTTTAATCTTACTCCTATTGAAATTGATGCTATTATCTCCGAATGGTCAAATGCTCGCAGAGCTAGTGGACAGTGCGATTTCGAGGACTTGCAGGATATTCTCTATACCTTAATCTACGACGAACAACGTCAAGACGTTATCGATTTTATCGCAGATAGGTACGAGTTTATCTTTGTCGACGAGTTCCAAGATACCTCTCAAAAGCAATATGCTATCCTAAAAGCCTATATGTTAGGTTCTAAACAAATAGTAGCAGTCGGTGACGACGACCAGACTATCTACTCGTGGAGGGGTAGTGACCACAACATCATTACCCATGACTTCATCGAGGACTTTAATCCTACTATCTCTAAGTTGTCAACTAACTTCCGTTGCCCTGCAAATATCTTAAATGCTATTATTCCTAGTATCGAACTGAACTCCAACCGTTTGGACAAGTCTATTAAGGCAGCCAAGGAAGGCGGAGAACTGTTTATCGGTAGGTATCATTCTTACAACGATATGGTTAAAGGTTTGATTGACGGTATCTACAGGGATATTGCTGACGGTATGAACGTAGCAGTAATTTGCCGTGAAAACATTGACGGTTTATTACCAGCTATTATGCTTGACAGAGACGGACGGTTCTCTTATAGTATCTCTGGGCAGGGTATGACTCTAAGCCCACACATCGTTAGGCAGGCTATTAGCATCATTAGGCTAGTTACTGAAAAGACAAGCAATAACGTAGCTAATGTCCTTAAACAACTAACTTTCAACAACTGGGAAATCAACTCTATGTTGTCTGCCCTTAAGAACAACAACGAAAGTATTTGGGACGCTCCTATGGAGGACATCGAATACTCGTGTCCCTCTATCTCAGGGGTACTTGAAGAATGGAAGAATGTGTATCGTACCTACAAAGAGGGTAAAATCACCGAAATGGACTTCGTAGAATACTTGCTCGCATACTATCATAACTTTATCTACACTCCTAGAGTGGGTATGAAAGATAGCACCTACAATGAACGCATGCGCTCTATCCTCTCAACCTTAATCGTAATGGTAAATAGTGGAGAGTTTAACTCTGCAGCTGATTTGCTTTACGAATTGGACGAGATTAACCTACGCTTGCAAAGTCGACTAAAACAAAAGAATGTAGATGTTAAAATCGTTACTGGTAATGAGTTCAAAGGTAAGGAGATTGACTCTTCCTACCCTTGGAACGTAGTAATTGACGTTTACCCTCACAAAAAGGCTACCACTCAAGAGGAGCTTGAAGAGGAGCGACGTTTGTACTACATCGCTTGCACTCGTGGTAAGAAACGTACTACCGTCATGACCATTGCTGGCAAAGAGGGTATGTTCCTCAACGAGATGGACTTATCTTCTGCTCAAGAGTTGGTTGGTGTCGGTGGTTCTATCGGTGAAATCGGTGGTAGTCTAGGCAACAAGGGAGCTGAAGCTAGTTCTGAGGCTCGTAATCGTAGAAAGCTAGAGGGTATGGCGATTGAATAGAATTAGAGACGAATATCGCATCGTAGGTAAGAACTTCTTGCATGTCAAAACTGGACGTGTGTATCAAGTAGTTAATCTAGCCTATCGTGAAAGTGATTTAGAGGTTGTAGTAATCTACCATGACGACTCTATGGTACATTGGGTTCGCCCTTTGTCTGAGTTTATGGACGGTAGGTTCCAACAGCTAGCATATTAGTTAGTAGTTTAAGTTTAGTTTTCCGAAAGCTAAACTTTTTGCTACCAAAACTAAAACTTAGAATTCCGAAAGGAGGTTATCCTGTGGCAAAGAAGAAAAAGGTTAGTAAGAGTTCGAATGGCAAACGTCGAGAGACTGAAATAAACCTTGACAGATTGTACGAAGACTGTTACTCAGGCAAAATTACTACTAAACAGACTTGCGTATCTGCTCGAGACTTCTTACTCCGTGCCTATCTCATGCACCTTAACGAGTTAGCCAATTATGTAACCAATCCTAAACACGGTAAACATGGTAACTCACGCAAAGAATTCGCTGAATACGAGGATAGATCACTCCTAGTAACTGGTACAATCCAAGCCTTAAGGGACTTTAATGGTAGGTGGAAGTTGCTTGTCCGTTCTCCTATGATAGCAGGTCTCTTTGAGAATGGGTATCGTGGGAATCGTGACGAGGTCACCTTTATTGAATCTATCTATGTTGATAACCATATATGGGTAGACTTAGCTGAGTTGTATATAAACGAGGAACAATACATTTCTAGGGAGACGGAACTTACGTTCCCACTCCTAGCAGGTATGGACATTGCCTTGGTTGGTCAGGTTTCTCGCTATACTGGTAACGTTGGTGGTGTTGAGGGGTATAAATTCGGCTTTAAGGGTGCAGTAAACCTTGTGGGCATGTTCTGTTCCTTTACAGATTACCAACAAGACGCTAAAAAGTATTATAGTGAAGTCCTTAACCATACATTTGTAAGGGCTAAGAACAAAACTAAGTTAGCGTTCCTAGAACCAGAGATGGTAGTCCCTCGTGATTTCTGTATTGGTTCTCTGACGTTCAGAAAAATAGACAGTGAGGATGGTGTGTACTTAGGGTATCCTAAACTTAACTTCTATGCTCTATCACATGCAAATGAAATGGTTAATGGTGCTTACAGACAACTATCAGAAAAGGACACTTCTGTAAACTTCTTTGGTAGACCTATTGGTGATGTACTGATTGGCTTTAGCACTCAATTTGAACGTACTTACCATATCTACAGAGCTAAATATAAAAACCAGAACCCTCAAGTAGAGCAGTCCTACAAGAAGTGGTCTGCTGAACGTAAGTTACTAAACTATAACTTACCCCTAGAGATTTGGGTAGGCAAGGAGAAAGACGATGTATTATAACAACCAACGTGTAAAAATCGAGAATATTGAAAAACTATTCTCAGAGTACTCCCTAGACATACAGGACGAGGTTCGTTCTATGGTCTTGGACGGTCTAGACCTTATGGAGTGGGTATCAGTCTGCAAGGATAATCCTTATAGGCTGAATCAAATCCGTCTAGCCATGAAAGAGGGTGTCGACCCTCGGTTCTTCAATATCTCTGACGGTACGGTTCTTTATAGCTTACGCAAATACCTTAAAAGTGGGTTTAGTGGCGAAGAACTCTATCGGTTTGTAGGTTGTGGCTTTGATTCTGAGCAATGGGGGTATATTCTCTCTTGGGCAGAAAAGGGTTACTTAGATAAGCGCCTATCATTGGTACGCACGCCTAAGAACTTGTGGTCTTTAATAGATAAAGGTCTGCAAAACAACTTGCCTATGTGGGTATTCACGACAGGACGTAACTATTCTGTATCTGAAATGAACTCCCTCATTACTATAATGTCCAACGGTCATGACATTGATAAGTTCCTAATTGGCTCTTGGAGGTCAGACGTTATAAAAGTTTTAGGAGAATTTTCTAGGTTCTCTTGGTACAAAAAAGTAGTTGGTGCAGTTTATGATTTTATTTCTCTAGAATTTTTGCTTTTAATTGGTGAACTTGCTAAGAGTAAGGTAATCGACGCTGATTTGTTAGTAGCCTATAAGGGTAGCCAAGGGGAACGTGGGTATTATCTGTATCAGACTTATCACTTAGCTATCATCTTGCAAGCAGTCCAAAAAGGTGTTGACTACACCAAGCTAAAGGACTACAATCTTCGTGAATCAGACGCTAACGTTATCCTAGCGGATATGATTGCAAATAGGTCTATTCCAATGAAAGGTAGGCTCTAGGGTATGGAATATAGTAGTATAGTACGGAAGACGGCAAGTGACTTGGTCTTAAAGTTTTCAAATCATCTTTCAGATGTTTCTATAGGTGACTTAAAAGGAGTTAAAGGTAGAGATAGTAAAGATTATGGTACATTAGCTTTCGACTTATCTTCCTTGAACGGAAAAGAAAAATCCCATGTACTTTCTTTAGCTGAGGAGACTCTCAAATTCTCTTACACCTTTAAAATAAAAGGTAAAGATGCGAAAGTTATTTCCTATGAACGCAACTCTTGGGGTATTCCTTTGTCCTTATTTAATTATACAGTTACAGCTAGTTTTCTTTTTGTAGGGTTTTTAGTCTTAATTTGTCTATATTTACTTATTAAGTGGTTTGTATTATAAATTATAATTACTAGAATTTAGTTTTTAAGGAACTATATTTAATATTTAAGTTATTATAGTATATAAAAACTTTTTAGGGGTGTAGAGATTGATGGTTAATTTAGGAAATTGGTTCGGTGGTGTGTTTAGTCAAGAAGATGATAGGTATCGCGAAGCTCAAGCAGCCTCTGCAATTAGTAAGGAGATTGGGCGATATCTTGGTCGTAATAGGTTAGTTGACTCGGATGGATTTTATATTAAAGACCAGGTACAGGGGGCTTTTCCTTTTGACTTAAGTTCTTTTTCTCCTTTAGCAGTTAAAAGAATATTGGCAAGAGTCCGTAGAAGTCCTATGTCTGTAAGGGTTTCTCCTAGTTATAATTATGCTAATCGTACTATTTCATTTACTATAAAGGTTCGTTAAATCTATAGATTACATTAGGAGGTACTGAATTTTTGGAATCTCAATTAAATCTTAAGGGTGTTGATGTATTTACTAAGGCAGTTCAGTATCTCAAGTCTTTACCTAAAGACGAGAGACCTCCTGTCTTAGTTTACGGAGACCCCGACATCGATGGGTTAGTGTCCATGCGTGAGTTCCTTGTTTTCTTGGAGAAGGAGCTTGACGACGACTCTATCCCTTACTATGTAAACAACAACCGTTCTCACGGTTTCTTCATTCCAGCTGAAAAGTTGATAGGGTACTTTGTTTTCTGTGTGGACTTCGCAATTGAACGTCCTAAGTTGAAAGAGTTGGTAAACGCAGGTGTCACCATTATCTCGGTAGACCACCACGACTGTGAGGAGAACTTTATCTACGCTGAATCTGATTCGGCTTATGGGATAGTCATCAACAACCAATATCCTTTTGAGAACCAAGACTGGCTCTTCCAGTCTGGTATGGGTGTATTATACCATTGTATTGCTGATTATGAAGAATCGGTAAACAATAACTTCCATTATAGAAACGACATGACTACTATGGCATTGGTAGGTCTTACATTATTGTCTGACGTCCGTAACATTGAAATGCCTATGGCTCACCAGTTCTTGAAATGCTTGTATGAACACCCTCGTAGGGGGTACATTGGGTATCTCATTGACTCAGTTATAGGTAAGGACTACGCTTTCGGTGTTCCCTGTATGGATAGGAACTTCGTAGATTATACGTTCTCTCCTAAGGTAAATGCACTATTTAGGTTTAATTTACAGGACTTAGCTTGTGATTTCATCTTGGGGTATGGATATCCAATGGAAGATTACCAAGCACTTCAAAGAGAGTTCGTAGAACGCTTAGAACAGACTATAACTCTTTATGAATATCCTAACATCACCTTTATCGAAATACCGTCAACTGGTCTTACAGCCGATGAAAAAACCTATGTAACCAACTTCGTAGGTTTGCTTGCATCTCGCTATACCACACCTCATAATGTAGTAATTGCTTACTACTCTGATGAAGGTAAGGTAGGTCGAGCTTCCTTTAGGGGTAGCATACAGACGGTTGACTTCCGTAAGAGTCTTAATGACTTCGGTATTGATGGTCGAGGTCACGCAGCAGCTTACGGTATTCTTAAGTTCAGTAAAGACGAAGAGTTGTTTGAACGTATCTCCGAGAGGTGTACTGAACTGTTCCAAGGGGTATCCATGGAAATCCCAACTATTAATGTTTCCCACTTAGGTATGTGGATGCGTGACCCACGAAAAGGTTTTCGTACCTCAAACAACAACTGTTACTTATTAAATCACCACAGAATCCACATCAAATATACTGGCGACATCGAGAATATCACTAAAAAACGTGGTAATGAAAAGTATGCCGTATATGACGTAGACGGAATCGAAGTAAGGTGCTTTGATTTGGAACTTAACTTTAAAACAGGTCTTATTCTCCCCATGCTTGAAAAAGGCAGACCTGTTCTTCAACTAGCAACATCTATGGAATAGGAGTATAAATATGGAAACTAAACAAGTAAATTGGAAAATCGTCTTACCATTCTTAGTGGTATGGGTAGCAACAGTGGTGTGCATGTCTGTGTACTTTGCGCATTTCTTTGGAGATTACTCCATCTATGTATTCTCGGTACTTAGCTTATTAGGAACATTAGCAGGTGCTTTCGTAGTAATGCTTGGTAATTCTCGCATCACTGACCGTCACTTGCTTGTCCTATTGGGTATCGCCTTTATTTCATTCTTATTTGCCTATGCCTTACCTAGTGGTAGAGAACTTTTCAAGGTCTTTATCTTACCTGCATTAGATAAGCTAGGGTATTAAATCGTAAAACCTGTGTCTGCAGGTTTTTTATTCGCCATTTATCGTGAATAGAACTGCAACGTTAGGTAAGACTCTTTTAATTAGTTCATTTTAGGTCTGTAATCACCCTTTACTTATTACTGTAATTGTATTAAAATTACTTTAGTTAATAAATTAGGAGTGAAAATTATGACATACATCGAACAAGAATATATTTTTAACACGTATTTTCCAATCTTTTTCGTCGGTTTCGTGTTAGGACTGATTGCATTATCGCTTATCTACCGTATTCTTACAAATAAGAAAGTAGTTCGCTTTATTTGTAAGGCTTTGTTAGTAGTACCAGCGCTTATTGTAATTATTATCCTACAAGTAACTGGGTATTATAAATAGACTAATCCAGTAGCTAAGACTACTGGACTTTTTTATATAAATTTTATAAAATAGTTACTGTAGATATTTTTAGACTTCCGAAAAACATTAAACAGAAGTCTAATAATTAAAAATTTTAATTTCTTGGAGGAAATTGTAAATGAAAGTCTTAGATGCCAATCTCGTAATCGACATGGGTAACTCAGAAACACGTGTCTTAGTTCAATCAGGTACTGGTCGCAGTGGTCTTATCCGACAACGACTAGTTACATTAAGCAATATGTTTGCCCAGATTACTGAAGGTTACGAAGTTCCTGAAGCGTACACAGATGAAGATTCTTACATCTTCCGTACTCCAGAAGGGGAACTTTACGGTAATGGTCTGTTGGTAGAGCGTGAGTTCTCTATGGGTTCTCTACGTCCAACTTCTCTAGACCCTAAACCAACCAGCAAGGTCACAATGCTATCTATTCAACGTGCGTTCTTTGAGGGGTATCGAATCCTTGGAGAAATGGAACGTTGCTCACCTAAGTCGCTTGATGTTACTTGGAAAGTAGTATTCTTGCTCCCACCAAACGACATCACTGACGGTGCTAAGGTATTGTATGACCGCATTTCTAAACTTAAAGAAATCAACTTTGTATTCCCAGAGTTCCACGCTGAATTGAAGATTGCCTCAGTTCAGGCTTACTCAGAAGGCTTTGCAGCCTATATTGGTACGGTTATGGGTAGAGGTTTTCAAGTCAACGCTGACTATGGTTACTTGCTTAACTCTAAGACTCTAGTAGTTGACATTGGAGCAGGTACAACTGACTTCTTTGTTATCGAGGGTATGACAACCATTGACTCAACTCGTTTGACTTTGCCGACTGGTGGTAATAACATTATTGCTCGTCTGAACCAGGCATTGGTATCGAAAAACATTCAGTTGCCTAAGAGCGAACTTGAAAAGGGTGTCATCGAAGGTAAGATTAAAGATGGTCGCAATACCATCAACCTTACTAAGTCCTTGGCAGTATTCAAGAGCGAAGTTGCAAATATCCTTATTAGTGGCTTAACTTCCTACTTGGAAGCTAATGGGTATCCTCTCCGTAGTATTGAGAACCTACTCGTAGTCGGAGGTGGTAGTCTTGCCAGCAAAGTTGAGGGTGTTGAGAGTTTGTCGACTTACCTTGTAAATCGCCTAAAAGACTTTGCACCTAACATTGAATTAGTTACTTTTGAAGAGAAGTTCAACGACTACGGTGAACAACTCCCAGAAACCAATCCACGTTTGCTCAACATCCTTGGAGCAGGGGTACTAGCAGAAAGGGGATAACCCATTGGCGCTAAACATAATTGTTAGTGGTCTGACAGAAGAGGAGGTATCTTATATTCGAGATGCTTCTTCTCTCTTTTGGGGAGATGGGGTAGTTGATATTAAAGAGTATCAACTATCTGACATCAACCTCGTAAAAGACCTAAGATTAAATATAAAAGACACCTCACTCGTCGGGGTATTTCTTGCTAATTTCTCTAATGTACCCTCATTAGAAGCAACTCGTAGCATTTTGACTTCTGAAAGTAAATTCTTTGAAGTCCAAAGTACAAAATCCTTAGTTGATTACCTTAACTCCACCTTTGGGACTAGTATTGTCTATGCTGAGGACGAGGGGGTTGGTAGTGCTGAGGTTGGTGGTAGTGGTAGTTCAGGATTTGATGAAGCCTACTACAAACAACAACTCGAAGCCAAAGAGGGTACTATCCGTAACCTCGAGGCTCAGCTTAAGGCTCAAAGATTGTCTGTAATTCAAGACGAAGTCCTCGCTGATGGTATTGATTACTTAATTGAGGTAGAAACAAACGAGTCTGACGGTATCGTAGTCGAAGAAACACCTGAATACAAGGCTCTTCTTGAAAAAGTATCTGCTCTTGAATCTAGTATGGGTAGTAGTGGTGAGAACATTAATCGTCTTACTGCCGAAAATGAGCGTCTTAGAACTGAATTGTCAGTCGCCAACCAAAATGCCAGCAACCAAGCAGGTCTTGCTAGAAGTAAAGATGCCCTTATCGAAGATTTACGTTCTCAGCTTTCTAATAAGGCTGAGGGTATCTCAGAAGAAGAATTAGAAATCCGACTTCGTGATTGTCGATTGGAAGTTACCAATGCTTTGAATTCCGAAAAATTTGAGCTAGAAAACTCATTACGACTCCAGCTCAATGAAAAGGGTTCTGAGGTAGCTAAATTGCAACAAGATTTAGACGACCTCCGTCAATCTAAAGACGGAGTAGCTATGGAGTATGAATTTAAGCTAGGTGCTAAAGACCAAGAGATTGCCCAGTTGAAGCAAGATTTAGCGAAGGCTAAAGAAGAAGTAGAAAAGAACAAGTTCCACGAACATTCTGAGTATGACTACAAGCAACAGTTATCTCGTCTAAGGGAAGACTTAGAAAAAGAGAAAAGAAATGTTGTAGAACTTAATCGTAAGTTGATTAGTGGTAACTTCTCCGAAGTTGTTGGGGTATCTCCAGAGTACTGGAACGTACAGCCTGTATCAACTTTCTTTGAAGTAGTAACAGGTGACCTCTTTACTGGTCTAGTTGGTCTTAAGAATGTTGAATTTGTATTTGCAGGTTCAGGCGACTCCCTGCGAGAGGGGTATCTCCTAGCTGAAAGTATGCTAACTCGTGCAGGTGGAGGTGTCATCTTAGACCTATCCACTGAGTCGACTCTTGACTACAGGTTGGGTATTCGCAAAGGTCATGAAATGTCTAACTGGCTAACTGACGAACCGTCTAACATTAAGAAGTACCTAAGCAAAACCAAGCACAAAAATATCTTTGCTCTCGGTACGTTCAAAGGTACTTTCAATGACCTGTACTTGGCAGGTATCAATTTAGTTCCATATCTCCAGTACTTAGATAGCCTAGGTACAAAGGTTGTGATTTTCGGTGGAACTACCTCGTCATTTATGGGCAGAAAGCTATGTTCTTCTGCTTTACAGGTTGGACGTGTGTCAGTAGTTTGCCGAAGTCTTGGAACGTCTGCTCGTACTATGCTATTTAACTCTAAGGCTCTCTTTAGGGGTACAAAAGCTAATTACTACTTAAGTGGAAAACTGGACGACATGTCTAAGTTAGTTCTTAACAAAGCTAAGAAAGATGGATTTGATTGGAGGTTATTAGATGCCTAAGGTTGGAATTATGACAGAAGTATCTGTCGAAGTATATGAATCGGTTGTAGTTCCAGCTAAAGGACAAAAACGATTCAATCGATTGGTAAGCCAACTCCTTGAGGCTTACTACACTAGCGACAAAGTTCGTTCCATTGTAGACGGTGAAGAGGCACTCTCCAACTTAGAGGGGTTGTCAAATCTTCAAAAACAACTACAAGAAGCGTACGAATCGGTAGCTTATATGGGTATGGTTAATGAAACCATTCAAATGGGGTTAGATTCTGCTAAAGAAGACATTGAGTCTGAGAACTACGGTAAACCCAACGGGGTATCTTCTAGTGGAAATGCTGATTTAGAGGACTTTAAACGTGAAGTCCTTGAAGGTCAAAAATCATTCATGGAAGACATGCGCTCTCTGATGACGGACTTCATGGCTATGCATTCTACTAATGGGGTTACTTCTAAAGATAAGGAAGAACCTGTGGTAGTTAAAGAAACACCTGTAGTGGCGGAAGCACCTAAAGTGGTACTTGAAGAAACACCTGTGGTTGCTCCAGTAGTTGAGGAAGTTGCCCCAGTTACCGCAGTAGTAACTCCACCTGTCGTTGAAGTTCCTACTGCGGAGCCTTTACCTAGTCTAGAGGGTATCGACGTAGACGACCTCTTTGACATTGAAGAAGAGCCAGAACCTAAACCACAAGAGTTGTCAGGTCAAGACATCTTGAACAACCTCCTAGGTGGTGGGGGTAATAGCTTTAACTTTGGAGGTATTCAATAATGAAAAAGAATAAGAAACCAAAAACTCCTAAGGTAAAGACTTATCTAGTAGACAAACCAGAAGGGTATAAAATCTTCGATGGTGAACCTCGTAAGATTGGATTTTGGAAAGGGTTGGGTGCAACCGTATTCGGTGCATCTATTTCTGCCCTTTTATTAGGTGCAGGTGCTTTCTTCTACAACCAACAGGTACTCTACCCTAGCGAGTTGACCATAAAAGAAGAATTAACTGGTCGCTATGCTCTCAAAAAGTATGAGGGGTATCTATCGTCTTACGACAATGAGAACCTACAATCCTTTACAGGTTCGCCTTACTTAGCGAATGAAGCTAAACTACAGAATAAAAATGAATTCCGTGAAAAGTTCGTTAAAACTGTCCTAGGTACTGTTAAATATAAAGCCTTAACGGTAGACACCTTGAATAAGTACGGTACAACCTACTTTAAACCAGGAACTGACGGTGAAACTAAGCAAGATACTTCTTTGGTAAACTTCGGTGAGCAAGTAGATTTCACTTATATTGACTATGATAAGTTGGAGTTCAAACCTAAAGTAATTAACTTACTTATGGAGAACGCTAAAATCAAGCAAACTGATGACAACTTCGTTGAAGAGATTACAACTCTCTTTGCTCAGTATATTGCTGAAACTGGTAAAGATAACCTACCTACTAAAACAGTAAAACGTCCTCCTAAACTCATCAAGGGTAATGACGGATTCACGGTAGATAGTTCTGAAGACGTTTACCTTGACCAGTTGTTATTCTCGTCAAAAGAGTTTAAGGACGCCCTTGACAGGTTTAGCTTGGTAGCTATGCAGGGTACTGAAATAGAGTCCAAAGAACACAAAGAGTGGGTATCTAAACCTAAAGAAGATCAAGCTAAGTATGATGAACCTTACAAATGGGAAAAATACCGTTACATTCGTTATGATTGGGTAGGTTTCTACGCTATCACACAAAAAGATAAGCGTACACCTGAAGAGTATGTGTTCCCAGACGGTGACGGTACTCGTGAGAACCCAGCAGGTATAAACACTCCTATCACAACTGTAGCCTTAACAAAGAACGACAAAGGAGAGGACGTTAAAACACCTATCCGAGTTACGCTCTTGAAGGTTACTTACGGTAGTGATGCCATTAAGGACATCATGAAAGCCAATATCAGGAACAGGGGAATCGACCCTAAATCCGATAATAAGTACATTTACACTGAGTGGAGGGTTGAAAACCTGTCTTCAGGAAAAGTTACTTTTGAAGCAAATAGCGCTCTAGCTGACTCAGAGGGTAACGTTTCTGCTCGTACTGGTGTAATGTACGGTCTTAAGGACTTAGCTGAGTTAGATGCTTATCAGTTTGTTAACTTGCAGGATTGGTACGCATCAACAGAGTTGAAGGAAAAATACTTAATTTGGGGCAAGAACTTTAAGAAAGTCGTAAAACCAGTTTGGTTCCAAGCGCTTAAGGGTAGTCATGCAGAGGTTAAAATCCTAGATGACCCAATCCAAACAGACGATGTATCTTCTGTAACTAACAACAAAGGCGAAGATAAGGAGTAATTTTATGGTAACTGAAAACGTAAGGTATATTAACGAAGAACCTTCAGGCAAAGAAGAGTCTAGGGAATGTCTAGACTTGCTCCGTAACCTATCGGCTGAGCAGTTGGCTCAACTTAGAGGTATCTTGCTTAAGGCTAGTCTTGATAGTCTAGGTAACTACTTTACAGGTGGGTACTCTGAGGGGGGTTCAGACTGTTAGTATTCCTATTGAAGAGCTTGAAAGTATCTTTAATGTTGAAGGATTAGACCTCCGAGGTTCATATATTTATGGTGACAAGGGTATGGAAGAGAGGGGTAATTATGCTTTCTTCCTACCTATTGGTTTAATTCTTGAGTCTGTTCTTCCTAATGAGTTAGAAGTAATGGACGATCGTGACTTCCATCTCTATCATGGTGAAGACTTTATCGACTTTAAGGTATTGCAGGTATAGAGATAGGGCAACCTCATTGAGGTTGCTTTCTTTTTGTAAGTGTGGTAAACTGATATCATCAAAAGAAAAAGAGGTATCTACTATGACATCAACGCTAACTCAACTTGTATCTGATTTACGCTCTGATAAGCCAAGCCAACGTTCTGTTGACCTTGCTAGTGTATTTCTAATGTCAATTTCTTGCTACTACAAAGGTCACCCGTCAGGTGGTGTAGTTAATCCACTTGTACCTGTGTCTGAGATTGCAGACTGTTCTATTAACTATCTGAAAGACCTTAGTTTCCAAGTTCTTGAGGTAGGCAAAAACTTCCCTAATGCTCCTATGCACTTAACTAATGAGCGTATTTTGTTCTTTAGTTACTTTGATGGTATTCATGATGTTACAGTTGCTAATTCTGTAATTCAAACCCCTAATGAGCAAGGTCTATTCTTGCCTAGTGGTCACGTAGACTTAGGGTACATGAGTTACTGGCTCAGTCAAGGGTATGTTAATTTCCAAGCAAGTGAGGTTACTAACGACTCTTATGCTGAGGGTTGGTCAGACAACATTCCTCTAGGTAATGGTGTAATTTACTCAGGTCACGGCTTTACATACCTAACCCAACCAACTACGCTTGCTAATTACTTAGAGGGTATCAGCGAAGTAGACGGTGGTTTTAGTGGGGTTAACCGAGCATTCCAGCATCTTGCAGACCAATATGACGCTTTCTTTAAGTAGTAACATTTAGGCAACTCCGAGTGGGTTGCTTTTTGTTTACCATTGTAGTAAACTATTATTATCAAAAGGAAAAGAGGTATTACTTATGTACACACCAGAAAACTTGTTAGCAGAATTACGTTCCGACCGTGTTTCTCAAAAAGCAGTAGACGTTGCATCTATTTTGTTTTTGGTAACTTCTTACCAATATAACAATTCAGAAATGCCTACAGTACAGCCAGACAATACAAAAGGCATGGAAGACTTCTCTTACTTGCCATTCGAGAGAAGACTTCGCATCAGAGAACTACACAATGGTACTCAACGCAAAATCGTATTCTCATACTACAATCCTGTATTTGAGAAGCACGAAGTGTCTAGCATCATGTTCGGAGAAAAAGCTCAGAACGGTTGCCTAGTTCCACGTTACGGCTTGTCTTACAGAGATTTGCAACTCTTGGAAAATGACTCATTTATCCCTTACGCAGACATTACAGACTTATCAAGTAGTAGGGTATTCTCTCCAATGGAAGCACAGCTTTCTAGTGGTGCAATTGTTTCTTGCCACACTTATACTCGTGACGTATCTGTATCTCAACTAGCAGACGTCTTAGAGAAAATGCTAGAAATTGGAGAAGACTTCTACGACATCTCTCCTACAGTGTCTTATATCGAAAAACAATACGACAATCGACTTATGTAACTTTGGGCAACCTCTTTGTGGGTTGCTTTTTCTATACTCTCCTTAGTATGGGTATCACTAAATTACGGTTATCTGACTACAATCGAGTCTTAACCAGTTTAATTGAGCGTTAACCAGAGAAATCTGATTGTGCTTAGATTTTAATTCACGGGTATTGCCTTTAATGGCTAATTTGTGTAAAATAGTCTTATCAAAAATTATTGGAGGACTTTCCTATGTCAAAACAATTCAAAACTCTTCTCACTGCCGTTGATTCTGCCCCAACCCAAGCTGACTTGGATATTGCAAACTTGGTTTCCTTGTATGTAACTTCTAACCCAAACTTTGATTTCCCAGACGAATCTCACGCTGATACTGATTCTAACTCTATCAAAGTGTATTCTCGTACCTCTCATGACGGTTACAAAAAGATTTTGGTGTACTCTTATACTGATACTGACTGTGGTATTGGTACATCTGCCTTAGTCCTAGAAAAGATGGGTGACTTCTTCATTCCAGTAGGTCACTCTCATGAACCACGCACTATCTCAGATATGGTAAAAGAAGGTGGCATCTCGTCTTTGGATTCTCTAAAGTTCGAAGACTTGCTAAACCATATTACATACTCTTGGGACAACTACAAAGATAGTATCGGAGAAGGTGGTTTCTCACTTCAATACCTAAAAGATTCTCTTGTAGAAATCGATGCTATTGTTGGAACTGACTATGATTTGAACGTAATTGTAGAAAACATTACAAAGGATTACAACTTAGTAGCTTAATTCATCAAAAGGTGACTCTAATATGGGTTGCCTTTTCTCTTTGATTGTGCTAAAATAAGGTTAGAAAATATTTGAGGTATATAAAATGAGTAACGAATATAAGTTAGACGTACTTAAAGAAAATAAAGTTTATAATGATACTATCCTTGCTTTGTGGTCAGGTCAAGCTATGTACCAAGACTACTTAGCATCAGCTATGCTGATTATAGGGTATGACCTCCGTCAAAACTTTGACGAAATGTTCATGATGGATATTGGTCAAAACAGTGCAGGTACTAACAAGGTAATCCAACTACATGGTAGAGATAAGTCCTTGATTCTGTGGTACACTAACGGTGATGTTATTCCTATTGTGGCTAAATATGAAGAAGGTAATCTTCTATTCTCAATTTACAATCACGAAAATGTGTACCTCAAGGGGTATATTGATGGACTTTCAACAAAAGACTTGTACGGTGCAAATGACGAAGTATTCAATAAGTTGTTGGAGTTGGTTACTTCTCAGGACTCACCTTTATTGGACAAGATTGGTGGTGGCTGGGCATACACTCTAAGAAATGCAAACATGCTTCAAGACTTGATTGAAATCATGGACGACCCTCAAAACATGACAACCGACATTGCCCAATCTTTAACAGACATCTTTGAACTCTTAAAGAGCAAAAGCAACAAAGAGATTAACCTACCGTCTGGTGCGCCAGAAGTTATTGGTTTCCTTAATGTAAAACATCGCTTACCTGAGATGACGTATTCTGTGGGTTCATCAAAACCATATTCTCAATATAAGCGTCTAATTGCTGGCTCTGTAAATGGTGAAAATGGTAGATATGCTGATGGTACTCGTATCGTCCTTTCGAAAGACCTATCTGAAGTTAGGGTATATGATAATAAAGGCTTGTACTATCCTGTTCCAATCCTTGGTTTAGTTGAAGATTTCGATTCTCTTGGTATCGAAAACACTCAAAATAAGTTCCTAAAAGATATGGACTCTGTTATTGCGATTGCAGAACGTTCTAATAGATTATATACTGAACTTGGAGACCTTAAAGGTGCTGAGTTCACTAGTGCAGAGGTTTTAGGTGAAGAGGTAGAACTTAACTTTAAGAAGACTAACTGGACTACCAACAAAGTAGTCGAGGGTACTATCACATTCAAACCAGACCTTATTGATTACACCATAACTTTCAAGACTAGCGTCAAAGGGGTATCTCAAAAACTTAAATTGAGTGACAAAGAAACTCTAGTCCTACCGTCATCTCCACTTGAGTTCACTAAGACTGTTCAAACTGAAATTGGTAACGTCGCCCAAAAATTCCATGTAGGCTTGCACTACGTTGAGTATGCAAAATTGGCTGACATTTTGCAGACTAACGGTTTGTTGGTGGACAATATTAAAGGTAAGGGTGGAGTATAATGGAAGTAATTGCATTTATCTTTGCAAATAAGTATGTTCTGCTGATTGCATTGGTATCTTTTGTGGTGCAATACTTGTGTGCAGCGTACATCCTTAAAAATAGAAAGACTGACTTTTCTTACTCAGGTCACACGGTAGTGTGGTATGAAGGTACTCAAAGAGGCTTAATTTTTTCTGTACTAGGCTTTACCTGTGGGGTATCTTCTTTCATAGTGTGTATAATTTATATAATAATTAAAGTAAATGGATAAAGCAAGGTCTTAAATGTCCTTGCTTTTCTTTTATAATTGTAGTAAACTTATCTTATCAATATTTTTGGAGGCTATATTATGTTATATAGTAATAATTTTTTGAATGAGCTTAGAAGTACCGTAAAAGAGATGTTACTTAACGGTGATATTAGTGATATTTGTAAGGTAAAAGAACTTTTAGAGTATTCTAATGTTGAATTCGGTGACTTCATTGAACCAATGCTAAAAGATGATTGTAGTGTTTCTGAAACAGCGGGTAGTGATTTAGAAAACGACCTAGTGGCTATCGATACAGAAACCTTTGGAAATAAAATTGTAGCAACGTCACTTGACGGTAAACACACGTTCTCGTCAAATAAAGTGGTAACTCTTACCGCTGAATCTCGTCATGGTCACTATGCTGAGGACGGTACTTACACTGAGGTTCCCTTGGAGGTTCGTCCTCAAGTGGGGTATCCACAAGCGGAATATCTTGAACCAAAAGAAGAGGAAACCCCTAAACCTAAGTACATGCCTTACTTACATAATACCTCTTCTGCAGGTCAGAAGGAAGGGGTAGTTATCTACAAGCTTAAAGCTTTTATCGTTGAAGACCTAGTAACTGGCGAGTTGTTGTATAAACAAACTCACTACATCGCTCGTATGCTTAACTTAGCGCACGGTGACGTTATCTCATTTAACGTAGACGATGGAGGTAGAATGGTAGACATTACTCGTGAAGCTAGTTATGATTTCAACGATGGCATCAACGTAGTAACTAACTGCCCAGTCTTGAAGGACGAAGATGGGTACTACGTCCCAACTGACATGAACGGACGTTCATTGACTGAACATGGAAGTCCTGTTAGTCCGTACAACATTCCTTACAACGTAGTAGAAGCCTATGGTATTCAAGAAGATGACTCTGTCGACCTTTACATTCAGCCAGATTCTATCCCTTATGTTTTGTATGCAAATCGTGGATTCTACAAACCGTTGGAAACATCTGCCTTAAATTACAACACTAAAGATGCAGTAAAAACAACTAAAACAGTAACCAAAACAAAATCGAAAACTTACCAAAAGTACGACTTCGACCTAAAAGGTAAGTCTGTTGGTTTTATCGGTGTTCCTCCATCTCAGAAAGAGAAAGTAACTTCATTGTGCGAGGAGAAGGGTGCTGAGAACTACGAGTTTATTGACTCATCTAGCCACATGGACACTGCAAGCATCCCTAATCGCTTTGCAGACCTTGATATCGTTGTTGTAGTTAAGCGTTTTGTAGGTCATGGTACTATCTACAACCTAAAGAGCGTGGTTCAAGGTTCTAATGTGTCAATTGTAAACACTTCTTCGCATAGTGTAGACGCCATTGAGCGAGCTCTCTATCGAGGTGCTATGGGGTATCCATCTGAAGAGGGCACTGTCACAGTAAATTATCCATTGCTAAAAGATTGAGCATTATAAAGGCAGCCTTAATTGGGGTTGCCTTTTTGCTATAATCTTGGTAGAATGGTTGTAGAAATTATTTCTACTTTTAACTTGTACGAATTAGTTTTAAGTTGTTAAGGTTTAGGTTATCCATGAGCCTTGCTTTTAAGCCTTACATACGTTAAAATGGTAGTAATCTCTTATAAAGGGGGAATATATGCTTAGTGTTTTAAATAAGGAACACCTCGACTACTTGAGTAGTAAAGACGGTGCTTACTATAAAACATGCCTTGCTCTAGCAACTAAATTAGCTGAAACAAGGGAAATTAAGGTAGTTGACCTCTATGGAGTGCAACTGTCTTTTAGGGGTATAAATGACGATATCGTTGTTCTATACAACACTAGTAGGAACTCTGTAAAGGTTTACAAGTATATAGACGAGTCCTACAAAGTAATTGAAGATGGAATTAAACTAAACTTTGAGCTTGGGGTATCTACCTTAAGTGAGGAGTTACTAAAATTGGATAGAGTTTGAGAAGTCAAACAAACTAAGGAGTAATGAGCGTATGGCTTACTTGAACACACCAACAGACGAAGTTTCCAAGGAGGAAATCTTCGCCAACGAGGGTAACTACCATCGTTGGAACTATGAGTCTATCGAACCTGTGTCAACAGGGTACGAGGAGGACTTACCAGAAATCCACAAATACACCAAAGATATGTATGACTCTCTAGGTGATGGTACTGGTAGAAAGACTCCAGCGCAACAAGAAATGATTGAAAAGGTAAGAGCTATTTATCGTAAGAAAAATATCTTGCCAATCAATTACTACTCCCAACTAGGGGTACAACAAGAAATCCGTAGATGTATCGACTATGAAGCTAAGTTTGACGGAGACACCGTTAATACTGGCGCAGGTGTAGGTACAGGGATGTGTAACTTCTTCTTCCCTAACTTGTTTGATACTGCAAGTATTCAAGACGAGGACAAGAAGAAGGAGGGAGCTGACACTCTCTACGGTAAATTCATGAATGACAAGTATCTTGACAGGGCAATTCAATTCTGTTTCGGTTACAAGGACGGTGACGCAGTTCCCTCATACGTTATGGGTGGCTTGAGGTTGGTAGGTTCAGCGCCTAGTAACTTCCGTCCTATGAATGCACAGGCTATCTTCGAGCGATTCTGCCCAGAGAATGGGGTAATCTTTGATACCTCTAGTGGTTTCAGTGGTCGCTTGGTAGGTGCATTGACCTCTAAAAAGAATTTCACTTATGTAGGAACCGACCCTAACATGGAGTCCATGTATAATACACATCGTATCGCTGAAGCGATTGAGAGTGTAACGGGTAGAACTGGTTCTTACGAATTGCACTGTTGTGGTTCTGAGCTTGATGACCTTATGGAAAAAGAATCATGGGCGGATTTTCACTTCTCCAGTCCTCCATATTTTGAGCTCGAAAACTATGGCGAGCATGATGCAAATAGGGCAAATCAGTCTCATGTTAAGTTCTCTGGTCTTGAATCTTGGCTAGAGGGGTATGTAAGAGGCACATGCCGTAACATCTACAAGGCTCTTAAAGGTGGTGCATTTAGTGCAGTAAATATCGCTGACTTCAACAAGAAGGGCAGGGGTATGGTATCATTCGTTGACGAATGGAAACGAATAGCAGAAGAAGAAGGATTAGAGTACTTTACCAACATCTACCTTGGCGTAACAGCTAGGGCAGGTTCGTTGGAACAAGAAATGGGAGTTGCGAAAAAAGAAATAATCATGGTCTTCAAATCGACTAAACCGATTTGGGGGTAAGGAGAGAAGGTAACACTATGGGTGAGAATATTTTTTGGGTAGTCTATGAAGAGGAGAAAAAAACACGTGAGTGGGTAGATATGCCTAAAGATTATGTAGGCTCTCCACTCTATGAGCACGCAACCGACTATATAACTATCCTAGAAACTGGCGAACGAGTTATGGTTCGCAAGAAAGATGGGTTCATTTACAAAAATGGGGGGGTAAGTACTTCTGATAAAAGTCATTTAATGACCCCAGAAGAAATTGAAGAGATGCGTGCAGATGCTCGTCGCAAAGCTGAAGAGCGTCGTCGCAAAGGTTTGCAGGGTAAAGCACCTTTCGTACCAACTAAATTCACTGATTTAAGAGTTCCACAAGGAGGAAGTTGGGCTGTTTCTAGTAGGGATTCTAGTCGTAGGTGGGTTCCAATGCCTGCTGACTACCTTGGTAGACCAGTTATTGAGTACTGGAACTACTACATCACAGACCTTGAGTCAGGTGAAAGGGTATTCGTCAACAAAGAGACTGGTAAAATCACTTGGGGTAGCGTAAATCCAGAACGTGATAAAGGTCACTTAGCAACAGCTGAAGAAGTGGAACTCCTACGCAAAGACGCAGTTCGTAAATCTCGTAAACGAAAAGAAAGTGCTGAAAAGCCTATCAAAGCTAAATCTGTTCCAATTGAGCAGATTGTAAAAGACAGGTACGATGAAAAAGTACCTTGGGTAGTAGACTTGGACTCGTCAAGACGTAACCGTTGGTATCCAATGCCTATCGACTTTAAAGGTAAGCCTACCTTTGAGTCTTGGGACTCTTACGTTACTAAGTTAAGTGACGGTAGCAAGGTAGCTATCAGCAAGCGTACTAACGAAGTAGTTGTTGAAGGTTCACCTCTAAAGGCTAAGGTAGTCGATAAAGGTTCTAGTAAACATAAACCTAAAGACGTAGATGAAAAGAAATCCCCTGTAAAGGGGGTATCTAAATCAGCGAAAACAGATGGAAAAAGTGACTCAACCTACTCGGTTGGGGTATCTCCAACACCTCAACGAGCAGTATCAGCAGGCTTAAAGGTTATCTCTTCGAAAGAAGAGTTACTAGAATTGCAAGCTAAGTCGCCCTCGTCAACAAAAGAAACAACAACCAAAAAGAAAGGAGTCAAAGCTGATGTCACTACAAGTTAAAGATTGGGTAGTCTATTCTGAAGAAAAGCAGAAAACAGGCAAATGGGTATCTATGCCAGACAACCTTATTGGTATACTATTGTTTGAACACTGGAACTACTACATTGCAATCTTGCCTAGTGGTGAGCGTGTCATGGTTCGTAAACGTGATAGTTTCGTATTTGAGAATGGTAAATCTACCAACTCAGATAAGTCACACCTAGCAACCAGGGAAGAAGTTGACAAGTTAATCTTTATGGTTCGCAAGAAGGCTCTATTTAAACGGTTGTTGCAGGCTCAAGGATAAAGGGTATCAAGAAATGGAAAAAGCATTTAAGGCTATTAAAGAGGTTCAAGAGTATCTCGGTTTGGAACCAGATAACGAATCGATGATGGAACTTGATATGTGCAAGAGCGGTTATGTTGGTTTCTACGACGATAAAGGTACTGCCATTAGGTTACCTTTCAATAAAGAGGGTATCGACTATAAGGAAATCGACCACATCGTTAAAATCCAACGTGACCTCATGGTTAAATATCCTAGGGTTATCCAACAAGAGGTAGTCCTAGAAGGAGTTGAGAAAGAGTTCTCTATCTCAACCTCTGTAATAGTTGTGGATTACAATGACCTCTTACCTCTGTTGAAGTCTTGCCTTGAGCAGTTCAACAAAATCAAAATCGATTCACGGTGGTAGATTAATATTCTGCATTGGAGGTGGTTAGGTTGTCTAACCTAGAAATAACTGGTGAAGAAGATATGGGGCTATTGGTAGAAGAAAGCATACTTGATTTAGAGAAGGTAGTAGGTGCAATCAAGTGGGAACTAAAGAACGCTCTAAACTGGACAACACTGGAATGCGATTGGAATAGTGTTTCTGTCGAAATACCTTACAGGTTATCGTTTTCTTCGGCTAAAAAGCCGTGGGGGTATCGCTACAGAGTTCAAAGTTCTAGTGGGGAGGTTACATTCTGTAACCCTTTAGTTCGCAACGAGATGGACTTAATCTTAATTGACCTTATTGACCGTTTTTGTCGGACAAAGTGGGGCAACCTAGTTGACGGCAAAACAACTCTGTATGAGTTTATTCCCAAATCGAAAAGAGCGATGAAACATTAGTAGGGATTTCTACTAATGTTTTTTTTTTAATTTTAGGAGGAGTTTATATGAACAGTCAAAATCAAGTAGAGGAGGCTCACCGCCTAATCTCTATGGCTATCTTAGGCTCTACCGATGGGGTATCTGTCAGAACGCCTGAGGGTATGGTCGCAATGTGGGTAGCGCAAGACACACTCTTGTATCTCGAAGCTATGCTCAATTATGGTAACTGGAGAACAGGTGGTCGCTTATCTGAGCCTAAGCCAGAGGTTCGTATCATGGCATTACGCTATGGGGTACGCTTATGATAGTGAAACGTTTAAACAAGCACTATCTTGACCTACTTAACAAATATAATTCCAATCCTAATGTATTTATCTATCTGATTGAAAGTGGAAGTCAGCACATCTTAAAGGTTCACTTCGGTGCTAATATCTTTTGTTTGTCTGTTGATGACCGCTCTTTCCGTTATAAATACACTCATAACTACTTCTCCAAGCCAGGGAAGTACAACACAATTACTGGTTTATCGCTAGACAACCTAGCAACCAAAATGAAGAATGAAATCGCCCGAAGGGTAAGAGTAGGAGGTTAAAGTAATGAGTACGGTTTTATCGGTAGCAGATTACAATCAATTTTCAAATGAGTTCTCAGTCATATCAAGCATTGACAAATCCATGGGAGCTAATATCGGTGCAGTTTGGAGGGATATTCTTTCTCTAGGCGACGACACCTCATCAAAGGTCAAAGGGTTTCTATCTCGAGGCGATAATGTGTATGCCTTGGTATCTGATAGGCATGAAGATAGTTTCAACCTAATCGAATGGGTATCTCAACGCTTATCATTCAGACCGAAAGTAGCAGTAAATGCTCTTAATTACTCGTTAGTTTTCGGTAAAGGTGTACTACCTCGTAGTTCTGAGGAGGTCTTATCTGAAATCAGGTCTGTCAGAGGGGTATCCTCTAGAGCATCTCGAGTCGAGCCACGAGTTGACACCTACGCTCAACCCAGTTCTTACGCTCCAGTTGGTGCGACTTCGGTACTTAGTGATGATTTCTTCGTACTCCATGCAGCTGGCATCTCCTTTGAGGTGTATGACGAAGGAGACGAATATACTTTAGGTCGTAGTCCAGAGTGCGACTTTGTTATCTCTGATGGTGGTGTTTCTGCAACCCACTGTAAGTTAAGAAATCAAGACGGTGTACTTCAAGTTTTTGACCTAGGTTCAACCAACGGTATTCGCCTTAACAAGAAGCGACTTCGCTCTCACGAATGGGTAGTTCTTCGAGAAGGAGATAGCGTTAAAATTGGAAGAATTACGTTGAAAGTAAGTTTAGAGGAGGAATAACTCGATGTTCAAAATCGAAGGTTATACGGATAAGGGTATTCGTTACTCCAACAATCAGGATTCCTACTGGGTAGCAAGGTTCACCGACAATGGTGTAAACTCTGCTATCCTTGTCTTATGTGACGGTATGGGTGGTCTTGAGGACGGAAGTTACGCTAGTCAGCTAGTAGTGTCCAACATTCGTGAAACTCTTAAGGAAGGCTTAACCAGCAAAGAAGATGTTAGGTCTGCAATCTTAAAAGCCAACGCAACAATCCTAGAAAAGTACAAACCGACTGGCAAGCAGTGTGGGACTACCTGTTCTGTTATCGTCCTAACGGACGGTAGCTATTGGGGATATCACATTGGCGACAGCCGTATCTATCATTTTCGTGGTGGTAATTACAAGGTTCTAACAGAAGATCACACAGTCCTCAACGTTAGACGTAAGAAAGGTATCACCATTACTCCTGAAATGCAACAGAAATACCGTTCAACGCTTTCTCGTTGTATTGGGGTACAAGCAAAACCTCGTATCGATTACCTTGAAGGTAGTTACTCTGAGGGAGACGCCTTTGTTTCTTGCTCTGATGGTTTTTGGCACTTTTGGAACTTGGGTATCGATGATTTTAACGGCTCAATCCAAGAAGTTAAACGTCTAGGCGAGCAAGACAACATCACTGCAGCAGTGGTTAGAATAGGTGGTGGAAGTTAGAATGAAAGTAAATGATTTAGTATTAGGAAAATACAGAATTATTAAAGTCGTGTCAGGAGAAGGCTTAGAGAAGTCTGGAATGTCCAACCTCTACAAAGCACAAGACAAAGACTTGGGTACTTACTGGGCAATCAAAGAAATCATGAGGAACTCTGACGGAACAATTTCGCTCCAACAAGCCTCATTGGTAAAAGAAGCGCAAATCATGCGTAAGCTCCAGCATATGTCAATCCCACGTATCGTGAGTATAGAGTACTTACCAGACCGTATCATTATCGTGATGGACTGGGCAGATGGTAGGTCTGTCGGAGAATGGATTCGTTCTAGTGGTGCTATGCCTATGCAAAGGGGTATCAACATCGTTAAAACTGTCTGCTCGGTACTGGGGTATCTGCACAGCCGACAGCCAGCCATCTTCTACAGGGACATGAAACCTGAGAACATTATGTTTGACCCATCTTCCAAGAAGGTGATGTTGCTTGACTTTGGTATCTCGGTAGAAGTTGACCCAACACAACCTATCCCAGATAGCGTTGGTACGAAAGGGTATTACGATAAATATTCGATTAAACCTACGTCCTCTGAAATTAAGGCAGGTGTCGGACCTCGTTACTTCGACTTACGTTCGGATATCTACTCGTTAGGTTGGACCATGTTTGAGATTTTCACTGGTGTCCACCCTTTAAACTATGTAGCAAGTAAACAGAAACGTGTCCTAGACGCTTTACTGGTAGCAATTCAGAATCGTATCCCTGTAGATGAGGTAAGCAAGACTGGCTTACAGAAGAAATTACGCAAACCTCTTGAGGTGTTAGTCAAGGGTGGAGACGTTAGAAACTTTGTACCTAAGGTAGTCAAAGCAGTTGAATCTGTTATCTATTCTTACGAACATCAGGGTATCTCCAACGAAGAAGGAGTCGTCACTACTTTAGACAAAGAAACGATAAAAGGGTACAAAAACTCAGTTAAAGGTATCGAGAAAGAGGTTTACGCTATCGTGGATTCCCTCAAGGGTACTTACGAAGTTACACGTGACGTTAGGGAGTATGCGAAAAACATTCCTCAGTCACTAGCAGACGTAATCATCAAGGCAACTGAGCCTGAGTTAGAGGACAGGTTCCAATCCATCGAGGAACTGCAACTCGCACTAGAAGACCTCGACAAGGTCGAGATGGGGTATAATAAGATGCTCCGTAAGCGTGTAAATAGGGTAGTAACTCTCGGAGTTGTGGGTGTTGGTTTGTGTTTAGCATCTATCGCCCCTTACATGTCCTATGAACAAGGTTTAAAGAACCAATACCGAGTCTTGGTAGCCAACGCTAGTAAGTCAGGCGAGTTCTCGGACTACTTAAAGGTTATCGAATACTCACCTAAAGAGATAGACCCTTACTTCGGTATTATCGATGCTATCAAGCAAGACGGGGTATTCACCAAAGAAGAAGAAACTCAATTCCTTGATTTGCTGAATCCTAGCCTATCATTGCTAGAAAAGAGTCCTAGATTTAAGGAACTTGCCTTTGAGGTAGGTCGCTTGTACTGGCTCTACTACAATGATGAGTCATCTCAGGAAGTAGCCAGCCGATGGTTCAAGGACGCTAAAGGGTACTCAGACTTAGCTGATGTGTATTCTTCTATTGGTTCTTTCCCTACTGAGGTAGTGAAAGCAGCCAACGAGGGTACTGACGCAGGGATGTACAAGAAGCAATGGAACTTACTTGATTCGGTATCAGGTCAATCTGAGTTAGTAGCTTTACACATCGCCAAGGCACGTGTTGAGTTAGTAAATAACTATCCTTACCGTTTAAAAGCTGATGGGGTATCTAAAGATGAAATCCTCAGCAAGCTAAACGAAATCACTTCTCTTATTCAAAAGAGTCAAGAGCGTGAAGGTAGGCAAGCAGACGTTGCCAAAGAACTTTCATCTAGTCTTGAAAAAGCTAAGAAAGTAGTGGAGGTAACGTACAATGTTTAATCTATTTCTAGTATTACTTGGTCTTGGGGTATCATGTATAGTTCTCTCGGCTTTCCTTTACGTTAAGTGGGACATAGCTGACGCAGTTGACGAATTAAGTGGTAAAAAGCGCTTACGTCAAATAGAGAAACTCAAGAAAGCAAGTATGGCAATCGGTGCAACAGCAGTAGTTGCCAGCACCACTCAAATGTTTCGTGATAGCGAAGAAGATGACGAAATCGCAAGTATCATTCAAAACGCTCATAACGTAGAAGAACCTGAGTTTAAGGCTATTACTCCTACGGTTGACATGGCGACATCTAACTTAGCATCTGAGCGTACCTCTTTCATCTCAGAAGAGGATATTGAGGACTCGATAGCTGAGGGTGTCGAGGTTGGTACTGTTAGCGCTACTCGGAAAGTAGTTTTCCTTGAAGAATTGTCGAATATGGAGGTTTAGATAGAAAATGTCTAAAAGTAAGCAAACAAAGGCAAGTCAAGTCGGTGCAGGTGTCGCCCTTGGTTTGACCGTAGCAACCATGGCAGGAACGGCTAACGTAGGTGCTGAGGAGGTAACTCCTAACGAACCTAAGGTAGCTGAGGTAGTAGAGCCTGTTGCAAAACCAGAAACAAATACACCAACAACTACAAACAACGAAACAACAACCCCTAAACAGGGCGATGCTCCTATCAATAAACCTGGAGGAGCGCTTGACAACAATGCTAGTGACGGTGAGTTCTCTAGGGTATCCCCTACGGTAACTATCGACCCAGTCGCTCCTAAGCCAGCTGAAAAACCTGCCGAGGGTAGCGACTCAAAACCTGCAGCGGGTACTGAAACACCAACTACTGGTGAAACACCTACTACTGGTAGCGAGGAAAAACCTAAGGCTGATGAAAAGCCAGCGGAAACACCTAAGGCTGAAGAAACACCTAAACCAGCTGACACTCCTAAGGTAGATGAAACACCGAAGCCAGCTGAGGGTACTCAACCTACTGAAGGTAATCAGCCAACGGAAACTCCAGCTCCATCTACTGGCGCTGAAACTCCATCTCTATCTGAACCTAGTCAGCCAGCTGAAGGTACTCCGTCAACTGAAACTCCATCAAATCCGACGGAAGGTGAGAAACCTAAGGAAGAGCAACCTAGTACACCTAACAATGGTGGTACTGGTACTGAAACTCCAGCAAATCCTAGTGAGCCAACTCAACCATCTAACCCGGCTGAGGGTACTGAGCCAACTCAACCATCTAACCCAACTGAAGGAGAACAACCAACAAATCCTCCAGCGGAAGGCGAAAAACCTAAGGAAGAGCAACCTAGCAATCCTACGGAACCTGTAAATCCTCCATCTGATGGTGGTGAAACTCCTACCGAGCCAACTAACCCGCCAGCTGAGGGTGATAAGCCTAAAGAAGAGCAACCTAGCAACTCTAGTGAGCCTACAACACCTCCAACTGACGGTGACAAACCTAAAGATGAAAAACCAGCAGAAAACCCAAAAGTATCTCTTGACTTTACGGTAGGTGACAAGACTATTACTGCATCTGAAGATGAGCCAACTAAAGACTTGGAAGTAAACGACGCTAACGTATTCCAAGCTAAGATAAACAATATTATCGCTGACTCAATCAATTATGTTCAAGTTTTGCCAGACGGTACAAAAATTCCTGTTGAGGGGAAGGTACTTCCTACTAATTCTCGACTTCTTGCAACTTATGTAGACAAAGAAGGGGTATCACACGACTTAGTTGTTGCTAACATCGTATCTAACAAGCAATACAACTTAGACTTAGCCAAAACTGATGACGGCAAACTTTCAATCGGTAGCGATGAAAAGCAATACGTCAGAGGAGATGCTCCAACTGTAACCTACACAATCAAAGAAGGTGACAAAGTCCTTGGTACTGTGGAAGTTAAGGAAGGCGAAAAACTTGGGGTATTCGACTTCGCTGATAAGCTAAGTGAAGGTACTCACACCTTAACGGTTGAAGGGGTATCTAAATACGGTATCAAATCGGTTGGTGCATTCGTGGTAGAAGTTCCTAAAAAGGAAACTCCAAAACCAGAAGAGCCTAGCAATCCTACTAAGCCAGCTAAACCATCTGAGCCAGAAAAACCAGCTGAACCAGAGAAACCATCTCAACCCGAAACTCCAGCTCAACCTAGTGAGCCTAGCGAGCCAGCTAAACCTGAAACTCCTAGTGAACCTAGTAAACCAGTTGAAGACAACAAACCTACTCCAACTCCAGTTCCAACACCTGAGCCAGAGAAACCTGTAGTCCCAGCTGACCCAGCTCCAGCGCCTACTCCAGAACCAGAAAAACCTGTCGTTCCTGTAGCGCCACCTGTTGAGCCAGAAAAACCAGTAGCACCTATCAACCCTATTCTTCCTCCTATCGAGCCAGAAAGACCAGTTGCTCCTGTTCCTAACGTACCTAGTGTTACAGACAACAACGTACTTCCAACGAATCCAACAGATATTATCACTCCAGAGAAACCTGTCACACCAGAACCTCCGAAAGTAGAGGAACCTAAGGTAGAGACGCCTATTATCCGTGAAGCGCCTAAGGGTATCTCAGACATTACAGTCGGTGGTAACTCTCTGTATGGTGACCAAAGTAAGAACTCAGCGGTAGCAACTAACGGTGACACAACAACCTTTACTACTGCTGACAGCCTGGACCTAAGGGTATCGGTTGACACTAAGGTAGTTGATACTTCTCGTACAGAAATCAAACTTATCGGACGTGCACAGGGTGAACTTAACTCATCTGACTTCGTAGAGTTGCATGACGGTACTTACCGTCTCAAGGGTATCGCCAAAGACGACTACTACACCCTTTACATTCGTACATACGACAGTAACGGTAAGTTAGTATCTGATACAACTGAAAACTTCTCAATCAACAAGAACGGTTCATCTTACTCAATCGTTAACGAAGGCTTGGAAGGTCACTCATTTAAATCTCTATCTTCTAACGTTCAACTAGTTGAATCTAACGTAGATAAGATTAACTCAGACAAAACAACTATTAAAGTTTTCCGAGATGGTAAGGAAATCTCAGTTCCTAAAGGCGCAATCAAAGTATCTCGTACTGGTGGTGTCAATGGAAACTGGGAATACACTTACTCCATCGACAAATCTTACTTCGAAGAGGACGGTGTTTACACCTTAGAAGTATTCTCTCAAACAGAGACTGGTGTTAAATACAGTTCTTCAAGTCGTACAATTCAGTTCATCATCGATAATAAAGCGCCTCAAATCGCTATCACGGGTATTCGTGACGGAGGACGTTATAAGTCTAATGAAAAACGTATCACAATTGATGTTCGTGATATCTCTAAAATTAAGTCTATCAAGGCTTACCTCAATGGTAAAGAAGTTAAAGTTCTCTACGATGAGAAAACTGGTCTTTACTACTACGATATGAAATCTACTGGTCAAGACCGTAACGAGTTTGTAGTAGAGGTCGAAGACGAGGCAGGTAACCTTGCAACAGTTTCAGTTAAAAACTTCTTGCTAAGTTCTGATTTGGCTTTCTCAATCTTTAACGACGATAACCTACTTTACCTACTAGGTGGTGTGGGTACTGCAGTTGTCGGATTCCTAGCTTTCCTTGGTTTCCGTCGCAAACGTAAGCTCGAAGAAGAAGATAGACTCGCCCTTGAACAGGCTGAACTCCTTGCAGCTAGCCACTCTTCATCTAACGGTACTGACCAACCAGCTACAGGATTTGTAGAAACTGGTAACTCTTCTGACCGTATCCGTGTAGAAGACGTAATTACAGTATCAACTCAAGACATTCCAGAAGTGGAAGTCGAAGACGAGTTCGCTGAAGAACCGTTCTCAACGCCTGAAGAAGCTGACGCTATTTCAGCGGTTGAGGGTATGGCAGCAACGACAGTTCTAGCTGAAGAGGAAGAAGGTCTTGCTAAAACTGACGTACTCCTTGAAGACGAGGAAGTCCTAGCTAAGACTGATGTACTTACTGAATCTGAAGATGAGGCACTCGCTAAAACCGATGTCCTTACTGAAGAGGAAGACCTCCCACAAACTGATGTCTTAGAGGACGAAACTCCTGCAGAAGAAACTAGTCAACAAAAGAAACCAAAGACTAAAAAGAAACGTAACAAACGTAAATAGCCGGTCATGAAACCTCCTTAATGGGGGTTTCTTTTTGTTTACAGTTGTGTTATCATATCTATAGTTATTATTTTGTTGCTAGGACTCTGCGCCCATTTTATTGGATTGTGGGTAGTTGTCCTCTTATTTTCTGCTCTAATGGGAGGTTTCAATATGTCAGAAAAGAAAAAGAAAACAGCAATCGACGTAGTTATTGACTCATTTATTAGACGAGTCCAAAAAGACGGTGTTATGCCTTGGCAGAACCCTCACAAATTTGGCGTATCTATCAACTGGGTATCTAAGAAGATGTACCGTGGTATTAACCGTATGATTCTTCCTAGTGGAGAGTATATGACTAAAAACCAACTCAACAAATACAATGAAGAGCACGGTACTGACTTTAAGTTCCAAAAGGGTATCGAATGGTTTCCTGTGGTATTCTATAGTGAAGTAACTACCCAACTTAAACCCGAAGATATTGAAATGCCCCTAAAAGACGGTGGGTCTTATCAAACCAGTCGTGGTGGTACGGTCTTTAAGAAGGACGGCAAATATTATACCAAGTTTTATGTCTTGAAGTATTCCCTAGTTGCTGACATTTGTCACTTTAAGGACTCTAATGGTAATGAGCTACCTCGTCGCATCAAAGAGGACGGCACTGGCGAATTGGTAATCTCCAGAGAAGACCCAGAACGTGTAATTGGTAATTACCTCAAACGTTCAGGTGTTAGGTATGAGGAGCTAGATGACGGTCGCTCATTCTATGACCCTCGCAAAGACTTGGTTCATGTTAATAAGTCTTATAAGTGGTCAGATGCTAAGTACTCTGTAACTTTCCATGAGTTAGCTCACTCTACTGGTCATGCTGAACGTTTGAACCGTATTGGGGTGACCATGTCCGACGGATTTGCGGGCGCTCGTTACTCAGAAGAAGAGTGCATCGCAGAGATGACAGCAGCCTTGCTTTGTCAGGAGACTGGCATTAGCGACTTCATTACTTCAGGTACTCTTAAAGAGACTAATTCTATCGCTTATGTGCAAAACTGGGCGAAATCAATCCGTGACTTTGGTTCTAAGTTGCCTAGTATTTGTAAGCAAGCGGAGCAAGCCTATCTCTACATCTTAGGTGAAGATGAAGATAGCCAAGTAAATGGTGGCTCAACGACGGAAAGGTAGAAGGGTATTGTATGAATTATAATGAGTCTTGCGATGTCTTTAGAAGAGTATCTAACTTCTACCTAGACCACGAACGTTTTAAAGTAGGAAAAGTCCTTACTCCTTTATTCAGAAAGGTTTGTGGTGATAATGGATTTGGACGTCTTACAGTTAAGGTGTACGGTGAAGGGGTATTTGAGATAACCATTCGTCACGAGAAGGGGTATGTCTATACTAAAGATATGGATTTCTATCCAAATAAGTTCCCAGTAGTGTTTAGAGGGGTGTTATCTCCACAAGACTTAACTACTATCTTAAGCAACCCTAGAAATTATAAATATGGTTTCTTTTACTCTTATATTGCTCATTTTTTCCTAAAACTAGAAAATTTATTAAAGGATGTTATTGAGGGTAAAGGTATTCCATATTCCTTTGAACTGGACTTTAAGAATGGTAATCCAGACTATTCATTTTTCTCAGTCAACGATGACCCTTGGGGGCATCCACTTGACCAAACAACACTAGGCACTATTGAGAAGTTAAAGAAACAGTATTTGTCTAGTTTACGCAAATAAAGAATTTATAAGAAAGGTTTTACTATGGGACAATTAGCTTTAATTCGTGTTACAAAGAACACTAACGTATATGATGGTCATTTAAGGGAAGGTGACTTTATCCTTGGACCAGCGTCAACTATTAACATGCTTGTTAATTACTCTAACGCTTGGAACTCCAACCAAATGTCTTGCAAGGCTTCAACAGTAGAAGAACTCAAGAAGTGTCGTGCAGGTCACATCAGGTTCCACTTGTATGAAAGCAGTCACTTGTCAGGTTTCAAGAAAGGCTTGGTAAGCAAAGAGTATGCCCTTGAGTACATCAACAAGTTCGGTATTGACCTTTCTGCTCAAGAGCGTTTCAACAAATCCTAGCTAGGGGTATCGATTATGGATTACTTAGGGTCATTATATGTGTTTGAGAGAGTAGGGGACTTCATTGTAAAGAGTAATTTCTCTTTTATAAACCAAAACACTTTTCCATTATTCAGGGCTTACACTCGAAAAGATGGGTTTGGTCAGGTTGTTTTAAAGGTTAAGACTGGTGGAGCAGTAGAGCTGGTTATTAGGTATAAAGAAAGTGTTACTGAATATGATAGCGATAATTACTACCCTTACCAGTACCCAGAAGTATTTAAAGAAAGTATTTCATCAGAACAGTTAGCAACTATTCTTAAGAATCCTACCTCTCATAGAAATGGTTCGTTCTATAAATCTCTTATTCCTTTACTGATTAGTATAGAAAACCTAACTAAAGACTTCATAAAAGGCAATAACATAGAATATTACTTTGGTGTAAACTTCGTAAAGGGTAAGATACATGGAACTTTCCTAGACACAGAGCGTAGTTTGTCTTATGTTTCTGGAAAGGATGATACTCACAGGGCTATTGAGAGGCTTAAGAAGCAGTATAAGTTATCCTTAGTACCTAAAGGAACTTACATTCCTAGCGAACATGAAATATATGAAAAGGTTCAGTCTATTGTACAAGAGGTTATCGGTAGTTCAGGGGTATATTCATTGTGTACTATACGACCTATAATAAGTGATTGGGATATATACTTTATGGACGTAGTTCTATACATCGGTGGTGGTGCAAGTGTAGCCCAAGACTTTAACTACACAGAGTTTGTTGGATTTGGGGTTAAGAAAAGCTATCACAGAGATGGATACTCTAGAAGTGACGTTAGAAGTTCTTCGAAATATCTTGACGGAAATCATCCAGAGGTTGAGGCAATGTTTGACAATATAAACAAGTTCTTTGGCTCGCTCCCACCTCAACTAATACCTAAAATAAGTATCAGCCTTTCATATCATCGCCATCGTAGTGAAGGCGAGAGAGATGTAATCGGAGTTAGGGTGATTACTCCAAGCAGTGGTTATTTCCCTCATAGTTAGTCGGGGGGTATCTAACTCTACAATAAACTAGCTAGTCCAGAATTTTGCTTATTTTTGTCATTATCGAAAGTAGTGGTCAAGAGTAAGCAAAATTTTTTATTGGAATTACTTGTAATTTTATCGTAATTACGTTAAAATTTTTATGTATTCTAGAAAGGTTGGTAGTTGGTAGACTTCTATCTTATAGTGGTTGCTTTTTACTGGCTATTAACTATGAAGTATGATTGAAAGGTATAATTATGAGTAGAATTGCTAATTTGCAAACTATCTATGCAGAGGGTAGAACACTTTATGAGAAGAATGTAATTAGACTAAAACCTAATTCTAATTGTAAGGTAGTTTCTATTAAAGTTGACCGAACTTGTGCTGAATGTGGTTGCTCCCTTGAAATGGGTACTCGTTGTTACACATTAAACCCCAGAGGTAAGGGAAGAAGTTGGATATGTTTCTCTTGCATTCCAGAACCTAACGTTAAAGATGTTCGTGAGGTTGGTGAACGAGTTGGATATGGTGTAGATACTCACCTCGTTTACTTCTCTGAGGATACCGACAATCTAGGTCGCCATAAGACGTTTAATGACCTAGATTTTATGGAAGAAGAGTTCTTCTTTGGAAGAAGAGAAAGTGCAATTTGGGCGAGTATGCCGAATGAGTACTAGGGGTGGTGCATAATGCAAAATCCAAATATACAAAATTACTTAGAAGATTTCACTGTAGAGGGTTTAGAAGAACTATCTCCTTTTCTACAAGATGCTTTCTCTAGGGTTAGGTATACATTTAACTCTCGCCTAAACTCTAAAGACTGTTCCTTTACTGTAGATTTTGCTAAGGAAGAGTTAGCTAGATTTGTTTCTGTGTGTATGAAAAAGGAAGACGAGGCATGGGAATATAAAAATAACGCTATACATTTCCTTAATAGTCTTTCTCTTACTCCGGAAGAGTTTGAGTATAGGTTTAAGAAAGCAAAAAGAGATATAGATAGCAAAATTCCAGAATTTTTACTGTGGTATTATGGTTATCTAAGAGAGAAGTATAATGTTAGAGTACAATACACCGTATATATCACTGGTGCTAGATAAGGAGAAGATGGTTTCATTTATGAAAGAATACATTAAAGAGTTTGACGGAGTCACTTATACGTTTACAGAAGAAGACTTATCTGAACCTTTCTCTTATGTTTTGTGTAAGTTAAAAGAAGATATTGACGAAGCCAAGAAAAGGATGGGTAGTCGCTACACAGAAGAGATTGACAAAAAGGCACAGTCTTTAATAGACGATTTTATTGTTTTTTCTTTTAAGTCTCAGGTAGATATTATGAATAACACACTTGAAAGGAGTAAAGATATTACTCCTAAGTTTGCAATGCATCATGCTACAAGTATTGGTGAGTTCGCTAATAGATATATTAAGGCATGTACTGTGTTAATAAATCGTGTTGCTGACGATTTAATAAAGATTGGAGTTCCTGTATGCAAACAGATCATCTAGGCAATCACTTCAAGTCGGTATCGGCTATGACAAAACATTGGGGTATTTCTCGAACAACCTATCTTTCTCGAATAAATATGGGTTGGTCTGTAGAGAAGGCTCTGACTTTTACAATCAGGGAAGAGTCTAAACATAAAGGTAGTGTAGTAGACCACTTAGGTAATGAGTTCAAAAGTCTATCTCAGATGCTTAAACACTGGGGTATCTCGCCTGCAACGTACTATAACCGTACTCATAAGGAGGGATTATCGATGGAAGAAGCTCTAACAAAGCCTATAGCAAAAACAAAGTCTTTTAAAGAAGTAACTGACCACTTAGGTAATAAGTATCGTTCTTTATCGTTAATGGCTAGAACTTATGGTATTAAGCCTATAACTCTTAGAGACCGTCTTGAACGTGGTTGGTCTGTAAGGGAAGCCTTAACTACACCTGTAGACACCTCAACCCACCGTAAAACTGTAAATGTTGAAGGTATAAAGGTACAAGACCACAAAGGTGTTTGGTATAATTCTTACTACGAACTTGCTAAGGCTTATGGATTGACTATCAGCACGCTTTATGGTAGGCTTGTTAGGTTAGGTTGGTCTATTGAGAAGGCTTTATTGACACCTACGCAGGAAAGAAAAACTGGAACTAGAAAGAGAGGTATCGCATAATGTTACTAGGTTATTTACTCGGATTGGAAGAAGGTAAACTTTCAGAAAAGGAACGTCAAGTTACTGAACGTATGAAAATCGAGGAAGAACACCTAAATGCCTTACGAGAGCAGTATATGTTAGGACTCCTAATGCCTGTTCGTGGACAAGAGGACTTTAAGGTGGTAGTAGAAGAACCTAAAAATTTTGACTTTCGTATGGTTGCTGAGTTACTCAGACGTATTGAGTCACCTGTCAAGTACTTCAAATACTATAAGGTTGGGGATACTTATGTACTTGAGGGGTATTCTATCGGCACAGGAGAGTACGAGTCTTGGACAAGAACCGAAAGAATCCATACTGCATTAACTTTTGGCTCTATGGCAGTTTTCTTCATCTTAGCTTTCATGCTCAACGATAAGGTATTCCATCTAGAAGATACTAATCCTATCCTGTTCTTCTTCTATCAGCTATTCTCGTTTACTACCTCTTTCATGGTCGGTGCTATTGTTAATGAGTTTGCATTTCCTAGCAGAGATAAAAGCATTTTGAGGTACGGCAAAAGATGAGTCCAGAGGTAATAGCTTTTCTAGAAAGCCTAAAAACCTTTGATGGTTTCAGCATAACTGAAGACTACAAGGTATTCCATCGTGACACCTTTCTGATGTCTTTCGATTCAGACGGCTCCATCTTCCTCTCATTTAGGCTTTCGTGCGACCAGTCGTATCGTAACTACACTCCTTTAATAGAGGAGAAAATCAAAACCAACTCCATTGGTAACTTCTCTTTGTGTGGTTGTTACTCCGTGGGTGGTGACTATATAATGATTTCAGAAATGCACTATGCAAATCTTTTAGCCAATTATGACGGCTATCGTGTTGAGTGTAAGGAATACCCTCACGATTTAGCTAGTCTATATGCAGCCTTAGGTGTATGCAGGGGTGTAAAGTGGCAAATAACTTATCCGTTGGTAGAAAGTATTTTAGGAAGTAGGTAAAACATGAAATTAAAGTTGGAAAATATTCAAACAAAAGTAGGTAAAGTTCCAAACCAATCGGTTGAATTAAGTGATGGAAACTTCGATATTATTGCAATCTTTGAATCTCCTACTATGATGGCAGCTGTTGTAGACATTGATGTTGATGGGAAGAAAGTTCAAAATCAAGTCCCTGTCTATAATACTTTGGTTATAACTGGTTCAGAACCTTTTATCGTATTCTCAGTTCACTACGACCGTCGCTACATCACTCGCAAGTTTAGGAACTATCGTTAACAGGAGGTATCTAAATGGAAGAAGTCTTGAAATTACGTGGACATAAACGTCATGAGAGTAAGCAAATTGTGATTGGTCAGCATTTTGGTTTACCATCACTCCTAGTAGACTCTGAGGGGTATATCTACTACGAGACTGAAAACGGTAAAGAGTACTGGCTAGATAATGGGGGTAAACGAATTAAGTTTCGTGAAGATGATGAGTATCCTTAAAGATTGATGTGTAACGAGGTAATAAGTTATGGTAATGTACAATTATATCGTCTGTGAAAGACACTATCAAGAATCTAATTCCCCATTAATTCCTCTTAAAAGAGGTAGTCAAAACAACCTAAGTGTCTATTCTAGCTTAGAAAATGCCTACAACCAACTTATTGGGTATGCTAATGCAGTCAGGATTGAGGAGGTACCTTTTGCAGTTAAAACTTTAAGAGACTTAAAGGAAGAGTTGAAGAATCATAAAGACGAAAACAACTTTATCCTCTTGGTCGCCCATGAAAGTCAGGTTAGTTTCATTCCATCTGAACCTAGTCTTAAAATCTATGATAAGGTAGAATACTACTTGCAGGTGGTGTTACCTGACCAAATCCTCTACTAATAAAGATACTAGCTTGTCTAATTGGACTGGCTATTTTTCTACATCTATGCTAAAATAGGTTTAGAATGAAAATTGAGGTATAAACTTATGGAAAACAAATCTTTGCATGAGCATCTAGTTCATGGACGTGTTAACGCATTACAAGAGAAACTCAATCTAAAAGAGTGGTTAGGGTTTGCAAAAGGTGATTTTGAATATTCTAGGTCTGATTGGAATAGTTATGAAGACTATGAAAACTTTGTTTCAGATGCATCTACTTACCCATCACTTGTAGGTTTTGTGGAAGGTAGTAGGGGTGCTGGTATTAATTTTGAGACTACTATCATTCTTTATAAGCAACGTTACCATGTTCAGGTAGAGATGAGTAATTTGGGTGGTACTAAAATGGGTTGTTTAACTGGTGTATTTAAAGACTACTTAGAAGCTTTACAGTTTGCATACAAAGTAGTAAAGAAAGGTGGTCAAACAGATGCCAATGAATGATTATTTGTTAAATGCCAATATTTCCTTACTAGAGCGTAGTCTAAACTTAAAAGAGTCAGTAGGTTTTGACCCTAATGACTATCCTTACCAAGAGCATTGGGATAACATCTCCGAACCTGATTATAACTCGCTTATGTCCAAGGCTAGTGAATATCCCACTTTAGTTGGTATTCTAAACAAAGAAGGTAGTGGAAGTTCTTACGATGTAACTATCCTACATCATAATGGTAGTTATGTTACCTTAGTAAAAGAGGTGAATGGGACTGACTTTTCCGTAAACTTCTCCAAAGACTACTTAGGGGCTTTGAAGTCTGTACAAGTAGAAGCTTTAATCCTAGATATTTGTAGAAAAGATAGAAAAGGAAAGTAGTTAAAATGACAGAATTAAACGAAATGAGCGTACTACAACAATATTTAGTTGGTTCTTTCGCTACGGATTTGGAAGAAAAACTTAACTTAAAGCCAACAAAAGGAATCCCAAACTGTAACTTTAGATATGAAAAAGATATGTGGGAATCTGAAGATGAGTTTTGGAAGTTCTTAAACTATGCTAAAACAGCTAAAACTCTTTCAGGTGTAGTTACAGGTAACTCTAATTACCTAGCATGTTACATTGTACTGTTAGAATATGAGGGTATCTACTATGTTCAGGTAGAGGTAGAAGACATTCACGGTGACATTGTAGCTAGACTTTACTCTAGCGACAACTATCAGGCTTGCTTGCAGTTTGCGATAGCAGTGTCGAATATGGGTTGAGGTATTTAAATGGTAGAAGAAAATAACGTAAGTTCCTTACAACAACATTTGAAGCAGGGGGACATTTCTGTATGGGAGACCAAGCTAAATCTTAAAGCGACTGTTGGTTTTCCTTATTCGGACTATGAGTATTACTTACATGACTGGGACTCTGAATCAGAGTACTACAGTTTTATTAACTATGGTAAGACTGCTAGTTCTATTAGTGGTAGGTACTACAACAGTCACGAAGAAACTTCCTACGATACTACTATCATTCTCTACAATGGTGTGTACTATGTTCAGGTTGAGGTAGATTGGGAGTATGGTGGCGGAACAAGTTATAACTGTAACTCTTTCCCAGACTACCTATCTGCCCTCAAATATGCTTATGGTGTAGTATTTAACTAAACCTAGGCTATAAACAGCAAGAGAAGTTCCTTAAAGGGACTTCCTTTTATTTTGCATGTGGTGTATAATAGAGTAGAAATATTTATTTTTGCTTGCTTTATGCGTGTATTAGGGTATCTGCTTTGCTTATGGTAGGTATCTCCTTACGAAAGGGTATTAAATGATTAAACTTAGAGATTATCAACAAGAGATTTTTGACCGAGTGCTTGCCCACGGCAAAGAACACTCAATCATCCAACTTGCATCAGGTGCAGGTAAATCTTACATTATTGCAAAATTGGCTGAGTTCTACAAATCTCAGGGCTTAGATGTAGTAGTTCTAGTTCCTTGGGTAGTAGTTCGTTATCAGATTGCCGACTTGCTAAAAGAGAATGGTATCAACGTACCTGTATCTTCTGCAAACCTTATCAATAGAAACAAGGAAAAGATTAAAAATATCGATATTTTCCTTATTGATGAAGCTCACCACTCTTCAGCAGATAGTTACCAAGAGGTGTTCAAGGCTTTCCCTAACGCTCAGCGTATTGGTTTCTCTGCTACTCCTATGCGTAACGACGACAAAGACTTGATTGGTGTTTATCAAAACCTAATACAATCTGATGTTACTACAAAAGACTTAATCGACCGTGGTTACTTGTCTAAGTTTGTTTACTATGCTCCTAGCAACTCTGATGTTGCCAGCCATTCTATATCAAAAGACAAGCTAAGTGTAGGTGGTGGGTATTCTATCGACCGTGGTACTGCGCCTATGACTCGTACTGTTTATGGTGATGTGGTAGATACTTGGCTTAAGTATGGTAAAAACTACCAAACTGTCCTATTCGCACCTGACGTAGAGACATCTAAAAAGTATGCTAAGTTACTCCAACAAAGGGGTATCTCTGCAGAGAGCATTGACTCTTCTATGTCCTCTAAAGGCGTTGCTAATATTATTGACCGTTACCGTAAAGGTAAGATAAAAATCCTCTGCAACTACAACATGATTTCAGAAGGCTTTGACATGAAAGAGTGTGACTGCGTAGTCTTAACTTCAACTACGTTTTCTTATCCTATGTTCTATCAGCGTGCCTACCGAGCACTCCGTAAGAACGGTAATAGACGTGCAATCGTTATCGACCATGGTGACAACGCTTTCGTCCATGGTATGCTTGATGATATCAAAAACTATTCTCTTACTGAATCTGAAGATAAAAAACAAAGAGAAGAACGTGAAAAAGTATTTGAAAGAGCAGGTTCTAACTGGGCATTTGACGAGGTTTTAGGTGTCGAGTTAGAAGAGGTCTATCGATATGGCAAGGAGTATGATTCTAAGTATGATAAATTAGTAGAGAAAGCAAATAAATTAGCAAACATGGACGGTTTCATGCTACTAGTTCAGGTACAAACTGAATTAAAGATTGTATCTGCACCTGGTCAGCCAGCTTGGGCATACGCTTATGCGCTATCTAAAGGGTACAGTGGTATTCCTGTTATTGAGTAAGGAGTAAACGGTGGGTATTCTTTTTAGTAAAACAAAAGAAGTATTTATTACAAAGACTCTTCCTAGTTCTTTTCCTTATGTAAAAATTGAGAGGGGTTGTCTAGTTATTGTGCTAAATGGTAAACGACAACCTTATCTTTCTTTAAACAACTATCTTAAAGTAATGGATAGTGTAGGGGTTGTAGTGAAAACTACTGAAGAGTTGTCTTTGTCCATTGGGGTATCCTTAATAGAGGTATCAGATAACCAGTATTTAGTTAATGGGACTTTGTATTCTATTAACTCTTTATCTTCTCTATTAAGGGTTTTAGGTGTTAACCAAGGGACTGTTAATACCCAAAAGAAAAACTATTTATTGTATTTTGATTTATTTAAAGACTATTTTTCAAAAGGTCATTTTCTTACTCAAAGAGAAAATAGGGTTATAAAAGACTACGAAGGTAGGATATTTAATAGCGTTTCAGAAATGTGTAGGCATTATGGAATAGCTGCTCAAACCTACTACTCAAGGTACGAGAGGGGTATCACAGGTAAAGATTTATTCAAGAAGGAGAGAATCAGGGGTGGCTCTAATAGACAAGCAAAATAAAGTTATTTACTGGGATGAAGTTAATTGGCAGTGGTTGCCTTACCTAAGAAGACTAGAGAATGGTTTTTATTTAGTAAGGAATAAGGAGAAGTTCTATGTAAATAGTAAGAATGAGGCTATTTCTACCTTTAAGAGTTTTGGTTTTTGTTTATCACCAATACTAAGTCTAGGCGTTACAGAGGTTTCACATGGTACTTTTATTTATAAAGGAAAGATATACCAATTAGGTACTGTAAGGTTATCTCTTGCAAAATTTCTAGCTGAGGTAACTGGTAAGTCGTTAGGTTTATCATATCAAAAACTTAAAGATAAAGGTTGTATCTCTAAAGAGATTTTCGATGAGTTGACTTATAGTAACAAAATAAAATATGAGTATGATGGGAAAACTTATGAGAGTATATCTAGTTTGGCGAGAGACTTGGGTATGTGTTATATCACCTTAGAGAAGCATTTATCTGAAGGTAAGTCTATAAAAGAAATCTTAGAAGAACGTAATAATAGAATAAACATTACAGACCATTTAGGAAATAGGTTTAATACTGTAAAATCAATGCTGAAACATTGGGGTATTGATGCTACTACTTATCACATAAGAAGGAGAAAGGGTTGGTCTTTAGAGGAAGCCTTAACTACACCCACTAAAGATATGAGGGGACTTCAAGAATACGTTGATTTTAAAGGAAATGTATTTCCTACAGCAGCCAGTATGGAGGAGGCATATGGTGCATATAAGGGTGCTTTAGCAGTATTACTAAAAAGAGGTAAAACTACTGAGGAAGCATCTTACATATTATCTAAAAGAGTTCCTGTAGATACCACTTGTTATGACCATCTAGGTAATAAGTTCCCTACAAAACGAAAAATGGTTGAAGTTTGGGGTATTCCTATTCATAAGTATTACAAAAGAATTAAGCTTGGTTGGTCACTAGAGGAAGCCTTAACAGGGGAAAGAATTAAACCGAAAGAGTATATTGGAAACTCTAAAGAATGTAAAGACCATTTAGGTAATTCTTTTAAATCTATAAGAGATATGTGCAGATTTTGGAACACAACTGAGTCTGCATATCATAAAAGGGTGAGTACTGGTATGTCGCTCGAAGATGCATTGACGTTGCCACTCAATAGTGGTGGTAGAAAACGCAAAGAGATGATGTACACTGATTTTAAAGGTAATAGTTTTACAACTGTGCAGTCTATGTGTGACTTTCATGGTGTGAGTATGTCCACCTTACAACGTCATATGAAGAGTGGTAAGACTCTTGAAGAGGCTCTAAAATACTTAGTAGAGGACTCTAAAGTGTATGACCATCTAGGTAATTCCTTTTCCTCTTATACCTCAATGGCAAAATATTATGGGTTAAAGGCTATAACCTTAAGTCATCGCCTAAAACGAGGTTGGTCACTAGAGGATGCTTTAACAAAAAGTACAGGTGAAGTGAAGAGGTATAATAATTAAATGTCTTTATTAGATACTCTAAATAACATAATTTACTGGGACGAGGTCAACTGGCAGTGGCTACCTTATGTATCAACTAAAGTTAATAGAGGTAAGTTAGTTACAAGGTTAAAGCGTGATGGTTCTTACACTAGTAAAATTTCAAGAGAAATAGTTATCCAATTCTTAGAAGATAAAGGATATTCCTTTAGAAGTCTTGAGAGTATAGGTGTTGTTGAGGTGTCATTAGGTTGTTACTTATATAAAGATAAGGTTTACCAAAGAGATGGTGGTCATCCGCTTAAGAATTTCTCTACTTTCCTTTCTATGATTTCAGGTAAATCTCAGACATATATCTTTAACTACTTAAAAGGTAGGGGTATTCTTTCTAATTTACAGTTAGAGGAGTTATTCTCTACGCAAAAGGTTCTAGAGTACAAAGGTAAAGTTTATAAAAGTCAGTTAGAGTTTGTTAAAGAGTATGGTTTCTCTCGTACATACTTCGTGAAATGTCTAGACAAAGGTATGAGTTTAGATGAGATTGTATCCAACTATAGAAATTTCAAAGATGGAAGAGTAGACCACTTAGGAAAAGAATTCAAAACAGAAAAAGAGATGGCAAAACATTGGGGAATATCTTTAGAGGTCTATAAAGGGAGGAGACGTAGTGGTTGGTCTTTGGAAAAGTCCTTAACTACTCCTACTAGGTCAGTTAGGGAGCCTGTAAAGTATAGGGATTTCAAAGGTAGAGTTTTCTCTTCGGCTAAGAGTATGGCAAAGGAGTATAAAGTATCGTCAACTACTCTGTTAAGGATGTTAGATGGTGGTAAGTCAACAGAAGAAGTTACACATTTTTTATCTCAAAGAGTTGTACGAAGACGTAGAGGTGTTACTTGCTCAGACCACCTAGGTAACAGTTTTCCTACAAAGTCAGAAATGTTGGCACACTGGGATATATCTAAGTCAACCTTTGACGGAAGACTTCGAAGAGGTTGGTCACTAGAAGAGGCTCTAACATGCAAGAAAAGGAGAGGCTAGGGTATGGCTTTAATAGATTACTCTAACAAGATTATTTATTGGGATGAAGTCAACTGGACGTGGCTACCATATATAACATATAGGCACACAAAAACTGGTGTTAAGTTAATTTTACAGTACAAGGATACTGTGGAAGAACTAAAGTCTGATAAAGATTTTTTAACTTTCTTAGGTAAGGTAGGGTACTCTCTACAACCTATATCTAAGTTAGGTATAACTGAACTTTCTTTGGGTTGCTATCTATACGAAGGTGTAATTTATTCCGAGGATGGTAGAAAACCTCTTAAAACACTGTCTAGGTTACTTTCCTTAATCTCAGGAAAGACTCCTACAAATATGTCTGCCCAATTAAAGGGTTTAGGTATTCTGACTGAAGAAAAGGTAAAAGATTTGGTATCGGAACAAAACACTATCGAGTTTAGGGGAAGACATTACTCTAGTTATTCTAACTTAGCTAGAAAATATGGAGTTCACCACAATACCTTGTTCAAAAAAGTAAAAGACGGTGTGAGCCTAGAGGAGATTATTTCAGAACACGAGAATAGTAAAATCGTAGACCACCTAGGTAAAGAGTACAAAACAGAAAAAGAGATGTTTAAAGCATGGGGTATCACTAGAAATGCTTATGCAGGACGTAAAGACCTTGGTTGGTCTTTAGAAGAGATTTTGACAACCCCATTAAAAAGTAGACGTTCAAAAGATAGTTGGGTAGATTTTAACGGAAAGGTATTTCCATCCCTAACTGCGATGTGTAAGGAGTACGGTGTTTCTCGTGAATCTGTGACGCTTTATATGAATAAGGGTATGTCACCAGGAGATGCTATAAAGGGGTTGTTATCTCGCAGAAATAATAAGTCTAAAGTTGTAGACCACTTAGGTAACGAGTTTTCTTCTTATAGTAAGATGTTAGAATATTGGGGTGTGTTTGGGGCAACTTTTAGATACCGTATGAAAAGTGGTTGGTCATTAGAAGAAGCCTTGACAGGTAAGAAGTCTAACAAATAGTAATTACGAAAATAAATTCTTAAGTTCCTACGCATTTTAACTGCAAGGAACTTTCTTTATTTCCCCACGTGTGGTACAATATTCTTAGTTAGAATTTAAAGGAGAAAAACTTTATGGCGAACGAATTCAATTACGAAGTAACGGAAGAGATTGGGGTTATCGGTAACCCTACTCCTAGTGGTTGGACAACTCAGTTGAACTTGGTATCTTGGAATGGAAAAGAACCTAAACTTGATATCCGTCCTTGGAACGAAGACCGCTCTCGCATGGGTAAGGGTATCTCTCTAAGCAGGGAAGAAGCAGCTCACCTAGCGACTATTCTAAGCTACTACTTGCAGTTTGGTACTGACGATGAGCTTAACGCTCCACTTCCAGTTACGTTGGAAGAAGCCCAAGACTGGTTAAACGGTAACGGAGAAGAGGAACGTCCTCTAACACATGAAGAAATGCTCGCTGAAATGTCTGAGCAGAAGGGTATCTAAATGAGCAGAAAAACAGCATTCGGTATTATCCCAGTACCGTCAGAAGAAGTAACTAAGCTCTTGGGTTCTACTAATGTAGTAGAACTCTTGGCTGACCACTTACAAGATTTCATTCAGATGTCATCTTTCGTAGAAGGTTTAAGCTATGGTTTCTTTGCTAATGTGCCAACTGATGACTACAGAGTAGTCTCAGCCGTGCAACTAAACATTTTGGATAGTGAGCGAAGACGTTTTGCACAAGTTGATAAGGCTAAACCTTACACTGAGTTTCCAGTTCTCCTAGTTCAGGATGGCTCTACATTAACCTTACTTCCATTCAAACCGTTAAACCAGACTCGTTGGACTGATGTAGAGGTGCTTGCTGAGTATATTCCTCTTATGGGTGGGGTTACTGTAAGTGAGCTTACATCTAAGTTTGAGACTCCTACTCAGTGGGTATCAGCAGAAATGGACGCTCTTGGAGGTAAACGATGGGTAAAAGCAGAATAGGTTTTGGTCTTATTCCAGTACCTTTGGAGGAGGCATCTTCCCTACAGAAGGGTACTGGAATAACCGAACTAATAGCTAATCACGTAACGGACTTCATTCAACAATCTTCCTTTATGGACGGATTGAGCTACCTCTTCGTGACAAACTTGTCATCTGAAGAGTATGAAGTCCATAACGCTAGGTGGTTGAATATGCAAGACCACTTAAAACGCTTTGGTGATGGAGATGCTAGTATTCAATATACTACTTTCCCTGTCATCCTTGCCCAGAGTGGTAGTCAACTTAGTTTCCATCCAGTTAAGCCTTTAAAACAGATTACTTGGTCTGACATTGATGATTTGCTTAAGCACATGGACTTTGCATCTGTCCGTAAGCTAAAGATTTGGAAAAACAAGTTTGATGTTCCTTACAAATGGGTAATGAAAGAGTTGGGAATGAATACAAATCCATTATATAGAGGTGAACAATGATTATCTTTGAATCCAGAAAAACAACTCATGTCGCTAACGCAGGTGAGTCTTTCTCTAAGTTGTTTGGTCTTAGTTTTGAAAGTACAAATGAAGAAAATAGAGTTCAAATGAGTGAAGGTATCAGAAAGCGAGTGGACTTAAACCTTTACTCAGATTCTAGCAACTTAAAGTTATACTTCTATAAACCAGAATCCTATTTCCACTCGTCTTACTTAAGAGAGTTAGCTACTCACCTCATTTTCCTATCTTCTCATGGTGTGGATATTACTTTAGAGTCCGACTCTATCAACTTCATTAACTACTTTGGTCAACAGATTGAACGTGGTTTAGTGTCTAAGGAAGACTTTAGAGTTCATCTTGAAGTAGAAAAAGACGGCAGACCTTACTTCATTAACTTAAAGTATAATGATAACGGTGTCCTAAATGCTAAAGGTGACGAGCAATTCCCTATTGGCTATTTTAATCAGGGGGTATCTGATGACTATAGAAAAAGTTAAATCATTTATGAAAAAGTGTGAGAAAGAGTTATTTGCACTCGGATTGGTTTTCATTGCTATCTTCTTCATGTTTATTTCAGGTTCATTGGATAGTATCCATTACTTCAGACGTTCATCTGTGGTAGAAACTGTTACCTACAATGAAGATAGCCATATCCGTCCTATCTATTTATCTTGGTCACCTAACAAAGGTAGTGAAGATAAGTTAGCACCTTTCCTTAGCAGTGTTGATGAAAGTCCTACTGATGCTAATCGTATTGTCCTAAACAACGGTATTCTCGGTAAGTCAGTTACTACTCTTACCTATGGAACCAAGGGTATTTCTATAGGAGTGACTTCTAGAATCTTTAACGATGGGTATCTCTACTTATACAACAAAGACACTAATACCTACAAGGGGTACAGTGTAGACTATCATAAGTTCTCAAGTAACTTGAACGAACTTAACAAAGAACTTCAAGCTAAGTATGGTAGTGCTTACAGTGTTCTTCCTTGGAAGTATAAAACCGAACGTACTCTTGAAGTTACTCACTTAAAGAGTGGTAAGGTAGAGGTTTATCTAAACGAACACTATTCAGTTGAAAACCAAGACGAAATCGACAAGGCTTACAAAGACGCACCTAAGGCAGAATAAACTACAAAGAAGTGTAAAAGTCTTGCACTTCTTTTTAATTTCCCTTGCTTTTTGGTTTCTAAGATGGTAGAATAGTAGTATCAAAAATTTGAGGTATGATTATGAAAGTAGATAAAAATGAACAAGGGTTTCTACATGTAGGAGATTATGTTGAACTAACTAGTGTAACTGAGCTTGATAAGTACGCTTACGGTCAAGGGTTGGGCAAGATTATTCTTGAAGGTGAGGGCGAGTTTAAGGAAGAAGTTCTAGGTGTCCTTGAGATTGAAGACTTTGAGGGTATCGAATCTGCAACCAAAGAGTCTCCACTTACGTTCCTAGGCGACGGTTCTCTTACTTTAGGTGAGGGCAACCCTAGTTACGACGTCTATAAGCGTAATGGTCTTTACATCGTGGAAAGGGTTAAATAGTAGTAATTAACAAATTAGATACTAAGACTCCTATAACAATAGTAGAAAATTTAAAAGAATAGGAAAGAAATAGATATGAAAGCACGTAAAAAGCCAATTGAAGTTTTCGCAGTACACTACAACCGCAACATTATTCTGGAAGAGTTCTTAAAACTTTTAAGAACTAACGAAAAAGAGCCTGTCAGATATGACGAATCTGATGGAACAATCTACATCTCAAAAGAACGAGGTGAGATTGCATTACCTAAAGGTAATTGGGTTATCCGTGAAGATAATACAGATGGTTGTTTTTGGTCAATCGACCCAGACATCTTTTTGCAAACATACAACCGTGTAAAAGGAACTGTAAATACCTATGTGAAAAAGGTATATGAGGTAGAATTTTCTAAGTTGGATATAGAAGACACTAAAAGCATTATCGAAACCCTCAACTTCCTTGGGTATTCTGTTACTACTCCACTAGAAGAGCTACAAAGGGACGAATTAGTAGAGTCCATAAAAGAGCAAGGCTTCCTTGAAGTAAACACTTTGGAAGGTGTTGAACGTTTATTTTCAGGCGAAGTAGTAGTTAAGGGTGTAAGGGGTGAGTTTTATCCTGTATCTTACAATAACTTTGTTAAAGTGTACGATATTTTGGATTAGACTTAGCTAATTAGGGTAGGTAAATGAGTATGACAGTAAAAGATTTGCTCGAATTAGTAAAGGAAGAAGACTTCCGTGTTGAAATTGACTATACAGAAACTGACTTCCAGTATATTCTAGATGTAGCTGAGGCTATACGGTCTTATGGTGGGTATCCTATCAAGGAAATCCAGAGTTCGGTGGATAGTGACACTCACTTACGAATAATTATTTAGAGGTGGATTTTATTATGGTAAAGAAACAAAATTTAGTAGAATGTGTACTAAGCACTTTAGTTGAAGGACAAAAAGAGTTGACTATCCTTGACTTCGGTTGTGGTAAAGGGGTATTCGCAGAGTACTTAAGAGAGTTAGGTCACCAATACATCGGTGTTGACATTGATAAAGATTCCTTAGCAGGTTTGCAAAATCGTGGCTTAACTGCTTATCACCCCAACGACCTACCTAAAGACCTAGCAGTTGATATCCTCTTGCTAGGGAACATGAAGGGTATCGAAACTGGCATGCACCTAGTCAACGCTCGTAAGTTACTTACGGACGAGGGTATCGTGTTTATGTGGGACTTCTCAGTGCAAAGGTTGCCTAAAGGTAAATCACAAGAAACGGTAGTCATGTCAGTTGTTTCCAAGGAGGGTTAGTATGTCTAACAATGTTAAGACTTCTTGGTATAAACGGATATGGAAGTGCTATAAGCAGGGATTTACTGGTGGCTTTGGTTCATTCTTGATGGTTTTACTTTCGGTATGGGTTATCTTTATTATAATACTTATTGCTTATGGTATTATGACTGGTGGTTCAAAAGATAATATCGAATCCACTACTACATACGATGAAAACTCTGTGGTAGTTCCTGTCTATACTCGCTATAACGAGGGTACTGAAAACTTCAACAAGGTAATTGCTGACTTAGAGTTCTATAGCACTAAACCAGAGAAAACAGAAGTTACTCGATTTGTTAAGACTTCCGTCAATAGGGGTATTGAAGAAACATACTCCTTAATTGACGGTAAAGATGCCGAATCTTTGTATTATCATACTGGTGATTACACTCTTCTTACCTTTGAGAAGACATTCCAGTCACTACTAGGACTTACTGATGAAGATAAAGAAGAAAACAAAGGTACTCTCATCTTCTACAACAAGTCCGAAAGAACCTACACCGCAAAGCCTATCAAGGGTATGAAACTCTCTCGTAAGTCCTCTAAAGGTGAGGCTGAGTCTTACTATGCTAGAAAATACGAGGGGTATCAGGGCGCACCTAAGCCTGTGTACTCTTATAGTCCTACCGTAGAACTTGTAGCTTACAAGGACGGTACTTACGAATGGAAGTCTAGTGACAACTGGAAACTCGACAACGAAGCCGAACTTCAATCGTATATTTCTTCTTCCCCTAAAAAGGAAAACTAGTTTTAAATGAAAGGTATCAAACAACATGAAACAGTTATTCGACACACCACAACTTAAAGAAGGTACTTACAGAGCTTTCATTTGGGAGCCAGGGCATGTAATTATTATCTTCTTGGTAGATAACTATGAAGACGCATTTATAACTTCTAGACGAGAGTTTAATGAGTTAGAGATGGAGGAGCTTACTGATTATTTCACCTCCTTTGACACTTGGGGGTAAAGAAAAGAACGTTAAACGAATGTTAGATGGTGGGTTCGAGGAGGTTATAGTTTAGTTACCTTGATTGTAGTTCCTAGCTTTATAAAGAATAGAAAATAGCACTAGAAAGGCTAAAAATGACATTTAATCCAACAAGTAAATCTGACCGAGTTATTATTGTGGACTTCAACCACATGGCTCACAATTTCTCCTATGCAGGAGTTAAACTTTCACGCACTATGAAAGTCAATGGGGTATCTCAAGTAGTAGACACAACAATCGCTAACGGTACTATCAAAAACATCTTCAACTGGTCTAAAGGTGGTAAACACCCTACCGTAGTTTGCTTTGACCGTCCTTGTCCTTGCCGTAAGGCTTACTTCATGAAGGAACAACCTACTGGAGTAGACGGTGAGTATAAAGGTAAGCGTGAATCAATGGGTTCTGCTATGTACGAAGGGGTATCACTAGCTCAAGACCTACTCGAGAAGGGCGGAGTCAAGTGTGTCTATATGCATAATTGGGAAGCAGACGACCTAGTATTCCTCGCAATCCAACGTGCAAAAGAACAATATCCAAACCACTACATCGATGTTATCACAAACGATGCAGATATGCTACCTTTAGTCGACGAACAGGTGTCCGTATTCTTCCGAAGTAAGAAATTTACTTGGGCAGAAAGTAAAGATTTAGAAAAGAATAGGTACATCCAAGTTACACCTAGCAACTTCCAAGAGGTAGTTGAAGGGTTATCAGCTTTCAACAACTTGTACGTTCCTTACAATACCTTGCTCCTTTACAAGATTCTCCGTGGCGACTCAGCTGATGGTATTGTATCTCCGTTTCCTAAGGGTAGTATGTCACCTCGTAGATTGGCAACCCTTATATGGCAAATGCAACACGGTAAGTTGAATGAGGGGTATTCACTTCTCTTCCCTAAAGGTTCTAATGTACCTTATGGAGTAAAAGAATTAGCAACAAAAGACGAGTATGGCTTCTCTGACGAGGACGGTTCTCGCTACATTGACGAACATGCTTTCATCCTAGATGCTGATGGTTTACCTCACACCGTAGATATTGGTAACCTCTTCATCTACACACCACCTCACCGTAAATACATTAACTCTAACACTGGTCAAGAGCTTACTCTCGAAGAAGCTAAGGCTCTAGGCAAAGAAGGTGGAGCAAAAGTAGTTCACCAAGATAACCCTCTCCTTGACAAGATGGTAGAAACCTTAATTTACTATGGGTTTACTCCAGAAGAGGCTCAAACCTTTAGAATTCAGTATAAAGGTATGAACCTCGCTCAACCATTCCCAGACCTCCCAGAGCCGTTAAGACGTGGCGCTAAGAAGTTGAACGATATTCCTATGTATGACGGTAGGGTTCTGAATACGGTAGTAGGGGTACTTGATATAAATCTTAATTCTCGTTACTTGTAGTCTAAAAGAGCACCTCTTAGGGGTTGCTCTTATTTTTTTTTTCAGTAGGTAACTTAGTTAATTACATCTAGGGTATTTTGTCTGTATGTTTCTTGCGCATACTCTGCGCAGGGGACTGTATAATAATTTTTGCGAGGAGAACTAATATATGAAATATAGTTCAGAGACAAAGACACACGGCTCAATCCGTACTATGAAGTCTGGTGGAGCAGCAGGTGTTGTCTTAGGATTAGCAGCAGTTGGTCTTGCTATGGGTACTACTCAAGTAAGGGCTGACGAAAAGGTAGTAGATGCTAATCAACCTAAAGTACAAGAAACAGGTGTAGAAGTTAAAGAATCTACTATTAAAAACGAAACTCCGACAGGTAATGCCTCAACTAACCTTAATGCTCCTGCAGGTGCTATTTCTGAAAAGCAGAAAGCAGACTTGGGCAACGAAAACAAGGTTACTGGCGAAACACCTGTAACAATTGACCACACTAAAGTTCAAGAAGAAGCTAAAAATGCTGAACAAGTTGGCGTCAATGTAGTTCAAGACAAAACTCAGGTAGCGCCAACAACTTCAACTGCTGAAGATACTGCTAAAGCAGTTAAGTCTATCACTGCTAAAGAAACTGAAAAATCTAACGAGTTGAAGTCAACTGCTACAGCTCACTCAACTGCAGTTTCTAACTGGGTAGACCAAAAGAACTCTACCGTAGCCTTTAACAACGAGTTGGACAAAGCTCACCTTAAAGCGGTAGAATCTTACAATGACTTTATCAAAACTTTGGACGCAGATACTGCAGCAGTAGTTGCACAACACAAAGATGCAATCATTAAGGTTACTGAAATTATTCAGAAAGCATCTGACGGTACCACGGTAGGGGGGTATCAGGCATATATCCGTTCTCTAGCAGAACAACAAGGCATCAACAAAGAAGCTATCAAAGACTACCTAGTTAAGAAAGCAGAGTACAACAGTAAATCTACTGCAAACTCTGAAACGGTAGTTCGAAACCTTAGCAACTCTACTCGTATCGATGCTGAAAACAAAGCAAAATCTCAATCAGTTGACGCAGAAAACACTCGTCGTTCTACATCTGCTCAAAAAGTAGTTGAAGAGAACACTGCAAAATCTAACTCAACTGTAGCTGAAAATAACCGTCTATCAACTTCAGCTAAAACTGAAAACGAACGACGTTCTAACTCAGCAAAAGAAGTCGAAAACGACAACAACGCTAAATCATTATCAGTAAAAGCTGAAAATGAAAAACGTTCTAACTCAGCTAAAGCGGAAAACGAGCGTAGGTCTAACTCAACTGAAGAAGTTAAAGCTGACAACATTGCGAAATCTAATTCTGTAGTAGCTGAAAACATTCGCTTGTCTAACTCAGCTAAAGCGGAAAACGAACGACGTTCTAATTCTGCAAAAGATGTTGAGAATGATAACGTAGTGAGGTCTAACTCAGTTATCAAAGAAAACGAACGTCGTTCTAACTCAGCTAAAGCTGAAAACGAAAAACGTTCAAACGCAGCCAAAAACGTAGAAAACGACAACGTAGCTAAATCTAACTCAGTTGTTGAAGAAAACAAGAAACGTTCTCAATCAGCTGACGCAGAAACTGCTAGACGTTCACAGTCTGCAGTAGAGGAGACAGCTAAGCGTTCTAATTCGGCTAAGGCTGAGAACGAGAGACTTCAACGTTCTGCAGCAGCGGTTCGTACTGAAAACCAAAAACTTTCTGAGACAGTTAATCGTGAAAATAACGAGGCAGCGGAATACAATAGACGTTTAATGCGTGGTAGGAAGTTAGTTTACACTGGTGACATGGTAAAAGACACTGCCACAGTTAATGCGTATAACGAACAAATTAAACGTGAGAAATCTAACTTAGAGGGTAGTAAAATTACTAACCGTATAAGTGGAAACTCGTCTACTAATTTCTTTTCAGGTTCTGAACCATCAGATGCAAAAACTGGTGTCGACTGGGCAAACAGTTTAAGAACTTCTATAAAAGGTGTTACAACAGACAAAGATGCTACAGGGGTATCTATTGGTTGGAGTAGTAATACTTCAATAGAAATGATTTCTGGTGGTGACCTTCGTGAGTATGAAGAAGAGGTTCGTAGGGGGAATGCTGTTGATGACACATATCAAGTTCGCCCACCTCATGCGTTATTCTTCACTGGTTCTGCAAATAATCAAAATGGTTTGTATTCAAAAACAATGACCTACCGAATTAAGAACGTGGGTACTACTTCTGATGATGAGTCTGTAGACGCAGTTGTTACTGCTACTATTTATATGTCACGTGAGCAGAAGGAAAAACAAAATCAATATCTAGCTTTGGGAACAAACCATGGTAATGCCAACAACTATAACTATTATGGTGGTTCAGCTCTTAAAACGAATTATAAGTTTGTTTACAGCGGAACTAATGACGCTTTCAAAGGAAGTTACTCAGGTTTAATTGCAGATGTTGACTATGGTCAAACTTCTTCGCTTACAGTAGATGGTAAGGTTACTTATTACAACCCTAAAGGTTCTAAACTTACCTACAACTCTGAATTAAATGGCTTCACTTCCGAGTATTTTGCAGCAGACAATTTAGGTTCTGCACCACAAGGTGTTTACCTGTTTACAGCTTCAGGAAGTACTTTAGAGTATCTTCATGGTTCAGGTCTAGATGTAACAAAAGCAGTTATATCAGGTTCTTCCTTTGAGCATGAAGCTATAAAAAAACAAATAGAGTTTGCTCTGTTTGGTGAAGCTTTAAATCTTCCTAGTAATATTGTTTCTCCTATTAGCTTAAAACCTATGAAACATTACGAACCTGAGCCAGTAGGACCTGAATCTGTGGATTACACTCCAGCAACTTACGAGAAAGCTACTTACACTCCTGTAACTTACACTCCAGACACACCTCCTAAGTATGAGCCAGTATCTTACGAGAAGGTTACTTATACACCAGAAGACACTAACTGGAAACCTGTAGATTACGAAAAAGTTACTTTCACACCTCGTAATACTGAATGGGAACCAGTTGGGTATGATAAGGAAAACTTCACTCCAGCAGATACATCTTGGAATCCAGTAGGTTACACTCCACTTAAGTTTACTCCTAAGAACACTGACTGGAAGCCAGTTTCTTACGTTCCAACTCCTTACGTTCCAGAGAAACTTCCAGAAGTTCCGAAAGAACCTGTATTGGAGATGGTTAAGCTTACTGCACCAGCTGACCCAGTGTTCCACAAGATTCCTAAAGAACCAAAAGTTCCTACTGTTCACTACCACTTGACAGCTTTGAACGAAAATACTCCTGTTGAGAAACTTGCTCAAAACGAAGATGGTGTAAACATCAACAACGAATCTGTGGCTAAAAATTCTACAAACCACTTCATCTTGAAACCAAAAGCGTTGCCAGCTGGACGTCCTATTACAACTAGTATCGTTCTATCTGACTATATGGCTGACGGTATTGAGCTTGACATTGCAGGTATGCAAAAAGTCAACAAATCTTGGGATATTTCGTATAACACCAAAACTCGCCTATTAGAAGTGAAAGGGGTATCGTCAGAATACGACAAAGCTAACGCTGACCGTACTGTTCCTTACACACCTACAGCATTCACTATCATCTACAAGGTATTGAATGACGGTGCAACTTACGAAAACGTATTCAAGATGGACGTTAATGGTGGTGCTAAAGGGGGAAATCATACTGGATACACTTCTTACTCAAATAAGGTTCGTATCCACACGCCAGGTTCTCCAACAAACCCTAATGACCCTAAAAACCCTAATGGTGGGGGTAACCATAAAATCCAACCTGTTAAGAATAACACTAACAAAGAAGGTCAAAACATTAATAACAAGACTCTCTTACAAACAGACGTTAACTATTATGTTGCTGAGTGGGACTTAGACCAATACATTAATGACAAATCTTCTAAGTCTGCTATTTCTAAAGGTTTTGGATACCTTGAAAACTACCCAGAGCATGCAGTAGCTCCTATCACAAAAGATTACTACGCAGTAACTTCTAAGGGTGAAAAAGTAGAAGGCTTAGACTTCTACGAAGCAGACTCTGCTAAATTAAACGAACTTCCAGAGTTCGTACAACAGTTTATCAAGGACAGTGGTATCGACGTATCTAAATTTGGTAAATTCCAAGTTTGGATAGCTAAAGATAGTCAAGCCTTTTACGACAAGTATGTCAAGACTGGTCAAGACATCTTCTTCCACTTGCCAATGGCAGTTAACAAAGGTTTCACTGGCAAGTATGAAAACCAAACTTACCAAATCGACTTTGGTAATGGTTACTACGGTAACGTAGTCCGTAACAATGTGCCTAACCTAACTCCTAAAAAGGATATAGTAGTTGACGGTAAATCTGCTAATGGGGGTACTATTAGCTACGGTCAAGAGTTCTCTTACCTACTAAGTGGAGCTAAACTTCCATCTAACCGTGGTAGCCACGTATGGGAATATCGTTACATTGACGACTATGACCAAACTGGTGACAAGTACCTTGGCAAGTACAAAGTAATTGCTACAACTGACATTACAGTTAGCCAACTTGAAGAAGTTAAAGAAGACACAACTTTCAAAGAAGATGTAACTCTCGAAGACGGAACAGTTGTCAAAGCTGGTCAAAAAGTAGTTAAAGGTTCTAAAGTACGTCGTACTCACGTAATCAAGACTGGCGAAGACGTAACTAAGTTTACTGAATCAGTCCACGACGAAGCAAACGGTATCATTACTATCTCATTCAAAGAAGATTTCCTTAAATCTGTGGTAGATAGTTCAGAGTTTGGTTCAGATGCATCAATCGACATGAAACGAATTGCTTACGGTGAGTTCTACAACAAGTACACTAACCGTGTCAATGGGGTAGATTATGTTTCTAACACAGTTAAAACAACTACTCCAAAACCACCAACTCCAGAGCAACCTAAGCAACCTCAATTGCCTTACACTGGTTCTAGCGAAAGCTCAGCCTCATTGGTGGGTATGGCAATCCTTTCTGTTCTTGGTCTAGCAGGTCTTGCAAGACGTCGAAACCAATAACAGTCTTAAAACAGTCCCAAAAATTATTAGTAGAAGAGCTGACTCGAAGGGGTTGGCTCTTTTATTTGTTTCAGACTGCAGTGGTTAAATATATGTTTTACTTAGTATTTTTAACTATTTTTGTAAGTAGTATATCGGGTATTTACAGACCACTAAAATTATTTCTACAAACTGCTTTACTTTTTTCTCAGTTTATAGTAAAATTGTATTATAGTTGTTAGGGGTTAGTAGTTAGTTAGCTATCTCTTACCTACTTTACAAAAATAAAATAAAAACGAGGTACATATATTATGTTCAAGAAATCAAACACACAAGGTCACGGAACCATCAAAAAATTGCGCACAGGCGCAGTTATTTCAACGCTTGCAATCTCGGCTCTAGGGGTATCTACTGGGGTATCTGCTAATGAGACTGATGTAGCCGTTAACGAGCCTGCAACTAGGGTAGTTGCTCAGGACGAGGTAGTTCCTAAAGTTCCTAGTCAAGCTGATGTTGATAAGGCTAAGGCTGAATCAGATAAGGCTAGTCAGGATGTAGCTAAGCAAAAAGAAGTTGTTGCATCTACTGAAGCAAACATCGCTAATGCCGAAAAGACTATTTCTGAAATCACTAAAAAGACAGAAGAGGCTAAGTCTGTTACACCTGACAAGGTGGCTGAAGCTAAAGAAGACGCTGAAAAGAAAGCCAGCGAACTTGCGACTGCTGAAAAGACTGTAGCTGACGCTGATAAGTCTGTTTCTGCAACTGCTGAAAAGGTTGCTGACCAAACTAAGGTAGTATCTAATGCGGAGAAAACTGCCACTGATACTGCTAATAAGGTAGCTGACGCTCAGAAAAAGGTAGATTCTCTTTCATCTACTACTGATATTGCTCCCCTTGAAAAAGAGGTAGCTAAGCTTACTAACCAAGTTAGTGAAGACACTCAAGCCGTAGAGACCGCTCAGACTAACCTTGACAACGGTAAAAAAGCTCAATCTAACAAAGACCAAGCTATCAAAGACGCTCAAACTGGAGTATCTAACGCTGAAGCTAAACTCAGCCAAGCCACTACAGCCCTTGCCAACGCTAAGGCTGACCAATCTAACAAAGATAAGGCAGTTACTTCTGCTAAATCAGCTCTTGATGTAGCTAAACAAGGTGTTACTGAAACAACTACATCTTCTGAAACAATGTACGATGTTCCTAAAGCAACTTACGCTCCAGCTCTATCACAAGGGTATCTTGACGCAATCAAGGCTCTTGCTAACGGTACAGGCACTGCAGATGCAGTTCGTAAGGCAGCCCTTAAGACTCCTTACATGGACGAAGAAACTGGGATAGGTTCTAAATCACTTAAAGACTTCAACTCAACTGGAGAGTTAAACGGAGTTCCTTACGGTTCAGAAGATACAGACGCAACTGAAATTGCCGACTTCCAACACCTAACTAAAGACCAACAAATCCGATTGACTACCTATGCAGCGTCAATTATCAATGAATTGCGTGCTAAGTTCGGTACTAAGCCTGTCACAGTAGGTGATAGTTCTCTTAAATTGGCTGAAGCCTTTAACAACTATGCTAATGCTTTTGTCAGTGCTAACAGTGGTGAGTACTCAGAACATAACACTAAAGGTATCAAAGAGAAGTACGAACTTGCTAAGAAAGAATCTAATGTAACTGTACCATCTCTTGCAATTCGTTCTAAAATGATTC